CTGAATCGCAGCATAGTGTTGAGTAGCATCGACCCATGTCTGTCTCATGCTACCCGCAATGTTACGATAGATGATATGGTATCGCTTGTTAGTGGCTTTCAATTTCATTATACGGCTCCCTGGACAACACGGTCCCAGTAGGTGTCATGTAAAACATTCTCACGGAGTCCACGCTCGAGCATCTCGTCCTCGTCCATGTCCAACTCATATCGGACTACCTCATAACGGGGCTCTTCCCCACCGTTTAAGTCACGGTCGAAGCGGGCCATCCGTTCAGCGTGGGTAGCGCCGGCATCGCAGTCAATAATACGAAAGTATGACTGGCTACTGTGGATGTCTTTAAAATCCACAAGGTAGAAGTAGTAACCTTTGGGGTGGTCCTCTGTGGACTGGTTGAACGTGTTGAGAGTTTTCATCTGTTTCCCTGTTTCTTTAACCTATATATACATTATATAGGATTATGGGAAAAATGTCACGAAGAAAGTGTATCTAAGTGCTTGAAAAATAAGGGGAATTAAAAAAGTTGAAATTTTGAGAAAATCCTTTAAAATCAAGCATTTAAAAAGTCAATGATTTCAATGACTTAGGGAAAATGGGGGATTTTTACCCAGAAACGGCTTTTTCAACTGCATCATCTATGTCTTTAGGACGATCTTTTAGTTTTTGAAAGATATTCTTTTTCTTTGCGGCTAGTGGCGTTTCTTCGTCATCTTTGCCTGTTAGTTTTTTATAACCAGCATATCCAGCACCTGCAAGCGCCGCAAGACTCCGAGCGGCGCCCGCGGCGTCCACGCGGGCAAGCGCCGCAAGACCCGCCACTAGTGGCCAGCCTTCGTATAATGAGCCTTCTTGAATTTGACGCCTAATAGTAGCAGGGTCTTTGCCTGCCAATAACATGCCTTCTTTGCCTTTCATATCTAAAGCATTGTCAGTAGGCTTCCACTTTTTAGTTGGTTTTTTGTTATTGTGTGCTACGTGCGGATTAGCAACGGTAGCGATATTACCACTACTAGTGGCTCTTGGTGTTGCGGCTTCAAAGATTTCAAATTCTTTAAGTCTCATACTATTATTTATACTTTATAGGCGTTTATATAACCACTGTGAAATAGGAATATACGGATAGTCGTCCCAATCTGAGTACGGTGCGTCCTTTAGTTTCTCGTCTTTAGTTTCTTTTTTATCGTGTGTTTCTTTGTCTTTTTGTTGAGGAATATGTTGAGAATTACTAATCATTTCCCATTCCTCTTCTGTGTAAGGCATATGTGCTACTTCTTTTTTCTCTTGTGCCTCTGTACTTAAATCACGAGTAAACCCACACTTTTTACAAACATAAATGCGATGGTCTATGATGTAACTACTATTTCCCTCACATTGCGAACATTGTATAAGTGTAGATTTTTTTTCGTTTTTAGCCATTGTTTAAGACATGATGGTCAGGTAACTCATCTTGTGAGTCGCTCCACTTTCCAACATGTTCCGTTTTAAACTCATGCTCTCTGTCTAAATATTTCCATTCAAGTTTTACTAAACCGAATTCTTGCAATTTCTCAAAAACTTGAATAGGTTTAAATGGCCCGCAAGTATAAACATCTAATTGAAGCAATGCTGGGTTTGGTTCGTCCCAAATATGCATTGCAATATGGCTTGTTTCAATGATTGAAACAACTGTGATGCCTGCGTTTCCTTCTACTTTCACATACTCACAATGTGGACCTGAAAGTAATTTCATATCGATAGTTTTAATTAAATCTATCATCCATTGTTTTGTTTTTTCTACATCGTTCTCATCAGGAGGATTTGATACTTCCGCTCTAATGATTAAATGTTTATGAATTGGCAATGCCATTATAATAATTCCTATATTTTTGCTAATATTGCAATTAATAAGATAATAATTAAAAACAACTCAGCCGCTAGAATAGTATGATACCAAACCCAACGTGCTTTGTATACTTTCTTTTTGTTAAACGTTTCTTTAATTTCAGTAACAAAGCTAGTGTCTTTGGCTGGTTCTTTTTTGTTATTATCTTTTGCAAAAAATTGCTTCATATATGGTATTTATATAAAACAGTTTTTAGGTTAAGAATAGTCTTCTAATTCACCGTTACGTTCTATTTCATTTGTAGCACAATGAACACCTGTATCCCAAAAGGTTGTTGCTTTCATGTCTACTGGAACACACGTTATGCCTTTTTTCTCTAATTTGTCGAATAAAGTAGGATATGTTCCTGTAAACAAAATTGTTTTTTCGTTAATACTTAAACTATTTAAATTAAAATAAGTTTCTTCTGTACATGTCTCTAAAAACTTATAAAACCATTGAGCAATTATTGGGTGGAATTTTTTATGGCGATGTTCATTCACTTTATGCCATGCTTCTTTTACATCGCCGAAGCCTTCTACATGAATCCTTTCCCATTTTGCAAAAAACGTAGGTAAACATTCAGAAGGTAAACTTGTTATTAATAGTCCTGGTCGAACAAGGAATAGTTGAGAATCTATATGGCCATCTGTATCTAATAAATGAAACTTTGCTTTAGGATTAATAGATTTAATCCACTCCATATATAATTGCTTACCTAACTCATTACCCTCATTAGCAGAATCTTTAGATAATATGATATCATTGCCACATTTTAGTGAAAGTGTGGGTTCATATAAGGGTCTGCCTAAATCTATTTCTGGATCAAACTTATCATAGTCACCATCAAAAAATATATCATTAGTAGGTAATTCATATATATTATCAAAACTATATTGATTTAGAACATGATCACATGAATTTATACTAAAGCGGTCCCAGTCCATTGCATAATTTCCTTTATAAAGACTGTTTCCATATATAGTATACATATCTCTAACAGCTAACGGCGGTGTAGTAATTGATGTGCCGTTGTGAAATGGATAATCTTGCACACTTCGATGTGTTTGAATATCATAACTAATGAGTACTTTTTCTAACTCATCTAACTCTTGTCTTGACTTGTTGATTATTTCAGTAAAATACTTTTCATATCTGTTTTTTAATTTTGTATAAGGAATAATACTTTCAGGATTTGGCAATGTGCCAATGATACAAGATTTTAATGGATTAAATTCCGCCCAAACACTCATCAAATTTCCTAAATCTTTAATATATAAAAATAGATATTATAGTATAAAATACTATAAACAACATTACATAATTCAATAAACGACTTGATGAGTGTCGCTTTTGAGGATGTAGAAGACCTTGTCTTTCTTCCCACGTTGTGTTTGCTTCTAATACTTGTGTAAAGTGTTCTACTTTAAGTCTACCTTCTAATATAAATTTACCAATTGCTTCTTGCAACTCTATACGCACAGGAAAAGGAAGTTGCAACTTATTAGTTGGCATTAGTGAAAAATTACGTGACCACTTATCCCAAGGATCACCTTGTACACCTACTTGACTGTGTGCATACATATAGGTTTGTTCGTCAGTATAATTTTGGACACTACTAACAACATTAATAAGTTGGCAATCTGTTAAACCTTGTACTATGACTTCTTGAGCATTGTCTGAGTATGTTGTTTTCAATGGAATGCACCTTTAATTTTAAGTTCTTCAAGTTTTTCAGCGAACATTTCTTTATCTTCTATACTCATATCTTCCATGAGTTGCTTTTCTGTCATAAACTTTTTTATTACTTTGGTTCTTTCAGTGTTTTCATCAAAAGTTATTTCTGCTTCACCAAAGTCTAACTCTTCCTTAGGAATACGTGGCATTATTTTTAAGAACAAAATATATAACTGCAAATAAGTTTTGGCATAGACATAAGATTGCTTCATAGCCTGCTCTTCAATTGAGTCATCAGGATTTATTTTCATATCTTCTTTGTTGCCGGGGTTTTCATGTAACCAATCTTCAAACACCTCTGCTACATCTGCATAGAGGTCAAGTTCTTCAGCAGTTATTTTAATTTTATCACCCATCATAGTATTTACCCTTTTATTCCCATGGCGTGATTATATCAAAGTCCAGTGACTTACCATCCGTGCTCATGTCTTGATTATCGATATATTCGCCATCGTAGTATATACCAGTGACGAGAATATCATCGTTAATTTCACATATATCAAAGTTAACTTTTGATGGATCAAACTTGCCTTCAATATCAATAGTGCCTTCGTAGAATGTACCTTTCTCAGTATGGATACCAGCAAGTGTATATTCTTTAGGCTTTGGCATGATTTCTTCTTCTTGTAGCATGTTTCCTTCTTCATCATAGTCTTCTACAAATTCGACAAGGCCCCCGTAATAGATATTGTCTAGTTCTTTGGCTTCCCAACCAATGCCATCCATTTCAACAATCTCAAGTTGGGCATGATCTCGAGACACGCCATATTCATGGCCGCGGTCATCATGCTCATACCAATTGCTTAATGTTGCGTATTTTGGAATTTTGATGTCAGGGTTTTCTTCAGCAAACCAGTCCGGACTACCTACATACTCGTAAAAGTAATCACTCATTTCGTCTGATTGCCAAAACTCGGCGCACTTTTTGGTAATTTTACCAAGTACCACTTCGCCGCCGTAACCGGTTAATATAAATTTAATGTGTGCCATAACTAATTTCCTTTAAGGTGATTAAAAGTACTATTAGTATAACATTATTTTGAGATCACGTCAAGATTAACGAGATTTTTTAAGAAGGGTTATTTTTCGCTTGGTTTGTGGGTCTTATAAGAATTTTCGTCTTTCACCAACGCCAAAATTAATTGATATTTTTCCCAGGCTTCTTGTAATGCTGGGTGTTTATCACGCAATCGTTGTTCATCAAAGTGTTGTTTACCTATATTCAATAAATCATCGTGAGATAGCCAACGTCCATGCTCTTTTGTTATTGGTGGTTCGTCGTCTGTTGGGACAAGTACTTCAGTAGTAGATCCCATGGGCACTCTTCTGGTGATAGTTCTCCCATTATCGGGAGTTTCATAGATATATTTTTCTTGTGTTTCTGATCGACGAAAGAGTGCCACATGGAGCCCTACCAATTCTAATTAGAATGAGACGTTTACATTAACGCCTGCTACAGACTCACTAGTTTCCCAATCACTGTCTAATGGCATTTCCCAGTAAGGTCTAATAGCAAAAGTTGGGGTCATAGCAATACTCCAGCCTACGCCTATAGTGGATCCTAGGAATGCGTCGGCCTCTTCCCAATCCCACCATAATCTTCCATATGCATCAATATCATATAAAGCAATGCGGGCCAAAACATCTGTATCCAATGCACTTTCATCAATGTTCCAATTTACTCTTGGAACAATGTTTAAAATACTTAATTGCATACCTAAACCAGCACCAACTACATAATCTTTATCATCCGCATATTCGGCCCATGAACTCGCACTTAACGTGCCATTACCAATTCCGGCCGTAACTGAAAAACCAATATCAGTGTCACTATCAGAATAAGCAGAAAGCCTGTCATTACCGATTCTAAATTCATCCTTATCTGAATAGTTAGCACCTGATTGGTCATAACTAACAAACCAGTCTGTTGCGCTAATACGAACGCTACTTTTTGATTCGGCTGCATTTGCTGTACTAAATGCAAAAAACGTTGCCATAATGGCGTACATCATATTTCTCATTAATATCTCCTTGTGTGAAATTTACATCTGGGCCTACTAATATATAGTCAAACATTAATATGTTAACCTAGAAACTGATTTAAGAAAAATATTAACCAGTGCGTTTTGTGATCATTTCAGTGATATTAGCAGGGCACGGTGCGTAGTGACTAAACTCCATACTAAACTGACCACGGCCGCTCGTCATACCACGCAAGTCGCCAATATAGCCAAACATTTCACCAATTGGTGCTTCTGCCCAAATGCGTACCTTTTGTCCACTAACTTCTTGATTGCTAATCATGCCGCGGCGTCTGTTAATGTCGCCAATAACGTCACCAACTTTATCCTCTGGAGCAATTACGTCAAGTTTCATGACAGGCTCTAGTAATTGTGGTCCTGCTTTAGGCATGGTTTGTCTAAAGCCACCTCGAGCTGCTAATTCAAACGCAATAGCACTTGAGTCAACTGCGTGTGAAGAACCGTCTGTTAATGTCACTTTAAAGTCTAACAACGGATAACCTGCTACAATGCCGTTATTAGCAGACTCTCTAAAACCTTTTTCAACAGCAGGCCAAAACTCTCTTGGCACATTACCACCGACAACTTTTGATTCAAACTCAAAGCCGCCGCCTGATGGCAATGGCTCTATAGTATATTCAATATCACCAAATTGGCCAGAACCACCTGATTGCTTTTTATGAACAAATTTGTCTTCCACTGTTTGTGTAATAGTTTCTCTGTATGCTACTTGTGGTTTACCAATACTTACTTCAATGCCATGGGTTCTTTTAAGAATGTCGCACTTAATGTCTAAGTGTAGTTCGCCCATACCCTTAAGAATAGTTTGCCCACTTTCTTGATCTGTTTCAACATGGAAGGACGGATCTTCAGCGACCATTTTACCAATAGCAGTTCCTAACTTATCCATGTCACCTTGTGTCTTTGGTTCAACAGCAATACTAATAACCGGGGCAGGGAATACCATTGGCTCTAGTACGGCGGGTTTATTTTTATCACACAGTGTATGACCTGTTTGTACAGTTTTCATACCAAGCAATGCAATAATATCGCCTGCTTGTGCAGAGTCCTTTTCTTCTCTATTGTCGGCATGCATTTCTACAATACGGCCAACACGTTCGGACTTGCCTGTGCTACTGTTATAAATTGTATCACCTTTGTTAAGTTTGCCAGAGTAAATGCGTGTAAATGTCAATGCACCATACTTGTCGTCCATAATCTTAAACGCAAGTGCTCTTAGTGGTCTGTCATCATCAACAATAGCATGTTCACCTGTTTCATTGCCTTCTAAGTCTACTTCTGGCTGTGGATCAACCTCAGTAGGATTAGGCAAATAATCAACCACGGCACTCAATACATTTTGTACGCCTTTATTTTTAAATGAACTACCACAGAATGTTGGGAAGAAATCACAATTAATTGTACCCTTGCGAATACACTTTTTAAGATCTTCTTCGCTAATGCTGTCAGGATCCTCCATCCACTGCATCATTACATCGTCGTCTTGCTCTACAACTTGCTCTACCATTAGATCATAATATTCTTTGGCCTTGTCTGCCAAGTCTGCAGGAATGTCGCTAATAGTGTAAGAAGTAGGATCTGCTGAATTTGACCAGGCCCATGCTTTTTGCGTAAGAATGTCTACAATGCCTACAAAATCATCTTCAGCACCAATTGGAATAGCCATAATAACTGGTACTGCGTTTAAGCGATCTTTAATTTGCTCTACTACACGATAGAAATCTGCACCAACTCTATCCATTTTGTTAACGTAAATAACACGGGCAACTTCACTGTCATTAGCATAACGCCAGTTTGTTTCGGATTGTGGTTCTACGCCTCCTACCGCGCAAAAAACACCAACGCCACCGTCTAATACTTTCAATGAGCGGTATACTTCAATTGTAAAGTCAACGTGTCCTGGTGTGTCAATAATGTTAAACTGGTGGTCATCCCAAAAGCATGTTGTAGCGGCTGACTGAATAGTAATACCGCGTTCCTGCTCTTGCTCCATAAAATCTGTAGTAGCGGCGCCGTCATGTACTTCGCCTATCTTATGGATTTTACCTGTTAGTTTTAAAATGCGCTCTGTTGTTGTAGTTTTACCTGCATCAACGTGAGCGAAAATTCCTATGTTTCTATACTTTTGTAGATCTGACATTCTTATTGCTCCAGCAAAAATTTCTTATATTTATAAGCAATAAGTATTGTACACTATTATTATGGTAATGTCAAATAATTAGAAACCCCACCAATCACGTACTCCGGGATTAAATGACCCGCTGGTTGTTCCTGTTATTTTCTCAACTTGCCCATCGCTGTTAGGCACGGGAGTAGAACTGAAATATTTATACTTTATCCATTCTTTACATTTATGACCTCCAACAAAAATTTCTTGTTCATTATAAGCATCTAATTCTACTTTATATCCCCAGATATAAGCAATATAGTTTAGCACGTCTACAGTAGATTCGTTTGCTAATTCTCTACCGCTTTTACCTCTGTATAAATGTAACAATAATGTTCTTTTATCATCATGATCAAAGTCTCTTACTTGTATATCTGGAATGCGATAGTTATAGTCATATTGTCTTGCTAATTCTTTGCGTATGCTCTTGTAACCAGCGTTGTTATGGATTGCTTTTACTTGATAATGTGGATCTTGCTTGCGGTCGCCAAGTTGGAACAATCTAAAATCACGTATAACTTTTGGAGATAAAAACTGTAGTATAAAACTCTCGTCCCTATAATTAGCAACGATGTCTAATGTAATCTCTTTCCAATTACCGCCAGCAACATCAGGAAACCATTCTTTATCTTCTTTTGTTGGCTCATCGCACATACGTTTAATGTCTTGAAAAATAGCAAAACCTAATGCATATGGATTTATGCCACCATAATATGGTTTATCAAATGTAAGTTGGTTTAAAACGTTTGTGTGTAGTTTTAAAAACTCTAGCATACTTGCGTCACAAATCAAACCTTTTTCATGTAAACGATTCATTGTATAATAATGCACAAAGCAAGCATATCCTTCGTTCATCACTTTTGTTTGTCCTTGCGGATAAAAATATTGTGCTATCTTACGCACAATACGACATAATTCGCGTTGCCAATCTGTTAAATTAGGCGCGTTTTTTTCAAGGAAATATATAATGTTTTCTTCTGGTTTATCCAAATAAACATATTTTCTGTCTGTTTTCTTCTTTTCTTCCTTTTTACGTTTAATTACTGTTGTGTCCCATAACTCATTAACATGTTTGCGTAAGTATTCTGCCCTTTCACCCGCTTTCTCTGCCTCTGCATACGAATTAAGTTTTACTGGACGCTTATATTTGTTAATACCGTAATTACGAATAGAGTGTAATGCATCTAAAAATAGTTCTACTTCGTCTAATCCATATTTTTCTTCACACTTCTTAACAAAGTTTTTAGCAAATACAAGATAATCAATAATTGCTTCTGCGTTTGTCCATGTTTTAAACAAGTAGTTATTTTTAAAGAAATGGTTGTGGCCAAACGCGGCGTGAGCAATAACTAATGCTTGCGTGGTCATTGTATTCTCTTCCATGAGATAGTTTATGCATGGATTACTATTAATAACGAGTTCGTATGCTAAACTAGTTCTACCTTTTCTGTATTGATTTTCATAATGTGACCATGCCTTACCATTGCTCCAATGGTTATATGATAAGGGCATACCAATACTTGCATATGCATCTAACATTTGCTCAAACGTTACAACTTCAAGTTGGTTCGTGTAAGTATCGCAACCAAGTTCATTAACTGCAATATCTTCGCAAGCATCGTAGATGTTACTTACAAGTTCAAAACTCCAATCATCTTGTTGTGTGAATAATAGTTTAGTCATCACTTTTATCCTTTGGTGTAAAAAACCTTCTAAAAACTGGATATATATCTTTGCTTTGATGAACTCTACCTAATTGTATATTCGACCATTCTTGTGATAACATATAATATCTCTTTTCCATACCAGCGCCTGCTACATATTTCAAATCAGCATGTGTCTGACCTGCATTAGGAACAATGCATAAGAATGTAAAATATTGGCAAATAGGTAAAAGATCGTTGCGTAAAACTTCTGCTACTTTATCATTGTCTGTTGTAAAATTATCACCATCACTTGCCTGGCTAATATAAATGTTCCAGTGTTCTAAATCATATCGCTTCTTAATAATTTCATGTGTTAATTCTAATGCTGAACTTACTACTGTGCCGCCACTTTCTTTGCTATTAAAGAATTCATCTTCTGTACATTCCTTAGCAACAGTATGGTGGCGTATAAACACAATGTCTACCAAGTCATACTTCATATTTAAAAACATATGTAGTAAAATAAAAAAGCGTTTTGCTAAATTCTTTTCACGTTCTTGCATTGATATTGATACATCTAAAATACAAAACATTACAGCCGCATTTTTAGGCTTTGGTACTTTAGAGAAGTTGTTAAACTTTAGATCAATTGGATCAATAAACGAGATAGCATTGTATCTTGCTCGTATGCGTTTTATCTCTTCCTCAATCTCTTGCAAACGTAGCCATTCTTGTGTTCTATGATCTTTGCCTGGTGGCAATGTAGCAAAAAACTCAAGTATTTTATCACGCTCTTCTAGTAGTTCGCGTAATTTTCTTCCCTTAGGCTTTTTAAGAGCCAAACGTCTGCCAATACTGCGTATCATGCTCTGTTCTAAATTTAGATTGTTTGGTGAGCCTTCATTTACATAACCTGCTCTTTCAACACTAAACTCTTCAATACTTTTCTTTTGTTTCTCTATTAAATCAGGAAGTTCTAAGTCTTCAAATAATATATCTAAAAATTCATCTTTGTTTATAGAGAATACAAAATCGTCTTCGCCATATGCATCATCTGAACCTTCAGATCCGCCGCCGCCTCCTTGGCCACCCTGGGGTGGTTTGCGTATTTTATCGCCAGGAACATATTCTTTATTGCCGGGTAAGACATAATCTTTTTCACCTGATTTAGGATCGTATTGGAATTGTGGTTCTTTAATACTTTTAGCAGGAACTTTGACGCGGCTGCCAGACTTTAGATCCTTGATAGATCTGTTTTTAATAGTTTCGTCTAAGCTTTCCTTAATATACTTCTTTGACCGCTCAATGAAGCGTTGTCTATTGGAAAGATTCTTTCCCTTAGGATTTGAACGCCTGTCAATAATATGCTTGGCCATGGTAAACCCTTAACTTGACTTCTGGGTTCTCATGTACCATTCAACAAGTCTACGAACTTGCCTATCAGTATAACCTTTCTCTTCCATACGAGCAACAAAGTCATTGTGCTTTTGTTGGTCATCTTTGTTTTGCTTATTACCAAAGGAAATAATAGGTAGTAGTTCTTCTGTGGACGCAAACATTTTCTTTTCAATAATCTCGCGTAGTTTTTCATAACTCGACCACTTTGGATTCTTACCTTTGTTTTTTGCTTTTGCTCTCAATACAAAGTTGACTACTTCGCTACGGAAGTCTTTTGGATTAGCGATACCGGCTGGTTTCTCAATCTTCTCTAACTCCTCGTTTAGTACTTCGCGGCTAAACAAGTTGCCTGTGTCAGGATCTTTAAAGTCAATCTCTTGAATCCAGTGATCAGCGTATTCAATATAACGATCAAACAAGTTTTGTCCATAATCACTATAACTTTCTAAATATGCTTTTTGTATTTCATTACCAATAAAGTCAGCATACTTTGGAGCCAACCATTCTTTAATAAAGTTTGTGAGCGTTTTTTCATTTTCCTCACCAAACTGATCGCGTTTAATTGCTTGCTCTAGTACAAACATCAAATGTACTGGATCAGCCGCAATCTCGTTTGTGTCAAAGTTAAACACTTGTGACAGTATCTTAAACGCAAAACGTGTTGATGAGCCAGACATGCCTTCGTCTACTCCCGCAACGTCTTTATATTCTTGTAGTGACTTTGCTTGTGGATCAGTGTCTTTTAAATTCTTGCCGTTATACACTTGCATTTTGGAAAACAAATTACTGTTTTCATGCTCACGCAGTCTACTTAAAATACTATACTGCGATAACATTTCAAGTGTTTGCGGGGCACATGGATGCTGTGCTAGTCCACTTGAGTCTAGCATCTTTTCGTAAATACTAATCTCTTCATCAATACGTAAGCAGTAAGGAACCTTAACAACATACACACGATCTAGGAACGCTTCGTTGTTTTTGTTGTTCTTAAATGACTGCCATTCTGATTCGTTACTATGTGCTAAAATTGTTCCACTAAACGGAATAGCACTAATACCTTCTGTACCCATATAGTTGCCTTCCTGCGTAGCAGTTAGCAATGGGTGTAATACTTTGATTGGTGCTTTAAACATTTCAACAAATTCCATAAGGCCTTGGTTGCCTTTACATAATGCACCACTAAATGCGTATGAGTCTGGATCGTGTTGTGAGAAGTACTCAAGTTGACGAATATCTGTCTTACCAACCAATGAACTAATGTCTTGGTTGTTTTCGTCACCTGGCTCTGTTTTTACTACAGCAATCTGTTTTAGTTTACTTGGCTGTAATTTTACTACTGTAAATTTAGTAATGTCACCATCAAATTCATCCAAGCGTTTAATTGCCCATGGGCTTAGTAAGCCAGTTAGGTAACGCTTTGATATTTTATATTCTTTCTCAATTTGCTCACCATATTTCTCAGGAGAGAACAGAGACAACGGACTTTCAAAAACAGGGCTAATTACATCGCCTGCTTTTAGTACATAAATTGGATGTATTTCCATTAATTCTTTTAAACGTTCAGCAAGACTCGACTTGCCGCCGCCCACTGGGCCCAACAAATATAATATTTGTTTACGTTCTTCTAAGCCTTGTGCGGCATGTTTAAAAAATCCAACAATTCTTTCTACGGTATCTTCTAGTCCGTAAAAGTCTTTAAATGCTGGATATACTCGTAATGTTCTGTTCAGGAAGATGCGTGACAACCGTGGATCTTCCGAAGTATCTATATGCTCTGGGTCCCCAATGGCAGCTAACATTCGTTCTGCTGATGTAGCATATGCGAGTGGGTCCTTCTTACATAGATTTAGATACTCTTCAAGTGTGAACTCTTGCTCTTTATATGATTGGTAATCTGCAGAGAACTCCTTTAATAGTTTGCTTGCCATAATCTTTGCTCCTGTGCTTTATGGTTCTTTACTATATTTAGCGTTTTTTATTACGGTAATAAACGCATAATAAATACAAGTACACGTTCGTGATATATCATTGCAATGATTACATTTATATTTGAGCCAGATATTCCTTCAAACCAGAAAGAAGAAAAAGAGGTTAAAGCAGGTGGCGCTCCGATTATTTCAAACGGAGCGGGGATAGATAAACATTCATCGTTACCGTACAGTATTATTTCTAATGCTGTTAGACCCGCCACCTTTAAAGATGCTATCAATAACACTGAAGGTATGCAAGCAAAGTCTCTTAAAGAAGTTGATTTATCAGCTGACGATATCTATATATACCCCATTTTTACAACAGAATTCTTAAGCGTATTTGGTTATACACATGAATATGAATCAAAATATAAATTTTTAGATCCTGTAAGAGTAATAATACCATCTATTTTCGAGTTTTTGCCAGATTCTATTATTGACAAAGCAAGAAAAAAGGAATTGTATATTGCTGTTATGTCAATTTGTGAAGGGAAGTCTTATTATTCTGGCTGGGATTATGTTAAGTTTTCTTGTAACATGCACGGAATTTCTGAATCGCAAATTATACCTGTGTTGTGTGGTGAGCATAGTGAATATAAAGATGATGTCTTAAATTTTCGCAAAGACTATATACATTTAAATTATTATGCATTGGAGCTCAGTTATAAAATAAAAAAAGGCTATGAAACTATATTAAACACATTATCAAATGAAAAAAAGAAGCATTTTATTTGTCTTAATTCACAAATAAAACCACATAGATATCACTTAGTGTCAAATATTTTTAATAACGATTTAATAAATTATGGATATATATCTTGCCAAAATTATGAAAGTCATGTAAACAATTTTTCACAAATTGAAGGAATCTATCAAATGAGAGAAGTATTAAGACAAGATGGCGCTAATATTTCTGAATTTTTACAATTTTATTCCACCTTACCTTACACTGTAGATAGTATCAATCAAAACAATTACACTAATGCATTGCATTCTTCATGGAATCATGATTCAAAATTATATGACCTTAATATTAACAAGGCCTGTGATATTACTAGTAATCAAATTGATGCTTATTATAAAGCTGCTGTAATTGATGTTATAACAGAAACAGCATTAATAGATCACGATATTAAATTTTTAACTGAAAAAACATTTAAAGCAATTATGTATAAAATGCCTTTTATTATATCCGGAGATAAAGGAAACAATAAAGAACTATTACGACATGGTTTTAAGTTATATGACATGCTCTTTGATTATACATTTGACGATTATGATTCATACGTTGATAGAAACAATGCTATCACGAAACAACTTAAAAAGTATTGTGATATGCCACTTAAAGACTTCGTCAATAGAGTACAACAAGATGATGTTCAGAAAGTAATAGAACATAATTTTACAATGCTAAAAAATAATAATGTGTGGCAGAACTTTGCTAACGACTTGGTGCGACAGCTACTGGGGCATAATAATGTATGGCTAAACTTTGATAATGATTTATACTGAACTCTAACCAGTTAGTAATAGATTTTATATATTTCTCTTACGTCATATTCAGGGTGATGTTTTTGTAGTATTTCTAGAGCGTTTCGAATTCTACTATAATCATTTTCTTTATTGAATGTAAAGTTTTTCAAAGATTCAATTAGATTTTTTATTTGTTCAATATCATCGCTGTAAAAACAACTACTTTTCTTCAGTGTGTGTTCAATTTTCTCTCTGCAATTTTGGACGACATCATAGGGAACTAATCGCAAGTTAAAATCACTGCTATCTACCATTTGAACAAGCCCTGCTATACGCACTCTCTTATGCATAGGTATTTTTTTATTTTTTAGATCCATAAAAGAAAGTAGTTCATCTAAATATGGCAACGTTAACGCTGTTATAACTATATTAAACGAAACTGGAGTATGATCGCATTCTAGGCCAATCTGTAAATATTGATCAATATTTTTTTCTAGTTTTGTCCATTTTACAGGATATCTCTGTAATTCAATCGCCGGGCCTACACTATCAATACTTAATACTAACATAACAAGTTTAAAATGCTTGATGATTTCAATGAATCTAGGATGAATCATTGTCGTATTTGTAGTTATTACTAATTCTATATTTTTACTGTGATCGCATTCTATCAAATATTCTAAAAATTTTAAATTTTCTAATATTATAGTGGGTTCGCCGCCACTTAAATACAATCGAGTAATATTGCTTATTCTTTTTTCTCCAATAATATTTTTTAATCCTATTTTTGAAGGCCAATTATATTTTTTAAGTTTTTTAGAAGTTCTACTCGCACCCGCGTATTCATTGTCAGGCCTGCCTGTTTCAGAAAGATCATATTTAAATTGGCTTAAATCATCAACGCCTAGTCTATTAAAAAATCTTCCATAGGTAATACTATAATCACTATTACAAATTTTACATGCCAAGTTACATGTATTTCCAGACTGTATTTGATAAAAATAAGGATAGCTATCGTCTAATATAAAATTATTTTTAACACTTTTATCAACAACGTCTTGTATGTGAGGATAGCTATCCTCCGCACCAAGCGCCGCCTGGCGAACACTCCACATGCCACGTTCTTCAGAGTCCCAGCAATTCTGACATTCAGGTGCCTTAACTCCATTATATAGATTTTCTCGAAGTTTAAGCATCCTTTTGGAATTCCACGCATCATTTAAAGTATGTGTGTTTATGTTATAGTGATTTCCGTTCTCATCCAAGTGGGCATACTCTTTATCGTTACTCGAGGCACAACAAAATTTTATATCACCATTGGTTTCTATTTCTTGATGGGCCCAGGGATAAGTGCAAAGTGGTTTATTCATTATCTTGTATTTTAGATTGGACAAATCTATCTAACCCTTCGTATGTGTCGTACAGCACATAACGCCACGAATCAAACTCTGCCGGATGTGGATATTCTTCTGGCTTTATAAAAATAAAAGTAATATTATAAAAATGTTTAAACAATAACTCAAACTGTTTTATCCATTTTTCTGGATTACGTGGTCCTTGCTTTTCGTTTCTATAATGTTCTGTATTTAGATATATGTTATTAGCATACTTTTGGTTTTTTCCCTTGCCATAAAAGTCGTAACCCAACAACATAATAACATCTGCTTCTTCTTTTATAGCAGTATAAACAGCATACAATCCACTGCTCCAATTAATAGGTTGTTGGTATGTTTCTAAACCAAAATAAGGAAGATCGGGCAACACTCTTACTTTATCTTTTGCTAAGTAGTGCGCCCAATCCTTACGGGTGTAAAAGTTAGAGCGTAAGTGAACGCCATTACTGACTGCTTCTCTTGCCCTAAACTTATTACAGCATATCAAATTGTCAACGTGATTGTCTCGCCAAATCGCGCCGCATCCGTATAACGGTCCTATGTCGCGCAACTTTTGTAAATCATAACTTTTGCGTGTCTCACCATTGCCAATACAATATGCTATTTTTTTCATCTGGTAATTACCTTTAAATATTTATATGAGCGAAGTAACATCCCCAGAAGAAGCAGTAGAAAAAGCAGAAAAAACAGCAACAAGTATCGAAGAACTACTTCTGAATACTAGTTTAGATGCTACTGAATTTTTATTACCTTGGATTGCAATCCTAGTCAGCGTAATTGCGGCATTAATGGTCAAGGACTGGACTGTTGCTATTGTTCGTGGTATACGTTTTAAAATGAGTCCTACTTTTAATCCGGGCGACTTGGTATTACTAGAAGGTGAAGAAGCAGTTATTATATCTATAGGACTTATTAGAACTATATTTGAACGAACTGAAAATGGCGCCACTGTTTGGCGTTATGTTCCGAACGAAAGACTTGCGTTTTTAAAACTAGAGAAAGTAGTTAGACCTGCCTAAGGCTTTATATAATCAAAATAAGAAGAACGTTCTTCTTCTAATTGTCTATTTTTATTATAATGACTATAAACATTATCTAACACACTTTTATGGCCCAGGCAAGTGACACCATCAATTGGTAAATCACCGCAACTCATCTTAAAGAATTTAATTGCATCTGCATGAGTTTTTGCTGATGTCACATATAGCGTAGTACCAGATTTTACTTCAAATTGATATTCCATAGAAGTATTTAAGTATGGCTAGTCAAAAGTACCAACAAATCCGAAAAAGATTCTATTTTGATAAAAATCATCAGTTGTGGTATAGGTATAGTCCATTACAAAGTCTAATGAATTATTATTAGTTTCACTTTCAAGTAAATTAAATGTTCTTCTTGTACCATACATTTGATAATTGTCTGTCAAATCCATTCTCAATTCAAAATCATAATTGGTATGTAGATAGTAGGCACCAAATGCAATCAAAGCAACACCTACAACTGCCATGGCAGTTTCAGCATCTTTGTTTTTCTTCTCAGGCACTTCTTCTGCACCACAAAACGTAATACTTCTGCCGTTACCTGTGCCTATTGCGCCCGCCGCACATGCCGCATCACCTAATGCTCTAGCGTTCGCTGATCTACTTTCAAATGAATACTCGGACGCAACAACTGGTTTACCAGTTACTGCAATTGCATGAGCCACCATGGCCTTTACTTGTTCTGCTGTCTTACCGAAACCTGTCTGTAGAAATACATAGTCTGCATTTGCAAAGTATGCCGGTTTAACGCCCGGCGTTAAATGCACACCAACAGGTTTATTTGTTTTACTTTTTAGATGTGCGACTAGTGCCTGTACTTGCGCGGCACTCCAATACTCATCACATTCTAGGCAAGTAACATATCCTGTGACTTTGTCATCAAATCTAGCAACCATATTACTAAAGTGTGCCTTCTGGGCCTCCATGGATTGATTTGTGATAGAAGGACTATCATCAGGTGTCAACCATAGAACTGGTTTAAGTCCCATGTTATTAAGTTCATCTAGTCTTGTTTCCCAATCGGGTCGAGGACTGATGGCATTGAGATTATAACCACCGCCATTGTCTCCACCGTTTCTGGTGTAGAGATAGATGTGAGTATCGCCGTTTGCTTTGGCGGCATTTCGCATACCAGCCTTATTGGCATTGGGGTGAAGATAATTAAGTGTCATCCACTTACTATCTAACATCAAAAAACTGGCACTGTGGCCATGTAGTGAATATGCAGGGTCGTATGCATATGTATTGGAAACGCCTAATACCACTAGTATAAACGCAACCAATGTTGCAATATACTTTTTCATATAAGAATCCTTGTCGATATTATTATGACTTAATTGAGATTCTTAATAATTGATAAAGTCTGTATAATTTATAATAGTATGTTATTATTTAAGTAAAATTTCACAAAGAATAATATACGCATATTATCCTTTAAATTTTGGACATGGATGTATCGTGCCAAACTCACCCCAAATACCTGGCTCGCCTGTGCCAATGCAAACCCAACCTATAGGTTTGCCCTGTCTTGGCTCAAGGTTCCAAACAATTTCGCCACGTACATGATAACCAGAGTCTGGTTGAATTTTAGAGGATGACATCGTAGTTTGTGCAAATTTAATATCACCGCGCACTTCTAATTTAGTGCTAGGATCAATAGTGCCAATGCCTACATTGCCGTCAGGTGTGATAGTTAGATGGGATTGTTTTTCGGTAGTCATAGCATCTGTGCCCAGATGCATTTTTTCTTTTCTTGCAGTACCTATGTAGCCTTCACCTTTTTTGCCGTCAATAAAAAGTTCTGCGCCACCTTGTGTAATAACATGTAAAGTAGCGGCGGGCTCTGATGTATTAATACCAATTCTTTGGTCTGTTGCATTTACCATGAACGTACCATAACCAGCAGAAAGATTGCCCATTACACCAAGTTTTTCCAAATTACCTACACTTCTTAAATTACTATATACAATACTTGGTCCCAATTCATTGCGAGATAAGACCTTATCTGCACCCATGTGAATAAAGTTGCCTTTGCCTAAGTGTAAGTCAGTTTCAAATTCGTTTGATGAAAAAACATAATGTAAATTTTGTACAGTAAGTTTATTACTGACCGTCATCGTTCGTACATTAATATCTGATGCATCAATGTCTGTTACATAAATGCTGTCTACACTTAAACCGTCGTTATCTAAATGTAAAACTTGCTGTGTTGCTTCATCTCTAATACCAGTACTAGAAAAATCGGTAATTGTTCCGCCTTTAATATAATCACCTGATAAATCATCTTCAGAAAATTTTAAATAATTTACTGTAATTAAATCCGGATGTATTAATGTTTCTAAAGATGCAATGCTTCCCATAATTTATTCCTCATCGAGTTATAGATATAATATATTGATTCTCACTACTATACATTGGCTTGTAAATAAGTTTTTTATGTACAACAAAATTGTTCCAGCCCAGTGATGCTGTATGATAAGCAAGTTGCTTAAAGAACATTGCTTGGCGATCTACTGGTTCAAATGAATTTAATTCATTCGTAGTTTGATTAATAACGTATGCATAATGACGCCATTTCTTTCTATCTTCTTGATTCCATTTTCTATTGTTAATAAAGATAAATTCGGAATCATCATTTCTTAGATAAAATGGATCTGCGAATAATTTACTGTTAAATTTGATATTTTTATAATCCATTAGCGTAGTTAACAATATTCCATCATCATTAAGTAACGTTAGTGAGTCTTGTAGTTGTGAATGTTGGTCGTCTTCACTAGTAGAAAATGTATAATACTGATCTAGTGCTAATACACAATCATATTTTTCAATATCTTCATCCATATGGAACTTCATACTAAATGTGTCTAATGGTGCATTATGGTTGGTAATAGTAACATCATATGCTTCACACAATGCGTTAGCATAATCTATGGCATCAGGATCATCTGAAATATAGCTGACATCGTAACCACTGGTGGCGAAATCGACCAAGGAACAATGCCAATTCAAACTAATAATTTTTTTAGGACTAACATTACTTTCTTCAAATGCTTTAAGAATAGTTTCTGTTTTACGATTAATTATTTTTTGAATCTTGTCTTTATTAATTAACGTTTTCGCTAAATTATAGAAATCTTTCAAAAGTGTCTCCGGTAAATCTTAATAATAGTTAAAGTAATTTCTTTATGGTATTTATACAAAATTCCGCAGAAATACGCTATAAGTTTAGCCGTTAAAATACTTTTAGGTTATGAAGTCGTGCAGAAACCCATATAACAAATTGTTATATAGTGTAATTAATTTAGGATTGTTCGCCAGTAGAGATGAATTCTAAACCGGCATATCTACCAACGTATGTTTTATCAACAGGAGTTTTTCTATATAGCTTAATAGGAACGTCTGTTCCATGAATAGCCACCTCAAGTATTTTATCGCTTTTACGTAAAATATCTGCTGGAACCTTTTGATTGTTGTCAGTACAAGTTAATTCAGTTGTTTTCATTTAAGTAATTTATTTATAAACTCCTGTTCTATATAGTTTGCATAATCTTTATGTGCTTCGGGACCAAAATGTTGCCATTTGTCCGATTTATGACCTAAGGCCACTGACTTACGAGTGAAAGCAATGGATGGATCATAGGGATCATTAAACAACCATGCGTCATTATTCCAGTTATTTTTAAAGAATTCGTTTACATTAAAAACCTCGTGTAAATGTAAAAACATGTGCTTAAAGTTTCTTTTAGTTAACCAATCACTAAATTCTTTAAAGTAGTATTGAAACTCTAGAGTTCTAGATTGAAATATTATGTTGCCTGTTTCCTTATGGTCATTTAATAGTCTATTTGTATAGTTAGACCACATCATGCTAAGTGTAATCCATTCAGCACTTTTGTCATGCCAGCGTATTTTATCAAAATTGGGAGGAAGCACACTTTCGCGAAAATTATACTGGTATAACGGTTCGCCACATATTTGATGCCATACTCCATCTGCATACCATTCGGTACGTTCAACTGTTGACCACCCTATTAGAACTATAGTATTTTCAGGGTCTTTATCTCTTAGAAATTCTTTACTAGTGCGAATAATTCTGTTGTTACTACATCCAGCAACGGATTCATTTATATAGTCTAGATTATGTTTTTTTGCTAGTAATCCAGCAAATGATACTTCAGGCTGAAACATTATAGATTCTTCACTGTTTGGATGTTGGTAAGTTGCCGCAAGATGGCTGTCGCCGTTAGTGTATAAAAGCATTATTTACAAGTCAATATGTTAATTAACATAATCATCAAATAAACCATGTATTACATCAACAGCATTTTGAAAATCGTTAAACACCCAATTTGCCTTCGCTTTAATAAGTGGATGGTTAGCGAGATATTCATCATCTGTGACGACAATAAGAGGTTTTCTTAAGCCAATTGCCCAACCAATTTCAATAATTGTGCCATATGACGGTCTACGGTTATTTAGTTCTTTTGGCAAAAATGCTAATACTAAGTCACATGTTTCTGTGTCATACCAATTTTTAGCGGCAATTGCTCCGGGAGCATTAAATCTTGGGTCATTTCCAGGACCATATGTTTCTCCTTGCATTGGCTCACAACGCAACGGAGAAATTCCAATAATATTAGGATTTAGTTTTTCACTAACTTCATTTCGCCAGTCGTTCGCTTCGCCGTAAGTGCATTCCGCAATCGGGCCTGCGAGATAGATGTATTTTTTAGTCATAACACAATTTTATACTATGTTACTAAGAAAGTCAAGTATATTGTTCTAGTCTGCTAAACCTGCGGCCTTAAGGAATAACTCGTCGTTAAAACGTGGGTTGTCTTGTCTAAACAAGGTTACCAAACGATCAGCAAAGTCCATTCTTGCATTAAGGTCTGTAATTTCTTGCAACATACTTGCAAATAGTTCATAATGCTTGCGTGAAAATGCTTCGTCTAGTTGTTGATCAGAAGTTTCATCAACTTCTTCAACACTTTCTGATGTTGCTAACATAGCACGTTGAACGGCTGGGTGCTCTGATAAGCCTGGAGCAATACCTTCAATTGCTTCTATTGCGTCTGTTAAGTTGCCACCTTTATAACGTGGATCATTTAAAATACCAAAAGCCATTCTAATTTGTTTTTCTGTGAACTCGCCATCTTCTCTTTCATACTTGGATTTATGGAGTGTTCCATGGTCTGTGTCTTCTTCTTCACTGCTTACAAGTTTATATTCACTCGCTGGGCGATCATCAAAGTCATCAACACTTACCCATGCTTCTTCTAACTCGTCATCTTCTTCTAATGCTTCAAGTTCTTCTAGAGTAAGTTCTTCTTCAACCTCGTCCTCTGCAATAACATCTGCAGGCTTTGGTTGGTTAATTAAGTCTAGTGTTGTTAAAATGCTTCTCATATCCATAGTAATGTTTCCATCGTAAAGTTAATAAAGTACTATTGTATTTATGTAAATATTAATATGAACGATGATTTAAAAAAAGTCCGTAAAATGGATTTAGATGTACTAGACAAATTTCTACTAGAAAAAACAGATTATTCTAATGTAAAACCATTAAATTTAAAGTTTGATGTTATTTTTATGAGTTATTATGAAAAAGATGCTGATAAAAACTTTGAAACTTTAAAAAAACTAGTACCAAATGCAAAAAGAGTAAATGGCGTTACGGGCATACTCAATGCTTATAACGCATGTAGGGAATTGTCCGAAACAAAATTTTATTATATTGTCGAAGGAGACAATATTATATGTAATGATTTTGACTTTAAACTTCCTATTCAATGGTATAAAAACGTTTTGTACCATAATATTCGTGATCAAAAAGAAAATTCTATTCCGGTTGACATAGAAACAATTTATCCAAATTTATCAGTTATGTGGGATACAGTAAATCCTATTAACGGAGAAATTTTACCACACAGTCCAATAGGCTTTACATATAAATCTAATAAACCATATATATATTATCCAAAAGCTACCGCAGCTGATACATTTAAAGCGTCCGGAGTTCCTGTACGACGAATCGGAAGTATTGATGCATTTAATTCTTCTCCTTACGATGCATGGAAGGCAGGCTTTAGAATAGGAAATAGACTTACTTATCAAATACTAAATATGAAGACACCCAAGCACGATACACTTTACCAAGAAGAAAGATTGCACCATTGGGAAAGCGTAGGTTATGATCGTTATAACGGTAAATATTGCATAGAAGGTGTTAAGTTAGGAATGTCGTTAGCCTTGAAGGACGATAATTGGTGGCTAAAATATAGAGAGACGTCACAAAATTTTAATAATTTAAAAAATATTTTTAAAAAAGAGTATGGAACAGAGTATCACAATAACTGAATCAGCACTAGCACAACTACTAGTGATTGCAAACAAAAACGAAGTATCCGACGTTAGATACTTTTTAGATGGCGGCGGATGTTCCGGGTTGCTTGGTAAATGGGCAATTGGAACAGGTAAAGAGGAAAGCGATATTACTTTTGATCTAGGCGAAAGTAAAGAACTTCTAATAGATAGTTTAACAGCATCATATATGAAAGATGCTACTATAGATTATACTGGTGATTTTATGCCTGCTTTTAAAGTAACAATACCAGACACTAATTCATGCGGTTGTGGCGAATCTTTTCAGATGCCTAATAATTAGACTGTAAATCTTTCCACACTTTTATTAATAATTAAATTATAAATTTCTTCCCAATTTTTTGCTAAGGGAATGTCACCTTCATAGTCCATATTATGCCCGTGTTCGAATATAACGCTGTTAAGTCCTAAACGTTTTCCTACTTCTGCATTTTTTACTTTATCTTCGATCCACCAGCATTGTGTATTTCTGTACGGCGATAGTGCTTCATCTTTGTCGGCACCAGTATCTAGACAAATAACTTTCTCAAATGCTGTTTCACCAAACAGTTTTGCCAAGTTTCTCTCACGTAGTTTACCTGCGTATGGATCTGTGCTTAGTGATGTAATAGCATGGAAAACATAACCGTGCTGTTCATGTAATTTCTTAACATAGTGAACAGAGTCACGCGAGGGCGGCAAAAATCCAATTGACGCACTTTCATTAAAACTTGATGTGAGTCGTTTGCCTTGTTCTGGTGTAATGCTAAAACGTTTAGCAATACCATATATTTGTTTGTGTTCTTTTATAGGAGTGTGTCCGTGTTTTTCCATCCATACGTGAAAAGCAAACTCCCAATCTAGTAAAACGCCATCTACGTCTGTTAGTATTATTTTGTCTTTTATCATGTCTTTGTATTGTTCATAAGTTTTTATATTATATGTGGATATTGTAGTCACTATTCACTAGAAGGCTTTGCTGTGGTTTTAAACCAGCCAGTCCCTTTAAGAACAAAGTTAGATTGTGATATTATTTTTTTAAGTGTTTCTTGAGAGCAATGTGGGCAAAACTTTAATGGCTCATCATTTATTTTTTGCATGACTTCTACCATCATTTCACATACTTCATTTGTGCATTTATATTCGTATATTGGCATATTTAAATATCCAAATCTTGATCATCCAATATTGATTCAATATGTGGTGATACTGTTTTATAATCAGCGATTTCCATTAAAAGCGCATCATCTTTAACCATATATATATAGGCTATACTATTTGGATTTCTCTTTCGCATAACTTTTTCAAGCCACACTATTTTATTTGATTCTGCAACCTTTCTTTCTTCGCCTTTTGAAATGATATGCCAAAGTCTTACTGGCTTCCAAGCAAACCAAATATGCCATTCTTGTAATCTTATACGCTTTTCATCCCTGGTTTCTTTTGTCCAATGCATTGTTGAGATTTCCTATGCAAACTGTTCTCCATATTCATCAATTGATTCAAAATCATGCTCATTTGCTAACATCGCATTTCCATATTCAATAACCATTAACTTACATGCTTTGCGTTTGTTTTCATTACGCAATGCATGGAATTGACCCAATGGAATATAAAAATGTTGATGAGCGTCTAAATCACGTGATTTAATATTTCCTAATGTTTCTTCCCATGCATAGTCTACTATACATTGACCACCCATAACAAACCAAAATTCACTTTTTCTCATATGGCGCCCAAAAGTCATTTGATGTTTGGGTTCCAAACTTACTTCTTTTACTCTACAATTACTATCTTGATATACAACATTATAATAACCATAATCCGTATAACACATACCAAATTTATAATTACGAATCAATTGACTAGATGAAGTCTTCTTTTCAAAACCACCAACGCCAAAAATAAACTCAACGTCTGCTATTGCTTGTTCAGGAACATTGGTGGTGTCTCTGTCACCCCCGTTGGCAAAAACAATTGTATCATTTGGATAATGTTCCTTTATTTTTTCTAATGCATGGATGGCAGTATTGTCTTTGTCATTAAATCCAACTACATCGTCTACTACTGAAAGACTATTAAGAATAAGTGCCCTCTCTTCAAAAAGCATAAATGATCTACCTTTTTTACGAGAAAGCCACTTGTCACTGTTTAAAGCCACGATAAGTTTGTCGCCAAGTTTTTTGGCCTCATTAAATAATGCAATGTGCCCTTTATGAATCGGATCAAATCCGCCTGAGACTACTACTATCGTCGCCATATTAATATTTATTCGTAATCTATTTTACTGTACTATAATTATATATTACATTACGGTCATTGTCAAGAAATAGCGTATTTGTTTAGATTGCGCTCGAATTCGCTCAAACGTTTATATATTGAACGCAATTCTGTAATTGTTGTCCAGTTATGCAAGAATAATGCAAACCCACCATGTACTTTCTGGAACGCATTTGACACTTGCACTACTACACCTAATAATACAGCACCAGTAAACAAACTTGGACCTACGATTAAGTAAGGCACAATAACCATTGCTTGATCATACATAATCATCCATGTGTCAAAATATCCATAGTGTAAGTACAAACGTTGATAGTTGAAACGTATGCCTGTGAATAAACTTGCTAATGTTTCTGGTTGTGCATAGTTTACTTTGTCATCTTCACCAAACACTAAATCCTTTCTAAATGCGGCTTCGACACGTTGATTGTTATATTCAAGTCCGGGCAGTTTAATACCTACAAACCATGAAATAACCAACCCGCCTATAGATACAAATAATGCTACCCATACAAGTGAGCCAGGAATGTCGCTAAAGAATGGAATAGTAACTGAAGAACTTAACCCCCACAGCACTGGAATAAACGCAACGAGTGTCATTAACGCCCGCACAACTTGCAATCCCAAACTTTCTACAATTCTAGCAAACCGATTGCAGTCCTCTTGAATACGCTGTGATGCACCTTCAATTTCTTCTTCAACATTGCGCCAACGCGGAATGTAGTCAAAGGTCATTGCCTCTCGCCAACGGAGTCCGTATATGCGTGTAAACCACCCAGTGAGCACCGCTAACAGCACATATGGAAATGCTAATACAGCAAATGAGGGATCACCATCACTAAAATATTGTAAGCCTAGTAATTTTTCATAAAATAAAGAAATGCCTTCACTGGCATTATTTTTATATTCACCAGACTTTTGTAGTAAGTCATAAAATCCACCATACCATGTGTTTATCGCTACTGTTAATTGAACTTGTAACCATAACGATATAACTAATAGAGAGCCACCGCCATAAGCCCATAGTGCCCATTTCTTAGTTTTATAAAATGCTTTTATCATTTATTTTTGTGCCGATAAATTAAAGTGTCCATTAATTGAACTATGATTGATAGATCATGATTAAAATCTTCATTATCAGTATCAATACCGCTTTCTGCTAAAACATCGAGTGTCTTAATTAACCAACGATCAGATACTGTTTTAGTAAATTCATCATCGAAAATTTTATGTAGGAAATTTCCGTCAATATTGGTTTCGTCTATTTTCTTTCCTTTAATATCAACGACGTTGTCATCACTCATCTGGCCAGTCCCTGTATAATGCGTGTTGGATATCATCTGCTACAAATTGATTGAACGACTTATGTTTTTCATCAACCTTGCCTTCCACTTCATCTAAAACATAGCGATCAGGCCTGGCAACGCGATGGAAAGCTGACTCCAATTGCGACATGTCTGTTGTTTCAATCATAATATGCCATTCTGGCAAATCTTGTATACTGCGAAATCCTAACTTACAACGTGTAATACGATATGATTCGATTTTATTTTCTTCTTTGAGTTGATTAAGGAAACTTTTAATATTGTCGACAAATTCTTCGTCGGTAATATCACCTTCAATATTTGCCCAGACGTGATAGATATCCATAATAATACTTATGCATAAAGAATTTATGTTTAATTTAAATTGAAATTGTTACATACATTATGTTCTTCACAATCTTTAATAGAATTTTTAGCAACGTCTATTGCTTTTTCTAGCATTGCGAACCAATGTTCAGCGTCGATATAACCAACCCATCTTACAATTTCTCGCTTTTTTTCTTCGTCCCATATAAAGAACGTAGGAGTGGCATAAAGTTTTTTTATTTTGCCGTCACGATAGTATTGAATATAATCTAAGTTTTCAATAATACCATGTGTAATGTTAATTTCTATCAAAGGAAGATACGAATCTAATTCTGGAGTATAGAGTGGCTGTACTTGTGCCTGCCATGCGCGACACGACGGACACCAATCTGCTTCTACAACAAATAGTTGTAAACTATACGCTGTTGTTGGTATTAATAATAACAAGAATAATAATAATTTTCTCATACTGTATTTATTATTTAATAAATATTGATTATGGACGATGGCATAATAGACTTTGACAAAATATTGAAGTTAAAGAAGAAAAAACAACAAGAAATTGAAGAACTTCGTACAAGAATTAAAGAATTAAACAACAACAAATTTTGGATTGAAAAGGAAATTCAAATAGCCGAGTTTCTCATTTTTTCTATAGAAAAAGAAATTGCGCCCGGGGCAGTTGTAGCTGCATTAATCGAAAATGAGTTGAGAGATCTTGATGAAGAATAATATAGCATTTGTACTAGGGAATGGCACAAGTAGACAAGCGATATCTTTAGACAGTTTAAAAGAAAATGGAATAGTCTATGGATGTAATGCATTGTATAGAGAGTTCACTCCACATCATCTTGTCGCCGTTAATCCTGAAATGATATTTGAAATTAATAAGGCAAAATATAAAGGAGCAACCTACTTTGAAAATCCACACGGCTGGAGTTCTGGACCTACAGCATTGTGGTTAGCAAGTAACATTGGACATACCACCATCTACATATTAGGATTTGACTTTACTGGTTTAAACGGAAAAATTAATAATATATATGCCGGCACACCAAACTATCTAGACACTGATTCTGAAGAAGTGTATTATGGTAACTGGTTAAAACATACTGCTGAAGTTATAGAAGAGTTCCCACAAATAGATTATATTAGAATTAAAAACAACAATTATAATCCTGAAAAATTATCTATACTTAGTAATTACAATGAAGAGGAAATAAGTATGTTTGCAAAAAGAATAAACTTAGCAAATGATATCGGCCAAATTCATCAGGTATTACGAACTAAAAAAGTTTTTAATTAGCGGGGTTTGAAAGGAAACGATCTTTTTCTAGGCCATACTTGTCTAATATATAGTAATATAAATCTACATATTTTTCATAATGCAGTATTTCGTAATCTCTGCCGCGCCCATCTTGCGATCGTTCTAGCCATGTTTCTGGATTTGCTGATCCTTTTGACCTGTTAATAGAAGAACATGCCGGAACATGATTTTCCGAATCATTAGCAAACTCTACCCAAAGTTCTTTTGGTAATCCTAACTCACATGCTTCTTTTAAACTTACAACATGGTCAATGTCAATACCGTCGCATAGTGGATGAACACCTCGTTCATAGCCTGTATACCAACCATGTGTTGCATCACTTGAGTAGGATCGAAAGTTAAATTGTTCTCTAACGTTAGTACAACCTTCAACACACGCAACCGCATTAATGCTTGCGTATGTTAGTAAGCCTAATAACCCTAATACTAATATAACATTTTTAATAATATTTCTTGTTATCATGAATACATACTTCCATATAAATCTAAATAAGGTACTAACACATTTTTACACCAGTCACAATGACCTTCATAACTCGGATGCATCCCGTCTTCATAGAGGGTAATATTTTTATCTATAGACCATTGCAGTATGCTTTTTTCTAGAGGTATTACTTTAATATTAGAATATCTATGTAAAAAATCCAATGTTTGTGGGTACATCTCGTCTTTGTATTCTCCATACCAATCCCAACCAAAATATAATATTATTTCTTTGACCGTATTAGACCATAAGCCTATATTAACAAGCGTTTCTTGCAAATGATAAATTGTTCGGGTAAGGCAGCCAAATTTCATTTCATAATGAAATCTTTGATTGTTTGCTCTAATACTTATTGCTTTCCTGTTAAAAATACTCCATTCTTCTTCAGTATAACTTTTTAGTTTATTGTGATAGAACCACATCCAATCCCAGTCAGGTTTCTTCTCAACGTCGTCTTCCCCATATTTAAGACCATGAAACTCTACATCTTGATCGTCATTCAATAGATAAAAAAGTCTATCTGGCGCTGTTAACTGCCAAAGTAGTGTGGTATCTTTATTAATTAAATTTTTTGCATAAAGATTAGATAATCTATGGTGTTGTAAATAATTGTCTCCACCGCCTTGTGAAATATGTTTAATATCTAAACTATAGGTACCATTTAAATAGTGCACATAGCCGTGCTGTTGAGTTAAACTACATCCTGTTAAACTACATCCTAAAGCAACATATTTGTAAGGCGTTTCTTCTTTCGTTTCCATACACATATTTAGTGGGGGCGACTTTGTTAAGAAGGTGTCGCCCCCGAAACCCCCTACGCGACCGCTAATTAGGCGGCTAATGCGTAATCGTAATAATCGTCATTTGCAATTATATAGTTTGCTGTTTTTTAATATGGAACTGCTCCCATATGTCGTCCATTTATCCTCTTCACCCTGTCGAAACTGTGTCACCCCCGTAAAAAATTTGGTGGAGGTGCCGGGCACTGCCCCCGGGTCCAGAATGCGTACTTTCAACTTCATACGACAATCAAAATTATTTATATAGGTGTAGAAGAATAAAGGAATACCTGAGCATTCCTTTATTTAATTTTCTTTTCTTCAAACCAGACGTGTTTTCTTAAAACTGGATCGTATTTCTTTTTACGTAGTTTTTCAGGATTGCGTCCGTTTTTAGTAGTAGTATAATAGTAGCCAGTGCCTTCTGTTGACACTAGTTTAACTATTCTAATTGATTTACTAGTAGGATAAGACATTAGTATTGATTTTTTGTTGTGTTGTCGGCAAACGCATGATTGTCAATAACATGTTCTTTTGCTTTTTCATTTGTCATTTCATCAGATGTTTCCGGAATAAAAGGAACATCAAGATTTGTGTAAGTGTTATACCAACGTGATGATGGGCCCCATGTTGCGGGCCCGCAATCGAAATATGGTGTTTCAGTGTACCTATGTGTTTCTTTGAGTATTTGTTTTGAATTTGATTCTTGCAGATCTTTACAAAATGCGTAAAAAGTTTCTGCTTTTTCAACATCGCCTTCTGCAAGTTTGAGACACTCTAATTTTAAAGTTGAGTCATCCATAATCAAATCCTATATTAGTCTTGCCAAATTCTCCATGCACCGTAAATAATAGCGGCCCATGCAATCCAAGTAACTAGTGGTGAAAATAATAGTGCAAGAACACCAACACCTACTAGTACTGTGCCATCCCAAGTTGATCTTTCTGACCATTTTGCTTTGGCCCAATCAATTAAATTAAACATAATAAGCTCCTTTAAAATATAAGTTATTTATCCGCTTCTACTTTAACTTGTAGCGGATAATTATTATTTCGTGCCAAAAGTGTCACTTCAATACCGTGTTGTTCAGCAATTTCATATGGCAAAATAGCAACAATAGCAGAACCTTCTGCATCTACTTTATATGTTAGTTCTTGTGCTTCTTCTAATGTGTGGCTAAACACAGTCATAAGAACATTAACAACAAAGTCCATTGGTGTTACATCATCATTGATGAATATAACTTTATACAATGATGGCTCTTTTAAATCTAATTGCTTTTTAATCTTGGTTGCAGTATCAGACATTAATTATCCTTTTCGTAATCTTTCTTAATATTTTTATCTACAAAGTCTTTTAGTCTATATATTTTATATCTTGCGCCTTCTCGAGTTTGTCCACTTTGCCCTCGCTCCAGCATACCCTCTAAAAATTCAATAACTAGTGGGTTTCCTTTTTTCTTTGCTTCTCTTCCACGTTTAAGTTCTTCTTGCATTTCTCGTGAGAAAGGTATTTTATATAAACGAGTATTTCTCTCTCCTAAATGTTGCACCCATATTTCTATTACATGCCCTTGTCGTTGTCCATCAAGTAGCACAACTTTTCCTGAAGGGTATGTAGGAAGTGCATATCCTAGAAAATTATTTAACTTCACTATTGTACTATAGAATAAGAAAAAAATCAATGGAATTGTTAAAAACTTTATATAAAACTTAGCTGGTGTTTTTAGTAATGCGTATAATACTAATATTGCTAATACTAGCATGGCACCCAATTGTAAACCAAACTCGTATATAATATTATACCAGTCTGATAAAACGATTTCATCCGTAGTATAATCAGTAAAATCTATTATTTCTTTCTCTGACATAACTAATTAGTTCCCTCTTGTTGCCATTTTCTCAATTGAGTTGTCATTCCATCCCATAGACTAGGATCATATGTATCACCAATTGCCATAGGATGATTGCCATTATCGTCTTCAAAGTGTGTTAACCCATCTGTATATACAAATGGTGTCGGATGATTATTAACGTATTCTATAGAATATGTATAACTTTGGGTACCGTCTGGGGTTGCGATTCCATTCTCTCTTTGTACAACTGTAAAGTTAAATGCAGTAACTTCTTCGCCAGTTTCTGTCATTTCAAATTTGGCAGTAGTAATTTCTTTAAACGGATTTACTCTTACTAATTCAACTGTTACAGGTATTGGATATTTGGGAGGATTTGGAGATATGTCCTCAGGATTATCTGCTCCCGTGTATCCGGAAAGTCTTGACCGATGTGCATAATAGTGTACATTAACTGTCCATTCACCTGGAATCCAGCCACGTATAGTAGCAACTTCAACATTTTCATCTACTGCTACTATAGTGCCGTCTGCTAACATAAGTGTATCGTTTGCCGCGCCCAAATCATCTCTATCTAAATGCATTAAGCCTGATGTGCGCGATTTAAAACTAACAACATTACCTTCAGGATCTTTTACCCACAAGTCAATATCACTGTAATTGCCAACTTCCCAAGTCAATGTAATAATTAGTTCAGACTTAGGGTCTATTTTTTTATTCGTAGGTATAGGAGGTTGTATTAGCAAAAAAGAGATAACAAACAGAAATACGAAACCTACTAATGTATTAAAAAGTAGATCAGTAAATCCTAGTCCTGAAAATTTTGATCGCTCACGCTTTCCTGTGGTCATATTCTAAGTTTATCAATTGAAGTTTTGAAAGTAACGAACACGTTAAACCCACCAATGTAGTAGTTAATGCTGTACTCATACCAGCAGCCATGTCGCGAATGACTTCTTTTGCCTGTCCGATGTTTGATAAATCTAGATCGTTAAACGAGCCACCAAGCATTATAATAAATCCAGTTACTGTTCCAATTAGTCCTAGTGATACCATCGACTCGGCGAAGAACCAAGATACTTCTATAGATCTAAAGTTTAATGGTTTGCGTTTAGAAACTTTGTATGTTTGTAACCCTATATTGGCTGTTACGCCTGTAAACAATGCTATAATAAAGAAACTAATTTTTGTTTGGTCTAAATACCAAAGAGTACGCCACATATCAAAATAATATAATACTGCGGCACTACATGCTATTACGCAGGTCAATAACCACCACTTTAAGAAACTATTAGACTTCATTAATATATTTATGTAAAAGAATATTATTATAAATATTTGTACCATGCACGACAAAAAGTTCTTTTGTATAGAGCCTTTCGTAAGTCTTTCTATAGTTAAAGAAGATCATATTTTTCCTTGTTGTCTTAATGAAGGGCAAAAAAGCACTCAAAAAGATGACCTATGGAACGATCCTTATCTTGAAAATATACGAAAACAAATTCTAAACAACGAAGTTCCTGAAGAATGTCGCGCCTGTGTTGAACAAGAAAAGTTTGGTCGATATAGCAGACGATTACATTCTAATGATGTTTGGTTAGAACAACACGGCAATTTTGAAGATGCTCTTGAAAATGATGCTCCGTATAAGTTAGATTTTTGGACTGGAAACTTGTGTAATTTGGCTTGTAGTACTTGTACATATACAAATAGTTCATCATGGTTTACACTTCTTAAAAAAGCAGATAAAGCAGGAAAAACTGATTTACGTTATAAAGGAAACTATGTAAGTAATTTAGATTACTCTTATGAATTTAAAAAAGAAGATATTCCGAATATTGACTTTAAAAATATGGAAAATATACACTTCAACGGCGGTGAACCCTTGCTAACAGATTCACACTTTAAAATTTTAAATTTAATTCCGCCAGAACAAAGAAAGGATGTTTATGTCATTTATAACACAAACGGTACCGTCAGAATAGATTTAGAAGATGAAAAATGGAGTATTTTCAAAGAATACAAAAGTGTCGATATGTGTTTTAGTATAGATGGCATTGAAGAAACATTTAATTATGTTAGATGGCCTGCTAAATGGGAAGAAGTACAAAGCAACATTGATCTATGGGCTGAATATTGTTATGGAAAATATGATGACTGCCACTTTGAAATGAGTGTAAACATGGTAAAAACTCCGCACAATTATACAACGTTTGATAATGCCGTTAAATATGTCACTGATCGTTGGTTTACCAAACTTATTGCGATTCGAAACGCAAGCATTGATGAATATGTGTTTACTACTAATGATCATTCTTTTATGGATTGGTCAGACGCACAATTTGAAGAATACACAAAGACAGAAGAATTTTTCTTGCAAACAAAAAATTTAGAAACACTACGAAATCTTTGATAAATATTATTGACATATTAAAGCAAAGATGCTATAATATGTAATATAAGTGCTCAATTGGGAGGCTTATAACTTTACTCGCTTAATATAAGGAGGAACTTAAAATGACAGAGTATAGAATCACATCTGGGAATCTAATCCCAACACTTAACCGACACATGGTAGGCTTCGATCGTCTCTTTGGCGATATGGACAGATTGTTTACAAGGGGCCAAGCACCATCTTACCCACCTTACAACATCGAAAAACTTAGCGATACAGAATATGTTATCACTATCGCTGTCGCTGGTTTTGATCAAGGTGATCTTTCAGTAACCGTTGACAACGGCGTTCTTAATGTCTCAGGACACAAAGAAGATTCAGATAAGCAAACATGGTTACACAAGGGCATCGCTACACGCGACTTCCAACGCTCTTGGAACCTTGCTGAATTTGTTAAGGTTGTCTCAGCAGAGTGTAAAAACGGTATGCTTGAAGTTCGTTTGGTTCAAGAAGTTCCTGAAACCGCTAAACCCAAGGAAATTGAGATTAAATTTTAATCTTTTTAGGGAGGAGATGGAAGTGGGGGCAGTTTGCCCCCATTTTCATAGCAAATTTTGTATCTTAGTCGTTAGTATAATCTATTTTTACTAGGTATTCTTTCTGCTTGCTCTTTAAGATGCCGCTTGCGGGCAACGTCTCTTGCTCTTTTTCTTTTAATACTTGGCTTTTCATAATGTTCGCGGGCTTTTAGTTCTTGCAATTTGCCGTCGTTGTCTATTTTCTTCTTAAGTTTACGTATTGCCTTTTCAACATTTCCGTCATTAACCCAAACTCTGAGTCCTGTAATTTTTACTGGAGCCCGTTTATCTTTTTGTTTGAATGGCGCTCTTCTATTATTATTCCATTTTGTATTTCTATTATTCCAAGTTTGTGCCATCATTCCTCCAAGTATTGTAGTGGCTCTATAATATTTTTTATTCTGTTTTTATTTAATAAACTATATGATTCTGCGATACTATCATCGCAAAAGTAATAGCAGTTATTTTTATTTAACATCCATCCAAACACGTGAGCAATAATATGATTGTATCGTAAATCAATTATTATGATATCTGATTGTTGCGTAGTATTAAGCAACCAATCTATATTGTCATTCATAACCGGATCATAGATACATAAACTAACATCTAAATCTACATGTTTTAGTGTATTTAAAATTTCTCTTTGATCTTCTAAACCACATGCCGCAATTAATATGTTTAATGCTGATCCGTAATATTTGTCAGGTGGAGTTATAAGTGTAATTGTGTTATTCGCCGAGGACATCTTTACGTTTTAAGGTTGTTTGTAAGTATTCTTGTTCTTCTTCTGTAAACTCTGTAACACTTACACCATTATTTACACGTGACATTAAGTCGTCGATCTGTTTTTGACTTAATTTCTTTTGTTTGTCAGACTTGTTTAATTCTTTCTTAAGTTTTTCTATTTCTTTTTCTAACTTTTTAACTTTTTTAGTATCTTCTTTATGTACCACAAATGGTTTGCCTTCTAACTGTTCCTTTTCTACTACTTTCTTTTCTACAATTTTCTCTACAATAACTTCAACAGGAACTTCTTTAATCACTTCCTTTTCAACTATTACCTCTACTGGCACTTCCTTCTCAACCAGTTTCTCAACCTCTACTATCTTTTCAACTTCAACAGGAACTTCCTTTTCTACTATCTTCTCAACCTCTACTATCTTTTCTACAACCTTCTCTACTTCAACAGGAACTTCCTTCTCAACTAGTTTCTCAACTTCTACAATTTTCTCTACAACTTTCTCTACTTCGACAGGAACTTCCTTTTCTACTATCTTCTCAACCTCTACTATTTTCTCTACGACTTTTGGCTGATCAGTCTTTTTTTTACTAGCAGGTGGTTCTGTAGGTGGTGTTGGTTTTCGTGGTTTATCTGTGCGGAATCTTATTAGTGTCATATTACCAGCAATAACTAACAATACTGCTAATGGATCAAATACAAATATAATAACAATAATAACCCATCTTACAGCATCTTCCAGTAAGTCAGTCGTAATATCATTGCCATATATTAAACCAGCAATGTACTTAATTGGGCCCACTTCTGCTTCTAATTCTCTTACTTGGCTTGCTAACACAAAACGTTCTTCATTTAATGTGTCTATTTGTGTATAATAGTTTTCAATTTCTATCTCTAACTCTTTTACTTTGCCTTCTACTTCGTCTGCTTTAACGCCCATTTGCTCTTGTAATGATTTAATTTCATTATTAGCGGCGGTAATTTCTGCTTGTGTTTGCTGTCTTAACTCATCAATCTTTTGCTGATGTGGTTTAACTTTATTAGTGTAGTCTGCTCTTAATGCTGTTATTTGTTTTTGAACATCATCTGATACATCAATCTCTTTTTGTCGCAGTTCATTAATTTCGTTTTCAATTTCTCTAATTTGTGCGGCAAGTTCATCTCTGCGTGGTTGCTGTTCTTTTCTTAATTCTCTACCTTTTTCAACCCAATCTGTAATATTACCCCACGCACTTTTTTCTACACCTTTGTCTGTATATGCTTTAACATCAGTGTCTAATTGTGCTATTGTTTGATTAACACGCTCGATGGCTTGTTGTTTTACTACAACATCTTCTTGAACACGAGATTGTGCTACTTTAATGCGTTCTTCTTCTACGTCAATATTGTTTTCTAACTGCTCACGTAATGACTGTATCTGTGCTTCTTCTTGTGCTATTAAACTGCTGACTCTATTCCAAGCACCATCACGTATTTGCTCTTGCTGTTCTATTGCTCTTGCTATATTTGTATTGTGTTGTCCTGTATCATTACTTTCTAATCTAGTAATTTTTTCTTTAGTAACATTTACTCTGCCATTATAGCGAGCAATTTTTTCATCAATACGTTCTACTTGTGCTTGTGCTTGTCCTGCGCCAGTAGTTTGTTCTACGTGGGCCTTGGATAAAAAGCCAAAGATACCCATAGAGGTAATAAACATTAGCACAACAACCGCAAGAGTAAGATAATACTTTAAAAATTTAGGTATGTTGAACCAAAACTGGTAGAGCCACGAGGCAGTTACTAACTTACCTACTTCAAGAACCGCCCCCATAATAGCAATGGGTACAGCCGCGGCGGCAAATATAGCCATTAATCCTATAATGCTATAATATGCGGCAACGGCACTGATAGACAGCGCCGTCAATAGTACAAATAATGCAAAACCCATTGTACTAGTATTTATTGTTATATATAAACTTTATAACCACTAATTTTGCTGTAAATATGGGTAACCACACCGAGTGTGGTTATATTATGGAGGTATTATAATGATAAAGGCTCTTTTAAGCGCAGCTTTATTACTAGGTCTTTCTGGAATCGCATCTGCAGAAGGTCGTGATGTAGCTTGGGAGAATTTCCAAGGAACAGTCGGCACTCCTGGCCCTTGCGAAGTTCTAGTAAATGATAAAGGTAAACCATATGTTTGTTGGACTATCTTTCCAGGACCTGGTGCAGAAGGCTCCGGAGAAGATTACCGCAAGTAAACATTAATTTATTTCTATTATAGGAGAAGGGCGTACGGAATGGTTTTGCTATTAGCAGGATTACCGGCGCCCTTTTTCACTCCATTAATTATTATACATTTCCATAGCACGAATAAAACGTGTCATACCAATGCCACCGCCTACTCTTGGAAAGAAGTCCATTGCTAAAAAGTCTTCCAACTCTTTTTCAACTCTTTCTCTACCAAACGTATCAAATAGTATATTAGCATAACCGCCGTCACTAATAGTATGGAACATATGTTTCATTTGTTCTTTATCTGTAGCACGTTCTGCTGATCCAATTGTTTCTTGTCCAGCAATAATAACATCAATCTTTGCCGCAGTTTCGCCATCGTCGTTTTGTTTCATGTTCCAAAATGGACTTGTGTAGTTTGGAAAGTTTTTAATCATTGCTACACGGCCATTAAAGTTTTGGCACATTTTTTCTTCATGCTCGTGTTCTAATTCTTTAACGCCGTAAATATCACACCATTCTAAATAATCTTTAGCAACAATGTTTTCGCCATCGGACCATGTTAAGTAGTCCATAAGTTCGCGTTCCATCTTCTCTAAATCTAAAATAGTTCCTGGAAACTCAAACTCAAACATTGGAAATATTAGTTCATGTCTACCAGCTACCGGATTTGGCTCTTGCCTATAGGAGGTGGAAATACAAAAAAACCCCGGAACGTCGGGGCGTGTTAGTAATTCATGTTCGAGCCACATTTGGCCCGTTTGTGGCAGGGGCCATAGTTGCCCTGCGTAATTATAGGTCGCTATTGTTGTTGGATCTTCGCATGCCGCTAGTATGCTTAATCTATTTTGTGTGTGTACTTCTAAGAATCCTTTAGCCATAAAAAAAGACCTTAATAGGTCTGCGGCTTGTGTAAAGTGTTGTGGATTGATAAGTTGTGTCATTGTTTTCTCCATTCAAAATTTTTTTAGGCCTGTTGCCTAAACTGTTTCTATTTATATAAATAGTATAAAATAGATACTATATATGGAGTAATAATATGGCAGCAAACGGAATTTCAACACTAGGAACAAGACAAGCAAGGCAAGATGCAAAACTTAATATTGCTGAAGCCAAGCGACAAGGTAAGGTTGTGGCAACTGATGGCACAATCACTGGCGCGGCTGATCCATCTAAACCATATTATAGAACTTTAAATACATTAGACAAGAATTTACTTCCTAATCCATATAACGGAAACAATGTCGCTCCGGATGATGGAGCAAGTGCGCCTTTAACTTCTGGTAGGCCCTGGACTTAATACTTGTCTCGGAAGTCTGAAGGATTATTTTTATCATAGTCATATGCGCGACTATGCTTTTCTAATTTACCAACAGTTTTACTAGCATAATCCTTGGCAATGCCAAGTTCTTTAACTCTATCTGCCACTGCTCTAGCAACGGCTACTTGGTCCGCTGTTGGTGGATTTGCTTTGGAGGATGATAAGAAGCCTGACAGTAGATTAGCAACATCATCATCAAATTGCCCTACTACGTCTCTTAAAATATGAAGTAATAACGCAGTAGCGCCGGCTTCTTTTGAAATTAATGCAGGACTTTTGCCTGGTTTTAGGTTTGTTGTTTTAATTCGACTAATCATATCACTAACATCACGGCCTGCTTTGGTCTGTTGTGTTTCATAATCAGGAATAGACATACCAGTTTGTTTAATAAATTTATCATTTACTTCAGTGGCTTGGTTGTTTAACTCTTCGGCGTCTGCTACCTTGCCTTTTTCTTCAAGTTCGCCAGCTTTATCAATTAATTTATTAAATAATTTAACTTGTCGCTTAAGAATTGCCTGTTTTGCTTTTTCGGCTGCTTTGCTTTCTTGTAGTATGTCTGTAATTTTCATTTTACTTTCTAGCGTTTAACATCTCATCACTCATATCACCTATTGTACCACTAGGCTTTTTCGTTTTCTTTGCAACAGATTTTGGTTGTCTTTGGTTAAACTTATCTTGGGCAGCTTTGCTTGTTGCAGTACCTGCTACGCTTGAAGTTGAAGCACGTGGTAGTACGCTTCTTGCTCTTTTTGGTGTGCTTGTTGCAGTACCTGCTACGCTTGAAGTTGAAGCACGTGGTAGTACGCTTCTTGCTCTTTTTGGTGTGCTTGTTTTTGCTTTTGCACTACCAAATTCGCCGGCGGCGTCAGCAGTTTGTCCTGCTTTAACATTTTTGTTAACTATAGCTGATTTCTTTGCTTTTGCTACTGGTGTACCAGCAAACTCACCTGCATCCATTGGTGTTGGTGTTTTATCAGCGCCCGTTCCGCCAAATGCGTCTAAGCCAACATTTCTTTCTCTTTGGGCGGCAACATTTGTATCTCTTGCTAGTGAGCCTGCGGCAATTTTACCAATTGTGCCTCCTACTTTTTCATCTTGTCCTTTATTTAATTCTGCTTTATTTTTCTGAACATATTGCTTCACTTTAGCAGTTGCGTCTGATGTGTTTTTTTTGCCAAATACGAATTCATCAATTCTCATAATAATTATTCCTTATTTTCTATCGTCGTCACTTCGAAAAGCGTTTTGAGATGTTGAAGTATTTGGATTTTTCCAGGATTTCTTACGTTTACCATCTCTTACAACAACATCTGAACCTGCTTTACGTGTATCAGGTGATGGTTCAAACAAGTTTCTAAGATCACCGTGTGGGTATTTTAGACGTCTACCATCAGGTGCCTTATAAGGATATTGTTTATCTAAAGCCATATCTCGCGCCGTTCTCTTAGAACCTTGGGACGTTTTATATTCGCTGTCTTTCATACCGGCATTAGCCTTGATACGAGCAATAGTATCGTCCAATACACTTGGATCTCCCGCATAGGCTTCTTGATCGCCGGATCCTGCGTCTTGTACCGCACTTGGATCTCCCGCATAGGCTTCTTGATCTGTTTTTGCTACTGCTGTTCCAGGTGGCGGAGTATTTGGTAATTTGACCGCTACTGCTGTTCCAGGTGGTGGAGTATTTGGTCCTTTGGCCGCTACTGCTGTTCCAGGTGGTGGAGTATTTGGTAGTGGTGCTTTCTTTGTTTTTGCTCCTGGTGTACCAGCAAACTCACCTGCATCCATTGGTGTTGATGCTTGATCTGTTTTTGCTACAGCACTTGTAGTTGGGTCGCCTTCGCGAGCTCTTCTTGCTCTGTGCCCGTGCCTGATTTTGTCTGCTATTGGGTCTGTAGTAAACTTCTTTTTAAGCCAGCCCAATAGACCTCCAGACTGCGTTTCGTCCGAGGAACCACTTTTTTGCGGCCATCTTTCCATAATGAGTTCATCATTCTCTTTAATAATATCTAAAATTTTCATAATTATGAAATCCTGTAAATAATGTTTTATATATTTATACGTTAGAGTATTATTTTACATATTCTTTTTTATTATTCAGGTGGTGAAGGGAAAGTAATTAGGATGTATGCGGTGATATTTTATTAGTCGACGGCACACCTACAGCATTTTGTAATGCTTCTTCAAACTGGCCTGAATCTGCCAAAGCCTTAGCAGAGCCTTGCAATACTCCATTCAACGCAGCTTTTATTTTAGGATCTTGGAATTTTTGCGGAAGCGACTCGACAAAACTAGTCATTGATTGAATATTTTCTACTACTTTTGGTCCTTCAGACAACGGCAGACTCAATTTTTCCCAGTTTGCAGTTTCTTTTTCCATTATGCCCTGTAATTTTGCCGCGGCGCTTGCTACACCACTTGATGATACAGATTCAATAGCATCTGGAAGTAACATGTTCAGTGTAGCATTTAATGACATCTGATTTGCCGCTGTGTTAGCAATCGTTACACCGGCCGCACCAGGCCCTTCTAAATCCTCTGCGCTGTCGTCTGCAGATGACGTTACTTCAGACCAATCTCCAGTCAGTGCTTGCCCAACGTAATCAATTGGTGATCCTGCTCCCAAACCAGTTAACGCATTTTGATATTCTTGCAATGCTTGTTCAAAAGGACTCAACGTAGTAGTGCCGTCTGCGTTAACAGTTGATCCCATAACTGTTCCCATTACGTCATCAAATTTCATTTCACCATTTGTACCTGAACCACCGCCAAATTGGCTTGCTAATTCAGTCGCCGAATCACTTGAAACTTTACTAGTTCCACTCGGAAATCCTGTATTTGCTGGTATATTATCAAATCCTGAAACCACATCTCCTAGATCGGCTATGACTCCGTTAGATAATGCACCAAAATCTCCAGCAAAATCGCTAACATAATTGCTGAATTCCGAGGTACCAATAGCACCACCTGATGCTTTTTTAAAATCCAAAAACTGCGAGCCATCAGTAATGCCTGACGCTTTAGTTGTTCCTAAAACTGCTTTCATTTCTGATATGCCTGTCGGTGTGTTAACTTTTTGTAATATACTTGTTGCTTGGCTGTCTGTTAAAGTATCTAAATCAATACCGCTATCACGAACAGCATTTGAAACTACAGGAGATACCAATGCTGATTCTAACAAAGATGCAGAACTTTGATCTAGTGGTAATCCAGCCAATGTGCCAAGTTGTGATGCGGCATTTGCAAATCCAGCGCCTGCTGTTCCAGAACCAGAAGCCATTTGAGCAAATTGCCCTGCTACTTTACCAAGTTCTGAAGAAACTGTTTCTTTTGCACCTTGCACAGCGTTATGCATTACATCTGCAGATTGTGCTACAGCAGATTCTATCTGTGCAAAATTTTCTGTAAATTTTGATAAATCATCTGGTATAAGTTTTTTTACATGATTTTCAACAGATTCTATTAATGTAGAACTACCTAACGATGCCTGCATATTATCGGGAACCATTCCACAATCTGCTCCTAATTGATGAATTGCGTTAGCGTGTGTTTGAGCACAACCAAACATTCCTGCTTCTTGCCCAGTTGCTTCAACGTTAGCCAAATTCCCTATCATTGTAGTAGTAACGGCTATTTTTGATTTAATACCATCAATAAGTGCCTGTGTAGACGCTGGCATTTGTATTGCTCTGTTAGGATCGCCGATCGGCTTCAACATTTCCTTTAAGGCTTCTGTTCCTAAACAATTGTCGCCAGTCTGACATCCGCCGGCATCTGCCGCCGCCTTTTCTTTTTCTCTTTGTTGATTAAAGTCCGGTAGTAAAAAAGACATATTATGAACCTACTATAACATCAGGACTACCTACTGCCCTAGGGTGTCCGCATGTATCTATATCAACATCAGTTCTTAATGCTGGTTTACCTTCAATAATAACTGATTCACATGTAGAAACGGTTAACGCACTACAATGCGATCCTGGATTCGGGCACGGAGCGTGGGGCGTCACTGACATGTCAGGAACACCTGCTTTCCTTCCGTTTATAAGAACAGACTTTGCACCACCAGTCGCAATGCCACCGGCCGTGTTAGGATCTTTTTCTCTTTGTGCTTTCCAACCTGACATATAGTTATTTATAACGTATTATAATAACTATTTATTATCCCACACTAATGCCAGTTGTTCCTTGGATATATTGATCTGCCATTGGCTTTACTGTTTTGCCGATAACCATACAATGGGATTTGTCTAGTGTGACAGTAGAATCTAACTCCATAGTAAACATAAACTGAGAAATTCCGACCCCTTGCGGGCCCATTTGTAGAGACATAGGTTTTTCTATTGTGATATGAGTTTCAGTTTCGTCACTAAATCTACCAATAACTTCTTCACCAGATGTTAATTTAATTGAGATAACATCATTCTTTTTATAATTGACTTCTAATAACATTTGTACTTTCCTTGAATATTTTTATTGCACTAGTGCATATTAATAAAGCAATACCTCCGCCTATAACGATATCTGGAATATTGCTTTGTGTAAACATTACCAATAATCCTGCTATAATAATACCAACACTTGATAATGCATCATTTCTACAACATATATAAGCACTCTTAAGATTAATATCTTTGTTTCTATAATATAACAATATTACTGCTGATATAATATTTCCTATTAATACAAAAATACCTACATAAGTTATAGGGTGTGGATCAGGAACATATCCCGTCATAATGTTATTAAGGACATATACTAATGCCATAATACCAAACGCAAACATTATTATTGATTTGACTAACGCTAGTTTGGCTTTTGTTTTTACTGCTGATCCTATAACAACTATACTACTTCCTAATATAAGTGCATCGCCTATATTATGAGCACTATCACTTAATAAACTTACTGAATGAGACAATATACCATAATATAACTCTAATCCAAACATAAGTGCATTGATTAAAAAGCATATGATTAGTGCGTTGCGTTCACAGGCTTGGCATTGATCGACTGGCCGGCACGTATCATCGAGACATAAACGAAACATTATGCAACAAGATCATCAATGGGGTGTGCAATTAATCCGTGAAATCCGCCTTTAATTAATGTATCGTCTTTATAAATCTGAGGAACAGTTCTAAAACCCTGGCCCAGGATCCATTGCTTTGCTTCTTCGTTTGTATCTAAACTAACTTCTTTATATTCAATATTGTTTTCTTCTAAATACTTCTTTGCACTAACACAAAAACCACACGTATCTTTACTATATACAGTAATCATTTATTTAAATACTCCTTTAAAATTATTGGTTCTTCTCTATTTGGAAAGTAATCTTGTTTCTCTCCTTCTCTATATAAATCTAACGTTAAGCAATGCAAGCCGCCATCCCAGAAATAACAATGTCTCCATGGTACATGTACGGGTTCCATTTTATGCTTTTTTAAAAAATCTAATAGATTTTTATTTGTCATACTACTAACACACACATGGCGCTCATCTAATACTAAAACGTTAACGTCAAATACACTTTCCTCAACATACCCTACCCATTCATCTAACCAGGTATTAACATAATTTGCAAATTCTGGATTTGAAACCGCTTCAGGATGCCACCATTTACCGTTTGTTTTCTGTTTCCAATTAAAAAAATCTCGAATTTTTTCCCAAGATTCATTTTCTATATAACATACATCCCAATTTGGAAAGGTTTCATTATAGTCTTGAAAATCAAATACGCTTATAATAGCACCAGGCTTTATTGGATGAAAACATCCATCACTGTGAGAATATGGATTATCTAATACATTTATTCGAGTATCTGCAAACATTCTTTTTAAGCCTGCCCAGGGCATACAGCATGTATAATTTATATAAGCATCTTTTCCTAGTAAAAAGACATTTGCACTTGTAGGAGGGTGTTTTTCTATGGAAAAATTTTCTATTTTTAAATAATCATCCGACTCATTTTGAAAATCAAACATATTATGCAATTTATATCCGTTTGACTTGAGTCCATTTGTTATATTTAGATTATCAGCATAATTAGTCCATAGTTTATTTCCTATTACTATTTGATTATCTCTTGGTTGTAATGCATTTCTAGGGATTTTTACTTCACCTACTTCATTAATATAATTTTCAATTCTATCGGATTTATCAGATGTAGGACGAATAACTTCGCATCCAAAATCTTTTAAAATTTTTTCATAATTTGATAAGTCTTCGAGTGTTTCTTCTGCAATTCTTTGCAAAGGGTTTCTAACTTTTGCATCTTTGATATTTTCAAAGAAGTCCGGCCCCCACACGGTGCCAAGCATTACTTTTTTAAGCGGATCCCATTTATTCCAGATGTTACACTCTTTCATTAATAAGGCGCCTTTAGATTCCACATCCACCCGCCACACATGCTAGTTCTTGTGAACTGGTGGTCATATCTTGTTCTTCATATTCACTTAGCAATCCCCAATCAACATCTTTGGGCATTTTAGCTAATAACTCTTTATACTCTTCTTCTGAGCAATCTTGATATGGTGCTTGTCTGTAAGTATGATCGTTAAATGGCAAGAATGAAACTCCTGACATCATATCAAAGTTGTTATATACCCATGCACCTACTTCCATCCATTCTGTTTCTTTTACACTAATGGTTACTGATGGTTTGTGTTCGCACCAGTGTTCTTGATATACTTTCCATAACTCTAGTTGCTCAATAGCGGTCATGTCTTTACGGTATACACCGTTTTTAGGACCTTTAACTGGGAATGAGAAAACATAAGTATGGTTTGGTTTTGTCACATCATCTTCACAAGGAAACCCTGCTTCCTTCATCATCTTAGCAAGTGGATCCTTCTTATCAGCACGAATAGTTCTAATATAATAAGGATTGTGTCTTGCGTGAATGCCACTTGCACTATCAACTAGTTGACTAACCGTGCCACTTGGTTTTACACAAGTAATAGCGGCTGATTGAGCAATACCTAACTTTGAAGCAATTTCTTTGTTTGTTGCAACTGCTACTTGTTTAAGTTCTGATAATAATTCCTCAATACCTTTCTTCTTGCCATTCGTAAAAGCATTATCCATAATGCCCGTCAATGAAACGCCTAATAGTCTTTCTTCTTGGCAGTTATTTTCCCAACGCTTGTTAAGGTATTTAAAGTTAGTAAGTGTTGATTGGAATGTGCCTAAAATTGTAGCATTGATAACTTTGTTCTTTAAAGATTCGAGTGTGTCTTCTGGACGAACAACAACTTCAGATAAATTACAAAATTCTTCAGATCTTAAAATAATTTCACTGCAAGGATTGGTGCCAAAGTTATGCTCTGGATCTCTACGTCCACTTGAAGCGGCAACCTTTTGTGCGGCTTCTCTATTAAAGATACCACGCTCGCCTGATTTGGAATCATATAATGCTTTCCACTCTTCCATAAAAATACCTACATCTGGTCTTTCTGTATAACAAGCGGAATTGTTTGCTAACGCACGTTGAGTATTGTTTTCCCACCATTGACCTGCTTTAGCATGTCTCATTCTGTCATCACTTAGGTTGGATAATGAGATAAGTGCTGAGCGGCGAACGCCACCAACTACAACAATTTCAGCAATCTTACATGTAATGTCGTGACACTCAAGTGATGTTAGTTTACGGCCCGCGGCGTTTTTAAATATATCTATACAAAATCTAAACAAATCTTCCAATGGCTCTGGGCCAGAAGCACGACCGCCAAATGTTTTTAATGGTGCGCCTGCTGGGCGAACTCTTGACAAATCCCACTGAGGAATTTGTCCACCATATAGCAAATGGATAAGTTCTTTAAGTGCCTTTGCCCATCCAAGTTTAGAGTCACTTACCACGATTGTAGTTTCAGTATCATGAAAATCATCTGCAACTCTAGGCATCTCGTTAACCATTTGTCTTTCAACACTAAACCCAACGCCTGTTCCATTCATTAAAATATATAAAATCTCATCAAATGCTCTTGGTGTTTCGATAGCAACAAATGAACAATTATATCCTGCGATGTTTTCACGTGATAGTGCTTCACCTGCTGTCATAAGACAACGCATTGAAGGCATTATGTCTAAATTTAGAACAGCATCTTTTAATTGTGTTTTAAGTCCAGTGGGTAATTTGTATTCACATTGCTGTTTTAAATGTTCTTCGAAAAAGTCGAAGTATCTGCTAACTGTTTCTTCCCATGTTTCTCTGCGTTTAACATCATATCTGTAACGAGAGTATCTTGATAAGTGAATATACTGCTGATATAGAGTGGGTAATTGATGGGCCGCCATTTATTGATTCCTTTATTCTGTTATAACATTATACAACAAAAGTGCTAAGATGTCACGAATTTTTGTATTAATAATGTATATATCGTAATCACGATATTAAATGTATTTAAATGGTCTGTTAGAAAATTATGTAGGTAGTTAAACGTGTTTCTAGGTACACTATAGGCTATGAATGTAAATATTCTATATAATATACAAGTGTTGCGGCCGAACCAGTACTGGTAGTAGTATATCGCATTGTTGCTGTACCAGCACTGTGCGTTACTGTAAATGTAACACCAGTTGCTCCAGTTTGAGTAATAGAATCTGTTACAGTAGAAGCACCTGATTTAATTGCTATGCTAAGTTCGCCAACTTGTGATTCAGTACCTCTTGTTATACTATAATACATTTTTACATATTTAACTTCCGACTCAAGGAAAGTAATACCAGTAGACGTGGCTGTTTGATTGTCTAGTAATGACAGTTGATTACTAATAGTATGCTCTCTTCTACCAAATAATTCCTTAGTGTCAGGTATTAATACATATCCGTCAGCGTGATTTAGTTGCACTCTGTCATATGTGCCAACATCACCATCTGTTCTACCAAATTTATCTGATATACTTGTGCAATCTGAAACGTTTACGGAGTTAAAATTAATAACATCAGCAACAGCACTAGCAGTAGCATCTGCGTTGCCGTTATTGGCCACGTCAACAAATGTATTGCCTATAGAATAAATTCCTTGTGCGCGATCAACATCAATTGCTTCATAATCAATATCACGGAATAAAGAACTTGTAATTTTAATACTGTGTGGGCCTGTGCCTGATGCGGTTGTCTCACCTAACCAAAAACCTTTATACATTGTATCAAAGTTACAGTTATGGAATGATAATCCTTCGATAGCATCATTGGAATAAACACCAAGTGGAACACCCTGGAACGAACAAGCATTAAAAACTAAGTTTCTTGTTCTTAGTGCGAGTGTTTCAGATATATTAAAACCGGCCGGTCTGTCACTACTATTCAATCCATCAGTACTGTTATATGTGCCAACAAATGCTACATCTTCAAAATAAGAATTTAATGTAGAATCAATTTGAATACAGTCTTGAATTAAATGTGTTGAATCAGTAGTTTTAATAGTCATACCTCTAATCACAATATTTTGCGGTTGGGTTGCACTATTATTACCAATATTTGGAGCGGCTTGGCCTTTGGAGTCAACTGTACGTATAACGCAACTATCATGCCCTGCCGTTTTACTTGACGTAATAGACACGCTGGCAGTTGAATAGCCGGCACCACCACTTACTTGTGTAAATGATGTAATTGCGCCGTCTGTTATATTTGCTGTAAATGATGCACCAGCACCATCACCTGTAATTGTTACAACAGGGGCAGTAGCATAACCAGCGCCTGGTGTGGCAACAGTTAATGAACTTACTGCGCCGGCAGTGATAGTCGCTGTGGCTGTTGCATTGGTTTGTGTCTCTTCATATTGTATAATTGTTTTTCCAGAGCCATCACCGTATAATGTCGCCCAAGTAGGAACTTCTATAGGTGCAGTGACTTTATATACACCTGCAGGGAAATATAAACTTCTGCGGGCCTTTTGTGTTGTGTCTCTAACAAACAGTTGGTATATTGCTCTTGCAATCGCCGCAGTATCATCTACTGTGCCGTTGCCACTGGCACCAAAGTCCATTATACTTACGTGGTCATCAAGTCTATCTTGCAATGTTCTAACAATAGGAGCTCCCGCCGTTGCGCCGGTATCTACTGTTGCGCTTGCATTGCCTTCATAAGTAAAATTGATGAGACCTGCTAAATCACTGTGTTCTGTTAGAATTGCTGTATTGCCAACTACAGGTGCACCAGCACTTAACGGCCCATTACCGATGTATAATTCTCTTGTGTTGGTTACCCAACCCAATTCAGCATGTGATAACTGTGGAAGATTTTCTGCTAACCCTCTACGATGTTGAATTCTAGAAATTTGTACAATTGCCATATGTATATTTATACTTTAGGCATTATAATCACAGTTGCTACAAGCAGAGGCACACATATTTAAATTACCACAATCACCGTAGTCGGCATTTAGAGTCTGTAGAAACCTATTCTCTGTTGTATTTGGAGTCCATGTATTTGCTATTGTGTCAAAAAATCCTGTTTTGAATACTTCTTCTATACCACCATATTTTAGAGCATTGTTAGCATCGTTTTTAAAACCAAAAGTTAATAACAATTCTCTCAGATCGTAAGTGTACTCATTTGCAATTCTTGTGTGATTATGACCCATCATACAACACGGATAAACAAAGCCGTCTGCTGTAATAAAAACTTTAGATTCTGTTACAGCCATGCAATTTATTTTTCTATTACTGTGCTTTTTACTCGATGGTAAACCTCTCAGAACTTTATTGACATCAACGTTGTCATATTCTTCAATATTGGTCACTTTCCATAGCGAATCTTTAACCCAAATAAATTTTTCTGCTTCTTCTTCCCATGATTTATTTTGACTAACATATTTTTCTTGTGCGATTTTTAAAAATGATGTATATTCTTTTATATTAATTTGATCAATTTGGTTATCATCTTCACTAACAAACATATGTGCCTTATATTTTTTTGCAATATTGTATACAGGACCCTTTCCGTGTTTTTGGATAGCCTTTTTAAAAAGATCAGACAATGTTTCATTTACTTCATAAAGCATTGCATCTAAATATGGATATGATATTTTTATATCTGTTTGTTCTTCATTATTTTTGATGTTTTCTGTTTGATCAGTTAAGTATCTGTCATAATCTTCTAAGCCTTCCGCACCTTGAAGTTGACCAACATATTCTCCTTTACTGGTATATACTGGAGTATCTTCTGGCCTATCCGTATTGATAATTTCTATTTTTGCAAAATTATATTCTTTGGCAAGTTCTTTAACATCTTCAAATTGATGTTGATTATGTTTAAAAAGTATAAACTGTAAAATAGCATTTCCACCTGCGTCTATAAATGCTTTTGCGTTTTCTAAAACTTTTTTAAGATTTGTGTTTTGTCTATAATAAGAATGTACTTCTTGCGTTGTGCCATCTACTGCAAACCATATTTTCATATTTTTATACTTTGCAAAATTTGCCCAATAATCAGTACTATGCATTCCGCCGTTGGTATTAATTTCAATTATAATATCATTATTACAGGAATAAAGATAATCTACCATTTGAGGTAGATTAGGATTTACTTGGGCGTCTCCAACATTTCCACAAAATATAACACGTTCTAAGTTGGATACCAGTTTTGATGTTAATAAAAATTTAAACTCATCTAGCGACATGTGTTTTTGATAGGTGCCTGCTAGTTCTCCATATCCATAATATGCTCTACTACAGGCAGGGCATGCCGCGTTACACTTTTCGGTTATTTCAATTTGTACACTAGTAATATCTTTATATCTATACATCCAAATTATAATATTGAGCAACGCGTCTGTTCCATTCGTTAGCTGCGTTCTCAAACTCCTTGCCTTCGATAACAAACTCTTGATAATTTAAGTCTTTAGAGCACATTAACACAACCCCGGTTTTAATGTCTGTACCAAACATTTCATTGTGTGCTTGTGCGTATGCGGCTAACTGGCAAAAATAGTTGCTAATCCATTCTTTTTTCTTAGGTTTATTAGTTTGCTTAAAGTCAAGTATTGCTAAGTTACCTTTCCAAAGTCCTACACAATCTGTTGTGCCTGCGTATAATCCTTCATAGTATAGCGAGACTTCTGTACCATATATTTCGCTAACTTTCCTAAGTCCTTCGGCAATAATAACATTTGACATGTTGTATGCTTTTTGGTGTATGACATTACTGCCAACTTTGCGTTCATGGCTCTCAATATATAATTCTAAATTTTTATGCATTAGTGTGCCGACATTTGCGGCTTCTGTACTAATTTGCTGTGCTTGCGTTTCGCCAACACGCTTTTTCCAGTTTGCTAATGCTTCTCTTTCTTGTTGGGATTTAGTCGCGTCTAATATAGTTGTAACGCTAGGAACTGCTGATCCATCAGGTAATTGATACTTGCGTTTTCTATCTATAGTCGTAACACGTTTTAATTCGTTGTAATCGTATTTTTCCAGTAATATCATGTATATATTATAATTGATTTAAATTTAGATGTCAAGATTTATTCCGCATTAACCTATACGTCTGGCTGGATTATTCACCGTAAAAGAAGTATTACCAACTGTGACACTTACTGCTGGCTCATACCCATCACCTGGTTTTGGAAAACGGTAGTGTCCACGATTGCCATTGTTAAATCCTGTAAATACACCAGTATCTCCGCCCACAATAACAGTTGTTTTGGCATATTTGGAAGGCAACACTACAACAAGCTTATTATCTTTTTCAGATTTTGGTTTCCAAACTGCTCCAGCTCCCAAAGCACTGAATGAATGAATCCCTATAAAAGTTGTAATAGATCCGCCGTTGCCGCCGTCCTTGTCGCCGACTGAAGCCCAAGCACTTGCTTTATCATGATTCAAAGTAATATTACCGGCAGTAACTGTCACTGACGATAACTTACTAGTGACTGGCCAACTAGATACATTGTGATGTAACCAAGATGCACCGACCATACCACTTGATTGTGATGATGTTGTCGATCCGCCCGGTGCAGGCCAAGTAACTTTAATTAAGTTAGATCTTTCGTTAACATTTCTTTCGCTTCCCCGCGCTAAACCAGATACCATAAAATAGAGTGTTTCTCCTGTGCTTGGAGACCAAGACGCCAATGGCGGCTGTTTTATATGGTCACCATTTACGGCTTTTCGTGATTTAGTTACTTGTCCCGGGCGCATCCATTCCCACGTGGCTGCATACCAATGGCCACTTAAATTAACAAATACCCATGGATTTGCGGCGACCGGTACACCATTAATAGTGACAGTGCCTCCGACGGGGATCTCGTCTATCAACGAGCCACCAGTTAACAGTTTTCCTGTTGGACTAAATGTTGTTACGTTAGATACATCTTGGACTGTGCCATCTCCACTGTTTATAATGCCAGGCACTCTTGCGAAATCATTATCTACTTCCGTACGGAATAAACCAATTCCTGATAATTGTCCCATTGAATTATCAATGTTTCCTGCCATAGTATTGATTAAACCCATTACTGCGTTAAGGGCACCATTCGTATCGCCTGGATCTGCAAAGTCGTATGATCCGCCGCTTATATCTGTATTTAAATCTTCATACAGGTAATTCTCTGTTCCCATTGCTTGGCCGGCAGGTCTCATTACTACTTGTCCATTTCCTTTATCACCTAAGCCAAAAAAGTTTATCTTTGTTTGTGGGTGTATTGGCTCAGTTAATCCTTCGACTGGCGCAAGGACTCCACTAGTACTTTGTGTTAAAGCTTCGCCTGACCTTTCTTTAGGCCCCACTGGCCCCATTTGGTCAGGTTTGCCTATAACTAGTGTATCATCTATTATTGAGATATGATCTAATATCGTATTATTCCAATTAATTACCCATTTAATAGGTTCAGTTACTCTTGCATCAAACCAATTTCCAGGATGTATTTGGTATCCTAGTTTTCGAAAATGAGTAAGAACAGCATTAATTTGTTTGTGTCTTTGGAAAATCTGTGGTTCTTTTTCTTTTATAGCGGCCATAAGTTCTGGCATTGTCATATCTTGGGCATCAGGAATCTCCATAATGGAAGTGAAAGGATCACCTGTCCATGCCGCGCCATATTGAAATATTTCTTCAAGTAAAAACCAATGGCCATATGTATACTTGCCAGCCATCACTGGGCCAGTATCTACTACTGCCCTAACATTTCCTGCTTCTGACGATGTTTTAAGAACTTGATTAATGAACTGTACTTCTTGCTTTACAGATGCATCGCCTAATATTGTTCTACTGCGTAACGTAGTCGCAGGCGGTGTTTCAGTATTATCTCCAGTAGTACCTACAGCCGGATCATATGTATACCGTATAGTTGTAGGAGTTCCATACGCTCCGGTTGAGACTTCATCAGTATCATCAGTATTATTATCGTCAGTCATAATAATATTTATAATAGTTTTAGTTTTGTAAGATACAACTGTAAATCTTTATCATTAACACCTTTAACAGTGCTAGCTGCCTTATGTAAAGCTACTCCAGAATTATCTCCTCGTTTTTTATATTGTATATAATACTTTGCCGCCAACTTATATGCCTTATTTTTTATTGCTGTCATTAGTTTACCTTCATCAAGTTCCAATTCAGCATATTTGTTATTCATTACCGCAGGCTTTAATTTAAACCCTGGGTCTGGTATAATTATTTCATATTTGTCTGTAGTTTTTGTTGATGTTTCTTTAGGCATACCATCTTTTTTTAATTGTTGAAAACTGTTTTTACTTAATTGTTTTACCCAATTTTTTTGTTTCTTACCTTTGGGATTAGTCCAAATCAATTGAAATATTTTCTTTTTAGTAGCTCCAGCTCCCAGGCGATACTCTCTTTCTTCTCCTTCATCAAGTCCATGCCATTCTTTAAATGTTTTAACACCCATTGCGTTTTGCACAGTTCTAAACAGTGTTAAAGCATCTTTACTATTAGCAAATTCGAAAAGTCTCATTACCAAGAAATTTCCCAATAAAATGTATCATTTGTTGTGGTGTTTTTCTTTCTAACAATTGTGTACTTTTTATTGGTAAAATGACTCATTACTTCTGACATTTGTTCAGATCGTAGTGTGCTTTCTGTATTACCTTTCCATACACTATAAAACGCTTCACCTGTTGCGTCATCATTTGTCATTGGGCTACCTGTAACTACTGTGCCATTAATAGTAACTGTGGTTGTATCAGTTGCCGTTGTTGACAAAGCGTTACTAGCAACAGCGGCTAATACACGTAATTCTAGTATTAATATTTCTTGAGCAATTAACTGATTATCTTGTCCGCGATCTCTTGCGTGGGATGCCGTTGGAAAATATGCCATAATTTATGTTCTCTTCTTCAATGCTCTTTTAGCCATACTGTCAACTTTGTTTTGACTTGGCTCATCAATATTTGCTTCATCCGAAACATCTACTTCTAATTCTTCTTCTGTGTTTAATGTAATGAAATCTTTATCGAAGTTTTTAATTAAATTTTGGACTCCGGGGTCCATATCATAAATTTGTTTAAAACCATCAAAATCTATAACATGCCCTAAGTTTCTCATAGTATGAACTAATTCTACAAAACTTATTTCATTATCACCTATTTCTGCTGAATTATCTGCACTTTTAAGTTCGTGATTTAATACGGTAATCAACGCTTCGACCATGTCGTCGTCTACAGGTCCTTGCTCCGTCAAATTTAAAATTTCAGCAAATCGCATATTACTCGCGCTCTTCTCTTCCTTCTGGCTCTTCTGCGCCAGCCGCTACATCAGCAGTTGAAAACTCTTCTTCACCTGGAATTTCTTCACCTGGAATTTCTTCAACATCAGCACCCATTTGCTCTACAGGTTGTTCTTCACCTGTAATGATTCTGCTTGCTTGTGCTAATGTTTCACGTCCTTGTCCATTTGTATCAACCAAATTGTCTAATGTAGGAAGGGCAATGTTAGCATATGCTTCGCTCATCTCGGAGCCTAATTCATCACGCATTGCATCTAACAATGGTGGTAAATCTTCGTTGCGTAGTTTGCTTAAATCATCAACTGCTTTTTGTACTCTATCTACAACATCTTTAGATGCTAGTAGTAGTTCTGCTTGGTCTTCTTGACTTTCGTACAATGCGCGTAATCTTTCTGAAATCTCTACCTCTGTTGATTCTAAGCCAAGTTGTTTCTTTGCTCTTTTATCAATATTTTTTAGTAGTTGCACATTAGCCATGCCTGATCGCATAATGTCATCTAAAATATTAATTAGAGGAAGGAATGTTTTAACATATATAGCAGGAACAGACTTGCCATTCATAGCCATTTCAATAGCAGTTTTCGCTCGCACCATGTTTTGACCGCCAACTAGAATACGAAGTGCTTGCATACCTTTAGGATCAAATGTATATCTGTCGTCTTTCTCTTTCTTTTCTGAAATTTCTTCTTCATTTACATCTTCCGGACAAGGTTTCTTTTTCTTCATCTTACCTGCCGCTTCTTTTACTTTTGCTTTCTTTTTGCCTGGTCTTGCTTTCTTTTTGCCTGGTCCTGCACCAAATCCAGCATCGGCAGTACTGCCTTGGTTTGGAATTTTTTCTGCATCTGCGGCCTTTTCATTTTCAGGACTAAATTCTAACAACTCTTCAATATGCTTTTCTAAATTTTCTTTAATAAAGATCTTTGCTAGATATGATTTTGAGTTATGCAAATTGTGCCTATCTTCTGATAAGCGTTGCTTTTTAATCTCTTCATTTACTGTTAGGAGTAATTTTTGTGTATGATCTAGGTCCAATTTAGTAATGTCTACCTTTACACCAAAGGCATTTTGGACACTATTGCTTAATTCTCCTGCTGTTTGTGTTGTATTTAAATCTGTTAAATTCATAATATGTTTCCAAATCTGTAATATAAAATAAGTTATTCGTATTTATTAAAAAACGCAATTATAATATAGTTGCGTTAAGTTGTCTTTTGCCTCTTGGGCATTCCAAACGTAGGTTTTAACTCTAGATTCTATAAAATCTACTTTAAACCAATCGCTTTCTTCAGCATAATACTTAATTTTTTCTTTGGATATTAATAATTTTTCAACTGCATTGCCATATTTTATATCGCTCTCGAGTACTTGCTTATATTTTACTTGATCACCATTATTATGAAAAACAGCCAGCATAATAGCAGCCTTTTTTGTGTATATATTTTTCTCGATAATTGAATAACCTTTGTTATATCCTTTCTTAAGAACATATCCATTTTGTGTTTTTCTAATTCGAATATCGCCTACTTTTATGCCTTTATTAAGTTTTTTAATTTTTAAATAATGTAATCTTCCATGCTTTTCTAACTTCTCCATCATGTCGTCATACATGTCCGAAAAAGTCGCATCGATTTTTTTCTTAGATTGGTTCATACTAATATTTAACCGTATACGGTTGTTTAAAAAATATTATTGGTCAGCAATCATGTTAACAATTGTTTTACCACGATTACCAACTTGATTGTACCACTTACTATTTTGTAGTTCTTTTGCGGCAGTTTTCCAATCACCTTTTTCGGCCGCCGCGGAAAATTTTGGCCATGTCTTGTGCCAATTTGGACCCATATTATAAGCCAAATCAACCATCGCTTGTTTGCGTCTTTGGTCCGCTAAATTATAACCAGGTGTTGTTCTTGCACCCTTTACATGATGCTCAAAGTCTTTGTCAAACATTTCGTCTGCTTGTTGGTCTGTAATGCCTTTGGAAAAGTCTTCGCCAGGCTTAACTAAGTGTCCATAACCAATTGTGTCCTTGCCAACTGTGTCTTTATAAACTTTTAAGCGTTTGCCTTCGTGATGCTTAATCATACTCTTAAGAGCATTTACATCACCAAATTCTTTGTCATATGGATCTTGTTCGATTGTTTGTGTTATTTGTGTTTTTGTTTGTAGATCAGGCTGTGGTGTATTTTGATCAATTGAATGTATGCCACTTGCCGCCAATGCTCCAGCGGCCGCAACACTGGCCGCAGTTTTTTTGAGATCTTCGTTCAATATATCTTTATATAATGACACTTTTATTTGAGACTCATCTAGTTTAAAGTTGCGTATATACGCTATCTTACCTTCAACTTTTACACGTTTAAGAATATCCTTCTTAACTAAGCCATCAGCAATCCACTGCTCATGCTCATTTAGATCTCTTTTAAATACTCTCTTATCAGTGTATTTTAACAAATAGTCACTCTCTTGTAAATTAACATAAACTAAACTTACGTCAGGATTCTGTATTTGTGCAAATCTCATTTCTTTTTCCTAATTTATTTTGTTCAACTCATACTGCACCATGTCGCCTTGGTCTTCAACGTATGCGTTATAGCCTAACTGTCTAGCAAACTTTTGTACCATTCTAGAATAAAGGTTTGTTCTGCTTGGGTTGTCGCCTATATCTCCTTTTTCACCGGAAAAAAATATCATTTCGGGACTACGTTCTTTAATAAACTTTTTTATAGCGTGTAAAACTGTAGCAAATATTTTATAAGCATCGCCTTCACCTGATACATCTTGACTATGATTTCTATGAAACTCTACTTGATATTCCCCGTTCCCTTCATGATTGAACATAATAAGCAGTGGTGTGTCGTCAGGTAAGTTGGCAAATGCTCGCATGCCGCCATGGGGGCCCGGGCCCTGGAAGCCATCCGTTTCACCTGTCCATGATAGAGGATAAGGTTGGTCAAATGTTTCAAACAGTTCTGCTATTTTCATTTCTTACCGCCTTTCATGTTAAAGTTCTCGCTTAGGTATTCGTCTAGAGCATCTTCACCAGTTGGACTAATTGCCCAAGCACCATCGCCACCATAAATTAAACCTGAGCCATCTAGTTCATCATATAATCTGCTCATAGCAGGTGTAAGACTGTGTGAATCTTCTTCAAAGTCCATACCTAATTCGTCTGCTGTGGCTATTGCTTTTAACAATAGCATGCCGCCGTGTCCTTTATTACGAAACTCTGGGAATATTTCTGCAAAGTTACGCACATTATCTTCGTTGCGTGTATGTGTATATTGTCCTGCGTGTTTACCGTCTACGTATAAATCTACAGTAAAACCATTTTTTTGTTTGGTTACGCGAAACTGCTTACCGTCAACAAAGCTTTCGTTTGTAAGTAATTTTGGCTTTCCGCTACCAAGTCCTAACTTTTTAACATTAGCATATTCGCTTCCAATTGGAGCGTCTTTTGTGGCATTTTGTTTTGTAATAATGCCTACTGCTTCAGTTAATTCTGCAATTTTCATACTGTATTTATAGGTTATTGTTAGCTAACCAAGCAGTATATATACTCCGATAATAACTTTCTATCTCAATAACATCTAACAACTTTCCATTAACTATATCTTCTAGTTTAATAATATTATCAGTGTGCTGTTTAATTAGGTGAGAGAAATGTATATACATTTCTGCATATTGTTTTATAGTTGTAGCGTCACATACTTGGGTCATTTCTTCCCACGTGTGGGGGCGATGTAACTGTTTAAATCGCTCTGCGGCCCACATTGCTATGTCAAAGTCATCGACAGTAATACCTATGAAGTCGTGTTTTCGTTCAATATGGTAGGCCAAATCATGACTTGGAATACTACCATAATATTTTGCAATTTCTATTAGGTAATGATCTTTCTCACTATTATTTTTAAATAAATGGGGTTTTTTAAGTCTACTACGATCTTTTGATAACCTGATTCTATTAGAATCAGACCTGATTCTATTAGAATCAGACCTGATATCAGACCTGATTCTATTCTTATTAATTTTGCCATTGCATGAATCATATAGCATAGTAATAAGATCACCGCATGATCCGCCCATGTAAACTATAAGGAATAAGTCTTTCATTAATTGATTTATGATTGGGTGTGGCGTTTTGTTTTGTAACGAGTTCTGCTTTACCTTTACTATACTGCTCGTCATACCATTTACGTAAATTTTCTAGAATACGTAAATCTTCTGTAAGTAATTCGTTTATTAACATTATTTTTTCTTATTTATTGGTCAGACTAACACTTTCTACATTTAATGGAATATCACGTCTATCTAATTTATTAATTTCTCTAGACTTTTCTCCGATTCCTCTTTCTTGTGCAAAACTAATCTTGGGCGTGCCATCTTGGTTGACGTCATCAATATAATAATTTGCTATGAGAAACTCCTTGGTACTGGGATTGTCCGCACTAGGATCTTGTGTCGCGACTACGCGAGAAGGACTTTTAGATACTACAAACCAAAGCTCTGCCACGTCTGTTAATTTTGGTATTACCGTAAACTGTTGGCCCGGCACCATACCGCGCACTATTTGTTTTTGTTCCGCTTCCGACTTTTTCTTCATTAAAGTGGGGCCATTGGGATTATCTAGATCAATACGTTTATCTCTAAGATCTATACTAGTCTCTGTACTATCACCCGCATTAGAAGCCAGCGGCAAGGTTGTGCCTCGAACAGGTCCAGAAATTTGATATACTGCTTCTGTAAATAATTCTTCTAGCTTCATTTGGAGGCCTTATTTAACCGTTGTTTCATAATGCTTGCCGGATTAGTTCTTTTTGTTCTAGCAGATTTTCTCGCAATTCTTGCTCCTAACTTTGCTTTAGTCATACGTAATTTAAAACGCTTTTTGATATCTGGAGCCGCAAAACATTGGGCAGGTTTGGACACAATGCGTCCTTTTCTTCTGCCGCCGGTGCAACGATACTTTCGAACTAATTTATTTCCTTGGCGTTGCCATGCCATTTTTGTTTCGTTTATGCCAAAGAGTTCTTCTAAATACATTATAATGTATTTAGTAATTTTGCTACGTCTTTTTCAATTACACTGTAAGATACGTTAGCAAGAACAAAACTAAAAAAATCACCATTATGGGCGCTGTCTCTTGCAAGAAGTTTAAGATGCATATTTGGAAGTTTGCAGTTAGAGTCAACGCCTTCAAAATAATCGTCGTATAATCCGCTAGTTATACCTTTATATATTTTCACCATTGCTTTTTTTAAATTTCTAGAATCATACCCAATAACATTTTTTTGTGTTTTAATTACTAAGTAATCCATCATAGCCTCTTCTTGGGCAATGACATTTATAAACGATCTGTTGTCTTTGTCTAAAACATATTCTCGTGTATTAATAAATTTAAGGTAATACATTAAATTCCGTATACCAGACGAACAGGTATACGCCTTGCATAATTCAGTAAATAACCCATTAAACTGTTGAAAATTAGCAAAGGAATAAAATATTATATTGTTATATTCACACAAATCACGAACTATCGAAAAATTCTTACAAAAGTTTTGATATCGTGTTTGTATATCAAGACTACCGGTGTTTGCGTAATCTATAACAGCCCTGTTGTAAATTGCTAAAAATTCTTCACCCGGCACCAATGTGTATGTGCCGTGTTCAATTACATTTTCAAATAAATCAATAAATTCAGAATTTATTGATAGTAACGAATTGATTCCTATATCATACCTTCTCCAGGCCGGAGGTACCCACAGCACAATATTTGGTTTTATAATATCAATTAATTGATATAATTGTACTGTATTTAAATCTGAACTAGCACCAGGTGTACCAAGGTTAAAAACTTCAACGTCATTGGTATTAAATTGAGCAGATATTAATTTTTTGAGTTGTTCTGCCCAAGTGCTACTATCGTCTATTCCTAAACCAAATGCGTGACTGCATCCAATGGTTACTATTTTTAATTTTGCATCTGAATTAAAGCTAGGACCGCGATATCCGTGTGCATTTAAGGTATACTTGACTGTTTTGCCTTTCCAATACGGATTTATTATTTTTTTATCGTACTCAAAAAAATCAAACTCATAAGTTCGTGAAGGATTTAATATATAATTATTATAAATCTCATAACCGTATATATTATTTGGACCTGAAAAGTCTTCACCTTCTGGAAATAACGGCGGTTTAGATAAAGCTGATAATTCAGGATCCCAAAATCCCTTCGTCCACTTTGAAGTGCTACGATATTCTTCGTAATTCATATACGATACTTATTATTGAATGGTTAATAGATAGATCAATGCTGAAAATAGTGCGGTGATAATGGAGCCACTAAGGACCCACATAGATTTGTATTTGTTTTTTTCTTGGACTAGCAAGTTATGCCTAATCTCATCGAGTTGCTGTTCAATGACAGTCAAACGACTTTCGATTCGTTCCATATTCTCCTCCAGGTACCCGTATCTCTCTGAGCAAATCTCAACGTGTGCCTCAAGGCTCTGCCTTTCAATTTCTGATGGCATAACAACTCCTAAAATGTGTAATAATGCCTACCGCCCGCCCTGTATTATATGTGCCTTTTATATGCCTCTTCATTTCGCCTAAAATGAGCCTAAGTCTTTGCCTAGTACTGTATTTACTCAAAAATTTCTAGAAATTAACTAATAGTTTATCGGAGGAAGTAATATAAATGTTTTTAATTTTAGGGTTTAAAGCATTCCAAACGGGGGTTTTTATTTTAGCAGTTTCTGTTAAATTTAAAATAACTGGAACGTTTGTTAGATCTTTCATTAATCCAGATGCAGGTATGGCTTCTTCGCCTCGCTCTAGATATAATCCAGGTTGTTCAACAGTAAAGGAAGTAGTCCAAAAAACATGTTTTCCTTTAAATGAAGATCCAAAATTTAAAGCTTTGATGTCGTCTACTGAATATTTTTGGGGTTTTTCGATATACATAGGATTGCCGCGTAAACTAATAGTTTGAATTAAAGTTTCTAAATTACTTTGTTGTCCTCTACTTTTATTCCAAGACTTTTCATTATTAACCAATTGATTAATGTCATCTACAAAAGCAGGGGCGTCAGGTCTGTATTGTGCTACAAGGCCAGTTTGTGATATATCAATTAAAGTATGTATTGTCAAAAACTCACCAACACCTGAACCAAATCTGCCGCCGGCGGCTAATCCTTTTTCTCTTGCCATTTGTATACCTATAATATGCTACTATTATATTTAGTATAGATTATTTAGCCAAATAAAAAGCGGAATGTTACCATTCCGCTGTTTTATTATATAATATATTAAATTATAGAACGTATGTTTTTGCTGTTACTGTTGCTGATGCAAAGTTTACAGAATCAACTGTACCCAAAGCAATTAAAACATCTTCTAAGTGAGCGGCCAATGTTTCACTGGCTGAGCCATCATATGTGTCTGTACCGTATTCACCCTCGACACAAACTGAAATATTGTTGTCTGCACTATGTAGTGCGCCAATAATTACAATGTTAAAGCCTGCGCCTTGAATTGCATCCATGGCGGCTGCTACTGCTGATGTTGGGCCTAGCTTTCCTGAAACATCTGCGCCAAAATCAATATCTAAGTGTGCTAATGTTTTACCTAGAAAATTGGTGCTAAGACCAAATGATGCAGGTACTGTTCTTGTTACTGAAGCCATTTTAAATCTCCTAATCTAGCGTTGTTATCTTTATTTATATACAAAAATACAAAATAAAAAAGCGGGATATTTCTATCCCGCTTTTCTTGGAATCATTTGTTTCTAGCAATGCTAAAAACTGTGATTTTACGCTAATAATTAAGCTAAGCTAACACCTGTGATTGTTTTGACACTTAGTGTTTGTGCGGCAATTGCGTCTAGACGTGCTTCTAGTGCTGTCCATACTGCGCCTGAACCGGCTGCAATGTGAGCGTGTGCGCCTGAAAGACCTACTACGAAGCCAGCGGCTGTAACTGTGCCTACGAACTCAACTGTACCGTGCTGTGCAATTGCTTCTAGTGCTAGTTGTGCATCTGTATCTGTTGTAAAGTCGCCACCTGTTGAACATACCCATGTAATGTCACGAACACCTGCGTACTCTGAATTATCTTGTGCTGTTGAATAAGCTGGATTTGTATAACCTGCCATTTTTCTAATCTCCTATATCTTGTAATGTATAGATTTCTCTATACCGTTAATATTATTTATATCTAATTAGAAAAAATAAACTACGCTATTTCATTGCATATTATTTATTGGCTAGCCACTTTCCTATTCCTTTGCCTACCACATAACCACCGGCTGTCGCTAGTGCAATTTTTGCTGGTGTACTAATGCCTGTTTTTTCTGGATCTTTAGCACTTTTATCTTCATATCCACCCTTACGCATAAATCCTTCATATGGGCCGCGTAAATCACTTTTAGGTGTTTTGGCCCTCAATGCCTGTAACAATCTAGTAGTACCTTGCTTGCGCTCAGTACCATATAATCTATTCCAATCACTTAACAATCTTCTTACAGCACTATACTGCCCATTTCTAATACCTAAATTACGCTCTAAACTCATTAAAAATTGTTTGTCGAAGTTCGGATTAGCCTTACCTTGTGCCACATCTCTGAGATACCTTTTAAATTGTAATAAAGGCATACTTGCCCTACCAACTGGGCCAATTTGATTTGCGTATCTTTCTGGATTACTAAAAACAGCTACCCAGTTGTGTAAATCTGTTGCTGTTGATCTAATATTACTGAAATCTTGATATTGCAAAGTTTTTCTAGCATATTCTGATGCCTGCGCGGCTGTGCTGGGATCAAATCGCATTGCCTGCAATGATAATACCGTCAAGTAAATACTTTCTGCCACTTGTTCAGCACTAAGATTCAAACCACGCTGGGTGCGTAGTGCTCGTGCTTCTGTTAAATCTTTAATAAAACCCATCAACCCCACTCCTTTTGACTTAAAAAGTTTCTTCTTGAAAACTCCATTCTATCTACTAATTTTACGGCATTACCTATTCTATCAATTGCTACAAAACCCTCGGGGTCTGCTACCTCGTAGCCGCCATCTGTTTTATAAAATGTTCCAATACCTTCTACTTTGTTTAATTTGTTTACTAAGATCATTTTAATCTGTACGATTTGTTTATATATGCCAAGTATTGCTAATAATGTATTACTGTTATCTTCGATAAACTGTTTGTTTGCTTCTATTTTTTGTACACGCGCCTGTCCTGCAGGCCCTTCAATACCAGTTTTTAGTTTATCAATTTCGGCTTGCATACGATCATCATAATAGTTAATAAAGTCTTGCAAGAAATTTGTAGCATTGGATACTTGTCCTTCTCCTTGGCGAATCTTTTCGTTAATAAAGATGGGAATATATTTCATAAACTCTTCATTTTTCAACATTGTGTTGAATTTTGAGGCATTTGTTTTAGATAAAATATCACTCATCTTCTCAACACCGCGCCTTACAGAATCTGTTTCTCTTGCAGTTAATGTAGCAACGCCTGTTAAATCTTTATACGTAGCATCATCCATCCAAACTTTTTTGTTACCTTCTGGTGCTATTACACCATATTGTGTTTGCATGTCACTAATCTCAGGCCCGCCAGTATATTGCGTATGCCATACTATACCAAAGTCTGCGGCCAGTAATTGCTGTGCTAATTCACTGCCGACAGGGACAGCATATGTAATTTCTTGTGGTCTAAAAGCAATATATTTTTCCCCTTCAATAGTTACTGTTTTTAAATCACCTTTAGCAAACATAAAGTCGCCATGCAGTATGCCATCAAAGTTTAATTTTGGCAATTCTTTTAAAGCCATCTTAAACTTATTACGCAGGCCTGCTCTTGTCTTACCTTTTTCTAAACCAGCATCAGAATGGTTCTTGTCAATATCTTTAGGTGTTTTGTTTAATTTAGGATTTTTATTAAAAAAGCCGTGCTTTGTTGCTACAAAAAACTTACCGTCCTTTGGATCAGTGCCAGCAACAATAGCAGGAGCACCATCCCACTTAGTTGTTATTTTGGTACGTTTGCCTCCGTGTCCGGAAAGCATACCAGCAACGTTGGCCAAATAGTTTAATGCTTGTTTAGCGCCTTTGTATCCTTGCGTAAATACCAAGTCTTCAAGGTGTGTCATATGTGTGCGGTCTTCTTTTTCAAAAAGCCATTTAGATTCGTTAATAAGATTTCCTTCGCGGTCTTTGCGTGGTGCACGGTCCTTGCGACGTTTTGCTCTTGCTGGTCGTTCTTCGTGTAGATCAGATATCTTCATTATTAACAATATCCAATAATTCTGTTATAGCATCACTAAAACGTTTTTTAGTTGCTTCATCAACATCGTCCCAATCTATTTTAATCCAATCATCTACAACGTTTTCTAATTCGCCGGACATTTGATCTACAATACCACTTGTTTTACCTGGTGGGAATCTTTTATAACGTGGGGGCGGCCGCCTAGTTAAAACTTTTGAGTCTACGTACGGCGATATTTCACTCAGTTTCACTGTCGCCCGCCTTGCGAATACTACGCACAAATTTTTTATTATCTTGTCCGCGTATACTATTAAGAAGTCGTCTTTCTAGTTCAGAAGCAGTAGCATGGTCATAGTTTTCATAAATATTATTAATAAGATTTACTGCACTGTCAATGATATGTATAGCGCGACTTTCAATAATCGCACTCTTATTTTTCTCGCTATATAGAGAATTCAATTCTTCAAGTATAGTTCTAGTTTTACGTTTCATATTAATATACACTCTGTATATATTTAGTTAAATTTCCACTATTAATTGTTAAATTTTGCTTTCTTATTAATAGATGTCCAACCAAATCCTCTAACAGAGTAGTAACAAGAAACAACTTTCCAACTTGGAATTTTAGGTTCTGCTGATTCCATTCCCAATTTGAATATATTGTCTGCTTGTTTTCGAAGGCTTTTGATACTTGTTTTGTCTAAAGCGCCTTGGTCTTTGTGTTTTCTAATAGCACCGTAAAGAGCATCATGTATAACTGCACCACGGGCAACATCCCACGGAGAAATAATACTCCACATTGCTCTGGATATTGATGCTAAATCTGTTTTATATCCAACTGGAGCTGTGATCATAATATGATCATCAGTTTCTCTAATTTTTACATCTGTAAGTTTCCAAACTGACATTGAATTAACAATATCAGCAACTCTACTTTTTTCAATCTCAAATGTAAGAGACTCAGTTAATACCCATTCTCTCGGGCCAAGAAAATCTGCTTGTAAATAATCATGCCACCGCATAGTATAAATTCCTGTTAGGTTGTTTATACTATTTATAATTCCTCGTTGTTTCGCATGTTGCTGAGTAGAGAACGAATTTTACTACCACTTGCTTCTGCTGTAACTTTGGGAGCATCACCTGCACTACTGACTGTTGCACTTCTGTTAATTTTGTTGAATATGTCTGTTTGGGATCCTGCTGGTGTATATTCTGTGCTTTCATCATTTTGATATGACTGTGCATCTTCTCCCAGATCTCTAATACGTAAACTTTCCAAATCAAATTCTAGATCAAGTTTTTGGCCAACACCACTACTACTTCTAGTTTTCATAAACTGTATTTGATATCTTCCACGCTCACGCATTGCTCTACTTGTAAAAATACCAATAACATTGTCTGCTGTATTAACTTTACTAATACCGCCTGCAATATGTGAATGATCAAACTCAATTTCATCCACAGCACCTCTGTTTAACTGCGATGCTGTAACTAATACAGTGTCTAGTTCTTTAGCAAAGTTTCTTAGTTCTTCTGCTACATACTTGTCTTTAACAAACAAATCACTTGGTGCTACTTTAGCACTTACCGGCATACACAGATCTAAGTAATCAATCAAAATCGCATCTGGCTTTATACCCTTTTGCACACTTAATTCTTTTACATAACTGCGAAAATCATTAATGTTACTTTGTGCTGGCATATACTTAATTTGTAATTTACCCGCCTTCTTAGATACTAACTTAATTTTCATTTCAACTGTATCAAGATCTTTAAAAATTTCTTTTGTTGCAATGTTAGATATCATACTGTCAATACGCATTGCTGTAAGTTCTTCGCTTAATTCCAATGTAAAATATAAAACATTTAATCCGGCCAATACCCAGTTAACTGCTACGTTTTGCATAAACAAACTTTTACCACTACCACTGCCACCTGCAAAAATATTTAACTCGCCCTTGTTAAAGCCACCAAACAGTTTCTTGTCAAACGTTGGCCAACCTGTGCTCAACTGTCCGTTATTAGATTTTAGCGATAGTAGTCTTTCTCTTGGATTGTCCCAATAGTCTGTACCCATATCTTTTGTAAGACCAATCTGTACTGCTTTCTTAATTTTAGACTCAACTAGGTTGTAGTCACCCTTTTCTAATAGATCAGCACTATCTAAAATTGCTCTCTCAAGTTCTTTATGCCTACTAAAAGTTTCAAACTCATCCATTAACCAATTAGTGTGGTCTTCTGCTACTTCTTCTATAATATTTAATTTAGAACCTGTTTTACTGTTTATTTGTTTTATTTCGGGCAAAGATTTATATTCATTCACATATTCTTTTATAAACTTTGCTACTGGACGCAAACTTCTATCAAAGTTTTGCGGATTAAAAATGTTCTGTACTCTTACGTATGCTTCCGGATTTGCCACAAGCATTTCAAGATACAGTTTTTGTAGATCTACGTTATACTCTTTGTTCATTTAGTCTTTTCTTTGCCATTAAGTTTATCTTGAGACTCGATGTCTCAACATTATCTATTATATTTTTTAGTGTAAATATTCTACCATATTGGACTATTGCTTCGTTTATATCCTTACAAGTGTCGTGCCACGTTGGAAAACTTACGTCCCAGTTATATTTTAGTGCTTGCTGTATAAGTTTGTTTCCGGCACTATCGTTATCAGGTACCATTATAACTTGCCTGTTTAAACTCTCAATCAAATCAACCTGTGCATCACTTATATCACTGCCTAGTATAGCAACGCCTTCTACAGCAATAGCATCAAATGGGCCTTCTGTCACAATAACAAACTTGCGATCTTCTGTTTGCCCATCCATATTAAACACAAACCCCTGTGGTGTGCTAGTAAAATATTTTGGATTACCACGCACAGTTAAACGTGCGGTGTATCCTACAATTTCTCCTTTCCAAAAGAATGGTATTATTACACGCCTGTCAAACTTTGTTTCTGTTATTGGCGTCCAATAAAAATTGTAGTCATTAATACTTAGCCCTCTGTTTGCCAAATACTTTACAATTTGGGTATTATCGCTTTTTAGCAGGTTGCTTTCTTTTGGAAAATCTTTAAGTTCAAAGTTAAACTCTGTTTCTTCTTCAATAAGATCGTGTTCAATAGCAGTTTCTTTTAACTGTATTGCTGTTAATACAAGGCGCTTAATATCACCTTCCGGAACACTTAGCCACGACATTAACTGCCGCATTTTTCTGCTTAAATGTCTTCCGGGTTGCCAGCCTGTTTTATACCCACAGTTGAAACAATTATATGAGATCGCCTCACCGTTGATTATAATACCGCCTCGGCCACGCTTATCTTGTGTTTCTCCGTTATGTATGCAACAAGGCGCATTAAATGAATTCCAGCCACTAGAACTTTTCTTTACCCTTCCAGGCAAATTGTTCATAATAACTGACTGTACTAAGTTCATAGTACTATTATACAACCTGATGTGCTATATGTCAAGAATCATAATGATATTATTCAATAGCAAATGAATTAGTAATATTTGCTATACCTTCCTGGGAAAAAGAATGATAAAGATATTGTTCAATAACAAATGAATGACTATATAATTTATTATTAATTTCAATGACGTCTATAAAAAATCCATACTTTTCATTGAAAAAGTTTAACTTTTTTACTAATTGGTCTGCCATAAACTTTAGAAAATAATAATGCTTATCTAGATAATACGAAAATGGTGCCAAGTCATAGCTATTTTGTTGCCTCTGCAATTGGTAATGGTTATACAGTGCCGATATGTTCCTAGATAAAAAATAATCTTGTATGTAATTTGTATCCATTATTAAATTTACATCTATCAAATCTAAATCTACATCTTTGTTTATAATACTTTTATATGTGCTATCAATGCCATTTAATGGAATTTCCTCGCCAAACGAATAACTTGAATTACTAAATTTAATAAATCTTATCTTAGATAAATTGTGTTTTTTTTGATAATTAATATCATAGGCTGGTGAATTTGGAAGTATTATCCAGGGATGAAGTAATACCAAGTCTATATTAACGAGAGAAAATTCTTTAAACATATATATATTTTTTTCTAAGGTGGCGCCTGGTAAGCCATTTATAACCTCTGCTTTTATATATTGTCCTGCTTTTTTTAATGTTTTTATAAGTTCTTTATTTTCTTCCCAAGTAATACTTGGTCTATTAATATTATCCAAAACTTCTTTATCTATGTGTTGCAAAGAAACTTTAGATATGCTGCCTTTGGGTGTTTTTGAATTTTTGGCTTTATATAACTCAAGTTCTAATACACGATCTTTATGTAATTTTGCATTACTAGGATTTTCAAAATAATGGTAATCATTACTAAAATTATCATGGCCAAACTTAACTACATCTACGTCATCTTTAAGTATTCCCACATTTGCATCCGTAATCATAAGAACTACATATTTAAGTTTTGATAAAAATTTTATTTCTTCCCTCCAATCCAATGTAGCTACATTAACTTTATGATGTAACCCAGAAGACCAGTCGCAAAAAGTACAAGCATACGGACATCCTCGGACTCTTTCCCATGGAATAAATATAAACGAATCCGAATTACTGTCATTTTGTTTTGCATCCAGGCCTTTCGCCTCTAACCATTTTACTCTATTCTTTTTTGCAACTTCATACTCTTGTAGTAGATCTTGTTTTAAATCCAAGTAAGGATTATATGCTAGATGATCTTTAAATTTAAAAATCTTATACCGGGTTTTAAACTCTTTAGTTATTAAATTAGGAATAGTCTGCTCGTTTATTGGAGTAATAAAACTATCTAATAGCATTTGGAATGTTTCTTCACCATCTCCATAACAAACATAGTCAAAATAAGGATTCTTTTTTGCGTATTCTGTGCCCAAAACATGTTCAACTTCAGGACCACCTGCTATTATAATACAATTAGGAAAGACCTTTTTAATTTTCTTTGCTAATCGAATCGAATTATTAGAATTCCAAAGATAAAGGGTAAGACAAACAATATCAGGTTTTTTTTCTTTGATTACGTTAAACGCTTTATTAACTTGGTTACCTTTTGTGTTGGGGCTGAACCCATTCTCATTCGGTAACCAGGTATAATTTTTATAATGTTTTCCTGTCTTTTTATAAAAAGATCTTAAACTATAAGAAACTAAACTGATTATGGGGCCGGTGTATCTCGACTGATCCGTGCCTGTATGTAAATTAATAAACTGCACTTTCATAACGTATTATATATTACATTATTATTTAACAATGTTATGAGCGGTAAAGAATTTTTTCCATACTACCTGCAGTTGGTGTGTGTACAAATCGTACTCTGTTATAAACTCCATTCCAGTTAGTATATGCAATGCCGGTTTTTGATGCCAAAGTTACAGTTTTAATGTCAAAATAATCGGCAGGCGCCACATTATCATTTAATGTTGCTTGTACTTTGATATCACCACTGTAACCATTTACATAAAATGCGGCAGTATGTAATCCTGTATTTTGGTTTAATTTTGACTCTGCCACTAAAGGATCACTGGTATATGTACCGCCTGCTTCCTGGAAGTCTGCTAATTTTAATTCTAGACTTTCTTTTATGTCTGGGAACACTCCATCTAAGATTTGTAATTGGCCAATAACATCATATGCGCCGTCTACGTACCCAATCATTTGATTTTCTTCACCGTCTACAACCTTCACTGAATAATTTAGATATTGGCTATCTAAATTTAACAAATCACCTTCTGTAATAGTAACCTTTGCCTTGCCATTAATACCATCTACAATCGTTGCTGTTTTATTTAAAAGCACACTTGTTCCGTCCGACGAGTTTAGTATACTAAACGTAATCGTCTTGTCTGTAATGGTTAAAGTTTTTTGGTTATCGTTTTTCAATTGTATTTGTATTGTGTTATCAATACCTTTGTATAATTTAATCGGATGATTATACATTTCATACCCCCAATGTTGTTTGTCAGTGTCAACCTTAATTTTCAAATTAATAATTTGGTCATATAAATAGACAGTAGTAACTAGCATTTTATAAAATCCTTTACTATATTTATTTTATGTCTAACATTTATCAAGAACTAACCGAGAAATACCCGTTTATAAGTTATATCAAGTATGTTGATAAAGAGTTTATTGGCATTATTTTAAATAAAGATGCATCAATTATTAGTATATATGACTATAATGCGCTTCCTAGCATTAAAGTAAAGCAAAAATTTTTAGAATTGGGAGATGTCTGGTGGTGGGAATCCAATAGATTATTTCCTATTAACGTTTTTCTTAAAAAAGAATTTGTACCTTTCAAACCTTATATTAAAACATTTATGGCGAAAGATGTAGAAATAGTCCATGGCCCATATGTTAGTATGAATGAACTTGCTCAACGCAGAACAAAACGTAGAAATATTCAATTAGTCCAAAAGGTAAAATAGGTAAAATGAGTGATAATGCACATCAAGTACACAATAGATCAATTATTAACACTAAACAGTCTAAATTACAATGTAGATTAAAATGGTCACTTAGCACCATATTTTTAACTACAAATACGACTGCAAGTTGCCATAGATGTGATCATAATCCAATTACGGAAGATTTTAATTTTCATAATACTCATCAAAAGGTACATGCTCGATTGCAGATGTTGCGCGATGAGTGGCCAGAGTTAGGATGCGAACACTGTAGAGTTATTGAGCAGGCAGGAGGAATGAGTGATAGACTCTTACATGACGACATGGGATTTGCCCCGTCATCTCCGCCTGAATTATTTGATAATCCAAATGCAGTTCATGTTACTCCAACGCAACTTGAAATATATTTCAGTAATCTTTGCCAATTATCCTGTACATATTGTGGTTCGTATTTTAGTAGTACATGGGAGGCAGAAGACAAAAAATATGGTGACATACATGATTTCATGTATCCTGATGACCACAAGGCCGGCCGGCCTAATTATCAAGAACTTAAATATTTAGATAAAGTATTTGACTGGTTAGATAAAAATGGCCAGCACCTAAGATCATTATACATTTTAGGGGGAGAACCCTTTATACAACCACAGTCTGATCGTTTGTTAGATTTCATTGCAGGAAATGGTGATAAATTTAAAAATTTAGATTTATTCTTTTTTAGTAATCTATCAAGTGATAATATAGAACCAAAAATTATTAAATTAAAGCAACTTCTAGAAGAGGGTAGATTACACAATGCTCATATTGTCGGCAGTATTGATTGTTGGGGTAAGGAAGCAGAGTATGTAAGATATGGACTAGATATAGAATTATTTGATAAAAACATGAAATATATAATCGACGCCGGACTTGACACTACAATAAACATATGTTGGTCTCCTATATCTACTTTTACTATGCCTGATCTTATTGAAAAATATCAAGAATGGAATCAACGACATATTACGAGAGGGAAGGAATGGGGTATGAATATTAGTTTAATGCAAGCCTCTGGTAAAGACTGGATGCACCCTTCAATATTTGGTCCGAAAATTTTAGATTGGGGATACAACCAATCAATTGACATGTTAATAAATATTGCAAACGAAAATTCTGAAAGCACAACCAGGGAATCTGTCATTGAATATCTTGAAGGAATAAAAAAAGCAATTGAGTCGGATATTCCTAATAAAAAAGCACAACAGGAATTACATAGATATCTAACAGAACTGGATCGCAGGCGTGGAACAGATTATAGAGAACTTTTCCCTATAATCTACGAAGAGATTCATAAGCAATAAAACATAAATACAGTTATGCGTTTTAATGAATTTAAATTATTTGAAGCAAATTTATCGTTTGGTGATTTCCATCAAGCTGCTGAAGAACGATGGGATGTTTTTTTAAATCGCGTCAAAGGAAAGATTCCATGGGACGGCACAATTGCACCTACTTTGGGTGGGCAAGAATATGATTATCCCAAAGCAAGATCCGGAACGTATCCTTATAATATATACATTGGATACGCAAATGCCACCAGCCAAAGTAAACTTTTAAAGTCAATTCAATCAGGATCCTTCTATGGCTATCTAGACGGTAAATCTTGGGTAGTACCGGTTTATGATCCTAAAACTAATACACAATTAGACAATTATAGAATTTCAAATCTCTTTAAAGATCATCAATTTGCCGAACCACATCGTATTAAAAGTAAAGATCAAATCGCAAATTTTGGTAATTTAACAGAATCCTTGGCAGGTGCAGGTTTAACAGCAAAATTTACTAAACGTGTACAAGGCGGAGTCCAGCCTATCGAAGTTAAAGACATTCTTAAAATAATTTCAAAATTAACAGTAGATAATAGTAGTAGTCAAGAAGTAAAAATTAATTCAAAAGAATTACACAAAGAAGACGTGGTGTATGCTTCTGCAGAATATAAAAGTAATTTACAAGATAAAATTGTTTGGAGAATTAAAACTCAAGAACAGGCTTTTAGGGAACTAGTAGCGATTGGAGAAGGGAAGCATTTAGATAATCCAAAACTATTAGGCTTGCTTGGGGCAGTTGCAAATTATGCTAATTCTCGATTAATGACGCAATACTCTAGATTTTTTGCAACGAATCTCAAAGTTGATGAGATTATAGTAGATACCGACGGTATAGGTGGTGCCGCTTCCTTGCAGTCTGGAGGAGGTACTAAAGCAGACCTATTTATAGTTGCTAACGGAAAAAAACTTAGATATGCAAATCTTTCATTAAAAGCCACTAATCCAGATATTGGACAACAAGCACTTGTTGGTAAACCACAAGGAAACCTAACAGCAGAAAAACTAAAAGATCATTTGTGGAACAATTTGATAACTTTATGGAAAGGGTTTGACGATGGTACAAACTATATCAATGTTGAAAATATACTTTCAAAAGAAGAGTATTTAAATTCCATTGGTATCACTAGTGATATGGATTCTAATCAAATCGAAAAGGCAATAAACAGCCAATTACAAGCTAGCCAGAAAAAGGTTCGGCCCGGTATACAAAAAATGTTCAGCGCAGTTGCGAACAATATTAAACAAATTTGGCTTAAAAACGATGATTCACAATCAGAATACGATTTTATACAAGCACTGGTAAACTTTGTTGAATATCATGCAGCCAGAGAAGATAATGTAGAGTTAGTTGATTTTAAGGCAACCGGCGATTATAGTGTCCATTCTTTTAAAAACTTATATAAACTACTTAAAGATATAGATTTTGATGTCGGGGAATATAAGACAAACGCGGGTAACGTAGGATTTAAAGTTTATGATATCAATAATCCAAAAGATGTATTGGTGTCTTTATATTTTCAGCCGAGAGCAGGGCAATCCACATATAAACTGGCTGTAAAAAAGGGACCTCTACTGAAGAAAGTTACTAATGTGAGTCACAAACGTAATAAGTAAGGTATATATTACTTTAATAAATTCATATGCACAACCACTAAATGTGCATAACCTACTGAGTGACTCTTTTTAAAATAATACGAATTAGGATCAGTTGGTACTTTCCAAACTTCTTGCCCTATTTCCTTCCACGTTCTATTTGCTAGATAGCGTTTAGCAGGGCGTATTACTGCTAAAAACATTGCCATTCTAGGAATACTGTCAGGCATCATCTTCTTTATTAAATCATAATGATTGCTGATATGTATAATCTGTTCAGTATATTCTCTTTCAGCAAGTCTTTCCCACGGTGGCTCTGTAAACATTAAATCTATTAAATGTTCTTCGCTTTGTACTTGGTTGTATATATTAACATTAAGTAAATCTAATTTAAAGTATCCTCGCTCTTCTGCGTCCTTATGATCGAGTGAGCAAATACCTTTTACTGGGTCTGTTGGAACATCAGTAAAATAAACTCCAGTATTATGTTTTATTAGTTCATTATTGCGTATAATAGTCGCAGGAGTATGGTTTTGTAACTTTTCAAGTACTTCGTTTCTATTCGCGAAGTCTATATCAATGTCAAATTTAAGGCTCATATTGGTTTCTTGCTCTTGGTACAATTGGTAATGCTAACTAAATTCATAATTGGACGAACAATGTATTCATCATTACGTGATACATTTACGCCACCAGGACCACATTTATATCCTAATTTTTCACTTAACCATAACTTATTAAACCATTTATGGTGGTGTGGGTATTTTTTATAGGCTTCCGAATCATCCAAATTTACTTTCCATCCATGCTATTTTATCTTTGAGGTGTAACTTTTCTTTCTTGAGTTCAGTTAACTTTGAGTGAGTTTCGCCTATGTCATTATTCTCTAGTTTCCAAATTATGTTATCTAATTCTTTATGCCGTTTCTTTAACAATTTTAAATCAAAATCTACTATATTATCTGTCATCGTTTTCTCCTACATGGTTGCTTCACTTAAAATGTGCTTTGCCCATTCTACGTCCGCCGGAAACGCTTCGAAGCGTTTACTCCAGTATACCGGATCTATGAAGTCATTTATTAATCCTAACTGCTCGTCTGTCATTTTATCGAGCATATCCATTCCTGTATCGCTATGGTATATAACCCATGGACTTATTTTCCCATTTCTTATTAGTGCTACTGCTTTATTAAAACTTACAAATTTAAAAAAATGATTGAACGAAGAATTGTTATTATTTGCCCAATCCTCCATACTTAATATGCTACGCTCTAATGCATCTCTAGCATTTTCTGTTTTAATATATGGAAGTAAATATTCTTCATACACAGAATCCTTACACCAATTATCTAACTTAATGTTACTTTTAATAACATAATCAATAAAGTAATCCGGATTGATTACGTTGATGTTTATAATATGTTTGCCAAACTTTACAAACGCATTATAATATTGGCTACTAGCAAAGTGCTGGTAGTCTTTAAAGTTAGCAGAACCTTGTGTTAGTTCATAAAAACGTTTATAAGCAATGTATCCTATCTGTACATGCTTTTCGTCTTTCTGTCCGTGTCTACGTTTTTGTTCACATACATGAGCCGCTAGTGTTTTTTCTCTAGCAAAACTCCTGTTACAAAATTTACATTCATAGCCACTGTTTGATTGACTTATCGTCGTATCCATGTTCTATTGCTAATTGTTTGAGTTCCTTTTTATCGCATACTTCTGCATATGCTTCTATGTCACTAAGTTTCCACGACGTATATATTTCTTTGAGAAACCTAGTTTTCTTATTATCTTTTGTTTCTTTTTTCATTGGCAAATACTTGCGTTTAAATGTGCCAATGCTTGGATTGATAGCACACAGTATTTTGTAAGTTAAGTCGGGATGCTTACTTACCTCCCAAAAGTTAATGTTTAGTTCATTATTGGTTGCGCGAATCATATACTCCTGTAGATCATTGGAGCCTGTTGCACTTGCGGAATATTTAAGTTGTAAATATGGGCTAAACGCTTTCTTTTTTTCTGCGCTTAAATTCTTGTACCAGTTGTAATCCTTTTTATCTATTGCGTTAAATATTTCGCTTAATGGTAATACTGCTGGCTTAGGCATTCTCGAGTCCTTTTATATACTCTTTTATTGTAACATTTTCTAAGTATTTGTCAAGTTCAAATGGGCAATTATTAGCAATTCTAACAATTCTGCCTTTTCCTCTGTATCTGTTACATACTGCTTTAATGTTATATTGTTCGATAATAAAACCGCCTGATTCTTTATTACCGCTATAATAGTTTTCTGTGTCGTTATATATATTATTTACCTTTCCACTTGTACTTTCTAAATCAAAACCAATCATATGTATTTCGTTATGTGTTCGCATTGCTATTATTAATGCAATTAATCCTGAATTCATCATTGGTTCATATTCAGGAATATCTTCTAAATAATGCACATTTGCTACATTAACGCCACTTTGTTCAAACTCCTCACGCATTGGTGAATCAAGTATTATTAAGTGATCTGGAATAAACTCTCTATATAAAGCATTGCATCCATAAATTTCCCACTCGTTTCTTTTAAACAAGTTTAAATCTATTTGCCTACGGCTTTCGCCATTGCCTACTACTAATGCTTTCACCACCATCCTGCCGCTACAACTATTCCTATTACATTTACAACGGCAAAATAACCTGTTAGTAATACCGGCCAAGCAAGTTTACGTCTGTAATATGCATAAATTCCTGTTATTGATCCTATTAAAAAGGCCGGATATACTATTAACATATTAGGATCGTCTGCTGTTAATGCCAAATTTAAACTCGCGGCTACAGTAAAAATAAAACTTACTAATTCAAAATAAAATGCTACCTTGTCACTGTAGTAAGACTCTTCCCAAAATTTTAAAATTTTACCCATTGCCAAATGTGCCAGAAAAGCCAAAGAAAATTCTATTTCTATTAAAGTCATCTGTAACTATATGAGAAAAATCCATCTCAAAGTTTAATGAGTTATCATCTTTCTCAAACAAATTGAATGTTTTTTTAGTTCCATACATTTGATAGTTGTCCGTCAAGTCAAACTTTAATTCAAAATCATAACTAGTGTGTAGGTAATAGGCGCCTATAGCAATGGCGGCTATACCTATGACTGCTAGAGCAGTATCAGAATCACTATTTTTCTTCTTAGGTGCATCTTCATGGCCACAGTATGTTATGTTTCTACCATTGCCTGTACCTACGGCACCCATAGAGCACATTAGATCACCTAATGCTTTTGCTTGTGCCGACTCACTGAATAACGAATACTCAGAAACTACTACTGGTTTGCCCAGTTTCAATGCCTCAGTCAACATTCTTTTTGCTGTCTCTACATCTGATATGTAATCACCTGTAGTATGTCTACCTATTTGTAGATAGATGTAATCTGCATTGGTGTAGTATCGTGTATCGTGTTTGTATCCACCAACACCATCTGACAAATGTACCGCAACAGGTTTGTCTGTCTTTGACTTTATGAAAGCAACATAATCATTCACTTGTTCGGGTGACCAATACTCATCACATTCTAGACAAGCAACATAGGCAGATGCTTGGTCATCATAGAGTCGGATGATTTTCTCCATGAATACCTTGTGGTGGGCGGCATTACCTTTCCAATCCCTGTGTGCAGATTCGGGTGTCATCCACAATACAGGTTTGAGTCCTGCTTGATTTAGTTCTATAAGTCTTTGCCTAAAGTTATCATTGGGGTCTACTATACCACCTGGCAAATGACCTCTAGAGGCACGGACATACATATCAATATGTGTATCACCGGTGTTGACTAGTCGTTGTCTAAAGTTTGCTCGTTCTGCATCTGTCCAAGTGTTAGACAAATACATTAAGGTTGTGTTAAACTTCTTTGACTGATCGCCAGTGTGTGGGCCTATCTTGCCTAATAGAAACGATGATCTTACGCCGTGAAGTGAATATGTTTTATCGTATGCTTGGCTTACACTTATACCTACTATGCTTAAACAAGAAAGATATATTACTAGTAGCGTGGGCCAAATAATTCGTCGAATATTCATATGAATATTTAGTTGTTTTCATATGAATATTTAGTTGTTTAGTTTTTTTACATAACTTGAGTGACATCAATAACTTCCGATTGTTTATTAATTTCACTAATAAAATAAGCACATTGTGGCTTAGGACCATCATGTAAAGGAACTGCCAGTAATTGTCCTGTTTTAAGTTTAGGAAAGTACCATTTAACTTCTGTATAGATATCTACAATGTCAATTTCCGCATAATTGTGCATATAGCCACTTAGTGGATTGTATAAAAAGGCTTCAAACCCTCTATCATTTACACTAGTAAGAGGCAACACTTCTAAATCACCTACTTCAGGACTACCTACCACGATATGCCAATCTACAGGCATTGGAATTTTATACTTACCAAGTTGTAGTACTACTGCCGGTGCGTTAAAAGATTCCAAAAAGATAAGTGGTATAAAAAAGTAATCCGGATCGGCAGGATTACTATTATCTAATATACAAAATCTTACATCATCTACCTTTTCAGGCATAGCGTTCATTGGGTATGAAACGTCATCTAACGTTAATATTCTCATTGAGTTTTCTCTTATAATTTAAAATGGTGGATCATCATCAGTAGGATCACTAATTTGATCATCTGCTGGTTTGGGTTTGTAATCTGGATTTTTAACTATTTGTTTTGTTCGTGGGTTAATTATATAATATTGGTGTGTTCTGTCTTTTGATCTAGCCGGAATTGGGTTACCTTTAATTGTAGGGCGTGTAGGATTACCAGCATCATCATAATCCGGAGTAGATGGAGAGCCCGGACCTGTATTCATATATTTTGTATGAACGAGTTTTTCCAGTGAAGCCATCTGCTTTACTAATAATATAATTTCGGATTGTAAATCTTTATTTTCAAGTTTAACCTTATCAATTTTGTCTATTAGACTTTTGTGTTCTAATTTAATATCGTCTAATTCTTTGATTAAGTCGTGGTACTTTTTATAAAGATCGCTAACTTGTGAACTCATTGCTTATTATTTATTATCCTTGCCAATTCACTTTTTCTACAGTAAATGGATATTCTGCTTCCCTGTAATAACTTTTTCTTTTAGTTAAATGTCGTTTAGCATACTTGCAAGTGCTAGTTATATCCCAAATTTGTACAAAGTCTTTATCTTCTGCTTTTCTAATACCACGGCCAATACTTTGTATTACTCTAACAAAACTTTTGCCTGGTTCAATTAATACCAAATTAAATATACGTGGTATGTTAATGCCAACTGCCGCAACGCCATATGTTGCAATAATTATTTTTGCGTCTGCTGTTCTAACATCATCATAATGTTCTTTTCTTTCATCTGCCTTAGTAGCACCGCTCACAAATACACTTCCATCTAACCTTTGTTCAAGCAGTTTGCCGGCGCTTATTCTATCAACTAATATCAAAGTGTTTCCACTATCTTTAACATCATCAATAAAATTGCCTATGTAATCTATTCTATCTTCGTTGCTTAAAAGATACTTCAATTCACTCTGATAATTATTATATTCGCCATAATCATTAAGTTGTACTATATTAACGTGGCAATTTGCTAAGACGCCCTTGTCTTGCAGGTCAGCGGCGGCTATTCTATTAACTACATCACCAATACTAACTTTTAGTGACATCCATTCATACTTTTCTTTTGGTATTGTGCCTGTTAAACCCCAACGTATAGGCACATTAGCAAACTGTTGCGTTAGCAATTGCTTCAGCACATCTGCCTTACTCATATGGACTTCGTCTACCATAATACACGCCACGCCCTCTATGAAGTCTTCTATAGTAACATCTACTTCTGCATTACGTGTTTTCTTTGTAAGTATGTTTAAACTTTGCCAAGTGCAAATGGTATGCGTTCTGCCGTATTCTTTTCTGTCACCATAAAAGACACCCACATCAAGTCCTAAGTTTATGTAGTCCTCTTCGGTTTGAGTCACAAGACTTTTGTTTGGCACAATAACTATAGTGCGCCCATATTTCTCGCATATATTACTAAGTGCGGCAGTAATAAGTGTTTTGCCTGCGCCAGTCGCGACCTCTTGTATGGACTGTGGATTTTCTAAAAAGCGATTAATTACTTCAACTTGATAATCTCGTAATACAATAGACTGTCCTTCATGCGTATGTCCGCTAGGCCATTTGACGTGATTATAACTGTTTACATTTACTTTATCAAAAGTTAGTTCAACAGGATTCCTATAATCAATTAATTCTATTTTGTAATTGTCGAGTAATGGTAATATATCGCCCAACAAGTTTGTATATGTACTACCACCAAGATTAAAGAAAGACGCTTTACCATCCCAGCGTCCTAAACGAACTGCTGGCATAAATCTTGCGTGGGGGATATCAAATTTAAATTTATCGACTAACTTTCGTCTGTCTGTTAAATCTAATCCTTCAAATTTACAATTTACTTCGTCTTTTAAATATAACTTACACTTTGGCATAATATGCTGGGCCAGGACCTAACTGTTTTAATATCTTTTTATCCTCATCGCTCAGCGGCGAGTTTACAGTATTATAATAACATACCTTAGGTATTTGGTCAAGATAAATGTTGAATGTTTTTTCATTAACCATTCTTGTAACAAATATTAACTGCGGGTTTACTTCGCTTTCTATTAATTCTTGAACGTTATGAGCGTAATAAACTAAGCAGTCTTTTTTACACACTCTTTCTGCTTTGCCTATAGCATCATCCTTAATAAACTGCTTTATTACTTTAACCACCATCGGTTCAAACTGTGTATCTATCATTACTTGTTGTTTAGTTACGGCCCTCACTTCACTGTTTTGTTTAGCAATGCCTGCGTCTACCTTTGGACCAAATAATAAACGCTCTGGTGAATAAAATACTATTGGAAGTCTATTGTATTTCAAAGCATACAAAATCATATGCTTTAGTTTCTTTTCCTTGTCTTTTACTGAGCCTGTTAACGACACACGAGTATTGGATGCCATAATATGCTCTACAGAATCGTTAAGCAATAGTTTTATTTTATTACTTAAACCATAACCAAGTTCTGCAGACTTGTCTATTAAATCCCAAAGATCAATTATTTCTTTTTTTTCTAAATAATCTAACAATGCCTGTGATGCGTTTTTAATATACGGTTTAAAACTATTATCAACACAAAGTTCAACTCTGTATTCATCTTCAGACTGCTTTATTTCGTTTATAGTATCTAAATATTCTTGTATTTCGTTGCTGTATTCTACTTCGGTAATCTCAAGGCTTTGTAAAAAGTCTTGTATAAAAGTAAAATTAATCTCTGCTAAACTAAAAGCCCAAGCTTTACGCTCTACATCCCAAGTCAAGTCTGTATTGCTTTGCTTACCGTGTGCGAATAGTCTGCGTGGTATATCTGAAGTGCTAAATCTTTCAGTAATGTCTAATCCCGTCATTGAAAACGGAAGTTTTAGATAAATCTTTTTGTCGTCTATATAAACTTTGACAGGTTTATTCATAATAAAAAGAAAGGGGAGACACTAGGCCTCCCCAAGTGTATTAGATACTTATCGCCGGAGCGAGGCAATAAGTATCTATTTTGGCGGGTGTTAACGAAGTATGCTAACCTCCGCCATACGTCTCCAATTATCTTTGGAGATTTTACGCAAGTCACCAATCTTGAGAGCAGTACGAAGTGACATTTCTCGAACTCGGTCTTTGTTCTTTTCCATGTAGTCAAGAACCTCGTCTTGCGTTTGTTTATTAAACTTGTATCCGTTGAACAATTCACCGCTTTTGGCAATCTGTTTGATACGCAGGATCTTGTCACGCATTGTGTCCAACGTAAGGTCCAAGTAGTGGCAACGTGACTGGAGTGCTTCCAAGTGGTCCTGTACTTTCTTAGAGCGTATATTCTCAAACTTCACGTTAGTGATGAAGATTGCTGACCCGCGGAAGTCAAACGAATTAGGAATGCCTTCTGCACGGAGTTTGACACTGTCAGCATTCCAATGGATTCGGCGTCTCTTACCCGAGTCCAATGCCGCTTTCAGTATGTTGAGTGACAAGTCATCAAACAATACAGTGTCGCAGTCATCAAACACCAACACGTTGCCTGGATCGCTGTACTCATACAGTTTCGCGTACAGTCCAAGAGCAGTCATCGCACCTTTTACAACATCGTATCGTGTACGAGTGCCTTTGATTTTGTCGAACAGTGAGGCCTTTTCCAGGGTGGTCTCTACACCGTAGGACTTACCAACTCCAGGAGGGCCTGTGACAATCATTGCACGGACATCACCATTGATAGTCGCTTCAGTCATTTCGTTGAGGATGCTGAAACGCTCTTCAATGCGGTTCATGACCTCTTCGTCAGTTTCTTCGACCTTCTCTACAACGGGACTTTTAGACGAGGTATTTCCTGCAGCCATTTTCTTTGCATATTCCTCGGCTTCACTCTCGCCCACCATTTCAATATGTAGTGGAGACTCAACCTGGATTGCGAATGTATACTGCGGGAATCCCAGCATATCAGTTCCGTCTACGGTAATCTTGCCGCCGCCTTTAGTAGACGGACGATAATTTTTGACCAGTGGGAAAATGACATTTTCCACATCCTTAGTGGGAGAGTCTTTACGGTTGATGATGCCTTTGAGGACTTTAATGTGTGACATAATTCGCTCCTTATATGTCAGTGGATTAAACTTGGCGGGGGACGTCATATCGTCCCTGCATGGTGAAGGTGCCGAGGCGCGTGGCATTGCCAGTTGCGGGCCAATGTACTTCGCCCTTGAACGCCTGCACTCTCAACGGAGTATCGAAGCCACTGGTTTTGGGATTGGCATTAAACTGCCCAACAGCACCCACCAGCGTGTCGTCGTAAACACAAGTCTCACGCTGAGATCCAGCAATGTTTCGAAAGTTGATTACAAAAGTATTACGCATCTATCGCTCCTTGTTAGTTGGGTCTGACAAGAAATCATTTATCGCTTCGACAAACATATTCATTACTTCTTGTCTCCAAAGACTAGTATATCCTATGCCGATAGCATTTCCTACTGACTTTATTTCTTCATCATTGTAAGACTCAAGAAGTTTGTTTACAATTTCTGTTCTAGTCATCACGTTTCTCCTTGTTTCTTTAGCGTATATATACATTATACTGATTTTGTCAGATCTGTCACTTTTTTTTGTACTCTAAGTGCTTGATTTTATTGAAGAATCAACTATTTTTGATATTTTGGTAAGTGTTTGAAATCATTGAAGAAAAAAGCCAATAAAATCAATGACTTACTAATTGCTACTTTTTCTTAGTTTTCTTAGTAGTCTTTTTCTTGGATTTTTTAGTGGTTTTTGGAGATTTCCACTTATCTGTAACTTTGCGGATTTTAGTCAAATTATCTATTTTGATGTCAATTTCTTTAGGGTGGGCAAAAACGTTGATTACAGCACCTGTGGGATCTACAAAAATACACTCAGAATTTTCAAAGTAATTATCTGGATTAAAATCCGGAGAGGGAAGCCAATAACAGTCATAATCCATATCTTTAAAAGTTTGTAGCAATTCTTTTTGGTTTTCTTGGCATTCTGCAATAACAAATGGTCTATGAGTTGAGAATAGCCTTGTACCAGTATGTAGAACATCTGATTCATTACCTTCTACATCTACTTTAACCAAATTACAATAATCGAGACCAATATCATCTAAATTAAACACCGCGCAACGTTCTACATCATTGCCTGTATCATTGTCAGATGTTTTTAATGCGCCATGATTCATTTCGTCATCTACTCTATTCAATGGCAAGTATAATGGCCGTTTTGTTCCCACTGCTCCTTTGACTGGCGTTACGTTAAATGCACTATTAATAGTCAGATTAGTCATTAAGAAAAAATAATTTAAATGGCTTGGTTCAAAAGCATATACTTCTCCTTCCTTGCCTACTATTCTAGAATAAAACACAGAATGTAATCCTATATTAGCCCCTACATCAATAACTTTAGCACCTGGTCGTAATAATTGTGATGCCAATGCTAGTTCTGCCTCTGCATATTCACCGTATAAATCTAAACTACGACCGACAATTGTGTCTTTGATATTATATGCAAAATCTCCGTGCTTACACGGCTTAACTCTAACATTTTCACATTGTAGTATAGGAAAACCCATTACACTCTACTTCCATAATCAGTAATTGAGCCATTCATCCACGTTAGCATTAACGCAGACTCGTCAAAATAACCTTTTGCTTTTATCATATCATCCGTACTTTCAGGCAAGACTTCTCTTTCCATAAGATCTACTGGTCCTAAATCCATTGGATCATCTAGTTCTTCCCAATCTTGTTTGGGTTTAACAATACCGTAAATATTACGATCATTAAAATTTTTAAGAAAATATCCCTTTCTACAATCCCAGCCTGTTATTGCTAACTGATTTATAAATGTAGGTAAGGTATAAAAGTTTCTATCATATCTTCCAAATTTAGTTTTTAGTCTACCAAACTCTGTATCTAATGTTTGTGGAACAGTTATAAACAGTAATGAAAAAGGAGTAAGTACTCTACGCATTTCTAATAACCCTTGTATAGGGTCTTTCAATTGTTGTAATGTATAGTGACACCAACCAATATTAAATTCATCGTCTTTGTATGGCATATTTAAAATATCGCCACAAGTAAAGTCAAATTTATCAGTTTCCCTATCAATTAAATCAATACCAGAAACTTTTGTGTGATTAGCGTATGGTGCAGATTCTTCATATGATGCTTGGTTACACCACCATTCTGTATTAGATCCATCCCCACAGCCAAAATCACATACATGCAACATGTTCTCAAACAATTGTTTAGAAACTACTTTGAAAACTTCTTGGGCTGATTTTCTTTGTTCGACTAAATCACCATATATAAGTGTTTTATTCATTATACTGTAACATCCTCCATACCTGCTGTGCGAAGTCTTATTACATTACTTACCTGAAATTGCTTAACATCAAGTCCTTTAATAACTCCTAACCATTTGTTGCGAACCAATGCAACTTCATTAATAACAGTTTCTAGATCAACCACTTCATCTTCGCCGTCTACATATTTTTCAGCGTCACGAGCACTCAAGGCTCTATTATAACTTTCTAAGTATTTTTTAAAGTGTTTACGTCTAAGTTTGCGTAGTTGAATATTAAGATGTTGCAGGATTGCTTCTAACTCTTGAAGTTGATTAAAGCGATGCTCTACAATACCTGGTAACGCTGTTGCATTTTTTTCTAAGACGCCAGAAATTTTGACGTCTTTTTTAGCACCAGTTAATTCGTTCTCGAAATATTCTAGAGCATCCGGTATATTACCCATGTCTTGGACAATTTTATTATACCACACTATAAGTCACCACTCTGTGTCCTCGTCATAATCTTCATCTTCGTAATCTTCTTCATCTAAATCATTTAAAAGTTGTGCAATAGTTGGACAGTTGTTTGCTAATTCATCTATTACTTCAGACATATCTTCATCAGTTAGATAGTTTACTAGTTGTTCTGCGGCAAGTGGTAACTCTTTTTTCGGAATGTATGCTTTCAACATTTCCCATGTATGAACTAAAACAATTTTATCCACAAATATTCCTCAAGTTAAAGTTAAGGATATTTATGCTTCTGTTTCAGTTTCTTCAAATTCTACATCGGGGTCTGATTCTACATTTTCGCCAATACCACCTGACATTACATCACGCATAACGCGATCTAATTTCTCGCCAGTCCATCCTTTTCTAAACTCTAGAATTTCAGTACCATCTTTACATGTATAACCAAGTCTATTGCCGGTTTTCTTAACCCAGCCTTGTGCTTCAAACATTTCTATCAAGCCACTATAAGGATCCATGCCTGTTTCATAAGGAATTTTAACTTGAACACCTTCAAATGGTTTGGCATAGCGTGTTTTCATTACCTTACAACCTGCCCTAATACCATAGACTTGTGATGTTTTGTTGCCATCTGCATCTTCTTTAAGTTTTAACTTTTTCATAGCAATAACGATAGAACTTGCGTAGATAAAGCCTTGACCCCCTGAAATCTTATCATCTGGATCAAACATATCTTGAGATGCATAAGTGTGGTTTGTTGCTACTAATCCTACATTGTGTCCGCCAAACATATTAACGCAATTGCGAACAAGTGCGGTTAATGCTTTAGGTTTGCGGCCCATATCACCTTTTAGATCACCTTTATCAAATTGATCTACGTCTGTGGGAGTAAGTAACATACCTAAAGAGTCAATAACAAAAAGAACTTTAGGGCGTTCTTCCTCTTCCATTGTCTTGTAGTCTTTCATAAAGACGCTGATAGTTTTAGCAACGTCATCAATCATACTCATAGACAAGCGAAGTAGTTTTTCTTCGCTAGTATCAACACCTAGTCTTTCTAACCACTCCTTATCTAGAGCAGATTCAGAGTCGATCAAAACTACAAAAATATCTTGTTTTTGTGCTTCTTTAACGATATTCCCAGAAGCAATATAAGATTTGCCTGAGCCTGATTCTCCTGCTAATACAGTGACTCTTCCTAATGGAATGCCTTTGTAAAAGTCTCCACTGACAAGATAGTTTAAACAATAATTACCTACAGAAATCCAATCGGTAGGATCGCTAAAGCCTACTGACAAGCCGTCAATAGACTTTGTAATATCTTTTCTAAATTTTGCCACGTCAAACGGTCTCATTTCTTCCTCCCGTTTTCGCCATATCTTTTTCTACGTGTCTCCCAACCTTTTGATGCATTTTTTCTTTGTATTTCTTTACGCCATTCAGGCATGGGTCCCCTTGGGCCTCGCATCTTTTCTTTTGTTTCATTAGTATGTTTCCATCCTTATAATTTTCCTCTAATAGAATAAAGACGGGGCGAGCGTTAACCCGCCCCTATTACTTTATATTACTGGCCCTGTCTAGCACGGATAGTTGCTAAAATATCCTCTGCTTTGGAACCACCACTACTCTGCGGAGTTTCGGAGACTACCGATTCTTGTTTTTCTTCCTTAGGTTCAGAAGCGGTAGTGGTTGCTTTTGAATCGTTGGAAGTTGTTTCTGGTTTGTACATACCTGCTGGACGGAAATATTGTCCATAAAGATCTGGATCATACTGCTTTCCGTCTACAGATGCTTCAAACATATCTTTAATAACATTGACCGCCGTTTCATCCGGTTTGTTAGGAAGGAAACTGCTAAGATCAAACAAGCCATATTGTGAGATTGCATCCATTTCTTCTTTGTCAAGAGCACGTTCGCGTCTTGCCCAAGTAGATGTTGAATAATCAGCATATCCACCTTTAGTTGTTTTTGTCAAACGGAAGTCCAATCCATTTGTATAATCAGTTGGAAGTTCCTCCAGTTCAGGATCCATCAATGCCGCTTTAAGTAATTGGAAAATTTGTGGTCCAATAATAAAACGACGAATTGGATTTTCCGGAACAGTATCCTCAGCAAGTGGACTATCCAATACAAATCCTTGGAAAATGTAAGAACGCTTTTTCCAGTACTTACGACCCATATCTTCTAGTGCTGGGTCCTTAAACCAAGTGCGAACCTCGGTCAAAACTGGACAAGTTTCGTTCCACATTTCCATACACGGAACCTGTACGAAAGTATTCTTAGAATCACTATCGCCTTTAATTCCGCTAAATGGAAGTCTAATCATAAGTCTTTCTACCCAGAAAAACGGATTACTTTCATTACCGTCGGGTAAAAACCTTAGTACTGCTGTGGATTGTTCTGGAATATTCCAGAAAGGATAAATGGCGTTGTCGCCAATAAATGAAGAACCGCTACCTTTGTTTTCTTGAGCCTGTAGCTTAGCTCGTATATCTGCTAATGATGCCATAATAATTTGCCTCTTGTTGTTTGCCTAAATTTGTGCCTAAAACACATACTATATAGTATATGATAAAGTATTTAGTTTGTCAAGTAAAAAAGAGGGATTTTATGGTTAACCTGATAGTCCCAGGGCATCATTCGGATTCGCAAGGAGTTCTTTGGCTTTTTCTACTTCGGATTTTCTTTTACTTTTTGTACTAGTGGAGTCACTGCCTGAGTTGTTTTTATCTTGATACCAATTATAGATATCCCAAACATCCCAACCTAATGCAGCCGCGTTAGTTGCCCAGGAGAGAAATCCGCCACCAAGTAATGTTGCGGCCGCGTGCCTTGCGGCTATTTTTGATGCGATATTGGCTGCTTTCTTTTTTGCTGGTTTGACCTTTTCAGGATCGAATTTATTGTCAGGATATTTCTTGTTCCAGTCTTTAACGTTATCATCAACGTTGGCTTGGGCTCGCTTCGCAGCATCGGCCTGGGCGGCAGTTATACTGCCTCTTGTTCGTAGCTTGTTTGATTTAGCATTCTGTCCAACTTCAGATCCTATGGCTTTTGCATTAAGTTTTGCTTTTTTTAATACCCCGCGCTTGGTTCTCGGAGTCGTTTTGTTTACCAATTGGGCTCTTTTCTGATTCAATGCATGGCCCGCTGCTCGGCGCATTTTATTTGCAGCTCTATAAGCCAACACGGCACTAGTGGCCGCCGGCATGCCCCCTGGCACATTGGCAAGGATGCCTGACTCATCTTCTCCTTCTCCTTCTCCTGACCTTTTTTCTGGGTGAAGATGAAATGGATTTGTTTCTACTAATATGAATGATTCAAAAACATAATCGCCTATATCTTCAGGCGTGAGTTTATTAAGAACTTCTAACATTTTTGTATCATTATCATTAAAAAGTTCTTCTAAAAGCATTTTAGTAACCTTGTGTAATTTCGTCTGCCCATTCTTCTACTAGATCTGCTTCATCTTTAAATGACTTGCTTTCTACTGCGTGAGTATATCTTACACGTTGAGTATATTCTTCATCTTCGTTAATACGGCCCAAGTCGCTTACATATTTCTTTGCTAGTTGTACTGCTAATGCACCTTCCTCTGATTCGGAAAGTTCTGCACCAACAAACTTATGTGCAAACTCTCTAACAATGTCATTGTCAACAATACGATTGCTGATATCTTCTAGAGCAGTGCTCACTAAACTTCTTACATCATCGTGCTGAACTGAACGAGCAAATTGATCTGTATCAACTGAACTCTCTAATACTAGATCACCGCTTTCAATAAACTCTCTGATTTGGTTTAGTTTGTTTGCTTTATTTTCCATAGCAGTTTTGTAAATGCTATTAATTAATGGTAGGGACTCAAATACGCTTTCATCAAACTTCTTAACTGTAAAGAAGTCTTTCATTTCATCTAAGTTATCTTCGGATAGTGTTTCTTCTTGTGCTTCAAAACTTTCTGCAAATGAGGTGTATCCACGTGCTGTTGAGATACGTGCTAAACTGCTCCTAATACCATTGTAAGCATCACGTACACTTTCTACAATGTCTGCTGTATCTTCATTTACTAAGCTATTGCGTCTGCTGTATGCTACAAAGTTCTTTAATTGGCCTAATTGGTTAACATTGTTAACAATGTGTGTGCCAATGTCATCATGCAAGTTGCCACCTTCACTAATGTGCCTTGCAACTGCTCTTGCACCTAGTAAGTTAGTAAATGGAAGTAGTGTTCTTTCACCGCTTGTAGTTTCAACAAAAATTTTGCTAATATTTCTACTGCGTGATCCTCTAACTTCTTCATCTACTGGGCGTCTATGTCTGACAATAATTCTTGCAGTCTCACCTAAATCTTGGTAACTACTTTTAATGCTACCATACATTTTTGACTCGTTCATATCACTATCCTTAAATTCTGCTTGCTGATTGCGTAAAAATTCAAAATCTTTTCTTTCCAAATTGGACTTATTAATATCTCTTACATCAAACGTCAACATTCTGCGTTTTGCAAATTGACGCATTTCTTTTAAAAAATTATACCATTGCTGTTTACTATCACCCAAACTTTCTACTAAATCATTACCATAGTAAACTTTAAATTTGTCGTCTACTAAACTAATAGTAACTGTGCCAACGTCTGTACCATTGTCTTCAAATACAAAATCAAAGAAGCGGGCTTCTCTTGGCTCAAGTGTTTTCATTGCACTTGCATCACCAATTGTTAGTGTTGGATAAACTGATCTTAATTTATTAAAAAGATCTTCAGCAATTTTTTCAATATTTTCCATTGTTAGTATTTATGCTTAAACCACAATAAACGGCATTGGCATATCTTGTTCAGAATCAATATCATCCTTTAATCTATCAAATAATCCAGTATCCCATTGCCTTACTTCATAACTCATTCGAACTATCAACAATGTAGCAGATACTAAATCATCTGTTTCGCCGTCTTTTGCGGCATAACTTTGCCCTCTTGCTATATATGTTTTTAGTTCAGAGATTAAATTTTTACTTTTTATTTCAATTTTATCTGTTTCAATTAGGTTTTTTAATCTACTACATGCTAATAACTTTGATTTATGCGTAGTATTAAAACCTTTTCTAAATCTACGCGAATTGCCGTGCTTTTTAGTCTCAGATAAAAATATACCTTTAAACTGTTCTTCACCTAGATCATCTATAACGACTAATGCCGCTTCGCCTAGTGTATTATTTTCTATACTAAACCATATTTGTGGTGTATCTAAATTCTTTGCACCTATTTCTTCTGCAATATAATATGTAATATCTCTTAATATTTTTATTTGTCCTTGTACTGGTGTTTTATTATGCATCCACTCTGCTACTTGTTTCATTGTAGGTATTTCAAATACCTGTATAGCGGCATTGTCTCCACCTGTGCCTAAACTTGGATCCAATGCTATTAAGTAATTGTGTCCTTTTTGTGGCTTGGTGTACCATTTAACTTGACCGTGTTTTTCCAATACATGTATTGGACGTAATGATGCCAATACGCGAGAGTCAATTAATGTCTCGTCGTTAATAACAAACTCGCAATCATGTTCGCGAGCAAAGCGTTCTGCACCAATGCGTCCTAGTTCTTCCTGTCGCCACTTCTCATCACGCTCTGGATGTTCGTTCCAATATGCTCTAAACGCAAAAAAGCCATTGCGTCCTACGTCTGTTTCATTACCGTAATCATCAATAGTTTTATTTGCGTCTCTCCAAATCATAGCAAACTGGTCTTCATCACTGTTTGGCGTTGAGGTAATAATAGCACCACCGCCTGTTGCTAGTGTTGGAGATATGGACGTCCAGAATTCTTTCGCAATGCTAGGCTTTACAAACGCAAACTCGTCTAAGTATAGTAGTGAGATGGACAAACCACGTCCTGTGTTTTCTGTAGTAGTTGTGCTAACAATTCTACTACTGTTATCAAAGTCTATACTACCTTTATTATATGAATAAACACCCGGACGAATAAAATCAGGAACGTCTTCATATGAATATCGTATGCGTTGCATAATCTCTTGTGAGCCAGCATACTTGTGCGCCGCAACAAGTATTGTGCTATCTGGAATAAACATAGCATGCCATAACAAATATCCTGCCGCGGTGGTAGTTTTACCAGTTTGCCTAGGCATTAGATTAACACTAAATCTATGTTTGTGATAACTGTCCAACAAACGTGTTTGATATTCATACGCATGGTATTTTATTCTACCTCTGCGTGGATGTTGTATCCAAAAATAGTTCTCTAAAAAATAAGCAGGGCCGGTGTCAGGATCAGCACATTTTGCCAGTTCCAATAACTGTTCATCTGTGTATGATTCTCTAGTGTGTGCTTTTTTGACTAAATTGCCGTCAAGTGATTTATTGGACATAACTGTATTTAACAGTTTTTAAGGGGGTTATTTCTTTTTCTTTTTGTTATGCTGTGACCAAGCAATGGCGTATGCGGCGGGACAATCGTCATCCCCGCCGCACATCTTTTTCTTTAACTTCTTAACTTACTTCTCTCTACCTGGAGGTGCTTTTTCGAGAAGTAGTTCGGAAATACGCACTTAGGCTACTACACCCCAGGTTTTTCCTTTACCGTCGTCTTTCTTTTCTGGTGCTTTTTTTGCCTCTTCAGGCTTTTTCCGTTTTCCTGCGGCTTCATCCAAACCTGCTAGTTGTCTAATACGATTAACATCTTCTTCTACATTTGCTTTATATAATGCATCTTGTACAGCATCATCATTTAAAACATCTTCACCATAAGCATCTTTAATTGCAGCCCACGCACCATCGTAATCGCCTGCCATATCGTGTACTACTTTTATTGCGGCTTTGATTGCATCTTCTTTCCAACCCGGTTTTACACCTTTAGTAGGAAACTCCATGTTATCTATTTCTTTACTTTTGGCCCATCCAGCGGGTGTTTCATGAACTTCTTCTACTTCTTCTTCTACCTCTTCTTTTTCTAAAGGTTTTCTAGCACGGTGAGGAACTTCTTTCTTTGTGCGGTAATTGACTCTAATTGCCTCTTCAACTTCCTCAGCTTCTTCTTCACTTTCAGCAATAAACTCGTCATACGCATTGCGTAATTTATTTTCTGCAGATTCCAATGCCATTGGATTGTCACCGCCTGCTACTGGAGGATAACTTTTCTTTACCCTATGCAAGTCGTCACCTACTTTAAAAACTTCTTCTGGTGAATGAACTGTTGCTTCTGGCTCATTATCCCAACTTTCGCCTTCTGTCATACCGCAACCACATGGTGAATCACCACAGTCTGGGCATGGAGCATCATACTCTTCTTCAGGACTTACATTTAATGCTACAGGATGAGATTGGCTCATGCCTGCTAAATTTAGCAACTCTGCTAGTTTGTTTGCATCTGTAGTAGAAATTGATGTTGTTGCGTTATCACCGTTCTCTCCAGATGTTGTAATATTTAGGTTATATTTTGTTTCCATTTTAATTAGTTCCTACTGGTGATGTAGTACCCATCGGTGCTTTCAAAAATTCGTCCGGCTCGTGCTCAATTTCACTACTTGGATCTTTTGCAAAATTAACCATATCAAACAATCTACCTTTGCGTTTTTCATCTTCATCTGCAAGCATCTTATCTGTGTGTTCTTGTCCAGCAGGTAAGTCGCCTTCTGATTCTGGATAATCACTATCTAATAGTGATTCTGGTTTAGCATCTGGATCCTTTTCGTCTAGTTCCTTTTGGTCTTTGTCATTTTGAACTTCTTCTGGATGATCTGGACTACGAACAACAATATGACTTTCAGGAATTCCTAACATGCTATGAATATAATTTTGTAATACGTTGGGAGTAGTAGGATATTCTAATACAATATCTACAATATAAATTTCACCAGCTCCTAAATTACCAAAATCCATTGGATGTTTTTGCATAATTGTTTTGTTTGCTTTAGATACGCTTTTAACGCCGTATCTATTCAAACATCCTTCTAGGCGATCTAAGTGTTCGTCTGTAATATCTACAGCAAACTTCAATCTAAAAGGATAATCTGTTTTTGCTTCTGTAATGTATTGTTTTAAACTTTTCATAAGGGTACTCTTTTAAGTTTTATATTACTTATTTATTTAAATCACACTATTTTTTATCTTTGCTGTCTTTATTTTGATCTAGGATTTGCTTAATTAGTTCGTTGCGATCTGCTACAATAGTTGCTTCTGCTTCTATTTCTAGTCCGCCAACATCCCTTTCTTGTTGATCTACACGTTGCTTCTTAATTTGCAATTCAACCATACGCAATTTCTTATCAATTTTTGCGGCTTTAGCATCAATGGCGTTCTTCATCATAGTGCCTGCTACTTCAAATATCTTACCTGCGTATCGTGCTTCTACATTCATGCCCAAATCCATTAGATCATTAAATGTTGTTATGGACTTTTCAGCAATGTTGTCCATTTCTTTATCATTAGATTCTAAATCTCTAACTAGTGGTAATGCACTATCAATTTTATCTACATCGCTTAATACTGACTGTAGTTTTGTTGCTTCTTCGGGTTTAAAGTCCGAGGGCTTCTCTTCTTCTTGCTCTGATTGTGCTAAATCAAAAAGTTCTTCTAGTTTTTTTGTCATAACGTTATTTAATCACTCCGCATACTTCTAAACATGTCTTTCGATACAATCCTTGGGAAAATTCTTTTGCTATGTTTAAAGTTTCAATATCATAAACTTCTTTTCTTTCATCTTCCCAAAAACAGCAAGGATGAATTACGCCATCTGCGCTTATAAAAAGTTGATAATGCTCATCATCGTCAGAGCACTGTAAATGATCACAAACATTTGGATCGACATAATTATTGGAAATAATCTTATCTAAATAGGCTTTTTTATCTACTTCATTTGAAATTGCTGTGTTTTCGAATACTTGAGTCTTTACTGAGTCATATGAATTATTATCTTCATCAGGAAACTCTAATAAATATCTTTCATTAGTTTTCCAATGAAATGCCTCTGGCACATAGGGCAATTCTGTATAAAATTCTGAAAACCCTAATTTATGAGACAATTCCCTTGCCTCTTCAACTTGGTGCTGGTTATGTTTAAACGTTAAAAATTTCCACACCGCGTGGCCGCCGGCGTCGATATATGCCTTTGCATTATCTATTATTTTATTAAAATTTGTGCCTTGTCTATAGATATGATTTGTATCCTCTAGTCCATCAATTGAGAAAGTAACTTCAAGTTGATTGCTTTTATAACTTCCTAAATCGGCCCACCAAGTCGTAGATCTTAAACTACCGCTTGTGTGCATTGAAACAAAAAATTCTCTGTTATCGAATGATACCAATCTTAAAAGATCTTTAAGATGCTTATAGGCTGCAGGGTCTCCTCGATTTCCACATAAATGAATATTTTTTAATATATTACATTTATTAACAAAATCAATAAAAAAATCTAGATCAAGATCAATTAATTCAAAATTGTCTTTAAGTCCATATCCATTATTATTGCGCGGACATCCTGGGCAACTAGCATTACATTTGGTTGTTGGCTCTACATGAACAATTGTTATTTTATTCCATATTTCCATATAATTTTCTTAAATTTTGTGCCAATTTAATGCTATGTTTTTGTAATCGTTCGATATCAAAATTTATAGTAGTAAAATAGTCATTTAATATTGGTATTATATATTTAACATAAAAATCAATTTGAAACGCACTGTTGGGTGACATATATCTTGCATCTTTATCAAATACGTCTAATTCAAACTCTTCACTTTCTTTATAAATTTCATATATTGGTTTTGGCGTTATAAACTTATTCCAATTTATATTATAATATAAATGCTGTAATTCAGGTGTCTCTTTTATAAAATCAAAATTAAAAGCATAGCCAAAGAAAAAATAATATGGAATTCCATGCAACTCACACAATGTTTGTATATCTAATATTTGCTCTAGATCTTTCATGTGCTCATATATATTAGATTTAAAAACATCGTTGTAAACTTCTTTAATTACGTTATCATCACTGCTACTGCTCGCCCAAAAACCTCTTCCATCGACGACATTAGCATCCATATCGACAATAAAATTTCGTAAATTAAAGTCTTTTATTTGAGAAAGTATTTCTTCGTTCTCTACAAATAAATCAAGTTTACCAATACTAGTCCATTGTATAATAACTGCTTCAACATCTAAGTTTTCTAATATATGTTTTTTGCAAGTGCGGCCAATATACTCATTGCCCACTGCTGGGCCGCCAATAGAAATGTGTTTTAATTTGTGCGTAAGTGTGGGAAAGTGTACCCAAATTGGATAATGTTTAAAGTCTCGCTGGCTAATACCACAGCCGGCTGTGATTAATTTACTCATTTTATTTTATTATATTCTTTCCTTGTAATAACATTTCCGAGTGCATAATGATCATATTCAATCTCTTGCGAATTACTGCTACATGCTCTACATGCTACTGGATCTGGTTTATATATATTTCCTATAAACTTATCTAAATCGCTATTATAGTCTAATCCAGTATTTAAGTATGGTGCCCATTGTTCTTCGTTCTCTTTACCAAAAACTCTTAATGTATCTTCTAGGTTAGCAATTGCAGGGCATTTATATAATTTATTTTTATATATTGTTGGAGAATTTGGTGATCCACATACTCTATGTGCTCCTATATAATTGTCGTTATTTGCTGGATATATATTCGCACCTTCTCCCATGAACGGACGCCTAAATTCTCCAAACAAGTTCATATGCCATTTAATATTAGTATTCTTATCAATTAATTTAATAAGTTTATCAGGCGGATCAAACGGTATGCCATCTATTTTCCAATCAGTTTGACTTAAAAAGAATTTAATACTATCTATATATTTCTCAGGAGGAGGGCGATAGTGTAAACTAGTTTGTATTAATACATTATTAACTTCTTTACACCATTGGTATAACGCCGGACGAGACTTATAATGGAATCCATTGGTAATAAACTTAATACGAGATTTTGGAAAGTACTCCCTTACGCCATATAACCATTGTTGGAAATCTTTGTTTAGTAGTGGTTCACCTCCCATTAGATTGATTTCTTTTGGTTTAATGCGTAGACTCCACTCCCTTAACCATTGTTCGCCCTCCTTCCAAGAAACATGTCCTTTACGATCATAATTAGACAACGTAATACAACCCTTGCAAGATAAACTACATGCATACTGTACCATTATATCAATATAATTTAGATCATATTTTTTCATCATTTTGTATTTTTTCTTGTAATTCTATTTGCATTTTTTCTGTAATAGTAATGTCTAAGTATTTTCCAATTTGTTCTAAACTATTAATAATATTTTCATATTCAATACACAAGTTGTTATCTTTTTTCTTATGCTTTGTTTGTAAATCATTATTCCAATCATTTTCAAGTTGTTCTCTATTCTCATCAGTTAGTTCTTTTCCTTGAGATGCTAGAAGTATGTCAATTGTGTTCATTGAAAAGTGTGTATTAACAAACCAATCTCTATTGCCTACATCCTTTTCCAATTGCTGAAGCATACCAAAGAATTCCAACTGAGTAGGTTGGGGCTGCATCCAAACTTTATCTTTAATATTACACAAAACTCTTTTGTGGCCTTCTTCTGTTCTCGGATATAAAATGTTTACAAACTTATAATTCTTAAAATATTGTCCTACGGCATCTTCCCTGTAATGTGTAGGAACTACAACATACTTGCTGTCATCTATTCCAGTCAAATCGCCATTATCACCGTAATCATTAAAACAACGATCAATACTAAAATCCATTCTAAGCATATGCTGATTAAAAATGTCATGTACTTTTGTACGATTGCCAACTTTTCGTCGCACTAATGTATTACATTCTTCTGCTTTGCTTATAATGTATGATAAAAATTCGCCGCCGCCGCCGTGTGGATAGCAGACAAAAATATATTTAAAACTATTGAAGGACACACTATTACTTATTAGCGTTTGCGGCCTTGATGAAAAATATCATCCTCTGTTACGATACGAAATTGTATGCCTTGTCGTTGACACCATTTATAGGCTGCTTCCCATTTTGCATGGTTAACTGCGACACTTGCTTGATTATATTTACTACGGCCGGCGCGTTCTTTCAATGTTTGGCTTTTGGGTTTTATTTCTATTAATTCTGCGCGTCTTCCGCTTTTGCCTTCGTATATGATTAAAAAATCTGGAACATAAACAGTTTGTCTGCCTGTTAAAGGATTACGATATGGAATCTTCATTGGTTCGCTTGCCCATTCAGTTACTGACGGGTGGTTGTCACAGAATTTCATAAAGGCAAACTCCCAACCACTTCTATAAGTTGGTGAACCTTTTCCTACATATTTTTTATTATTTTTGGGAATGAATTTCCCTTGGGCATATTTTGCCATAATTTAAGCCAGTATTGTTCTTTTTACTGTACTATTTATTGAGCCATCTTTTTTAAAACCTAACACACTTGTTCTATTTCTTGTAGTATTACATAATATGCATAGAAGAGTATTTAATTTTATAGAATCTTTTACTTCTTCAAGTTGATTTATTAAATCTACTATATTTACATCCTGTTCTACAGCGATTTCCATTAATGTAATTGATAAATTTCTTTGAACAGATTCTTCATAACCTCTTCCCTTTAAAAAACCGATAACAATATCATATTGGGCCGGATCAACTGATTGAACTTTTGTATAATAATTATTAAAGAACTTTTGCCTTTTGTCGTCAACACTTAATTTGCCTGAACTAGTTTCATTTATAGGTTGTGCTGTATTTTTATAATAATTTGTATAATTAGGCATTGTTATTAACCTTTAATTCCTTTAATTATTTCCTGTGCTTTTCTAACGGTGGCAGTAGGAAATGCGTGTGATGCGTTTTTAACAACCTGCTCTATTGTAGACGGCAAAGAAGACCCAAATGCAGATTGTATTAAATTCTGACTATCAAATGCTTCAATTTGTGCCGCGGTTTGTACTGCTGTATTTAATATATCATATGGATTTTTATCAGGAATAGAATCTAATACTCCACGCAACCCTGATATTATTGATTCACTGCTTGCTCCAAGTCCGTCTGCAGTGGATCCTGGAAGTCTGTCATAACCAGCAGCCCCAAAATTTGGAATCTGTGCCACGGGGATATCTGCATATGTATACGCATCATAACTTATAGCAATATTACTTTCCTTGGGACCAGAGCCGTCTGATTGATCATGGGACCCATGAGAGAATTGGGTTACGATAGGATTTTTTAAACTATATCTACTTCCTATTCCTTTTGATAAAGAATATATTTGTATTTCTTTAATTAAATTTGTTCCTTGCAAAGTAAAGTTAGAATCTAAACCCCAACTCAATAATGCACTTGAACTTGCTTCCTGATAGGTGTCTTTTAATCCTGATGTTCTAATACCATATTCACCATCGGCCTTATTCCCGTCAGAAGTGTAGTGGTTATAAACATTTGAAAGAAAGTTTCTAACATTATTTGCGTTATCATCATGAAATACGATGTTTACACCGTTATACGCAACACCTGTATAATTAAAAGACTTTCTATTGTATTGTTTAAGTTCCTCTACATCAAAACTAACACCTGGTAGATCAACAGACTTTACCATAAAGCCTACTTCATTGTCTTGATAATTTAATGTCTTTGCAGAACTATCTAAAATAAAAACACAATGATATAAAAATCTAAACTTAGGTGAAAGTCTGTAATTAGAATGTGTGTAAAGGTTACTTGCGTGGCGGTAGTCCTTCATAAAACCGCCGGCCCCAATACCACGCAAATAATTGTTAAGATACGATGCCATTAAATTAGCCTGTCGCTACTGAACCTGCTCCTCTTGATACGGGCGCACCAACACCATTACCAATCGGTGTGTTCAATGCGTTATCATATCTAATTGACATTGTAATTGTTGCTGGGTCACTTGCTGTATAAGTCAAGTCATTATAATTTACGTTTTCAATATAGCAACCGTACAATTCCCATGTTTCTAGAACACCCGGGGCTGTCGCACCGTTACCACCGTCAAGTACTTCGTACTTTAGTGTAAACTTGTAATCAATACCAGATACTGAACTCATTTGCTCGAAGAAGTCGAACTGCTTCTGCATTTGTTCACCTACTCGGCGAGTCATCTCACCGTTTACATCATCACGTAGATTAATTGTAACTGGTTCCCATGTATGTTTACCAAGAACATTAATTCTTGAGTTGTAAACATCTATAATTTGATTCTCAAAGGATGCTGTTGGTCGAGTAATATCCATTACATTCTTTGTGATTTCTGATCTCGGAGTAGTAACGCCAAAGTTTTCCATTATCGCTCTAAAGCGATATTTCAATTTCGGCATCAAAGTACCTTGAGATCCGGCTCCACTAATTGGAACTGTGAATTTTGTTAATGACGCTACGGACATATTATTCTCCTATTTCTTTTATTTATCTATGTATTAGGGGTGGTTTTTGCCACCCCTAATCATTGTTTAAACTCTATAGAGCCGCGATTTCTCCTGTATTCTTCAATCTTACTGGAATATAAATGAACTCTAACGCCTTAATTGGCTCAATTGCTACGTCAACGTATAATTCGTTACGATCAATTCTAGCCGGGGTGTTATTAGTTTCATCACATACTACCAAGTAATCACCAATTGCTCGCTTAGCCAATAGTTCATTACAAAATGAATCAATTACACCCTTAATTTCGTTACGGGTTAATTCATCATTGGGTTCGAAAATAAATGGTTTTGCGATAAGATCTAGTTGACGTCTCATGTAAGACACGAGTCTTGAAACGTTAACTCTATCAATTGCGGAAGATGTAGAAGAGCGGGTCTTATTACCAAAGTTCATCAAACCACTGCCATTAATAAATGTTAATGGATTAATGTTATCAGTATATAATACGTCACGTAGTCCTTCTCTAACTGCAATGCTGTTAAACTCTCCTGATCCATCAATATAACCAATTGCTGTAGCATTGGAAATTTTTCCTCTGTTTGTGCCTGCGGCCGCAAACCATGGATAACCGACACTATCATTATAAGCAAATGTGCGTAATATCATATGACTTGCCGGAACAACAATTTTGTTACCTGCTAGGTCATTTGATAACCCTGATGGGTAGTAAACTGACATATATTCATTATTAGTTACTAGGCCATCTTCACCGTTATCTTCGGCTGCATTAGAGTTTTTACTCCATACTTGAATTTTCGCAGAATTATCTGCTAAACGGAACGGAGTATCACCAATAACGTGAGCAGTTTCTTTTCTATCTACGTTCAATGTAGTCATATTTGATAGCAATTCTGGATATCCAGGGGCGGCAAGTAAGTTAAATTGACGTTGCTCTTCACGAATATCTGTATTTGCATCAACCGCTGATTTCATTGCGGCAACAACGACTGCACGTTGGGCCTTGCGACCTGCGTATAGTGTTCCATTAGATTTTGTGCCTGACTTGTTTGTCCAACGATCTGGATAATAAGTAGCAACAGATTCGCTTGACATACGTGGGTTACCTGAAGAATATTTTGATGTTGTAACAAAATCTTTCTTATATTCTTTTACTGTATAACCACTGCGTCTTGTATTCCATAGCAACATACCACGTGGATATGACGCAGGATCTGGAGCATCCGGATCTAGGAAATCATCGCTTAATAAATCTGCAATACTTGATGCAGTACCAGCGCCAGTGCCACTTACTTTAGCGGCGGCCGCTGTTTGCCATCTTGCATCAGCAAATAAAACACCATTTGATGATGTTTGATCTGTTGTATCAATTAGAATCCATTCACCACCTTGTCTACGATAAATCTTAGGATAATTATCTAAGTCAGATGTGTTGACCCAAATATCACCATTTACAAGTGCTGTTTCATCAGATTGTGTTAGTGGTTCAGCGGCTGCAAAAATTGGGCCAGCTGGATCTGTTACACTTAGATCATATCCACGATAATCTGTTGAAACATTTTGGTAACCTTTCCATGTTGTACCATCATGAACCATGATGTCAGCAACAAGTGTTGTGTCATACCATAAATCACCTTCAGCAGGATCTGTTGTAGGTGTTGTTAATGATGCTTCATATGTTAACTCTTCCCAGTTTGTACCAATTAGGTCACCATTTGGCAGCGTATATACATTAGATAATGAAGCAGAAATACTAGCATCTGCCACACCCGTTAGTGGTGTGCCTGATGTATCGCGTAGTACTAAGTCACCACCTTTAGCATGAATTAGTGACACTGCACCTGATGTTTCAATTTTAGCCGAAACATCTGTAATACCTGCGGCGCTGACTGCTGTTACAAAAGCTGTTGCAGTAGTGCCAGTCAAAGTTACAGTTGTACCATTAATAGTGAATGTTTCTGTAGATGTGAATGTTGGTGATGTGTTAGTACCAGTAACAACAAGCTCGCCGGCCGACTTGCGTCGATATGGTTTAAATGTTACTTCATCCACTGAATCAACATCAGTATCAACCATTATCGAGCCTACTGTTATAGTTCTTGGATCAGTACCACCTAAACTTGTTGTAGCGACTGTTATACTATCATAAACGCTTGGGGCTTTTGCTTCCCATAACCCAGTTGTTGATGAATATACTCTAAATTTAATATTATTACCGTTAGATCCGCCTAAATTGCCATCAAGTTTAACCCACATACTACCAGTCGGTGCTTCGTTTGCGGCGCCTGGTGTCCAAGGTGGCGGAGATGTATATGATGCTTCGCTCATCAACGGACCAAAATAGGTATCGGCAGTTATGCCCATGTCTGCAAGTGCAGTACCTGAAACGTTTGCAAAAATAGCAGATCTATCAGCGGATCCGCCTGCGGCTGATGAACCAATAATATATATTTCTAAAACACCACTATTGTTATATGCCTGAACACCCTTTCTTGCAGTTGCAAGACCGTCAAACGTGGTATTAATATTGTTAACAATATCAGCAACGCCTGTACCAGTAAATGTAATAGTTGTACCATTGATACTAAACGCGTCACCAATGTTCACCGCACTTGGTGTAACTGAAATTGCTGGGAAACTTGATGCCCATGATGCATTTCTTGTTGCTTCAGAATGTGGAGAGTCAGTTGCAGTACCTGAACCAACTGCTACCCATGTGTTACTGCTATTTTTATAATATACAGCATTGTTTGTTGTTGCTGTAACAATTGCGTAATCACCTATAGAACCAAATGAAGCATTTGGAATATAGGATGGACTACCTGTGTGCTCTGTAGCACAAATTTTAGGTATTGTATATGTAAATGTATCTGTTGTGGCATTCCATACATGTAAACCCCACACTGTATTTGTTAAATTTAACCAATGTGTGCCGTTAACTGGGGTACCTGTTGGCGCCGTTGCAGAGCCTGTTAATTTGCTTAAATCAATATCTGCTCTTAACACGTATGCTCTATTAGCAATACCTAAATATGAATACGCGGCATGTAAGCCGTATTCGTTTAATTCATAGCCATGCAACATTGTTCCAGAAGTACTACTATAAAAAGTAGGAGTACCATATGTTGTAGCTAATTCTAGTTGTGAAGTAAGTAGCTGAACCTTGCCGGCATTCGCCGCTGTTGTTCCGGATGCTGTGCCTGATCCAGAAGCTTGTAACTTATTTTGTGCAGTTGCTACTAATATTAGTGGAACTGTACCTGGATCTGATGTAACATACGCGGATTCATTGGTTACAGTAACTTCAACACCTGGAGATACTAAAGCCATAATCTTTTTCCTCGTATAAAATTTTAATTAAAATTCTACATCTATATAGATGTATTTGTTACCAATATTTATTTAGATTTCCGGAATTTAGTGCCATACGAAGGTGCCCAAAGGGCAAAGAAAAGGGTTCATAAAAATAAATACTCTCGTGAAACATAGCGAAAGACCGCTCTGTCGTTGCGGTATGCGACCAGTAGCAATAAATTATTATAAAAAAGGCAACCCGCATTACAGATCAAGGTGTGATAAGTGCGCTCGAAAAGCAAAAAAACTTCGAACCACACCCAAGACAAATTGGAAGTCTAGTGGATATAATAAAAAAAACTACTGTGAAAAGTGTGGCTTTAAAGCAGACCACACAGTACAACTAGATGTTTATCACCAAGACGGAGATAGGAAAAATAATAATTGGAAGAATTTAAAAACAGTTTGCGCTAACTGTCATAGATTATTATACGCTACTGGTAAGGGATGGAAGCAGGGTGATTTAATTCCTGATTTCTAAACACAATGCTTTAACTGATTCTTCAAGCGATTGCAGAGTGCTATTGTTTTTAATAGTATAATCCAAATCACACCCAACCCAAGAATATTCTGATGCATGTACTTTTGGATACACTAATGGCATCATTAACTCATGCATAGGTTCATCACGCTCTGCATTATCTGCAACTGCTGTACTCCACCATTCGGGCTCTGTACCGCGTTTTACACGTATTATCTTTCCATCTAGTCTTTTTATTAGATCAATCTCATTGGGAAAGCGTGTATCAGTAATAATAACGTTGTGTTCAGCAGTAGTTAGTTTCTTTTCTAAACTTAACAACCATATATCGTCGTGAAACTTATTACGCCATAAATCTGTGCCGCATACTTGTAGAGCAAGTCGTGGAGTAAAGTCAGGCATGTCTAGTTTATTTGCCCACCATTCGTCTACTGTTTCGCGCCATTCTCTGCTTTCTTTCGTGTCGCCTTCTAGCATGGCACGATCCCATTGGAATACAGAGGCAAGTGAATCTTTTAATGAGTCAGCAAAACTTCCTCTAATCCATGTTTCTCTACTATTATCGATAAGATAATTTGCGACAGTGTCTTTACCACAGCCTTTGAATCCTACTAGTCCTATAATCATATGTTTAAATGTTATTGTGTTTTATTGTGAATGTAGAGTGTTGCCGCTACGAGTGCGACTACTACCATGATAAAAATCACGGTTCCCATCTGTGGTTCTCCTGTGTGTGTGTAATATTATCCAATGACGAATGACATCGGTGTGCCACCATCTTCAAAGTTTTGTAATTGTAATGCTAGATCAACCATCTCTTGTTGGCCTTCTGCTTTTAATTCACTACCATTCATCGTTGTACCACCTTGTGGTCCAGCGATTGTAGCAAATTTGGAACGTGCTTCGCCGAGTATTTGCTTGCACATTGCGAGTGTATAATCTTCTATCCATTTCTTTGTCATATGGTGTTGAATTATATTTTCAAGTGGTTTTTGGTTATATAACCAAAGTAATACGCTTTCAGTGTCACCGTCAACTTTACGAACGATTGTAAGTTTTTTAGTTACTGAATCCCATGTATAATTAATAAATCCACCAAACATTCTTGATGCTGTTTCTTGATATCCAGCAAATAATTCATATGTTGCTAAACCACCTACTCTACCTGCCTGTAGCATATACATATTCATGTAACCTGCTTCGAATGGCTCAAAGTTTGAAGCACCTTCACCACTTGTGCTACCAATAGTTCTTCTAAATATTTGTCTAACTTCTAAAATATTATCGTCTAAAAAATACTCTTGTTTATTTTTCTCTAATGTTAAAAAGCCATAAGACTCTTCAACACTGTTAGCACTCATTTGACGATATCTGTTAACAGCATTGTTTAATGCTACTTCCAAATGCTCGTTGTCTAGTTCAATATCAATGATTCTCTCACCTAAACGTAATCTAACATTTGTGAATAACGCATTTTTAAGTTTGGTTAATTCTTTTGTTGCCATACATATATTTATTAGATTACCTTAAGTAATATAGTATCAGAGTTTACCCTCCCGTTAAGTTTCGTGTCTGTGGTGGTCAATTCATCTAAGAACTTGCGTAAAGCAACCTTGCCCGCACTCTTAAACTCTTTTAGCGAGTCTTCTGGCTTACGCAATGTTTTTTGTCTGCTTAACTTCTCGTCAAAACCTATAATAGTAGTGCCTTTAATGCTTAACCCTGTGCCATCCCTAGCCATACCCTTTGGATCAATGTTAGAGGCAACATACTTGCCAATCTTGCGATTCTTTGTGTTGTAAACCCAAAGTTCGTTAGCACCAATTATGTCTTTTGGATCTATCGAGACAAGTTTTAGTTTTTCGTCCTGTATTTTATACTTAATCTTGCCAATCAACTTCTCTTTGCTTAGTGCTTTCTTCTTACGCACCTTGCGAGTTGCTTTTTGTAGATTAGCATGATGCTCAGCGTCTGCAACAATAGCAGAGTAAAAAGCAAGTAACTTCTTTAACTCTGACTTTTTATATGGATAGCCTTCTAATAATTGTGCTTCCATCTCATCTTCTTTATCTACACCATTAATTAATAGTGTAAGATCCGCAATCTCATTCTCAAACATCCTAGGAATAAGTCCGGCCGCTTTGCCAGATATGTTATGTGTTTGTAGCAAAGTGGACAATTTGAAATCTGACTTAAAGCCATTGGCAATCATGTCGTCAACAGCACCTTCAATGTACTCGCCAACAAAATTGTTTATTTTCTCTATCATGCGATCCTGAATAGAGATAACTTGAGCCGCTTTTGGTTTCTCTTTTGGCTTTGCGGTATCCTCTCCCCAGCCTTGTGGATTTTCAATAGACTCGACAATTATGCGAATTCTCTTTTTAAGTCCAGCGAGAAGATTATCCATTGGCGGAGCGCCTTTGAGTAGCATACGAGCAACGGAGCCGGCAGTAATACCAATTTGGTAATCTGGCGCATCCTTTATTGCCGCAATTGCCACTTTATCAACAACCTTTTGCGATTTCATCCATTCAATAAGCGGTTGCTTACTGTCCTTGAACGTGTGGTGATAATTATAAAAATTGAGGCCTTGCGTAATACGCAGGTTAATTTCAGTTTTTATTTCGTCGTCCAAATCTAGTATTTCTTCAGACGTAAAACTTACATCATCCCACGTAGGCTCTGCAAATGCTCCGTCAACTTTTTTAGATACTCGTTTCTTTGCTTTTTTCTTTTTAGCGGCCATAATTTTACTCCATAATATGAATATATAGTGCTAAATAGTATTATATAGACAAATCCGAAAAAAGTCAATAAAATACACTATATAAGTGTTTAATTAATAAGAGTTTTTTATAATGCCAAGATTATCGCTATGGAAACCGACCAAAGGTAACGATTTTAAGTTCATGGATAATCGCATCCGTGAGCAATTTATCATTGGTGGCACTGGAGTTAATGTTCACAAATACCTAGGTCCAGTTAACCAAGGCAACACAAAGAAGGCTGATCAACCATTATACGAAAACCAATCCGTATCTAACATACAAGATCTATTGTTTATGGAAAACAGAGATCGAAAATATGAAAAAGACGTTAATTTTATGAAGGGACTCTATAACGTACAAGATATAGATTTTGATTTATCTCAATTTGGCTTGTTTTTGCAAAACGATACTATATTCATTACGTTCCATCTTAATGATATGGTTGATATTTTAGGCAGAAAGTTAATTAGTGGCGATGTTATTGAACTTCCGCATCTTCAAGATGATCATGCCTTAGAAGATGAAGAAGTTGACAAAGTATACGAAAGTTTAAAACGATACTACGTAGTTCAAGATGGAAACCGAGCCGCAGAAGGGTTTAGCCAAACTTGGTATCCTCATTTATGGCGAGTTAAATGTACACCACTTGTTGATGCACAAGAATACAGAGATATTATTGGCGATATTACTTCAGGCGTCGATGGAGAGGATGATACACTAAAAAGTATTTTAAGTGATTATAGTAAGAACTTAGAAATTAATGATGCCGTAGTTAAGCAAGCAGAAGCAATGGCTCCATATGTACAAGATGTAGTAGACGGTAGAAGTGGTTACGACACAACACGTTTTTGGATTGCGCCATCGAAAGACGACGGATCTATATTATTAGTTTCTGCAGATGATGGTTCACTTACTTCTGATGCTGAGAAAGAAAGTGCTGACGTATTTTATGGAATGTCTGAAGAAAAAATTAGTCATTACTTGGCAGGCGACGGGGTGCCACCAAATGGAGCGCCGGCGACACTTTTAACAAGTTTCCCTGCTACTCCTGTTAAGGGAGAATACGTATTACGTGTAGATTATATGCCTAATAGATTGTATATTTTTAATGGCAAAAAATGGGCATTCGTTGAAGATAATGTTCGTATGCAAATTACTAACTACACAGATCGTTATACATATAGAACTAAAACGTTTAATGATAAGACTTCTATTACTTTAGCAGACGGCAGCGAAGTAAAAGCACGCCAAAGTTTATCTAATGTACTACGTGCAAGAGAGGATGAAGAATAATGCATATCTATAAAAGAGTATGGTTTAAAAAGGAGGATAAGTAGTTGGATTTTTTTACGATGGGCAAATAAGACGATACATGGCCCAATTCATTCGTCTCTTATCTCACTTTTATGTTGAAACCGGAAAAGACTCAGATGGTAACTCTGCGTTAATAAGAGTTCCTGTTACATACGGTGATATCTCAAGACAGGTAGCAAGCATTATTCGCAAAAATAGTGAAAACGCACTTAATACTGTTCCGCGTGTTTCTTGTTATATCACTGGTATACAGTATGATCGTGATAGAATAATGGCTCCTTCTCATGTAGATAAAATTCACATTAAAGAACGATTTTATAACAAAGACACAGGCAAATATGCAGCTGGGCCTGGAGATAGTTATAGTATTGAACGTAGTATGCCAAGTCCATATAAATTAACAGTTAATGCTGACATATGGACAAGCAACATGGAACAAAAACTGCAACTTACAGAGCAATTATTTTACATGTTTAATCCAAATCTAGAAATACAAACGACAGACAATTATGTAGACTGGACTTCTATATCATATGTTGAACTTACTGATATTAGTTTTAGTAATAGAACTGTTCCTGTAGGTACTGAAGATCAAATTGATATTGCTACACTAACATTTGAAATTCCTGTATGGGTTAATCCTCCGGCTATTATTAAACGCCTTGGTGTTATTTCTAAGGTTGTTATGGGTATATTTGATGGTAGCGGAAACTTAGCAGATAGTGTACTTGATGAAACAAAACTAATGGGTAGCAGACAATATTTTACACCACTCAATTATGGTGTATTATTATTAAACGGCGAACTTAAAGTATTAAGTGTTGGCGAACCAATAAGCGGAGACACAAAAGAAGATGTAACGTTTGATCATATTCCAATAAAATACGGTGACGATATTCCATGGAAACAAGTTATATCGCAATTTGGTGATCTTAAAGACGGTATTAGCCAAGTTAAATTATTAACTAATTTTCAAAACACAACCGGAGGAGTTGATGATTTCTCAGAAATTGTTGGTACTGTAGAATACGATTCAGATGATGACTATATATTAAAATTTACTGTAGACACAGATACTATTCCAACAAATACACAAACTGCTATTAATGCAATTATTAATCCTCTTAAAAATGTTCCTGGTGGTGGTTTACCTGCCGCAACTACAGGTCAGCGTTATCTAATATTAGAAGATATTGGTGACTCTGCTAATACGGACGGTGCTGATGGTTGGAAGGGCGCAGCCGATTTAGTAGCAAGTAAGTTTGATATTATTCAATATGATGGCACAAACTGGGTTGTAAGTTTTGATGCTAGTGCTAATAAAGGCATACACTATGTAACAAATACTAAAACAGGCATTCAGTATAAGTGGACAGGTGCTATTGACGAGGATATTCCTACAAATACAGGTGAATGGATTAAATCATACGAAGGTGAATACACCGCAGGATTGTGGTCTATTTTACTGTTACCATAATATATAACTAATAATTATTATTATGAAGCAAGTTACCGGGGCCGGCGGTATTTTCTATTGTCGCGATACAAAACAATTTTTATTTCTATTACGAAACGACACAAAATATAAACACAAATGGGGATTTCCAGGTGGCAAAATAGAAGCAGGGGAGAGCACCATTGATGGATTACAAAGAGAACTTACTGAAGAAATAGGAATAGTACCTGCTATAGAAAAAATTATTCCCATAGAATTTTTTACTTCGGATGACGGACACTTTTTCTACCATACTTTTATACTAATTGTTGAAACCGAGTTTATACCGAATTTAAATAATGAACACTGTGGGTATGCTTGGGTAACTATGGAAGGATGGCCAGCACCATTGCATCCGGGTGTTTTCTCTACATTAAAATTAGACTCTATTAAAGACAAAATTAAAGTTATAGTAGAAACTATTTAGATATCAGCCTCGATAATAAATTGCTTTAAATGTATTTGTCTAAGATTTCGATGCCATTTCCATTCATCTGGCATTACTTCTTCCATACCCGCAACAGTTACTCTAATAAAATCTACGTCTGTATACGTATTAAAAACTCTAGACATATTATTAATCCAAACCGCATCGCCAGGATTTTCATCTGTTGGTCCATAATGCTGAGTGCCAGCATATACATTATTATTGATTGTAGCATCCGTAGATTGATTATCAAATCCTAACATATATATTTTTTTGTGGCCATGAAAACAAGCAAGATATACTGCGGTTGCACCACAATTCATACGAGGATCATGTGGAATAAGAGAAACATGTTCAGGATGTCTTAACAAACAGGATGCTCTGCCAAACACTACATTGTTTTCTGCATAGCCTTCATCAATTATGTCATTAATGATATCAGAATTTGTTGCTACTAAAAAATCTGGAGACCAATCTTGATATATTTTATTACAACCATAGCATTGCCCTTTATTTTTACCCAAATGTCCACCGCCCGCTGTTGAAAGATAGCTTAACTTAAATGTTGACATTGATGTTCTTGATTTTCCATTGCCTACAACATAAGCAACACTATTGTGATCACTATTAGGAATTGTATTAGGAATCCAAAATCTATCTTGGTGTTTTCTGCCATTTTTAACTGTAACACCAGAAACAATATATTCACCATCATAATCATCAATGTAACGAGCAACCGACATGCTAAATCTCCTATATTATATTATTTATTTTACAAAAAGTAAGGGGGACTTTCGCCCCCCTTACCATACAACTTAAAAATGTAAGTTAAAACTAATAATGTAACTTATAGTCTGCCTACAACAACTTCGATGATACCTGAAGTACCGTTGAAGTCTTCTAGTGCCTTACCAATGACTGAACCTAAACGTGGGTTTGCTTCAGCTTTAGCATAGCCTTCGCCTGCGGAAACTAGCATGTCACCCTTACGGATTGTGCCTGTTACCTTAACAGGTACACGACCTGTTAGTGCTACTGCTACGTTTGTGCCTTCCAAACCTTCGTTCATTAGGAAGCCTGGGTTTGTACTTACTACACCAGCAATACGTGAATCCATTGAATCAGATGTCATTGTTACTTCTGCGTCGCCGCCGAAGGAAACAACAGTACCTGGCTCGTAGATTACGTCACTTGTGTAACGTTCTGCCAAGTCAGCGTATTGTGCTGATGTTGAAATACCGTTGAAGGTTGTTGCATAAACTGTTGCAAACTTATTATCAGACTGACCGACATCACCTACACCGTTTGTACCACTCTTAGTAATACTTTTAATCTCATTAGCAGCTGGTGTTGTCCCATCACTCTGGAAAACTTGTAGAGTGTTTGAACCGCTATCTTTAAGTACTAAGTCACCAAAGTATATTGAATCTCCCGAAAGATAAAGGTCACGCCACTTGTCGCTTGAGCCACCTAGGTCAAACCCTGTTGTTCCATTAGAGTCAACACTAGGTAGTAGAGCAGAACTTGTTAAAGTCATGATCTCTGTGCCACCTACGTCAAAGCGGATGATATCTTCGTCTGAAGACTCTTCTACTTGGACCTTAGTATCACCGTCAGCATCTTCTAATGCGTTAACAGATGTTGTTGTAGTGATTTCACGAATTTCAATTGCATCACCATTAGCAGGTGCTTCTGTAAATGTAATTGTTGTTCCGCTAATACCATAAGCTGTTGTTGGTAATTGTACAACACCATTAACAGTAACAATACAACCAGCAGTTGTAAGATCTGAGTTTAGACCTGTAAAATCTGTTGTTGTGCCGTCACCAGTTTTGGTTTCACTTCTTACGACTGTAAATTCAGTTGTAGCACCTTTCCATGAAGAACCATTATAATATTCAAAATTACTGTTTGTTGAATTATAACGGAACATACCAGCGGCTGGTGAGCCTGGACGCTGTGCAGTTGTACCTGAAGGTAGTACCATTGATTCTGTTGAAGAACTCATATCAAGTACTGAACCTGCGTTAGGTGTTGCTGTTAACAAGCCAATTGCGTCGTTACCAGCGTCAAGATAGAACATGTTAGCATTGCCTGATGATTCAATACGGAAGTCGTTGTCACCACCACTCTCGTTAAAGACAGCGGCATCGTCAACACCAAATGTTGTGCCATCATAAGTAATGTTTGCTTCTGCTTGTACTGCTGAAGTACCATTACCTGTTAGTAGGCTGTTAGCGGTTAAGGATGTTGCGCCTGTACCACCTTGGTCTACTGCTACAGTAGTACCTTCCCATGTACCTGAAGTAATTGTACCAACAGTTGCTAGTGAACTTGCTGATGTAACGTTGTTCAATGTGTCAAGTGCTGTTTCGAAGTATGTCTCGAAATCTGTTAGTGCTACTTGAACCATTGTGCCACCGTCATTGACAACTACACGGTCTGCGTCTGCTAATGTTGTAGAAGTTGCAGCTGTGTCACCATCAGCGGCCGCTGTAAGTTCAGCGGCTGTAGGTGTTACACCTAATGTTACTAATTGTGCGGCTGCATTGGCGTCATCCAACAATGCTTTACCAGCTGCTGTTAGGTCATATACTGCGGCTGTGCCGGAACCAGTAAACTGGATACCTTTATCAGCTGCGGAAGTTAGACCTGCGATTGCGGCTAGTTCTGCGTCATATGCCTGTACATGTGTACCAATTGTTAAACCTAGTGAAGCACGAGCAGTTGAGCCTGTTTCTAATACGAAATTAGAACCATCACCAACAATAATACCGCCATCTGTTACTGCAAGACCTGCGACATCTGCTAGTTGTGCGTCATATGCCTGTACATGTGTACCAATTGTTAAGCCTAGTGAAGCACGAGCAGTTGCGCCTGTTTCTGCTGTCCAATTGGAGCCATCACCTACGATGATGTTACCGTCTGTTACAGCCAAGCCAGCAATGTCTGCAAGACCTGCGTCATATGCTTGTACATCTGAACCAATTGCTACGCCCATGGTTGTACGTTGGGCGGCGGCATCAGCATCGTCTAACAATGCTTTACCAGCTGATGTTAGGTCATATGTTGAAGCAGTGCCTGAACCAGTAAATTGGATACCTTTATCGGCTGCAGATGTTAAACCAGCAATGGCCGCCAATTCAGCGTCATATGCTTGTACATCTGTACCAATTACTAGACCCAATGTTGTACGTTGAGCCGCGGCGTCAGCGTCATCCAACAACGCTTTACCTGCGGAAGTCAAGTCATATACTGCGGCTGTACCACTACCTGTGAACTGAATACCTTTATCAGCGGCTGATGTTAAACCAGCAATAGCAGCTAGTTCTGCATCATATGCCTGTACATCAGAACCAATAGCAACACCTAGGTTTGTACGTGCGTCGGATGCTGTTGAAGCACCTGTACCACCGTGTGCTACACCTACGTCTGTGCCTTCCCATGTACCTGTACCAATTGTACCAACGGATGCTAGACTTGTTGCAGATGTAATACTGTTTTGTGCGGCTGTTGTAATTGTACCTTCGACGTTACCAAAGATTACATTACCTACTGTACCAGAAGCAACCTCGCCTGAGATTGTTGCGTCAGGGATAAATGTAAACTTGCTTACGGAATCGTCGTAACCGAAGAAACCAACTTTAGCGGTTGAACCATTGTGCCATCTAAACTCAATACCACGGTCCTTGTCATCATCTGAACCAGGAGCAGTATCACCACCTAATGTCATAATTGGATCATCTAGTGTTGTAACTGTGGAGTTTACAGTTGTTGTTGTACCGTTAACTGTTAAGTCACCGGAAATAACAACGTCACCTGTACCATCTGGTGTAAGTGTAATGTTACCATTTGTGTCTGTTGAACTAATAACGTTTCCATCAATACGGATGTTATCAGCATTCAACTGACCTGAACTTAGTGCTGTTAGGCCTGATACTGTTGCGTCTAATGCGACACTAATATCATTATCAGATACTGTTGTAGTAATGTTATTACCACCAGTAAAGGTTAGTGTATCTGTACCAACTGTTACACCATCATCTGAACCTGAATCAGCGGCAACTGTTAATGTGGCTGAACCAACTTGTGAATCAACATATGCTTTAATTGATTGTTGTGTAGCAAGTGCTGTTGCACTGTCACTACCCATTGCGTCCTCATCTAAGATTGATGACACTGTAGCACCTGAAGCAAGTGTTAAGTCTTCGCTAATTACTACTGAACCGTCGGAAGCGATAGTAAATTTATCTGTACCGTCGGAAATTTCAACAGTTATTAGGTTTGCTGTTTGTGAGCCTACACCTTTAACTGCTAGTGTAATCTCGTCTGTTGTATCACCAGTGATTGTTGCACCGGCGGCTACTACCAACTGATCGTTGGCTGTTAGTGTTGTAAACGTACCAGCTGCTGGTGTTGATCCACCAATTACTGAGTCATTTACTGTTCCACCACTAATAGTTAGGTCATTGTCAACGTATGCATCAGCAATTGCTGTGCCGTTCCATACGCCTGTACCAATTGTACCAACTGTGGCTAGTGATGAAGCGGAAGTTACATTATTTAATGTATCTAGTGCGCTTTCGAAATATGTTTCGAAATCTGTTAGGGCAACTTGTACCATAGTACCGTCATCGTTAACAACTACACGATCAAACAATTCAAGTGTTGTTGCTGTTGCGGCTGTGTCGCCGTCTACGATATTCAACTCTGCGGTTGTTGATGTGATATCATCTAAAGTATTAAGTTCAGCTGCGGTTGCTGTTAAGCCAAGTGTTACTAATTGAGCGGCTGCGTTAGCATCATCAAGTAGCGCCTTACCTGCGGCTGTTAAGTCGTAAGTAGCGGCTGTACCTGAGCCTGTAAATTGGATACCCTTGTCGGCCGCTGATGCTAAACCAGCAAGAGCTGCTAGTTCTACATCGTATGCCTGTACGTCTGTACCAATTGCTAGGCCTAGTGATGTTCGTGCTGTTGCACCTGTTTCTAATGTGAAGTTAGAACCATCACCAACGATAATGCCGCCATCTGTTACTGCAAGACCTGCGACATCTGCTAATTGTGCGTCATATGCCTGTACATGTGTACCAATTGTTAAACCTAATGATGCTCTTGCTGTTGCACCCGTTTCTAATACGAAATTAGAACCGTCGCCAACAATAATGCCACCGTCTGTTACAGCAAGACCTGCGACATCTGCTAATTGTGCGTCATAGGCTTGTACATCTGAGCCAATTGCTAGGCCTAGGTTTGTACGTGCGTCAGAAGCTGTTGATGCGCCTGTACCACCAGCTGCCACAGCAACGTCAGTTGCTGACCAAACACCTGTGGTAATTGTACCTACAGATGCTAGTGATGTAGCAGATGAAATAGTATTTTGAGCCGCTGTTGTAATAGTACCTTCAATATTGCCAGCAATAATGTTTGCTTGACCTGCAACGGATATGTTACCTGCGGTACTACCAGTTTCTGTTGTTGTGATAAAGTTAAATTTATCTGCGGATTCGTCCCAAATTAAACCTACGTTGGTATCGTCACCACGTTCTACAACAAAACCTGAGTCAACTGCGCCTGAGCCAGAAGCGTTTGCACTGAATACTAATAGAGGATCTTCAATAGACATATTTGTAGTGTCAACAGTTGTTGTTGTACCATTAACAACAAGGTTGCCAGAAACAGTTAGGTTTGATCCGTAAGTCATGTCATCTTCTAACTTACTACCAGCGATAGCGGCAGAAGCTGCGATTTTGGCATTACTAACGGCACCATCCGTAATCTGATCTGTATCTATTCTAGTTAAAGCCATTTATTTTTCTCCATTCCTATAAAAAAGTCTTATATAAGACTTAATATACCATATATACATATTATGGAATGATTCTGTCTGCAATTGCAGACAGATCCTTTAAATCTAACGTTATTGAGAGATATAAAGGTCATCTATATGCTCGAGCATATACAGTATGCCTATATTTAAATGGATTTATGGAGAAATAGTGTTAGCACATATATACTAACTAAGGCGTTTAAATTAACGATTTTAGTAGCATATAACTATTATAGTAGCATATTATTTTCATTTTACGTGCAAGACTAGAGTTATTTTAATATAAATCAGATGATATATCGAAGGCGCATGTTGAACTAGAACGATTTCTAAAACTCTTTATAAACTCAGATTGTAAATTAATATGTGAACCGTATTGAAATATTAACCGTTCCATTTGAAAACAATTACTAAGCCAAAAATATGTATTATGTTTGTTTTTTGTATGTTCCAAAAGTTCCTCAATGTGTTCATTATTAAAAAGATCTAATTGTTTATATACTACATTTAACTTTAAAAACTTATTCCAGTATTGTTTTAGTTCTAATGATGTAATATTGTTTTCACTAATATATTTTTCAATTGTGCGATCGCCGTCTTGAATTCCTACTAAATTTGGATTTGCCTTTACGAATTTATTTGTTAAAAGTTTAAAGGATTCTATTTCACCATCCCAGTTATTTTTTAGATATTGTTGCCACTTTATTGCGGCAGGACTAATATCAAACATTAAAACATTTGTGTTGTCTGTAAAATAATCCTGTCCTAACAAAATATAAGTTTTTAATCCACCACATACGCCTATATAATTGTCAAACTTATATGCAAACTTATGTGATATATTAACTTCTTCTGTGTTTATAATGTAGTATCCATCTGTTAAATTTCTCACAGCTTCACGTAATTCAAATGCGAATGGTTCTACTTCTTGAGGCATTGGATTATCTAAATTTTCCATTAACCTTTTTATATCACTGTAGTAGTTTTCTGGGTAGCAATATGCTTTTAATATTTCTATTTTATTAGAAAATGTTTTTGTTGGTATATACGCTTCTTTATCAGTTTCGAGTAGTTTACAATTAATTAAAAACCAATTTTCATTTCCTATTACTGCTTCGTTTGATTCGTCAATGCATTGGTCAAAAATTGATCTATCCCAAAACACATGCCCTGCTTTTATAACAAAAATATAATCTTCATCTGCTTTAACAATAGGGTCTGTATCATTTTGCAAGTGTATAGGATATCTCTGCTGAACACAAAATTCTGTAAAATCACATAATCTGTCTGCTATATTTTTACAATTTTTATCTGTAATTCTAAGCAATATTAATTTGACTTTCATAACTGGTTAAAACAATATTATTAAATTGATCTGTTTCTGCACCATGTACAATAATATGATATCTATCTTCACTACTATTGTTTATAACACAATGGTCATATGCAATGTTAAAATGAATTATACTGCCTGTGTTTTCAAATGGAACTATTCCATTTTCTGTAATTAGATGACAGTCTTTTGGGTGATTAAGGCTGAAGTTAACTGCTCTACTAGGATTATCTTCTCTAAGTCCGTCATAATGCACATCAACATATCCGCCGGGCTCAAGTAACATAATTCTTAATCTATCATATGCACTAAAAGGAAATGTATTTTTAAAATAATTTGTTGTTATAGGACAATGATTAGATGCGTTTGTCCACACTCTAAGAGTGTCGTTGCTATAGCCATGATCTTGCGGTGGTCCAGTTATGTGATCATCAATTCCGTGTAAACAAATACTTTTCCAGCCTTGTGACTGATCATCGCGATGTTCTACAAACATATGTTTTATGTTCTTTGCTTCTTCAAGCATTTCTTTAAACGGGGCATCTATTTGTAGTTTTAACCATGGATATTTACATTCCCAATTAACCCAATTGACAGGATCTTTGTCACTTGGAATCGGTTCGTAATTCCATACTTTGTCTTTATTTTGTAAGTAGAATTCTTTTATCATAGAACATTTAAATATTTTTATTAACTTATATTAAGTCTGCCCAAGATCCATTTTCATAGCCTTGGAATTTGTTATCTGTAGTATTGTAAATAATCATACCGTTGGCAGCCGATAATGAGTTTCTTTGTGTTGTTGTCATGCTTGCTAATTGTACCGCATTAGCAAAAACTGTTGCACCAGTAGTCATCGTAGCAACTTCGGTACCGGCTGTCGCAAAACGAATTGTATCTTCGTCAGTACTTGCTTCTACTCTTATTCTTGTATCATTATCAGCATCCGCAATTAAATTTTGTGTACTAATTAATGAAGTACTAAAAATTCTTACTTCTACAATGTCATCAGTGTGTGGTGCTTCTACCATTGTAAGCGTTGTGCCACTTACACTATATGCTGATGTAGGTTGTTGTAAAGCACCGTTAATATTAACGATAGTACCGTTTGTTGTTGCTGACGAACTCAGTGTAAATGCAGTTGTTGTACCGTCGCCAGTAAATGAGTCACTTGATACTAATGCATAATTACTTGCTTCTAAATCAACCCAAGAAGTACCATTATAGTATTCCATTTTATTACTAGTGCTGTTATAACGAAAATCGCCCGCTGATGGTGATCCTGGTCGTTGTGCTGTGGTGCCATTTGGCATTGCTATAGAATTTGTGCCTACAATTTGTAATTGTCCTGTTCCATCTGGATCAATTTGTATATTACCGTTTGTTGTGCTTGTTGACATTACATTTGTTGAGAATGTAAAATCTCCCAAGTCACCGCCTACGCCAAAGTCACCTGTGTATCTCGCACCACTAATATAAACACTCTTGCCTGTAAAACTTACGCCATTAGGCAAGTTTGTACTAATAAAGTGTAATACGCCACTTTGATAATCAAAAAACCATTCGTCGTTATTACCAGAACCTGTAGCAAATACCTGTGTGCCTCCAGACGCGGCAGATCCAGCACTACTGCTAGTGTGTATATAAGCTTTTACTTGGTATGTTGAACCAATTTCAGGTGATATCCAATCTGTTAGTCCTGTTTTCCAAGTTCTATTCGCTGTTGATGTAATATCTTCTGTGCATTCTTGTGGGGCACTTGTCGTGTATACAGTTACAACCTCGGAGCTTGATCCTGGTATTGTGCTAGGAATACTTGAAGCCTCCTTCCAAACTTTGTCGCCACGTAGCAACAACGAACTTGAAATCGCTTCGTTAGGCGCCTTTTTAAGTGCGTTTGTATCTGTTTTGGTAGCACCGTAACCTAGTTTTTTCCATAGGTAGTCAATTTTTTGGCTATCTGAAATGGCCATTATGAAGCCTCCCCTATGCTTATCGCAGTCACTGATTCACCGCTTGCTAGTGCTATTCTTACCAATACGACATTGCCTGTAGCATTGGACATATTCTCTGAGCCAAGTGTCATTGTATAGCCACCACTTAGTGATGTGCCTGTTGCAATTCTGTCACCTGATGTAAACGCACAGCCATTACTGCCGTTACCGCCATTGCCTGTATCACTGCCCGGAACACCACTACCACCATATGTTGTACTTGAATCTATCCATCCATTTAGTCCACTAGCACTATCAATTGCAGTGCCTGGTGCGGCAATCCATAATCCACTTATGCCTGAACTTGATGTAATGTTAATATCAAAGTTAGCAACAACTTGTCTACGGAAAGCAAATGTAAAGTATTGTGTTCCCGTATCAGCACTACGATCAGGTCCTACTGGTAGGAAGCCTGAACTATAATCTGTTACATCGTATTTTAAAACACCAAGTCTAATTGTTGCTTCTTTTGTTCCACTAACACCTGGATCACTATTTTCAGAATATAAATCGTTAGTATAAAAATTTGTTGCACCGTTAAAACTAGGTGTGTTTGTTGTGTCGGCATTAAAATCAAATACACGTTTGCCATCATCTGTATACGTGCCGTTGCCTAAACTATCTGCTACAGCAATGGTCTGTTCAACAATACCACTCTGTGATGATCTGTGTACTTGAATATTAGTTGTGTTTTCAACATAACTACTTGTTCCGTTACAGTTGGATGCTCTTACTTTTACTCTGTCAACTGTTCTTACGCTACTTGTTGTAATAGGTACTGAAAGAGATCCTATCGTGTATGCAGACGCAACGCCAGTATCAGCATTTGGTATACCGCCTGTTAGCATTGAACTTGCACCATCAATTTGTGCGTAAGTATAGTTTGAATTAGTAGTTGCCGCGCTACTTGTACTTTCTTGGTTTGTTCCGTTATCTACTTCAACGACTGATGACGTATCTCGGTAGGCTTGTCCTGTTAAATCACTAACCTGTACACCAGTTAAAGTAAGTGTTGGACTTCCTGTGTTATAATATGGTATACCAGAAACATATCTTTTTGTGCCGCCAGTTCCTTCAGACAATGTGCCAGAATCATCTATAGTAGGCGTTGCTGTTATATCATCATATACAACAGAAACATAGTTTGTATTACCTGTTGCACTGTGTTCTAATCTTTCGTCATTTACACCTACTGTATAACTTGCAAGTGCTTGCGTAATTTTGGCATCAAACGTTTGATAAAATCCTGTTGGATAAGTTGCTGAACTAATTGTGTCGTTAGCATCACGTTGGTCACTTACAACAAGCGAGGTAAATGTTCCATTCTCGTTCAATGCTGTTGTAAATGTTTTATTACCTTTATCAACGCCGTTAACAGTTGCAGTTAGTGTTCCACTCAAACCATTGTAAGCATTAGCAATAACATTTGTGTCAATTGTGCCACTTGTATATCGTCTTGCTGTAGTTGTAGTCAACGCCGCGCCCGCAACCAATGGATTACTCGTACTGTTATCTGCAAATCCAGCACAAAGTTTTGGACTTGAGCCTTGGTATGAATCACTCAACGTTAGCGATTTAGTACTCAAATTCGCTGGTGCAGATGGCGTTGCATTCATTTGGAACACAATACTTGAATCTGAATCTGACTGTAATGTTAAATCAGGAGTTCCGTTTGCTGTAAAGGCTAATGTGTAATTGCCTGCTGATTCACCTGCATAATCATGATCTAATGTTGCGCCTATAGAACCAGCACTTACACCATCTTCAGTAGGAGTGTCGTTTGTACTACCATCACCCCAATTATATACATAATCATCTGCGTTTTGTGATGTGTTTGTTGCTCTTACTAATGCTCTATTATTTCCATTGTAGTCTGTGTAATCATAAATGTCATATTGATTGTCACCAGATCTATCACTTGTTGTTACTGCTGTGGCCGCAATGTTTGCTCTAACATCTGGTTCAACGTGAACTGTAAAGTTAGAACTAATAAATGGACTACTTGTATGATTACTAATAACTCTCAAGTTACCAGTATAATTTCTTGCTGTTCCTGATGCTTGGTCGCTTGGACTCAACGCAAACGTGTGACTAATAGTGTTACCAGTGTCACCACTTCCGCCTGTACCAACATTTACTGTTGTATCTGAAGTTCCATCGCCCCATTGGTATTCATATTGAATACCATATGTTGCATAACTGCCAATTGTTGCTTCAGTATTATTAGTAAAGGTAATCGGTAATCCACTAGTACTTTCTTCGTTAATACCTGTTGTCGCACTTAATGATACTTCAGGAGTATGTGTGTCATAAATTTTATATGCGACATTGTCACTAGTTGGTATTACTGATGGATCAGCAGTATTATGACTGTCTAGTGTTAGTATAACTGTTCTTGTTATTTCTTGTTCTGAAATTTCCGTAAACGTATGGTCAAGTCTTGCGCCGGCAGAACCACCTGCGGCACTATCACTTGAAATAACATTGTCGCTACTACCATCGTCCCAATCCCAAGTGTATTGAATTGTAGCACCGCCAATGTTTGTTGTATTATTATCAAAGTAAACTTGGTCACCGTCATCCCAATATGTAATTGGACTACCGCCTGATGAAGCGGCATATGCGGCAAAACTAACAACCGGGTTAGCAGTATAGATAATAATATATCCCGCTCTTAATTTAGTTGCGGTGCTTCCTGTTCCACAGCCACTATTGTTATATGCAGTGACCTCTACATCAAATGGTGATCCTACGTTAGAACTATATGTATGTGTTGGAGTACTGTCTGTTGTTCCTGTTGTTGTGTTACCATCGCCCCAATCAATAGTGTATCTATTTGCGTTTCCTGTGGCAGTAATAGTTAGTGTTACAACAAGTCCTGCACCACCTACTGTTTGGTCAGCAGTAAAGTCTACTTCCTTAACAAAAGTACTATTACGAATGTTTTCAACAACTTCGTTTAAATCATCAATAGCATCTACAACTAATGTAGACGATGTCCAATCTAAATACGCACTGCACGTTGTTAAGCTGCCATCTGTTGGTGTACCTAATGTAAGTGTGCCACCGCCTAGGCCTGCTATTTGAGTATCTACATATGCTTTGTTTGCCGCATCTGTACCTGCTACCGGAGTTGCTACATCTTCAACTACTTTACTAGAAACAGAAATAATACCCGTGCCGTTAGCATTTAGTATTAAATTACCATTTGTATTTGTTGTAGTGATTGTATTGGTATCAATTTCAATGTTACCAACTTGTAGATCGCCGGCAATATCCAACGAGTACCCCGGGGCAGCTTCGTTAATACCAATACGTGAGTTAGTTACATCTAGATATAATAAGTCTGTTTCAAATGCCAAGTCAGTGCCTTGTCTGACTAGATTTGGTTGTAACATTGGTCCCGAGACGCGACCTATAGCCATATTATTCTCCGTTTAAAAATACTTTATACCGTATTTATATAGAGTTTAATTATTAAACTGTGTCGAATCCGCTTAATGCTACAATAACATGACTGTTAGGCGGGGCAGATGTAAATGTAATAGTTGTTCCTGATACTGTGTAAGCAGAATCTGGTTCTTGGAAAATGTTATTAATAAAAATAAGAATATTGTTTTCGTCAGCAGGCGCAGAGGATAACATATTAAATGCCGTTGTTGAGCCATCGCCAGTGTCTGTATCTTTAGTAATAGTCGTAGTGCCGTTAATTCTTATTTGATTCCAAGTGCCTAAATGATATGTTTCTAATCCACCTGTTGTGACATTAAATCTAACCATCCCAGAGTCTGCTATAGCAGATCCTGGTCGTTGATTCGTAGTTCCTATAGGAATTCGTATGGCATTTGTTCCACCAAGATTGAATAATTCCTGAGTAAAGTATTCTGGATTTGTACGATCAAATGGCATAATATTATAAACTCATATAGTTAACAAAAACATTTACAGGTACTGTCGCCGGCGAACCAGACCAATTGGTAGATGAGTTACTTGCATCATCTAAATCAATATAAAATTTATCACCATTTGTTAATAGCCACTTATTGGCAGTAAATCCTGTTATAGTGTTTACATGTAAATTTGATCCAGTAGAGATAGGAACTGCAAAACCTCCCGCTTTGGATGAATCATATAATAAATTATTAACTGTTACAGAGTCACCGCTGGGAACTAAATTCAATGCCCAATTAAAAAATGAGTCGGCGTGACTATCCGTATTAAAAATAATTATATCTGTAACAGCAACATTGCCTGATGCAGTAAAAATTGCTGTTGAAGAATTGTTTGTTACATTTGTTATTGTGACTGCCATAAATTATCCACCAAATACTAAAGCATAAGCAATTGCTTTACTCTTACTTATCATTTCTCCACTTGTTGTGTTATTTACGAAATATAGTCCTGTGCCACCACCGCTTGGTGTTTTGGAATAAATTTTATTAACAGATACTGTAGCACCTGGATCACCGCCTTGATCAGTAAAATCTAACTGTACTGAAACGCTGGCCGCTTTGGATAATACAATATTACCCGTTCCATTTGGCGTAAGAGTAATATTACCATTTGTGTTAGATGAAATAATATCATTTGCATTAATATTAATATTATCTACACTAAGTTCACCTGTTATAGTAACAGCATTTGTTCCATTATCAAATACAATGTTTGAACTACCAGCAAGAGTTCCACTATTATTATATTGAATATTAGTATTAGCACCACCTGGGGTTGGTGACCCTGCCGCAGTATCTACATATGCTTTGATAGATTGTTGTGTTGCTAAAGCAGTAGCACTATCACTTGCCATATTATCTTCATCTAATATGTCGCTAATAGTAACACCATTAACAGTTAAATCACCTGTTGTTGTAACAGAAAGTGCTTCTAAGTCTGCTAATCCCGAGCCGAGTTTAAAACTCCATTTGTCTGTAGTTTCATTCCAAATCAATGATGTATCGTCAGAAGTGCCTCTTTCAATTACAACACCTGCTGTTCCAAGCGTAACACCTGCTCCTGATTCATTCTTGTTTAATACAATTGTATTATCTTGAATGTCTAAATCTGTTGTATTAACCGTGGTAGTAGTTCCAGTAACAACTAAATTGCCTGTTACTTGAAATGCATCTGCTGTAATATTAACATCATTTGAACCAACGTTGATATTATAATCGCTGTTAACTCTTAATTCCTTTGCCATATTTCGTGATTTCCAATGTTATATTATTTATACAAATTTTAGAATAGAAAAGGGGCCGATGGCCCCTTTCCTGTATTGATCGTAAGAATATCAATTAAGCGTCTTCTGTCCAATCGTCGTCGTCTACACCGACTAGTGTATTGTCGTCGCCTGCTTCCTCGACTTGTGCCGCACCGTCTGTTAGATCTACTGTGAAGTTCCATGGAACTTTACTGCCATCATATGCGTTTGAACCTGTAGCAGTCGGAGCTGCTAATGTTGCTGTACGGCCAGAAATTTTACTTGCTAGGTATGTTTCACCATCATCCATTTTAAATGAAATTGACATCTCACCTGATGCTAGGTTTGCTGGTAAATCATCCCAAGTTAAAGTACAAGTATGTAATCCTGCTGTTTCGATTTCTTCAACAACAAAACGTTTACTTGCTTTTTGTTTAACAATATAACCTTCTTTAACACCGCCGCCGCTGTTAAAGTTAACTTTGATTTCGTTACCGCCGGCTGTTGGGCCTACGCCCGCGACACCGAAGTATCTTTTATTAAGTGGTCTACCCATTTTATTTCTCCTTTTAGAAGTCCGTTGCGGGTTTTAACCGCTACGAGGAAGGTTAATCCCCATAAACTTACTACCCATTAGTAAGCATTACTATTTAGTCAAGAAAAACCCCCCAAATAATGGGGGGTTATCTTTACAAAAAATTCTAAACCTTATGCAAATGATAGGTTTGATACTGCAATTGTTTGTAGGTAGTCGCCAGCATTACCTAGTGATGATGCTGTGTTTGTTAGTGCAACATAACCATAACGTGTCATGAAGCCTACGACTGGCTCGAATGTATCTGGATCTAGTACTGTACCAGATGACATTAGAGGAATGTATGGGCAGTAGAAAGCAGCTGCGTCTGCTTCGCTTGAACCCTTGTAGCCTACTAGTACTGCTGTATCATCAGCTGCGTATGTATCAACATAGATCTTCATTGTACCATTTAGTGTGCCAACCATCTTTTGGTTAACTGGTGCTTCGAATGAACCTTCTGTTGTACGTGCAAATGCACTTGTTGAAGCGGATTGGATAACTGTTAGTGCTTGTGGTGAAACGACTGCCCAGTTACCTGCACCACGACGTGTGCGTTGTGCAATTGTGTTGGCTGCGCGGTTCATTAGAACTGCTAGAGCGGCGTGCTCGTCACCAACGTATGTTGCTGTACCTGATACTGCGTTTTGATCATATGGATCACCTGCTGTTGCGATACTACGTAGTGAACGTAGGATCTCTTGATCAATTTCTGCAGTAATTTCTTGTGCTAGTGCTGACATGATTTCTGCTTCCATGTCAATACCGTGCATTGAGTTAGCATCTTGAGCAGCTTCGAAAGTCCAACGTGCTGATAGCTTACGTGTCTTTGCTTCAACTGGTTGCTTCAAGATTTGGATGCTTAGACGGTTACCGCCTGTGCCTTCGTTAGCAGATGTTGAACCTGCTGTATCAGCAGATGCAACGTTACCTGAGTAACCTTCAGCAACTTTGAATGGGCTTAATGCTTCTTCGCCTGCTGTTGTGTTACCACCTGCGTTACCTGTGAATGCATCAGCGTAACGTACTCTCAATGTGTGAATTTGTCCTACTGGACCTGCCATTGGTTGAACACCAACGATTTCGTTAGCAATTACTGATGGCATTACGCGGCGGATTACTGGTAAAATTACGCGGTTAAGTGTAGCAACATTACCTGATGTTGATGCGCCGGCTGTAGCAGCCTCTGTCAAATAGCCTTTTGTATTCTCTAGAGTTACTGCCATTGTACTACGAGTTGAACCTGAAAGACCTTCTAATAGTGCGTCTTTAGTTTCACTCCAGTTTTCATTTAATAGTTCTGACATTTTTAGTCTCCTAAACTCCTTAATTATAAATTTATAATCCTGCTAACTTCTTGATATCAACAATGTTGGAAGTGTTTGGTGTTTCTTCAACTTGCTTTTCAACAGGTTGGCGATCACCAGTTACTTCTTTCTTTACTGACTCAGTAAGTTTGCGTTTAATACCAGTGCCATCGCCATTAATAACTGCTGGCAGGTATTTGTCAAAAGATGCTTTAAGTTTATCAGTTTGTACTGACTCAAGTAAACTTTCCATAACCTCTTTCTTCTCTTTCGCCAATGGTGAAAGAAGTTGAGAGAGTGTTTCTTTACGGTTTGCTTGGTCATTAATAACGTTGATTTCACTCATTTTTGTCTCTACGAGTGCATCCTTTTCTTCAATTGTTTTATTGGCTTCTGCCAATACACCTTCCATTTCTGAAAGTTGCTTGTTGAGTTTTGCAACTTCAGTATTCTCATTCAAATATGAATGTGCATACTCTGCGGCAAAAGCTTCAAATAATTGACGTCCAAAGTTATTCTCACGAGCACTTTGAATATCTTCTTTAAGTTGTGACATCTCACCCTTAATAGTTTTAGTGACAGTCTCTTCAACCATCTTAGCACTACGCTCGATAAATGTTTTCTTAAGTTCGGCTAGTTTTGTTTTTGCTTCAGCAACTAACTTAACTTTTGTTTCAACTACGTCTTTCTTGTCTTCGTTGAATTCAACAATCTCTTCGCTTAATGCTTTGATTACGAAATCTTCTAGTTTCTGCATTGTTTGAGCCTGTGTGCCTCTATCAGCACGGAACTCATTCATTTCAGTTGCTAGATTTTCTGTTACGAACTTGCTTAGAAGATCGGCATGCTCTGTTACTGCTGTCTTGTATGCTACTCGCTCAGCTAGTAGTGCTTGCTTGTCTTCTACAAACTCGTTGATTTCTTGTTTTAGAGAATCTGTAACCATTGTATCTAGGGCTTCGACAATCGCCTCCTTATCGTGCTCATATCTCTTTGCAAATTCTTCGCGTAACTCGGCCTTGTTTTGCTCAGTGGCTTCTACCAACTTTGCATCCCAAGCTTCCTGGAGTTCAACTTGAACTTCCTCGGAGATAATATTGTTTTCGATAAGTGGTTTGAATACGTCTAACATAATGCTCTCCTAAATTTTTAGGTCCTTTATGAGACGCAAAATACTCTCTTTGAGATATTTTTGCGCCTTTTGATTCTCACGTACTTCAGCCGCCATCTCAAGCACTCTATGACCGCCTCTCATGTTTAAAAGGCCTTCATAAATTGCTGTTGGATATGCTTCTGGAGCACTTGGTTGCGCCACTACGTCAATAGTGACAATTTCAAATTCTGAAACATCGCCAGAAGATTCACGGACATTGCCGCTACCTCTGGATGAAACTCCTAATTTAACACCTGACTCAAGCATAGTTTTGACTAAGTTACCCATTGGTGTTGGTAGTACTTTCATCTTACCATAACCGTTGGGTCCATCCATCCACATTTCTGTAACCATGTGGGATACACGATCTAAGTTAATCTTAAGATCGTCTGGATGATCAACTTCGCCTAGTACTGAGTTTCCTTGATTGATTTGCTCATTTAATGTTGATACTGCGGTTTGAATTTCAGAGACAGGATATACACGCTGATTTGCATTCTTTACACCACCTTGAATGCAAATACCCTTCATGTATAGATTCTTGCCTTCTGAATCAGTCTCAGTTACCATGCGAGCTTGGTCAAATGTCAAGTGTTCTCTTAGATAAGTCATGTTTTTTATCCGTTATACTTTCTTCATGTCTGGTTCAGTTGACATGCCCATATCTGATGATGATGGGTCTGCTGAACTTGAACCTTCTCCTGATGACATTGCACCTGGTTCGTTTGCGTCACCTTGTGGCTTACCACCTTTGGCAACAGGTGATGAACCTTCGCCAGCGCCACCCTTAGGTGCAGGAACTGCCTTTAGTTCAGCGCCTTCGGCAACTACATCTTCTTCTGACTCTTCTAGATCTTCTTCTGCTTCTTCAGCTGACTCTTCAACGGATTCTTCCATTTCTGGCTCCATGTAGTCGCCTTCTTCGTCGGCTTCTTCGCCTTCGTCGTCGCCAACTTCAGCCATTAACTTGTCGAATTCTGCTTGAAGTTCGTCAAATGCAGCTTCTAGATCACTAATTCTTTCATCGGCTTCTTCGTCGGCTTCTTCGCCTTCGTCGTCACCTTCTTCTTCTTCGGCATCCATAGCATCTTCAAGTTCTTCACTTGCATCCTCTAGGGACATACCTTCTTCGTCGCCTTCAATATCATTAACAAAATCTTCAACCTCTTCATCTGAGATTGCTTCTTCAACTTCTTCAATCTCTTCTTCGATTGCATCAAGATCTTGTTCGTCAATCAAGCCTTCATAAATGTCACGTGACTTTTCAACAACAATTTCATGGAAAAGTTCACGAGCTTTATCTTGCTCTTCATTGATAATATAGTCAAGCAACTGATTAAATTTATCACTCATAGCGAAATCACTCCTTTTATATAAAAAGTTACAAAATATCAAATATATTTAAGTTAAAGGGGATATAAAGGCACTCAAATAGTACCAAAATGGTATGAAAACGGCAGAAAAGGGCAAAATTACATTGGGACGTCTGCGCCAGCTGGCGCCGCGCCGTATTGTAACTTATATTTCTCTGCGTCTTTAATTTTTTCTGCAGTTCTTAGTTCTGAAACCTTTCTAAGCTTATTAATTTGTTCTAGTGTTAGTCTTGTTTTACGAGTATTCTCTTTTTTAACAATAGTCTGATCAGAGTCCGAATCATAGCGACCGTTATCCTCTTTTTCTTCCAATTGTCCAAAAAGTTCTAGTAAAATCATAATACTATTTATGTTGTTGGTGCTGGTTCTAACTCAGGTGCTTCGCCACCTTCTATAGGTGCTTCACCCTCTATAGGCGCTTCATCACCTTCCGGAAGTTCAGGTTCCTCTGCCATAGACATATCAGAGTCTAATCCACCTGGTGTAATACCAACATTACGCATATCTGAACCATATACTTGGGATGCTTGATTGTTGCCTGTTTCCTCTTCCCACTTTTCTGTGTTTTCAATTAGTTCTTGCTCTGTTAGACCTAAGTAACGTGTTAGCAAGAAGCGTTTACTCATATATGGCAATTGTTCTAACTGCGTAAATGCAGAAATCTTTGTGTTATCCAACTCTGCTTGTCTATATGATGCAAAGTTCTGCGGCTCATTAAACTTAATTTCAAAAATACTATTGTCAATATTAACACCACGTGTCTTTAAAAATAGTTTAAATTCTGTATCAACTGTACCAGAAATAATTGTTTGTAAACGTTTGCAGTATTCGTTGAATCTAAATTCTTGAATTAATGCTGTGCCTACTCTACCATCATTATAAGCGGCGACACCTTCATCAGGTCCGGTTGGCAAATAACTTGCCGGAATACGCAATGCACGATATAATTTATTTGTAAAATATCTTAAATCGTCAATTTGTCCTAGATTTTCACCTCCTGGTAATGTTTCGACTTTACTGCCTCTTCCTTCGCCCGTTTGTGGAAAGAAATAATCTTCCATAATAGATAGTGGATTATATGTTGAATCCATCATTTTGGATCCACCACCTGTTGTAGTTGGAATTCTACGTTGGTGAATTTCATTCTTAACACGCTCAACAAAACCCATAGCCATGTGTGATGGCATATTACCTACGTCAATGTAAAATACACGGCGTTCCGGAGCACGTTGTACGCGGTAGATAATAATAGCATCTTCTAATAATTCTTTTTGTTTATATGTTTTAAAGATATTCTCTAAAATACTATTACCAAATGGCCAGGTGCCATCCATCTCTTCTGTTAAACTAATATGAACAATATAATTAGCATCAATAGCAACGGCTTTTTTACCATATGTGTATTTGGAAGCATTTGCCATATTCTCTTGTGTTTGTGATCCTGTTCTACTCATTAGATTAGGAATAGTTGTACCACCTGTCTCCTTTTCTGTTGTTTGTAGAGTATCAAAATTAATTGCTAAATCACGAACAATATATTGTTCAATTTCTTTACCGGCACTTTCATCAACAACAATCTTTTCAACTTTGGCACAATCAACAAAGTGCCACTTTTGTGTTTCTGGATCACGAATAAAAAGTTGGTCACCGTATTTTAGTGTGTTGCGGAAAAGTTTAAAAATTTTACGATCAAAACTTTGTAGATTATACCAGTGTTTTAATTGTGTATTTAAAATTTCCATTTCTGTTGCTGTCGCGTCATCATGGTAATGAACTTGGAATGCAATGCCTGATTCTGTATTTTGTTGTGTACAGAATTCTGCTAAAATATCAAGTGCTGAATTTACTTCACTGTCTTGGTCCATTGCATCGTATTGAATATAACGCTCAATACGATTAGGATGCCCAGAGTAAACTTCAGGCAATACTGAACTATAATTTTTAAAGCCAACGTCAGGAGTTCCATTTCTCATTGGAACTACATTGTTTGGTTGTGTGAAATATTTTTTCCAAGTCATAATTATAATCTTTGTTTTATACTACTATTTACCCTATTTTATAATATATTTGTTGTATTGTGACTAGGGAACTGCACTACCCGTATGTCGTCCCATCTTGCCCTGCTTCATTTGCTAATCCGTGCGGAGATCTTGCGTTCTTGTTTCCATTATCAATATTAACATTAACCTGATTATTTTTCTGTGCTTGCAATTGTTTTTCAGTAAGATCAACGAGTTTATCCAATTGTTGAGTTTGCTTTTTCACTTCTTGTAAGTTTTCATTAGCGGTATCTGACAAGCTTTTAGATGCTTCAGTTGCCCCAGTAGCAGATTCACCTGTTTGTGCTATGCCTGCCTCGGCCAAGGCTGATATCTTTGTGGAAAGTCCTGCATGGCGCGCATCTGCACTTGATGTTGCTACTTTTGGTTTTGCTACTGGTGTACCAGGTGGTGGAGTATTTGGTTTTACTACTGCTGTAGGTTTTGCTTCCGAAGTACCACCCAGCACATCCTTCCTTATGTCGACGCGATCTCCAGTCCCGCCAAACATTTCATGCATTGTGTCATACTGTTCTTGAATTAGATCTATAGATGTTTTCATAAAACCTGTAATTTTGTCACCTAATGTACCTGCCATTCTTGGAATAGTTCTGTAAGATACAAGTCCTTCGTCTTGTAGTTTTATTATCTCAGCTGAAAGTTCTTCATCAAACCCCGTTTTTTCTTTATAGGTTTTTAATTGTCCCTGGACCCAATTGATCAGTCCATCATCAGCGTTAAAGATAGTATCCAAAAACAATTCCCTGGCGCCAACTGCTATCTCGTCTTTCAGAACTCTGATATCAGTTGTTAGTTGGGTAGCTGCATCACCAATCGTTCCTACGAGTTTCCCGTCGACAATTTCTGCGTCAATACCCATTGCTTGATCATAAAAATGTTCAAATGCTGTCGAAAAGTTTACTGATTCTGTATCAACTATCCCGGCATGTTTGGCATATGCGTCTTGAATTGCATTAAATTTTGTAGTGGTTGCCTGTGCAGCTTCGAACAATGCTAACCCGATCGGTTGGCCAGCCGCGGCTAAAGGAGCAAAAGTATCTCTTGTTTTTTCTATGGCGTCTTCTAATTTGCCTAGACTTGCGTTAAAAATCTCGCCGGCGCCATCACCAGCAGATAACATATCTGAGGCTAGATCGTTATACATTTGTCCCATCGGAGTAGCCATCATCATTCTAGCCTCTTTACCTTTCGGAACAACACCTGCAACTCTGGCTTTAAAGATCTCAGCGGCCGCCGGGCCGCCTGTTTCCATTGCCTTCTTGAGCCCGTCTGTCATTGCAGCCTGTTGTTCTGGGCCCATGTTCATAATAGCCGCCTGGAATTGCGCGTCAGATGCCAATTTTTGTTGTTCTTTCGCTAGCCGATCTTTACTCTTACCAGTGAGTACTTCTAACTGTGATAATTGGTATATATAATCACCGGTCATATCTGCTTGCTCTTGAGCAGATAACGAACGAGTGCTATCAGCCAGAGAAGCATTATTCAGCATGGTTGCCGATAACTCTAATGCATCTTCTACATCCATACCCATCAATTCTATTGTGCGTCTAAACGACATTCCGGATGTTGTATGACGTCGGCCAACGTCTGAAAGTACGCCACCTAAAGTAACTAATCTTTCAGCACCTAGTTGTGCTGTTCCTCCAAACATAGACAATGTTTCAGAATTTCTTTTCATTAAAGCATTAAATTCTGTTTGTGTCAAAGTTGTTGTTGTGATGGCCTTCGCATACGTTTCTAGACTTCTACCAAAAGGTATACCTGCTGTGGTTATCTCGTTTAGTCCATCTAAATATCCGCCGTACACTTCTTCAGCAATTCCGAGCGCCGCGCCGCCGGCGCCGCCCACAACAGAACCTACCATCGCACCGGCGCTGCCGAATCTAGCTCCCGCGGCACCGCCCAACCCAGCGCCGGCGGCCATAAAAGGAACCTTGGCAAGAATCGACTTAAAGACTCCCGCGATCGCAGACATAATACCACCTTGATCGTCATCCTTATCTTTGTCATCTCCATCTGAATCTGGCTTAGTTAGTTTTCCATCTTTAACAATTTTATCTATATTGCCCATCGCAATGACCATTGCTCCGGCGCTTGCGGAAAAGGTCATGCCGGCCTTGGTTATTTCTACAGCGGCACCGCCGAGAGATTTGGTCAATCCGTTTAATGCTTCTCCAAATGCCTCTGCACTATCACCAGCATAGGATATTTGTTTTCCAGAAACCCTCGCAACTCGCGAAATGTAATTTAACTCTGTAGACGCACGATCCGCAGAGTCAGAGACACTTCTAAATAGCGCATCTATAGATCGTTTGGTTTCTCGTAAAATTGCGTCGTCGTCTGCCATAATAATATGCGTATATTATAAAATAAGGTAAATATCGCTATATTATTTATACATCAAATTTTGAGGATTTCAAATGAGTAGTTTATTAGAACAATATTATCGCCAACCTGAGATTTATATCTCATTACCTAACGAAGGTAAATTTTATCCTGCAGGATCTATAGAAATTTCCGAATCCGGCGAGATTCCTGTTTTTGCTATGACAGCCAAGGATGACATTGTACTTAAAACGCCTGATGCTTTGATATCAGGTGAAGCAATTGCACAAGTTATAAAAAGTTGTGTTCCTGCTATTAAAGATCCATGGCAAGTACCTGCTACTGATATTGATTTCATTTTAGTAGCAATTCGAATTGCGTCTTATGGTAATGACATGGAATTGAATTTTTCATGTCCTAAATGTGAAGAAAAATTTGATTATCAAATAGGTTTAGAATATTATATTAATAAACTAGGTGATATATCCTTTGAACCTGAACAAATCTTAATTCCTTATGGCCAAGTTAAAATACATATTAAACCATTAAATTATTTGGATTTGTCGTTAATTCAAAGACGCACATTCGAAGAACAACGTGCAATTGAGGCAGTGGGTTCAATGGAGGAAAAAACAGAAGAAGAAAAGCAAGAAATGTATAATGAAATACTAAATACAATGACCGATATAAACATCAACGCTATTTCTTCAGGTGTTAAAGCAATTGAACTTCCAGATGGCACTATGGTTGATGATCAAGAAGAAATTATTAATTTTGTTAATAATTCTAGTGTAAGATTATTCAAAAAAATTACAGGCGCTATTCAAGAAATTAAAGACAAAACAGTATTAGACCCTATTGATGTAAAATGCCCTGAATGTTCCCATGAGTTTACTAGTCCTATAATTTTTGATTACGCAAATTTTTTCGCCTAAGGCTTCTATCATTAAAATACGAAGAAATATTAGAGTTAATTACTAATTACGAAAATCAGGTAGAAGCCATAAAAAAAGAAATATACAGTTTTGCATGGCATATGCGAGGTGGATTTACTATCAATGAGATGTTCAACACTTCCGCAAAGGAAAGAAAAGTACTTTCTGACATTATTGAAGAACATATGAAAACAACAAAACAATCAGGTTTACCATATTTCTAATGGAACAAGAGAACGAAAAAAAGCAGAATGAAGGCTTAGGATTACTTGGGGCAATATTCAGTCTATTCATCGGCTACAAAGCAGGCAAGAAAGCTGGTAAATGGCCCTGCATTTAAATAATTTAACGTAAGTATTAATATACCAGGCGTCGCCTGGTGTCGGATTAAAAACTAAATGACTTTTATATGCATTTTAGTTTTTTTGCCTACGTTGTAACCTATTCCAAATGATATTGCTATCACTGTACAAATGGCTAGTATATGCCAGATTAAAAATGAGCTCATTTTATTCTCCTTGTGAATTATTTCTTGCTTGGTTACTCGACATATTTTTTAAATTCTTCTGGAACTTCATCAAATCGCCAAAGTGTAACCCATTCTAAATATTCTTTAGGCCAATTTTTATAATAGTTTGTATTTTTTGCCAATTGCACTGATGCGTTATTTAATACATCTAATCGTGCCATTAACACTAATGCAGATTTGCCAAAATTAAACATTAAATCACCAATTTGTTCTATATGTCCCGGATGGTCATCAAGTATCGCTAAATTTAATGGATTTGCATATTCATTAATTTTTTCTGAAATGTCTTGATATTCTTCAACCGTATACCTGTCAGTGGGTGTTATAACCGCTAATACTTCAACATTACCACGGTCATCACGATCTGTCCAGTTGTCAACATATTCTTTTAATTTTTCTAAAAGATTGTCATTGACTACTTTTATTCGTACTGTGTCATTTTCCAATGCAGGGGGTGCATATGGACATACTGGTAAGTTATCTAACTCGGGAAATTCTTTGACAATAAAAGTTCTAATCCAATGTTTTAGTTCTTCTATTTTTTCTACGGCTTCTGCCGGGGTCCAATCGGTTTCGTTCATAATAATCCTCCTTTCATTTGTTAAACGAAATTTGGACTTTCTTTTGAAATAACCTGCCGTCCGAAAAGGTTATATAAAACTATTTATATCATTATAAATAGTTTTAACTATTTATGAGGCAGATATAAAACTATGAACCCATTTTATACACTTATTCCGAGTAATAAAATTGCGCTCTCTGACAAGCATTCGCAGATTACTTAGAGTGGGTTACGCTTTGGCGTTTTAAGGAAGTTCCTGAGGATCTAAAGAAGTTAACGCCTTAAAACTTCTTATTTTACTGTCGCGTTTACATAACTTAATATACATTTCAACATCGTCGCTCCATTCCATACCAGTCCACCATTCGAATCCAGGAAATTGGGATTTGTAAATACTGCTCTGTTCATATCCCGGGCCAGTGTATAGATACTTGTATCCGTTATGTTTTGCCCACCATATTTCATGCTCTAAACTAATAGTACCTAAATGTAAATCAGGATTATGGTAATTCCAAATAAAGAAATGTGTTTCTACATCATTACTGTAATTGAGTAACTTTGTAATAGCAACTATTTTTCCGTTATCTTTATAAAGAATATATTTGAATCGATCACAGTCCTCGTCTATAGAATATAAATCTTTATAATTATTTCTTTGCAGATATGCGTTTAGAATTTTTTTAATTACTTTCGGTTTTTTATCGACAATTTTCCATTCTAAATCTATCGAATTATAATTGGTTTTTTCTAGACAGATTCGAGTATTACGTGACATGAACCAATGCTCTTTTCCATTTTCAATATAAAGAGAAAATCCGTCTTGTAACGCCTGACTCTCCTCCCATAGCTCGACATTATCAAGGAATATATTGTTTATTATTACATCACGAGTTTCTTGTTTACCGAAGTAAGTTGATATTTTTATTTGCATTATGAGATGAACTACGTTCATCTAGTTCTTCGCTTTCGCTCGAACTAGGTATAATTTGAAAAGTCTTTTTTATATTTAACATTGTTATTTTTATTTAATTTTTTCCTGAAGTTTTGCTCACACTCCACCCGACTGGGTGAAGTGTGGATTTGACTTTTTCCTTCGGTCTTGTCCTATAAACTGTTGTGGATTATCTAACGACGTGGAAGCGGTTGTCCTGTACTCCCTACCACAGTCTCCTGGCTATCACGCCAACAAACGGTATCTACTAAATGCTACAGTTTCAACAAATAATAGACGCGAGGTTCTTACCCTCGTCTTTTTAGCCCATGCTATAGTGGTTTGTATCATCTCCGGAATCTCAATGTGCCTTTGCTACACCGTCAAGGAGAGCGGGTCTTAGCCGCATTGTGGATATTATGTGTGCCTGTGTGTTGCCTTTAATTTTTAGATGATAGTCTTGATTTATATGTGGTTGGGTTACTTGAGAATGTTTTAACACGGTCAGCATTTTTGCTCCAAAACATATCATAGTCGCAAAAAATCCAACCTTTGTAATTAATGTGCCTGTCAAATTTAAATGGTGGGTATTTGTTTTCAATTGCTACGTATTTGCCTTTTCTATTGATTTTTATTATTAGTATGTTAAAGTCGTTTTCGTCTGCAGGTTCTAATAATTGCTCTATCCATTGATCTAACTTATTCACATCCTGTGAAAATAAATGATGGAATGGAAAGTCGCCGTATGCCTTACACTCAATATTAAGTAAAGGGAAACTTGGACCTGGTACTATATCTCCCTTGAAAGATCTTATTTGTCCTTCATGAAGATATTCCTTTCTCGCTTTATTAGACCCCCCAATATAGGAACCACTGTGCGGAACACGAATAAACGTTTCGCCGTATATTTCGGTTAAATGTTTAGCAACATCGCGCTCCCACGTGGAGCCTTTTATTTTCTGCTTGCTAGGCATTAATTACATTGCGTTCTTTTTGTCTTGAATCTCTGCCCTGCGTGATTTGGCTAATTTGCCAATTTCGCCTAACGCTTTACGAGCGCGAGCGGCCGCCGCTTTTACGCCTTTATCTTCGAACTTTGAAGATTCGCTGACATATGTTTCGACTCGCTCTAAGATTTGCTCATGAATTGTTGACATTTTTATTACTCCTTAATATGTAAATATATTTACATGATTTCTATATCGTCACTATAATTTGTGAAACCATTTTCCTTTGTAACTGTGAGGACGCTATGTACACGCCCGACCAGTTCGTCCTTATGAGAGATAAGAAACACACTTTTGCCTCTATCTCTACAAAACTTCTTGAGTATACTTATACTACCTTCTAAACCTAGTGCATCCATGCCACTATCTACTAATTCGTCAATAACTAGTAGGCTTATGTTATCATATAAGTGTTCCCAGACATCCCTGAACGCCCAAGATAGACTTAAAATAAGTCTATTTCGTTCGCCTCTGCTGAGATTATCAAAGTCTAGATCACGCCCATACTCTGTAATTTCGACGCTTAAATCGTTTAAAAACATTACAGTATGAGGCAATCCAATTTTATCTAGATAGTAACTCAGTCTCTTATTTAAGAAGGCTAAGTTTTGATCTATAATTCTTTTGCGTATAAATGAATCCTTATTAACAAGCAATCTTGTTAAAAACTCTTGGTGTTCTTTAAGAGACACTAGATCATTTAATTTATCATAATTAATCTCTTGCAAAACAGAATTTTGTAAATCCTCAATTTGGGATTCGTAAGGATCATCCTCGTCTGCTTTCTCTACTAAAGTATTACGCAAATGTTCTAAACTACTATCATGCTTATAAGCACTAGCAATATCCTCGTAGAAAGTATCAGCGATAGTATCAATATCGCCAATGTCTTCTATCTTTTTGTTTATAGTTGCTAAGTTACCTTCTTCGCTTTTGATAGATTCTTTATGTTCATTTATTTGTTCTTCCAAATCTGCAAGCATTTTTTGATGTATTTCATCATGCAACGCCTGCCCGCAAGTATGGCATTTTTTATCTTCTGTCTTGGATATATTACTTTCAAAACGTGCTAACTCTTTGTTATATTTGGATAATAAGTTTTCAGAGGTGGATTTTTCTCTATTGTAGCCACGTAATTTAGACTCTAACTGCTCTACATTTGATTTTTTAGTGTGTAGTGCTATTTCCTCTTCGATATTAACTGATTCAAGTTCCTTAACAGCGTTGTCTAGTTTTTCAACATCTTTGTTGCGAGATTTTACCCACGCTTTTTGTTTCATACGCAAACTTTTAATAGTATTTTCAATATTCTCGTTTGCTTGCTGTTTACCCTTAATTGCGTATTCTTCTTCAGTAATAAAATCTTTAGTCTGCTTTACGATCTCTTTAAGTCTTTCTGCTTTTTCGGATAGTAATGTAATACCAAGTAACTGCTCAATAACTTCACGCTGATCCGAAACACGCATAGCAAGAAACGGTTCAGTATATGTGTTAAGTGCCACAACGTGCTTAAACATTGTATGCGACATACCAATTGCTTTCTCTATTGCTTCTTGCGTTTCTTTATTCTCGCCTTGTGCTAAGTTGTCGTCGTCATCATTCGTATAATATTTTAACACGCCTGGCTTTCTACCACGCTCAATACGATGACGCATACCATCTTTTTCAAACTCAATAGTGACTAACATACCTTTGGCATTTGTTTTGTTTATCAAATTATCTTTGCGAATATTAGTTAGTGCTTGCCCATACAGCACATAACTCAAAGCATTTACAATAGTAGTTTTACCCGTGCCATTACGAGCACCTGCGTCATCACCACCCAAGTCTAAGTTTTCACCCAAAACAAGTGTGAGGTCTTGTCTGTCCAAAGCAACCGCTTGAGTTTGGTTACCCACACTCATAAAATTCTTTACTGTTAGGGAAGTCAGTTTTAACACACTAAATGTTCCTATAAATTTCTAACAACGTTTGTGGATTATAATATTCGCTTTCAATGTTTGATAATTGATCAATAACAATAGAGTCAATACTATCAAAGTTAAGTTCAATATCCTCGTCAATAATATCAAGGTCCTGCTTCTCTTTGTTTGGCAATAAACTTAACTCACGAACATTGTGATCTCTAGTAAATGTTTCTTTAATAAAGTTTGCCTCTTCATAACTAATATCAATGTCCATTGTTACTCTTGCGTATGTTTTATTGTCTAAATACTGTGTGGGATTTTCCAACAGTTGCGATAGTTTTAATGTTTTATATGAAGGAGCATTGGGCCAACTTACAAACTCTGGTTCACCATTCCATTCTAACATCATCATACCACGCTCATCGTCCCAAGCATCAGCATAGTTGTGTGGAAAGCAGTTACCAATGTAAATTACGTTCTTTTGTTGTTGCCTCTTATGGAAGTGTCCACTAAACACATACTCTGCTTGCGACATGTCGTCAGCATAAAGTTCGCCATGGTCTGGCATTTGTACCATAGCGTTCATATAAAAGTGTGGCAGTTCAAAGTGTCCAAAGATATATTTTGCTTTAAGTTTTTTAATTTTCTTAAAGTCATCGCCCACTAACCACGGAACAATAGCAACATTGCCCTCGTTAATTGTTTGATTTACGATGGAAATTCCAGGAAATCTACTAGCAAATTCAACACTGTTTAGATCACGACGATCTCTGTAGTACAGATCATGATTGCCTGTAATAAAATAAAACTTCTCAAAAGACTTGCCTAACTTTTCCAAACTACGTAGGCTATAGTTTAACGTATGGACGTTAATACTTGCTCGTTGATGATGCCAATCGCCTAAGAATAGGCAAGTCTCGCAGTCGTTCTTATGCGCCGTGTCTATAAACCAGTCAACAAAATCCTCACAATCTTGATTGTGTATAGTTGAATTGCTTTTATTTCCGAAGTGTATATCTGTACAAACTGCTACTTTTTTAAATAGATTTTCGTTACTCATACATTCTTATTAGTATACTAAACTTAAAGTAATTTGTCAAGATCTTGCGTTCTGTCTTGTATAACTTGGATTCATATCATTCATCTCTAAAATATCATCACGTATGTTTTGATTACGCTTTTCCATATTGAGAATTTTAGTAAATGAATTTGTTATAACCGCAGTATAATATGCAAATGGATTTTGACTTTTGCACTCGTCAAACTGTAATCCAACTTGAATTAGTTGTAAAACAGCCGCGCCACGCATTTCATCATTATATGTGTATCCTCGCCAGTTAGATCTTGTGCCATAGCGATCACAAAGTTTTATAAACATGCGGCCAAGATTATCAGTCATTTGCCCATGGTCCTTACTAAACTTACCATTCTCTAGATCACCAATCCAGTGACTTTTGCCCACACAGACAAGTTCGCCTGTTTCATCATAACGAAAGTGTTGATATGGAGGGAATGTAAGTTTTTCATAATGGTCTGCTACCGTTTTGGGTGTTTTAACTCTACCATGTTGTAAAGGAATATGATCAAAGGTCATGACTCTAAATACGAGATCTTCCTTAGCAATCTTTTTCCAGTTGACAGTAAAGTCGATTAATCGAGGTTTTTTACGAGTAGTGTTTTCTTCTACTGCTTTTGCATGGTTTTCTTTTGCAATTTTAGATGCTTTATTACGTTTTGCTTGTGCGGCTGATCGTATGTTTATTTTTTTAATATCTAGTACGATAATATCGTAATCTGCATCTTCAGGTGTTACGTAACTACTATAACTATTTTTTGATTTGTGTATTTCTTCTAAAATATCTTTGTTTCTTAGGTATACGTTTCTAGTATTTGTCATAAATGCTCCATAATATATTTATTATAATACACGCATATTAAAAAGTCAAATAAATAGAAAGATATAATAGGAAATATTTTTATGGCAACAATTCCATTTGGTGGCGTGTTATTTGGTAGTTCAACTCTTCCTAAGGTAGGTTTCGACAGTTCCCCTAAAGAAGATTGGAGAACAAAAATAACTATTGGTATTGAGTTATTAGGCGGACCAGTTTTGGGTCCCCTACAATCGTCTAAAGGAATAATATTTCCATATACACCTACGGTATTTGTTCAGCATAATGCTTCGTACGGTGCGGCCGGACTAACACATTCTAATTATGATCATCCTACGTTTGATAGCCACCAAGTTGGATCTATCCAAATTACAGGACAATTTACAGCTAATAGTTCAGCAGAAGCTGACTATCTTAGAGCTGTGTTACATTTTTTAAGAACCGTTACTAAAATGTTTTTTGGCCAAGATAAAGATCCAATTGCGGGCACACCACCGCCAGTTGTGAAATTAAATGGATTTGGGGATTATGCATTTTCAAACGTTCCTGTGGTAATAGAGACATTTACAATGGAACTACCTGGTACAATTGATTATATTAGAACAACAGATGGTAAAACAATGATGCCTGCTAGTACTACTGTAACAATTACAGCCAAACCCACATATACAAGAAAAGCTACTTCTCGACGTTTCGGATTGAAGAGCTTTGCCAACGGCGATCTACTTGGAAGTGATAGTGAAGGAGGATTTATATAATGCCAAAAGTTAATTATTTGTCAGAAAGTCCTTACTATCTAACAACATCATTTAATAATAAATTAGGAATAATGAGAAAGCGATCTTTTCCTTTTGAAGATGATGATTTAGAATATAGAATTGAAGAGAAGTATGCTAATAGACCCGATTTGTTGGCGCATGAAATTTATAATAATGCCAACTTATGGTGGGTATTTGCAGTAAGAAATCCAGATACACTAATTGACCCAGTTTTTGATTTTATTGCAGGGGTAACTATTATTGTTCCAAAAATAACCACGTTGCGAAGATCATTGGAGTTATAATACCATGACAAATGGTGATCCTAATCTACAAGTTGTAGCAGATAAACCTGTACCAGCACCTGACAATATTTTACACCAGTTTACAAACTACACTTATAAAATAAGTTTATTAAGTTTCAAAACTGTGCAGAATTATAATGATTTAGCAGAGAAAGGCAGTTGGGACTGGGCACATGCAAATATACCTAAAATATGCTATACATTATTTTCCTCAGGTGGTATACTTAATGATGGTTCAGAAATTCTGCCGGCAAGGCATCCTAAGTTTGAATTAGATTTTTACATTGAATCAATGACAACTTCTGGATTAATGGGTATGAACTCTAATTCTAGAGCAACTAACCTTATGGATCTAAGTATGGCTGTAGTTGAACCAACCGGAACCACACTGTTAGATAGATTTCATGAAGTGTTAACTGAAGATGGAGGGAATTGGACAGAAAAGCCGTTGTTAGTTCAGATTGATTTTTTAGGTTATGATGAGGAAGGCAAAAATGTACGTATAAAACCTGCTACACGTTGGATTCCTGTTAGAATAGCAAATTTAGATTTTAATATTACTGCAGAAGGCACAAATTATTCACTTGAATTTATTATGATGGCGGTTTTGGAAGCAGATAATAATCCGATAACACAAAGTCTTAATTTAAAAACAATAAAAGGAAAACAAATTCAAGATATTTTTAAACATCTAGAAAAAGAGTTTAATAGAGAACAAACAGATAGAACTACCGGCAGTTTTACCGCAGGAATAAAACCAAATGAAGCAGGAACTTGGGCTCCTAAAACACAGGAGTTTGCTGACAGTATAGAATTTAGAATAGGAACAGGAGGCGGCCCGGCCGCTAACAGATTAAAATCTGCAAAAATATCTCCTAATGTAGCAAAGCAGACGTTACTTAAAGTGGTTCCAAGCGGTCATGAAACAGTCGCACGTGGCGAGAGGGGAAGGCAAACGCCTCCAAAAGAAAAATTTAAGAACGATTCTGCGTTACGATATTATGGTGAAAGATCGGATTATAAAATAGAAATATCTGCCCCAGGACAATCTATGCTATCATTAGTAGAAAAAGTAATACGTGATAGTACATATATTACCGACCAACTTGCAGATAATAAACCATTAGGAAAAGTATCTGAAGCAAAAGAAGTTTTAAAGGATCCCAACAAAGGATTAGATTGGTTTAAGATTACATATGTTAAAATATTAAAAGAATTCGATAACATACGTAACAAATATGCTAGACACACCCTTATACAAATTGATCCCTATAAGGTAGTAGATCCAGAAGTCACCGGAGGCAAGGCTAAGCCAGGACAAAATGGAGTACGCAATGTTGCAAGAAGTTATGATTATATTTACAGTGGCCAAAATTTAGATATTAGAAATTTAGATTTAACCTTTAATAATTCTTTTATATTAGCTATGGCAGGGGTTGCAACAGGCAATGCATCCGCTGATCAGGCTATAATACCAGAGGAGGAGTCGAATGTTGCACCAGATGCGGGGAATAGGCAAGACCAACAATCAAAAGTAGCAGGTGGCCAAAACATTAAACCGAAGTCTAAAAAGTTTATTCAAGATCCACACGCAACAAGTAAACAAAGAACCGGCGCAACCTTAATGGAAAACTTATATAGAACACCAGGATCGGACATGATGTCGGTAACTATGGAAATAGTAGGGGATCCGGGATATATTCAACAGGATGGTGTATTGACAATGGCAACTCCTAATAAAACTGGAGCAGGAGGCGGTACAAACGGCCATGATCCAAAGAATGGTGCAATATTATGTGACTTAGATGATGCACATTTTTATTTGTTATTCAAAACACCTAGAGATTATGATGAAGCGACCGGATTAGCAGACTTTAGTAGCAGTGCCGGCGGTAGTACGTTATCTGGTTATTATAGAGTATGGGAGGTTAACAGTGTTTTCCAAGGTGGAGAATTTACACAAACTATTGAAGCAACAAGAATTTATAATCAATGGCGTGAAAATATTGATAATCCTGAAAAGAATACAGAATTAATGTCTAATGATGAAGCAAACAATTATGATTTTGAAGATGCTAAAGCAGCTGCTAATCAGTTAATAACACCTGGTTCTGCAGAAGTTGCTAATGAAGCCGCCGTAGGCTTAGATGCATTTGGCGGCACTGGAGTAGCACCGACACCAATGGATGCAGATGAGTTTGCAGGAACTCCATTGACAGTAAAAGAAGAAATGAAGAATAGGCAATTAACTGCAGAAGCAATAGAAGTAAACAATGAATTTGCGGGAATTGAAGGCCCATTTCCAGTTACAGAAACAAGTTCTAGCAAAAACTTTGTAAATCCCCACGCAGATTTTAATACAGCGGCGTTACAAAATAGGCCGCAAACCGCGGCAGAATTTAGAGCATCTGAAGCAAGTAGATTTGGATCTCCCAGCATAGCACAATCATCAGGAACACTTGCATCAGAATTGTCTACTACTGGTAGTGAATTAACACCAATTAGACCTAATCCCGCAGATGCCTCTGGCCCTGTCACATTTAGTAATAGTTCACCTGCTGAACCATATAGATCATCGCCATCCTTTAGTGCTGGCGGACCGGTTGAACAATATAGATCATCGCCGTCCTTTGTGACCACCACTGGTGGCACGGTATTACCGACTCCTCAAGGAAATCCCGTAGGAACAGTGGCATTAGATAGACATCCTAATATTAGTACATATGAAACATCGGATCAAACTACTGTAGCAAACAATGATACAATAATGGGTGTAGAAAGACAAACAATCATTAATGCAGGCCTTGCCGCCGGAGCAGGGGTTCTTGCCGTTGCATCGTTACATCCGGCTGGTAGAATTATTAGAGCAGGTGTTGCGGCCGCAGCCGCCGTACTAAGCGGCACACAATTGGCACACGCCTGGGAACGCGGAAACTCAGCAAGTGAAAAAAATGAGGTTATACACAATAAATATGGAAATAATGTACCAAGTTGGAAAAAAACTGGCTACTTATTAGATATTATTTCAGAAAAAGAATCTACGACTACCGGCGGTGGTGGCGGATTCTAATAACAGGAAAACACAATGCCTGGTCAATCAGATTATAATAATAAACCAAAAAAGCCAACACCCGGCCTTCCAACGAGTTCTCGTGATTATTCTGCAAAAGTAGATCCAGGTCCTTATATAGGAATAGTAAAAGGCTATGGCGACGACAGTGGTATGAATCGTATTGGTGTTTATATTCCAGCATTGGCCGAACAACGGACGTCAAATCCCCACTCTAAATACGATAAAACAGAACAAGAAAGTAATGTAATATTATGTTCATTAGCCTTGCCGTTTTACGGAAGAACAAATAATTTAGATGTAGGATCTGCAGGCCAATATGAAACAACCACTAAATCTTATGGTATGTGGTTGCCTACTCCTGATATTGATACACAAGTTATGGTGGTCTTTGCAGAAGGAATACTTGAAAATGGATATATTATTTCTTATATACCTGATGCATTGATGTTACATATGGTGCCAGGTATAGCAGCCTCCCCGGCATTTGCAAAGTCTAAGTCTACAACGAACGCAGGCATCACATCACCAAATTTTGAAGTACCTGTTGCAGAGTATAATAAGTTACAAGTAAAAAGTTTTGATAAATCCACTGCTTGGAAGAATGTTGAAAAGCCGGTGCATCCTCTTTTTGATACATTGCTTGCACAAGGATTGGAGGCAGATTATGTCAGAGGCATTAGTACGTCAAGTGCCCAGCGTGAAAGTCCTTCTAACGTATTTGGTATTTCAACACCTGGACCATTGGACTATGATTATGGATCCATTAAACAAGGTTTAATTACTGAAAATAGTACAGGATATGATTGGCCTTATAATAGAAAGTCTGGACATACATTTGTTATGGACGACGGTGATCAACAAGGCCTTAGCCAACTTATTAGACTACGCACAGGAACAGGACACCAAGTTTTACTAAGTGATGACGGTGGAACAATTTACTTAGGAACTGCAAGTGGCAGTGCTTGGGCAGAATTAAGAAATGATGGCTCAGTAGATGTGTTTAGTGCTAGAGATATTAGCGTTCACGCAGAAGGAAATGTTAATATGTTAGCAGATGTTGATGTTAATATACAAGCAGGTGAAGATGTTAATATTTTAGCAGGCCATAATTTTAAAATTGAAACAAATCCGGCCGGGGTTGAAGGCAAGGGCCACGCACATATATATGTCAATGGTAACATGAAAACATATGCGGCCGGCACATTTAACATGTCGTCGACAGGTTGGTTTAACATTACATGCAAAGAAGCAATCAGTGTTACAAGTACAGCATGTATCTATGTTAAAAGTGGCGGCGGTGCTAAGTACCCTATAAAACTCAACACAGAAGCAGGCAACGTTGCTGAAGAACCAACCAAGGTACCTGTATATGAAAATAACTGGGTAAACAAGGGAGAATCCAACACACACGGCGGTAAACGCTATGCTGTTGATGGTAGTTACTCTTATTATACCGCAATGCAACGTGTTCCGATGCACGAGCCAGATCCAAGAATTAACCAATCAAAGAAAAAGGAACCTAAAGCAGGAACCACCTCACATATTGCTGATAGTAGTAATTAATCTACCTAGGTTAATAGTAGCATATTATTAAAAACACTAAATATTAGCATGGCGATTACATACAAAGGCTTCAATACACAAGGTAAAAAGTTCTCTAATTCTTTCACATTAACCGGGTTTGATATTGCTAAACAGGATCTTACAAACCATTTTAATATAAGAAAGGGAGAGAAATTACAGTTACCTGATTTCGGCTCTATAGTTTGGGATATGATTTATGAGCCTTTGAATGAGACTACAATTGAAACAATTAGACAGGATATACAAACGATTCTGGCATATGATCCAAGAATAGAAGGAAATGATATTGTAGTCAGACAAGTTGAACAGGGTTTAATAATAGAATTAAATTTGACATTTATTCCGGACCAAATAATAGAACATTTGTTAATAGAGTTTGATACAGAAACAACCCGAGCTACATTGAGTACAGTATAATGGCACTAACAACACGACAAAATAATATATATAGCGCAGAAGATTGGCAAGTGTTATACCAATCTTTTATTAATGCTGATTTTGAAAGTTATGATTTCCAAACATTGCGTAAGTCAATGATTGATTATATCAAAACATATCATCCTGAAGATTTTAATGATTATATTGAAAGTTCAGAATTTATAGCATTAATTGACTTACTTGCGTATGTAACACAAAACATTAGTTACAGAGTAGATTTAAATGCTAGAGAAAATTTCCTAGCAACTGCAAGTCGCAGAGAAAGTATTTTAAGACTTGCTAGACTAGTAAGTTATAACGCAAAGCGTAGTATAAATGCTAGTGGATTATTAAAATTATCAAGCATTTCTACAACAGAAGATGTTTATGATTCCAATGGTGAAAATCTAGCAAATAGTAGAATTGAATGGAATGACCCCAACAATGTAGATTATACTGAACAAATTAATTTAATACTTAATGCCGCAATGGTAAATTCTCAGAGAATAGGAAACCCTAACAGTTCTAAAACATTGAACGGCATATTAACAGAAGAATATGAAATTAATATACCATCTGGAACTATCCCTGTGTTTCCATTCACAACTAATATTGATGGAGTAAACATAGATTTTGAAATAGTTAGTGCCACTTTTCAAAATGCAGATTTTATATATGAAAAAGCACCTAGCAATGTTGCGCCTTTTGGTTTTCTATATAGGAGTGATGGCAAGGGCAATGGCAGTGACAATACGGGATTTTTTGCGTACTTCAAACAAGGTACGCTACGATCATCTGATTTCAATATTGACCAAGCAATTCCTAATAGACAAGTTTTAATTAATACCAGTAACGTTAATAATAATGATGTATGGCTATATGAATTAGATTCCAATAATGATTTGTATAGATTATGGACACAAGTTCCTAGTGTGGTCGGCAATAATGTAATATATAATAGTTTGGCCAAAGATATAAGAACATTATACAGTGTAACGTCACGCGAAGCGGATCAAATTTCATATATATTTGGAGATGGTATCTTCTCAGATATGCCTCGGGGAGGTTTTAGATCTTATTTTAGACAAAGTAACGGATTAACATATGATATTAATACAGATGATATGCAAGGTGTTACGTTAAGTGTCACTTATTTAAACAAGTATAATATAACACATACCTTAACCATGGTATTTGATTTACAACAGCAGATTTACAATGCGGCAGAAAGAGAAACAATTGAAGATATTAGAACAAATGCACCGCAGGCCTATTACACACAAAATCGTATGGTAAATGGTGAAGATTATAATATATTCCCAGTCACGGCAACAAATGAAATCATAAAAGCAAAAGCGGTTAACAGAACATCCAGCGGTATATCACGTTATTTGGATGTTGTAGATCCGTCTGCAAAATATTCATCTACAAATGTATTTTGTGAAGATGGAATATTATTTGAAGAAATATTTACTAATAACTTTGATTTTGAGTTTGTAAACGAGATGGACATATTGCGAATTATTCGTGATAGAATAGAACCCATCTTACGTGACGTTGGTAGTAAACAATACTATTATAAAAAATATTCTAGAATAACAGTTGCAACCACGACGTGGGAGCAATCAACAACCGGCACCAATTTAAGTACAGGTTATTTTAAAAATAATATTGGATCACCTGTGCCATTGGGGTCATCAGCACCTGATGCAAGAAAATGGTTAACAAATAACTCACTAGTTAAGTTTAATGCACCATCTGGAAAATACTTTAAAGCAGATGGTAGTTTGCATACAGGCTCAGTTAGCGCGCCAGGAACATTTAGCTCTATATGGGCAATGATTAAAAATGTTGTAGGCGACGGTATGAATGGTGGCGTAGGTAATTTGTCAAATGGCAGTGGCCCGGTAACGTTAACAGAGAAAATTGGTGATGGTGCAGAAGTCGCAGAGATTATTCCACAGTTTGACACTGATTTGTCTTCATCAATTGAAACAGCAATGTTAAACAAAATCTTTAATCACGAAGAATTTGGTTTACGTTTTGATCTTAACGACAGAGAATGGTATATTGTATTAGCAGAAAATTTAAACGTTTCTGATAACTTTGGATTTGGATATGCCGGTGACACGTCGGGATTGCGTAAGGACGCAAGTTGGATGATTCGTTTTAAAAGTACTGGCGTGATGTATACAGCAACTTATAGAGGATTAAACTATAGTTTTGAAAGTGATTTAGAAACAAGATTTTATTTTGATGACTCACTTAAAATTTATGATTCTCGTACAGGACAAACAGTAATAGATTATGTTAATGTATTTAAAATGAACAGTAAGCCTGATGCAAATGACGCATTAGAAGAAGATTACATCTGGCAAATTTATGGGCTGGATACAGAATTTACAGGCAATACTAATACACGCAGAGTTCTAGTTACTTTCTTAGATAGTGACGACGACGGTATACCTGATAATCCTGATCAGTTTACATCTATTGTTGATCCTAGTGTTAATCCAAATAACAAACTAGTATTTTTTGAAAAATTTACAGAAGCAGACGGTGGCCAACAATATAGATTAACTAAAAAAACAATTAATTTAGATTATGATTTAGAAACAAATTTACCATCCGACACATCAATTTTTAAAGATGGTGAAGTTATATATTTGACGTTAGATAAGAAGTTTAAAGTTAATAATTCATCTGATAGTACTCTTTTAGACAGTACAGATTATCTAACATATGTAGGTAGAAAAGACTTATACTTTAATTATAAACACAACTCACCAAGTGATAGAAGAATTAATCCAGGACTGAGTAATATTATTGATTTATACATTTTAACACAATCATATAATGATCAGTTTGTGCGGTATATTCAAGATAATACAGGTGTTGTTACTAAACCAGAAACAAGTACTACAACAGAATTGGCAACACAATTTGGTAGTTTATTAGAATATAAAATGTTGAGTGATGAAATTATTTTTCATCCGGTAAAATATAAGGTATTATTTGGTAGTAAAGCAGATGCTAATTTACAAGCACAATTTAAAATAGTAAAAAATCCAAATTCTCCAATTACTGATTCTGAATTAAAAACAAGAACTGTAGACGCATTCATTGATTATTTTGAAGACGAAAATTGGGATTTTGGAGATACTTTTTATTTTACAGAATTATCAGCGTTTGTTCATCATGAATTAGCGCCGCACGTAGCGACCATTTTAATTGTACCTACTGGCACAAACCAAAATTTTGGTAGTTTATTTGAAGTTGAATGTGCTAGTGATGAAATTTTTATAAGTGATGTAAAAGTAGATAATATTGAGATTATAGATGCTGTCACTGCATCTAAGATTAGAGCAAGTGGCACAATTGTAACAAGTGCATAGGAAATACCATGGCAATAAGAAAAACTGTTAATCTATTACCAAATCAGTTTCAAACTGAAGTTAATAAGAAATTTTTAAATTCAACCTTGGATCAATTACTGTCTCCGGGAACATTGGATATCGTTAATGGATTCGTTGGTAGACGTGATGTTGATAATTTTAAAACTACTGACAGTTACTTATTAGAATCAACTGCTGATAGAACAAATTATCAGTTAGAACCTGCATTTACCATTAAAAAGGATGCAGCTAATCTTCGATTTACGGACCGATTGCACTCCGGAACTAGTCACGTTCTTGGACAATCTGCATATGACTACGCCGCAACATATATTGATTTAATCAATGCAGTAAAATCAAGAGGCGGCAATAGTTTTGATCATGATAAAATATTTTCTAGTGAATATTATGTCTGGACCCCTCCAATTGACTTAGATAAAATTACTAGTTACGCAAGATATTTTTGGTTACAGGACGGCCCTGATGTTGTTGAAATTACAGATAAATTAAATATTGATTCAGAAGTGTTAGGTAAAAAGAACTTTACTACTACCACTGGAAATATAAAATTTACTAACGGGTTGAAAGTTAAATTTACTCATGCAGACACCCAGCCCACAACTTATTATAATAAAGAATATATAGTTGCAAATGTAGGTAAAAGTATTGAACTCATTGAATGGAATAGTTTAATTACACCAGAAAGTAATGTCTATTCTTTAGGCAAGGATTATATCACAATTAAACCTGGATCAATTGACGGAAACCAGTGGAGTAACAATAATCGCTGGTTCCATGAAGATATCATTGCCAAAACAGCGGAATATAACAAAACGGTTCCAGTGTATAATTCAGCCTTAAGAGCAAAACGCCCTATTATAGAATTTGATAAAGATCTAAAATTATATAATTTTGGTGTATCTAAGTTAACAAATGTTGATCTTGTTGACACTCTTTTTACAGATGCGTTTTCTAATTTAGAAGGTTCGGCTAAAGCAGGCACCTTTATTGATGGCGTTGCTGTTGAAGCAGGCCAAAAAATTGTTTTCACAAAAGATGAAGATTCATTTGTTAATGGTTTTATATATGAAATACAAATCGTAACTATCGGCGGCGTTGAAACTATTCATTTAGAGAAAATTACCACAGTGGCTGACCCTGTTGAAGGGAATACGTTAATTGCTAAATTGGGCAATAATGCCGGGAGCCAATGGTATTATAAAAACAACGCATGGATAAAAGGACAAATAAAGTCAAAATTAAACCAAGCCCCATTGTTTGATATGTTTGATAATGCTGGTAATAGTTTTTCTACATATACTAATAGTAAATTTGCTGGAACAACTGTTTTTAGTTACGCTATAAATTCGGCAGGTGTTGCGGATACAGAGTTAGGGTTTGGGTTAACATATAGAAATTTTAATAACATCGGAGATATTGTTTTCCACGATAACATTATTAAAGATAGTTTTGTGTATACATCAGATGTTTTGAATAATATTTCTGCTAATATAAGATTGGCAAAGGGATTCTTGCATAAGTCAACCAGTATTACACAATATAACGTGCTTAACAATTGGACAAAGGCGCCTTTTGAAAGTAGACAATTTGTCCAACAAACAATTTCTGTCGGAACTGAATTGAAGCAGTTTAAAGTTACAACAACACCAAAAGCAGAAACAATTGCAAAAAATTTAATAGTAACGGTTAATGGAAAATTACAAGTAAAAGGTGATAACTCTGAAACTACAAAAGATTTTTATATTGTAGTAAATGATGGCGTACAGTTTATAAACTTTACTAGAGATCTAGTTAAAGAAGACATTGTCGTAATAAAATCTTATACAGATGATTTAATTGAAACTTTAGTAGACGGAGAAACATATACTATTCCGATTAACCTAAACAATAACCCACTTAATAATTTAGATACAACAACTACATTTACGCTTGGCCAGATTAGAGACCATGTAGGAACATGTGTTGAAAATAGTTTGGATTTTGACGGAGTGTTTTTTGGTTATAATAATTTGCGTGACATCGGTGATATTAATACGTTAGGAGTAAAAATTATTCAAAACTCTGCTAGTTTGGCCAAGGCGGGTTATATCTTAACAAATAACGAATATGACTTCTTTGCTTCTATAGATCACGCAGAAATAGAATATAATAAATTTAAGAATTTATTCCTTCAAACAGCTGACAAATTGCAATATAATGACAATCCAGCAACATTTGTTGATTTAATCTTAATTACAATGTTTGCTGGTAAAAATAGTACAATGCCTTATTACGATAGTGATATGGTACCATTTTCAACAGATAATACAGAAACAACTTATGTTGTTTTTGATATTGATAATAAAAAGTTTGAACTTAAAAGAACATATAACGACACTACACCAGGCCAAACAGCTGTTTTAATTTATCACAATGATGTACTATTAATTAAAGATCAAGATTACACTTTTTCTACAACAACACCATTTGTAACATTGACAGATTCTGTTACTTTGGTAGCGAATGATAAGATTAAATTAGTAGAATATAATACGACACTTGGCAATTTCATACCACCAACGCCAACTAAGTTAGGATTATATCCAAAATATACTCCTAAAAAATACACAGATAATTCCTATGTAACATCGATATCGGCAATTCAAGGACACGATGGCTCTATTATTCCAGCGTATGGGGACTACAAAGATGACGTTTTATTAGAATTAGAAAAGAAAATTTATAATAATATTAAGGCTACATATAATAAAGATTTACTTAGTAAATTTGAAATCATACCAGGTCATATAAGAAAACTGCCATTCACATTAGACGATATTAATATTATTACATCTGCGTTTTTGTCACAGTGGGCATACCGCAATAATGTTAACTATACTGATAATACACATTATGACTCATCAAATCCTTATACGTGGAATTACAGTTTAGTAAAAAATAAACTTAACTCGTCTGAATTTTTGCCAGGTTCTTGGAGAGGTATTTACAAATACTTTTATGATACAGATCGCCCACATTCTCATCCGTGGGAAATGCTTGGTTTTTTTGAGAAACCGAGTTGGTGGGAGAAAGAGTATGGGCCAGCACCGTATACAAAAGACAACCTAATATTGTGGCAAGATTTAGAAGATGGTAAAATTGTAAGTGGTCCTGATGCCGGCACTTATGACAAATATAAACGCACCGGAATGGTTGCAAATTATATTCCAGTAGATTCATCAGGCGCGCTATTAAATCCACGTGAGATAGGCCTTACAGGTGTAATTGATACAGATACCACTAGTGATTGGAAAGCGGGGGACGATGGCCCGGCTGAAACTGCGTGGAAGAGATCTAGTAGTTATCCCTTTGCAGTGCAAAAACTATTTGCATTAACTAAACCTGCAAAATATTTTGAATTGATGTATGATGTATCTAACGTAACAAAAAATTTAGTTGGGCACTATGTAGACAAAGATACAGGGTTATTCCTTGTTCCCAATTCCGTAAAGACAAACGGGTTTGTTAATACAGATAAATCAATTGATTATACTCTTGGTTATGGCAACTGGTTAGTTGATCATGCAAAATATTTAAGTAGTGATACTGTAAAACTTAACACAAATTTAAATACTTTAAGTCTTAATTTGGCTTATAAGATAGCCGGATTCACAGATAAAGAAAAATTAAAAATTATATTAGAACAAATTTCACCTACTAGATCTTCTAATGACATTTTTGTGCCACAAGAAGATTATTCTTTATACTTGCTTGAAGGCAAACCCTTAGCAAAAATAAATTATTCAGGCTTGTTAATTGAAAGAACACACACCGGATACATTATTGACGGTTATTCAGTTGATACTCCTTATTTTAATATATTAAAAAGTATTACTACATCTGGTAATACAAGACAGGTATCTGTTGGAGGAATACAACTTGATTCAATTCCATATGAACTAGGTAAAGAATATGCTATTGGTCAAGTTGTGGAAGTAGGTCAAAATACTTTCTATATTGTTAACGCTGAGTTTACAGCAACAAATAATTTTGATGATGATAGACAATATTTAACTAGTACACCAACAGTTCCTACACAAGGAGGAATCACTGTACTTCATCATGATGATTTTCAAAGCACCACTACAAAAGTACCTTATAAAACAGAATATAACACTATACAAGATGTATATGATTTCATTATAAGTTATGGAAGATATTTAGAATCTGTTGGCCTAGTATTTGATAATGTTAGCGATGATTTTGGCCAAATTGAAGACTGGGACAATTCAGCAAGGGAATTCTTATTCTGGACTCAGGCCAACTTTGGTCCAGGGTCATTAATAACAATGAGTGCTGGTAGTAATACTTTCAAATTTAACTTAAACCAAACACAAGTTAGCAATTTAGTAAGTAATATTTTACCTTCTTCTGTCATTAACCAAAATAAACAAAGAATAGCAATACAAGATCTTTTCTATTATAGAGAAGATAACATGTTCCAACTAAGTTCAAGTGAAGAAGTGGATGGCATATTTGCTTGTACTTTAAATCCAATACAAACAGAACATTTATTAATTCTTGAAAATGAAACAGTATTCAAGGATGTTATTTGGAATTTAACAACAGGCAGTAGACAGAACAGAATTAAGTTAGTTGGATATAAAACAAGATTGTGGGATGGTACACAGCAATTACCGGGTTATATATTACTAGACGATAGCGTAGAAGTTTGGAATGTTAATTATTCTTATCAGATAGGAGATATTATAAAATTTAAAAATAAATTTTACGCCACTAACGTAAGTCATTCTCCTACAGATCTAACAGAATTGGGTAAGTTTGATTTTAGCAAATGGAAACTTTTAGATAAAGTAGAAACAGGACTACTGCCTAACTTAGATACTAAAGCAGACCAATTTAGAAGCTTTTATGAAGTTGAAGAAGATGCTAGAATGTCTAGTCTAGACAAGTTATCCACTAATCTAATAGGATATCAAAGTAGAAGATATTTAGAAAACTTACAAATTGACGACACGGCGCAAAAGAAATTTTACCAAGGTTTTCTTAAAGAAAAAGGTACAAGTTCTGTAGTTAATAAACTATTAAGAGCAAAAGTTCCTGCTTTAGATACAACAATTGACTTATATGAAGAATGGGCATTTAGAATTGGTGAATATGGTTCAGTAGACAGTACACAGACAATTGATCTATATTTAGAAGAAAATAAATTTAAAGAAAGTCCTGATTTAATTGAACTCATTAACTCAGATGAGCAATATAAAGATATTCACATCACTGTTCGTCCTGAAGATTTGCATCAACGACCACAAGAACCTTTATATTATAGCAAAAATATATTTAAACATAAAACAGATAATATTAGTAACAGACTAACATTGCCTACAGCGGGCCATGTAAGAACTGATGACTCCGAGCACTCTGTATTAACACTTTCTGATTGGGTTTCATCTAACATAATAACAATAACAGAATCTATCGATATACAAACAGAACTACTCGGAAGAAAAAGCTATACAACTAATGATTCTGTACAATTATATAATGGTTCCGTAGTATTCTTTAGTAGTTCACAGATTACGCCGTCTAGTTATAAAGGTAAGAATTTTGTAGTATCCGGTGTAGGCGAATCAATACAACTTACCGAAAAAACAGAATTTTTAAATTCTTTAAAAATTGGTGACAAAATTTGGGTAGCAAATGCTGATAGTTACCCGCCACAATTTGAAGAAGATTCAAAAGATTGGGCAATGTATAGGATTACTAATGCAAATAATTCACCTATAGCAGTGGCTAAAGATAATAATAATGAATTAACTGTCACATTTACATACCCAATTGGAAAAATTCTTGAAGGTGATTATATTATTCTAAGAAAATTTTATAACACAGCAGACCAGTCAATTGACTTCAGTGGTGTTTATAAAGTTAAAGAAAATTTACTTTCTTCTAGAACATATACTTTAAAATTACACGCAAACACGTCTGTGGGACCGTTAAACGGGTTGGGAGATTCTTTAGCACCGACTCCGACTCGCGGTGAAATTTTATTATTAACAAATTCTCGTTATGCTAGTTCTAGTGATTTATATAGCGATGCCGGACCTAGATATGGATGGTTAGATGGGGATTTGGCTTGGATTGATGACTATAACGATACAGGAAAATGGGCAGTACTTGAAAAGAAGAATCCATTTACGTTGAGAGAACAACTTTATCCTACCGGCAAGCCGGCTAATACTGGATTTGGTCAGGCTATCTCAACCAACAAGGATACATCTACGCTGTTGGTTGGATCTGTACATGACGGCACGTCAGCCGGTAATATTGAACAATGGACAAGAACTATTAAAACAGTCTTTGATGTAACAAGTATTTTTGTAAGTGGAGATGGCTCACTAACATCAGGACATTTAAGTGAATCAGGATTTTTATTAACAATTAATACAGATGGTTTACCTAAGCCTGCACCATTTGGTGTATTTCCTAGTGATGCTAATCCTAATAGAATTAATAGTAAAACTTTTGAACATACGTTTAATATACGTGTTGGTACAAATACTACTACAAGCTCCCCAAAAGAAATTGGTCTAGGCGGCATTGGCATTGCAGCCAATGGTGTAACTTTTGTAAGTCCAATTATTGACGGGAATTTGACAAACGACACAGGGCCAGCAAAAGGCGTAGCACCAGGCAATTGGAAATGGAACGCGATAGTAAACAGAACAAATTTGGGATTAGACGCGAGTGACGGCCACCCACAAGAAGATGGTGAGTATCATTACCATAGTGGTAAGTTTTTAAGCCAATGGAATAGCGGAGTCTATACAGAAAATAATTATTATAATAACACGAATTACAGCGGAGACCATTGGAGACATGCAGATGGACACTCTAAGATTATAGGCTACGCATACGACGGTTATCCAATTTATGGACCATTCGGTTACCAAACTCCTGGAAATTCTACAACAACACCTGTACGTATGACATCTTCTTATCGTACACACTCATCACCGTTAAGTGAAAGAGGATACAATTATACAGTTTATCCTGTTGGTTCATTTATAGAAGATCATTATTATTTAGATGGTGTCGGAACTTTAGACAAACACAATGGTCGTTATTGTGTAACCCCTGATTATCCTGATGGCACCTATGCATACTTTTTAACTATAAAAGTAGACGGAACTCCTGTATATCCTTATATCGTAGGACCTACATTTAAAGAACAACCTGTTTTAGAAACAGACACAGTGCCTAGTGATCCAGGAGGAAGTAACACACAAACAATTAATATTGCACCTACCAACTTTACTTTTGATAGTAATATAGTAGATGGCACTAAACTTTATAACAGTGGTTTGTTGGGGTGGCAGTTTGACAACACGAAAGAACATGATTACTTAGTTACTTCTGCACCAGGTAGTAATTCTAAAGAAGGCTATGCGATTATCTTAAAACAAAAAGATGATAAAACATATGAAGCGTTTGACGTATTGCGATCACCGTCGCCTACAACTAGCGGCTTTTTTGGATATGATGTTTCTATTAGTAATAATGGATATCTAGTAGTTGGTGCGCCGGGAGAATTAAAATCCTATGTTTACAAATTAGTAACAGGAATAACTTCTTCTAGTGAGTTCTTTAACGGTACAGGCGCCACACCTACATTTGCTACAACAATATCATATGGTGACGATAAAGAAATCACTGTTTATGTGGATGGCCATATTAAAATTCAAGGTTTGGATTACACATTAGCACCTGGCAGTATTACTTTTATAAGTGGATTCCCGCCAATTGGTTCTAACAATGTAGAAATGCGTAAGGGAAATTACTATAATTTGATACAAACATTATCGGGTGTTAGCGGAACAGACTTTGGTAGAAGTGTTGCTATAACTGATGATGGCGCATACGTATTTGTTGGCCAACCAAATATAGAGAAAAGCGGAAACTTGCAAGTAGGTTCTACTAAGGTATACGGAAAGTCACCGAATGATTCATTTAATGAAGTCCAAGAATTGACCAGTGGCGTAACATCTGAACTTGAATTTTTTGGAAAACAAGTAGAAGCAGGCGCATTCGGGCATATTGTTGCTGTTGGTGCTACCGGCGCTGATTATGCATATATAAATGAAACAGCTAAACTTGCTGTTAACACAGGTGAAGTAGATTACTTTATTGATTATGCTAGAGTGTCCGGCACACTTACCGGCACTGTGGCTAATCCAACGGTTAGTATAGGCGATCAAATTGTTATAAATGGAACACAAGTTACATTTACAGGCACTGCGTTGGCCGATGTAGTGCAAGATATTAATGATGCTGGTATGTATTTTGTTACTGCGGAAAGCACATCAGATAATAAATTAAAAATTACTAGCACCAGCACCACTACAAATAATAAACTTGCTGTTACAGTAGGTAATACAAATGGTGTAGCAGTGTTTACAGCACTAGGAATTACACCTTATGAATTTAAAGCATCGTTAGTTCATCCTGATGGTTTTCAGAATGCATTTTATGGTGAGCGAATTAAATTTAATGAAGACGCCTCTAATATTTTAATTAGTAGTCCTGTATCAAATTCAATTGTTGATCTTAATATGGACAATTCTTTAACAACGTTTGACCAAGGAAATACACTTATAAGTGATGAACAATTAGAATCAGGATCTGCGTTAATATATGATATTAATAGTGATATGTCGTATTCACTATTGCAACGATTAGATTGGAAAGAACGTAGACAATATGACAAATATGGCACAGGTATTGGTCTAACAAATAATACAGCTTTTATAGGTGCTCCTGGCGATGATTATTTTGAAATTGAAGAAAAGACCGGCGATGGAGTAACTACAGCGTTTGCAATTACCGGTCAATATAGTACAGATAAAATTGAAATTTTTATTAATAATAAAAAAATTCTAACAGGCTTTACTAGTGACAACGCTTCACCTAACAGTACTATTACATTTGATACTGCTCCAGTTGCATACACCATTAAAATTTACAAGTATACATCTAATACAGGGTCAGTTATAGAAGCAATAAACACGGGAGACAAGGACGCTTGGACTATTAAACGACAAGAAACTAATAAAATTGATATTGATAACATTAACCAAGTGTTTACATATGATCATAAAAATAATAAGTTTATAGAGTATGTGGAAGTTTTAGATCCTGTTAAAGGAAAGATACCAGGAATAGCAGATCAAGAAATTAGTTTCAAAACGTTTTATGATCCTGCTGTTTATAATACTGCTTCAAACCTACTAGTGACAACTAATTCTAAACACCATTGGGGGCCAAACGAAGTTGGCACATTGTGGTGGGATTTAACAAATACAAAATATGTTGATTATGAGCAGGGTGATCTGGAATATAGAAAAAATAATTGGGGTAAGCTATTTCCAGGAACACAAATCAATATTTATGAATGGGTTGAGAGTGATACGTTACCATCAAATTATGTATCATTGTTAGGTGATGGGAATCCTAAATTTGTTGATGATAGTGCATATGTTGAATATGTTAGAAAAGATGAAGCAACTGGACTATTAGAACCAGTATACTATTATTGGGTTGCTAATAAAACTACTGTGCCGCCTATACCTAGAACATATTTGAATGCAGCTGGCCAAATTAGATTTACATCGCGAGGTAAAGAAATTGAGTTGAATAGTTTTATTCCGGCCGCAACAAGAAAACTTCCGGCTGACACAGTAGCAAATATTATTAAAGATCCTGCAGGTTATGGGTTAAAATATATTGGATTAGTAGATCAAAATGCTATTGTTGGATATAATCTAAATAAAAATTTGGTTAACGATAACATTGTACTTAGTATTAATTATGATACTAAGAAAAATAATATACCATTGCATACTGAATGGCAATTGGTGCAAAAGAATAATAAATTATCAAAACCAAACCAATACCTAGTAACTAAACTAGCAGATAGTTTAGTGGGTCTTGATTCTAAAAATCGATCCGTACCGGATCCTACATTACAACCAGGATCAAAATATGGTATTTTAAACTATCCAAGGCAAACAATGTTTGTCAACAAAAACGATGCTATTAAAGTCTTAGTTAATTATAGTAATTCAGTATTTGTTGAAAACAGAATGGCAATAGAATATAGTTTAAGTAAACTACAGACTGCAGAAGCATTGCCAATAGATGGCTTTGATGAAGTTGTAGAAACATATGCTGAATTAACTTATATAAACACCGCAACAATTTCTAATGGATATACAGTGGTAGTTAAAAAAGATGAAACAAGAGGTAATTATTGGACACAATACTCTTGGTCAACAGCTACACAACTTTGGGCTTTTGATAAAAAACAAAAATATGATACATCTAAATATTGGGATTATAGTGATTGGTATAAGACCGGATATAGTGTTAACACTGTTATTAATTATACTGTTGCCACTAGAAATGATTTAGATAAATTAACTACCAGCACGGGTGATATTGTCAAAGTTCTTGACAATGGGCAAGGTCGTTGGGAACTTTATGAAAAAACAAACCCTTACGAATTAATAGGTGAAGAAAACGCAAGTATATCTTTAAAAACAGAATTATATACTTTACCTGGGCCATTAGAAGAAATAAGATATATTATTGATGCATTAAAAGATGATTTGTTTATTAATTCATTAGAAGAACATTTTAATAAAATCTGGTTTCAATTGGTCCAATATGCATTAGTTGATCAAAATTTACAGGTCGATTGGGCGTTTAAAACTAGTTTCGTAGGAGTAAATCAAACAGTAAGAGAACTTTCTGAAATTGTTAATTATAGTTATGATGTTCAGGATAGTATAGAAAGTTACATTGAAGAAGCAAAGCCATATAGAACAAATTTAAGAGAATATATCTATAGATATCCATATCTTGAAATATCTCACAATGCAGTAACAGATTTTGATTTACCAGGTTATTGGGACGAGACACAACAGATATTCCGCTCACCAAATGTATACGAGGCAGATGATGATCAGCGTATGCAAACAGGGCCATGGGTTAACTGGTTTAACCATTATACAAAACACGTAGAATCTATTACAGTTACTGAAGGTGGCAGTGGTTATGGTAATAGTGATATTGATGAATATGCAGAATCTGCATATGATACCACAAAATATGATGGGGCAGCCGTATCAACAACGCCTCCGGTTGTCTTTATTGAAAGCGGAGCACAATGGGAACTTGGCTATAGTTATACTAGCGACACCGACCCAGGCGAAGCAGGCGCACAAGCAGTTCTTGTGGTTCCAGAACATAGTCCAGATACGCTATGGTATTATAGTAGTGACATAAAAGACATGGGTTGGAAAGTGAGAATAAAACCAGCATTAAATACTCCAGAATCAAAAACATTTGCTGTTACTGTAGTAGTTGATGGCGAAGGCAATCCAGATTTTTATATTGATGGTGTAGAGCGTCCTAATTTAATATTGTATAGAGGTTCAACATATACCTTTACACAAACAGATGCAAGTAACGCCACAAGAGGGGTCTTTAGATTCTCTGCACTAGAAGATGGAACACATAGAGATGGTTCAGGCGCAACCGCTGTTCCTGTAATGACCACACCTGGTTTAGATTCAGTAGCGTCTATTACAGTTACCAACGGTGGTACAGGATATGTAACTACACCAAAAGTAATAATAGAAGGTGGTGCAGGTACTGGCGCTATAGCATATGCTAATCTAGAAAACTTTAAAGTGAGAGATATTTTAGAAACAATTAAGTTTGACCGTGTTGATGGCCCTCGACATGTAGAAACAGTTGCAGTAACTGACGGTGGTTCCGGGTATACTTCTATACCAAATATATCATTGGCCGGCGTCGTTGATACTATCACGATAACTGAAAAAGGTTTAGGATATACAGTAGCGCCAAAAGTGCTTATTTCTGCGCCAGATGAGTTAAATGGTACACAAGCAACCGCATCATTAACACTAGATGTAGATGGTTCAATTGCTTCTGTTACTATAACAGAACAAGGCAGTGGATATATTAATAAACCATTTGTACAATTTATTAAAAATAGTCCTGCAGATCCTAATCCAACAAAAAAGGCACATGCATCAGCAATAAACACAGGATTGGGGGGTAACGGAGCACAGGCTATAGCATCCATCTCAGGGGGAGCAGTAACAAGTATTACAGTAACTGAGCAGGGTAAAGGATATCAAACGGCTCCTACCGTTGTTATTAGTGGAGGAGGTGGTAGTAGTGCTACAGCAACAGCAACAGTTACGTATTCATCTTATAATAGATTAGAGCCTGATCATGAATTAACAAGTAAAAAACATAGTGATAGATTAACTCTTTATTATGCAGGCGGGCAAACAGGCACAAATAGTAATAAGAATTGGAAAAATGAATTAATAGATTTGCCCAATTATGAATCAATTATTTCAGAATCTGGTTTAGAATACAAAGCAAATAAAGTGTTAGGTGCAGAATTTAGTTTAGAACCCGGTTATGACAGAGCGGCGTATGCTAAAAACGCTTTTGATGATTATGCTGTAACAGAAGAAGGTATTAGAGTTATAGCAAGTGTCGACACTGATTTAAGTGGTGGTGATTTTAGTACATCAGGAGGTATTGATCCTGCTAATGTTGTAGTAGATGGCGATGGCTTTGTAACCGTATATACATCACACGCTCCGGAAGAACAGATTCCTGGCAGAATGTTTGATACATTAGATATGAAAGTATATGAAATGCCTTCACCTAGGAATTCGGGAGTAACGGTTAAAAAATATACTTACTATGGTAACGGTTCAACTACTAGTTATGATTTCAGTAGTGTAGGTGGATTGCCTACAACAGACTATGGTGCAGAAGTGTATATTGATAATGTTTTAAAAATACGTGGTACTGATTTTACATTAAATTATGAGATAAACACAGTTAACTTGAACACTCCTGCAAACCCGGGGCAATTAGTACACGTTGTTCTTGTTGAAACAGGTGGCGAAAATATTAGCGCCTTTAAACAAGACTTTACAGGTGACGGGTCAACAACTCAATTTATTGTTAATATTCCTTATCAATATGCACAAAATTTGTATGTAACAGTCAACGGTGGGGATGCTACATATACAGCATCTAGTTATTACAAAAAGACAAAAGTTACATTTTCATCCGCGCCCGGCGCTAATAGTAGAATAAGAGTGCATACGTTTAATATGTCTGGATTAACATTGGTTAACCCAGGATCAGGATATAGTAAAGCAAGTCCACCAACTGTGACTATTACGGGAGTAGGATCAAACGCGGCCGCCGATGCTATAGTTAATGATAATGGCGAAGTAGAAGGCTTTATTATTACAAACTTAGGAACAGGATATACGACAGCACCAACAGTTACTATTGCTCCTCCTGCTTCAGGAGTCACAGCAACAGCAACCGCGCAAGTATATGATGATAAAATTGCTGTACCATCTCCATATATTAGAATTGACTCGGAGGAATTTACACTTTCATTGCCAGGCTCACCATCATGGCCAAGTGATTATACTATTACTTATCCGAGTTTATTTGAGGAACAGGGCCCAGATATGGCCAAAGCATTTGTTTATCTAAATGGCACACGTTTAATTCCGCCCGATACAGAATACTACACCGGTGATGGCACAACAACAGTATATGCAAGTCCAACTAATCCAACGGTTAATTATGCTTCAGCCACAGATGCAGATATACAAGTGCATGTTGCTGGTGAATTAAAAACACTCACATCAGATTATACGTTTACAGGAACCCCTTCTCGCGCAGAAGTAACATTCGTAACGGCTCCTGCAGATGGTGCAGAAGTTGCCATTACAGTTAGAAACGGAAAATATTGGATTGCAAACAATCAACAGGTTATATTAGAAAATGGTAGTGGATTGTCAACGGATGCCGGTGCAGTTAATGGAGACAAGGTGTTTGTACAATCATTTGCTAACCAAACGTATAGCCAAGGGAAAACCATAACTATTGAAGGTTCGTCAATAGCAACATCTACTTCATTAGAAAGATTTGACGCTATAATTTATGATACTTCCGGATACGCAGGCGATGTAAGTGTTAGCATTGCTACGCCGGTTTATGATATTAGATTATTACAAGAAGAATATAATACCAACTATGCTTGGGTATGGTTAAATGGCGTTTATCAGATTGCTAACCATGATTATTATATTACAGATGATGGTTATTTAGTTATGACTCCTCGCACTGGAGTAATTCTAGCGACAGATAAAATTACAGTATCGACTATGCGCGGTGCTGAAGCAGAACAAGAACAAAGCATTGGATTTAGAATTTGGAAAGATATGTTCGACCAAATTGCTTATTATAGAATTGCAACAGACAATATTACTACGCTTGCTGATACACTTGAATATACTGATTTAGAAATTCATGTAACAGACGCTTCTAAATTATTAACGCCTAATCCAAGTGATGGCATACCAGGTGTTATATTCATTGGTGGTGAACGTATTGAGTATTGGGAAATTGATAGCAACAAACTAAAAAGAATTCGCAGAGGTACATGGGGCACAGGTGTTGTTACTACACATGCGTCAGGTACAGAAGTAGTAGATAGCAGTAAGCAACAAATTGTTCCGGGCGGGTCAGACTCACATACAAAGGTATGGTATGACCAAGGAACAAGCACAGCAACAAATGGATTAGGGTTGGGAATGGCAACCACACAACAAGTAAAATTCTTAAAAGAAGGGCCGTTAACTATTCCAAAGGCATATTAATAGGATAAATATACAAGATGGAAAACGAACAAATCAACAACAGTGAAGAACAAAAAGATATGGAAGTGAAACAACCTAATGAAATTCCTAATGTGCATATCGAAGGCCACATTAAAATCTTTGATCCTGAAACAGATGAAGTTTTTGTAGATAAGCGTAACGCTATTCATTATGAAAACTTTTCTTTGGCATTAGCGAAAAGTGTTGCTAATAAAACAACAGGATTTATTCACGAAATGCATTTTGGCAACGGCGGTACTTCAGTATCAACTACTGGTATTATCACTTACTTGCCTGCAAATAACTCAGGTAGTTCTGCAGATTTATATAACAAAACCTACTACAAAGTTATTGATGATACAAGTAGTTCTAATCCAGATCCAATTCGTAACAAAATGACAGTGGGCCATACTGCTGGCACAGTTTATTCTGATATCCTAGTTACATGTTTGTTAGATTACGGTGAACCTGCAGGTCAAGAAGCATTTGATAACTCCGCTTCACTAGACGGTACATATGTATTTGACGAACTAGGCTTAAAGAGTTGGGAAGGCACAATTGGTGAAGGCAATTTGCTTACACACGTAGTTTTCCACCCTGTACAGAAGTCATTAAACCGTTTGATTCAAATTGACTACACAATACGTATTCAAACGCTTACAAACCTAAGTTCTGCTACATAAGGGCCCTAAAAAACCACTTTTTCTGCTCTATTATTCCACATTACTATAAATAGAATATAAATAATAGTAGCATATTATATATGTAATGCCAAATCAATTACGGCAATAATAGCCGCGGCAAACACATAATCGATTATACATGGAGAAATAAAAGTGGCATATACAGTTAATAAAACAGACGGTTCAGTCTTAACTACGGTTGCAGACTCAACGCTGGATACAACAACCGACCTGACGCTTATTGGTAAGAATTATGCTGGATATGGCGAGATTCAAAATGAAAATTTTGTCTTTATGCTAGAAAATTTTGCAAATACTTCAGCACCAAGTTCACCGGTGGCGGGTCAACTTTGGTGGGACACTGCCAATACGTTATTGAATGTTTACACTGGATCAAATTGGAAAGGTGCAGGTGGAATAACAATTAGGGCATCAGCACCATCCGGTCCTTCAGAAGGTGAATTGTGGTTTGATACAGTAAATGATCAACTATTTGCATACGACGGTGGTTCATGGATTCTTGTTGGTCCATTGTATGCAGGTGGTGTTAAAACGGGACCCGTTATAGAAACAATTACTGATACATTGGCAGTTGATCATACTGTAATTACAATGTATGTAGGAAATTCAAGAGTTTCTATTATATCTAAAGATACGTCCTTTACACCAAACGTTGCTATTTCTGGTTTTGCAACAGTTGAACCAGGATACAATTTAAGTACAACAGTAGCAGGTGCTAAATGGCACGGAACCGCAACAAACTCAGATAAATTAGGAAGTGTTGCGGCCGCTAGCTACATGCGTTCAGATACTAATGAATCTACATCAGGATCAATTAGTATTTTAAATGACAATGGTATAGTAGTTGGTGTTGATTCTGATTTTAGCGCAACAGTAGCAGGTGATGATGTATCACTTAAGAACAATACAAGTAATGGTAATGTATACATTAATGTTAATCAAGGCGGTACTCCAACAAACGCTATTACTGTTGATGGTTCAACAACCGCTGTAACAATCGCGGGCGATTTATCAGTTGGTGGAACTACTACAACAATTAATACTAACAACTTGTTGGTAGAAGATCCGTTAATTGTTCTTTCTAAGAACGTAACAGGCGCGGGCCCGCATCCGGACGCAGGCTTAATAGTAGAAAGAGGATCTACTTCAAATGTTGGATTTATTTGGGATCGATCAGGTACTGAATGGGCGGCTGTCGTTACAGCAGAAACAGGTAGTACATCAGGTGATGTAACAATTGATAGTTATGCCAATATTCATTGTGGAACCTTAACCGGTCTAGCAACATCAGCACAATACGCTGACTTGGCAGAAAAGTTTGTAGCAGACTATGACTACGATGCAGGTACTGTTGTTCAAATTGGTGGCGAATGTGAAGTTACAATGTGTGAAACAAGCGCATCTGAAGATGTATTGGGCGTTGTAAGTTCATATCCGGCGTACTTGATGAATAGTGATCAAGAAGATGGTGTTCAAATAGCATTAGCAGGCAGAGTTGCAGTTAAAATTACTGGTTCTATTGCAAAAGGTGACAGGATTGTGGCCGCTGGCAACGGAACTGCTAGAAAGGCAACAAGAAAAGAAATGACTGCATTTAACGTTATTGGAAGGGCCCTTGAAAGCAATTCTGATGAAGATGAAAAGTTAGTTCTTTGTATTGTTCGAGCAGTCTAAGTTACAAACGATATAAATAAGTATATATATAACTATATATTCTCCCCCTTGTAGGGGGAGAATAGTGAGTTAAAACTCGAGTTTAAAAACGAAAAATCCTTAAGGAGAATTAAAAAAGATGGCATATTCAACCGGTGATACAATTCTCGCTACACACTATAATGGCTTTGTGACTAGTGTTAACACCATCTGGGGAACAGGCGGTGGTGACGATGGTTATGGTCAAAGTAATGTAATTTCAACCGTAAGCGCATCTGACACAGTAACAGCAACCCAGTGGGCAACGTTGTTAGCAAGAATTTCTTCAGCCGCGTCCCATCAAGGCAGTTCAATTACCGCTATTTCAACACCAAGTGCAGGTGATACAATTAGCGCATACGCCGCTCTATCAACAAACATTGGCACAATTGATACAAGCAAGTTAAACATTACTTCACCTAACTATGATGATACTACTAGCACTGGTAGTGGATCAGCTAGCTGGACAACAAGTACTGTTGACGAGTTTACATTAACATGGTCAAGTGGCGACGAAGCAAGATATTATTATAATGCAGGTGGTAGCACCCGTCTTACGTTTAGTAGATCAGGCGGTACATCACATACAAAAAATACAGAATGGGCAAACTTGGCAACTGCATGTGGCACAGTTATTTTTGCCGCACAAGGCACAACCAAGTCAGGCGGATCTGGTACAGTAGATACAGAAGCAACAACAATTGGTTATCATGACATGTCAACAAGCAACCAGTTAATATTTAGACAGTATGAAGGCGATAGTCCTTACACATCTAACTATATTTCTGTACAGGCAAAGTCAAATGGTACACAAGGTTCAAACAGCGACAAAGGTAGTGTTTTAACATTTACTATTACTTGGGCTGACGCGGCCGCAGATGACTTTGATGATACAGTAGACGGTACAGTAACTAATACTGTTACACATAGAACACCAAACACAACTCAATTAAACAATGCGAGTTGGACTGGCGCGCCTACGTATGCTAGTTCAAGTTTCGCACAATCATAACTTGACAATTTAAATTGACAATTAAAAGCATTTAATATATAATAATGTATATGAGTGCAAAAGAAGTAGTAAAGAAAAAGTTTAACCAAAAGGTGGCTCATGCAACAAAGCGTGAGACCACCCTAGGTTTACTTTCCCTTCCTTATAACGGTGGCTTATTTAAAGTAACACAGGAGTTAATAAGTTTTGGTGAATTAATGTCTTTAAGACACCAAATAGCCACACAAAATGACTTAGATGCAAATCCAACAGTAGTTTTAGATTCATTTGAAAACCCAATTTTAATTGAGGATCCAGTAGATTTTACACAGAAGTTATGGCAACGGTATTACGAAGTAACAAACGAATACTATGCCGAACTAGAAAAAATTCGACAAATTAGAAAACCAGACCAAATTTAATGCCAGATGAAAAAGGCGTATTATTATTTGCGTATGATAACGAATCAATAAGTTACACAAATCTCGCCATTATTTGTGCTTTATTAGTACGCAAACACTTACCAGGAACAGGAATAGCGTTAGTTACTAACAATCCTGTCGATGGCCCCTTCGATCATATTATACACGTTGACGCTGGGAACAGCGGAAGAAGAACATTTAGAGGCCCGGAGGGAGAACTCGAAGAACTTACATGGCACAATAAAACTAGACCCTTAGCATACGATATTTCTCCATTCCACAAAACTTTATTATTAGATGTAGATTATCTTATGTTTAATAATTCGTTGCAAGGGATATTTCAAACACAAGAAGAACTAATATGTCATAAAGATGTGTTTGATATAACAGAAAATCATAGTTTTATTGATGATAAGTTATTGCATTGGAGTAGCATACCGATGCTGTGGGCAACTGTATTATATTTTACTAAAGGAGAAACTGCTAAAGCATTTTTCGATTTAATGAAAATGATACAAGAAAATTATATGTATTATTATAATCTATATAATTTCAAGAAAGGCCCATACAGAAACGACTATGCTATAAGTATTGCATATAACCTTCTAAGCTTAGAAGGTTACTTCGACAACTCCCTCCTTACCTTACCTTCTCAATATATTGTTAGTGATGTTAGAGAAGATGGTACGGTAGTGTATGAGTTTGATAATTGTTTATCAACAATAACAAATGCTAATTTACACATTATGAACAAGCACAGTATATTAGAAAATGCAAATAATATTATACGATACGCAACACAACCTACTTTAATCCACACAGCACATGAAGCGAATCAATGATCACAGTGAGCAAATAGGTTACTTTACATTTGTTCAAAACAATGAAACAACAGACTATTTAAAACTTGCGTATGCGTGTGGTTTAAGTTTAAAGGCAACACAAAGCATAAACAAGTTTGCTATAGCAGTAGACGAAGCAACTAAAGAATGTTTGGAAGACAAACATTATAAAGTATTTGATTATGTTATAGATATACCGTGGGGAGATGATAGCGAAGAAGATAGTTGGAAGTTAGGCAACGAATGGAAGGCGTGGGCAATAACACCATTTAAAGAAACAGTTAAATTAGACTGTGATATGGTGTTTACCAGAAACGTTGACCATTGGTGGACATTTATGCGAGAGCAAGAAATACTAATTGCGACGAATGTACGTAAATTAAATGGACACATTGCCACATCACGCAAATATAGAAGTGTATTTGATGAAAATAATTTACCAAACGTATATAGTGGGTTTATGTATTTTCGTTACGGTGAGGAAAGTTTAAAACTGTTTAAAACACTCAAATGGGTTTACAAAAACTGGAATACAGTAACAGAGAATATTAAAAACTGTAGAGATAATAAACCCACAACAGATGTTGCGTTAGCTATTGCGTTAGTATTGCAAGAGCAAGAATATACATATACAAATAAAATTATAGATTACCCAACATTTGTACATTTAAAACCAAGCATTCTAGAATGGCCAGAGCAACACAAAATAGAGGATGTTGTTAATATAAGTTATAGTGATGATGTGGGATTACTTATTGGTGTTGAGCCACAGTTATACCCAGTACATGGTGCTGATTGTAAAGAATACTTGGCTGATAAAACAATAGAGTACTATGAAAGGACTTAATGAGTTTTTAGAAGCATTAGAAGGCTTTAACTATAGTGAAAAGGAAAAGCCAGATTATTGTTTATATTATGATGACTCAGGCAGAATATACGAAGCATCAACAGAAGAACGAGAAGGATTAAGTTATATAAAAGTTCCATGGAACTGGCCAAACGATAACTTTATTACAGATTGGACTGTTGAAGATGGTAAGTTAAAGCCTATAGAAAAATATAATAGCGCAATATCAAAATATAAACAAATAACACATGCTTCAGAGTTAGACCATACTCGTCCTGTATTAGTTACTAATAAAGATCATAGGTTAATTAAACGTGTTATTAATCCAGACCAAGTCAAATTTATTAAAGATGAAAGTTATTACCAATTACAATAGGAGGAAAAATGGTGACATCACATGCAAAGTTTCCGTGGAAAGTTGAAAAGGGAGACGTAATTAAAAATCAAGAGTTTAAAGAGGCAGTTAAAATATATAAAAGTGTAAAAGTATGGTGTGAATCAAACTGTAAGGGTGAATATAAAGTCGACGACCGAGTTTATGCCCACGGCGTAAGGGTAGATTTTAAACGCCCAACAGAAGCATCATTATTTGAAGAACACTTTAACTCATGACTGAAATCATCGACATTGCGGACTTAGACTGCATATATCTAACATACGATGAACCACAAAAGGATGAGTTTTGGGCAAAGATACTTAATATGGTTCCGTGGGCAAAACACGTTGACGGTGTTTATGGTTCTGATGCGGCACATAAAGCGGCGGCAGAAGCAAGTGACACAGAACGGTTTGTTTTGATTGACGGAGACAATATGCCTGACCCGGAGTTCTTTAACCTTCAAATTACATTAGATAACGATACAAAAGATTGCGTTTTTAGATGGAAGGGACGTAATGTTATAAACGGACTAATGTACGGCAATGGTGGTTTAAGTTGTTGGCCAGTTGAGTTTGTAATGAACATGAAATCACATGAAAACACTGATGGCAGAGATGAAACATTGGTTGAATTTTGTTTTGATGACAAATATAGAGCAATGCATAACTGCTACAGTACAACATATCCAAATGGATCCGAACTTCATGCGTGGAGGGCAGGCTTTAGAGAAGGCGTCAAGATGGTGCTGGATAAAGGATCCCGCCCCAGTCTCGATACATTTGAGAAACAAATACATGCTCGTAATTACGATAATCTATGTATTTGGCAAACAGTAGGACGCGATGTTGAACACGGCATTTGGGCAATATATGGAGCACGTTTAGGCACGTTTTTAACCATGCTTGCAGATTGGGATTATATAAATGTAAGAGACTTTAAGTATCTTACAGAATTGTTTAATGCGGAACACGCAGACAAAGATCCAGAAGCAGAAGCAAGAAGGTTGGGCGAAATACTACAAAACAAATTAGGTATGCCTATATGCGAAATGGATGCTGAATCAAGTAAGTTTTTTAAAGAGCACTATAGCACACACAAAAACTATGATATCATGATCCAGGAGTTAGATGTAATACGCCAAATTGAAGGCTGGTAATGGAACTATACAAGGACAATAAGGGCGATAAAGTAGAAGTTGAAGATGGGAAATTTAAATCGGACTTTTACAAAAGCGCAGAAAATATTACAGAGCAATTAGACTCTGTATCACCGTCCTTTTGCCTTGCTAAATGGAATCAAGTTAGTTTACATTTACCAACTGGATTAAACAACAGTTGCTACCACCCACCACTACACAAAATAGACGCAGAAGAAGTTAAACAAAATCCATCTGCTTTACATAATACGCAACACAAGAAACAAATGCGTAAGTTAATGCTAGAAGGAGAACGTCCAAAAGAATGCCAGTATTGTTGGAACATTGAAGATACTGGGCATATGAGCGACAGGCATTATAGAAGTGGCGAGCCATGGGCACACATGGACTTTGAAACTATACTTAATGCTCCGTGGAATGCAGACAAAAACCCACGCTATGTTGAAGTTAACTTTAATCATAATTGCAATCTAAAGTGTAGTTACTGTTCACCACAGTTTAGCACATCGTGGGAAAAGGAAATGAAGCAGTATGGTGCATGGCCCACAAAAACACCACATAACGCACCTGAACATTTTACTGGCGACAGAGCATGTATTCCACATAGTCATTATAATCCACATGTAGAAGCATTTTGGAAATGGTGGCCCGACTTATATAAAGATTTAAAACACTTTAGAATGACTGGCGGCGAACCAATGATGGATAAAAATACTTACAAAGTATTTGATTACATTAATGAGCATCCAAAAAGCGATTTACATCTTAACGTAACGAGTAACTTCTCAGTAGAGGATAAACTGTTTAACAAATATATTGAAGCAATTAAACCTATTTGCTTAGATGAAAAAGTAGAACACTTTATGCAATATGTTAGCGTTGACACGTGGATGGAGCAAGCGGAATATATACGCAATGGATTAGATTTTAATAGAATGTGGGACAACGTTAATAGATTTTTAACAGAAGTTCCATATAGAAACAGCGTTACGTTTATTATTACATATAATAATTTAAGTGTAACAGGCATGGATAAACTGTTAGCCGCTATACATGGTTTAAGACAAATATATAGCGAGACTTACCAACGAGTGTGGTTTGATACTCCACTGTTGAGACAACCACGTTGGCAAAGCATACAATTATTGCCCGAAGCATACCAAATGATACATGACGACAACATTTGTTGGATGTTGGATAATATGGAAGACGAAAAAACACGCTTTAAGGGATTTAAAGATTATGAAGTTCAACGTATGCAACGTGACTTGGCGTGGTGGCAAGAAGGTAGTAATTTAGACGAGCACTATGTAAAAGACTGTAAAGCAGATTTTTATAGGTTTTTTAACGAACACGATAAACGCCGAGGAACAAACTTCCTCGAAACTTTCCCCGAAATGATAGATTGGTGGGAAGAATGTAAGAGGTTGGCGCAATCGTGAAAAATGAATTTAACTGGCCACTGTGGCATTGGCATATTGAACTTAGTAGTTTATGTACGTTAAAATGTCCTAGATGTTCTAGAACAGAAAAACCACAAACATTAGAAAGAGATAATTTAACATTAGGCTTTTTTACAAAAAACTTTACTAAGGATATCTTAACACAAATAAAAAGAATTACATTGTGTGGCTACGACGGTGATCCAATTTACAATAGAGAATTTATAGAGATTTGTGAATATTTTAAAACTATTAATCCTAAAATAGAGTTAAGTATTGTTACCAATGGTAGTTACAAACCAGTAGTATGGTGGGAAAGATTGGCTAAAGTATTAAACAAATACGATCAGGTGCATTTTAGTTTGGATGGTTATGATCAAGAAAGTAATGAGAAATATAGAATAAATTGTGATTGGAATAGTATAATGGAAGGCGTAAATGCATTAAGAAAAAAACCTGTTAGATTAGTATGGGATATGATATATTTTTCTTTTAATTATAAACATGAAGATCATATGATAGCACTTGCAAAGGAACTAAATTTTGATGCTATAAGACAAACTAAAAGTAATAAGTTTAATTTTTATTATCAACACTATGATAATTCTTTAGATCCTATAGAAGATTACATTAGTAAATCTGGTAGATACGAAAGTAATACCATACGTCTTACAAAAAGGAAAATATACGATGATAGTTTTAAGACAGCAGTACAGTTATATAAAAAGCAATCTTTGGTGGGTGATTTAATACCTTATTGCTTTATAGGTACAAAAGGGTTATTCATTGATAGCAGAGGATATTTTTATCCGTGTTGCTGGATTATTAATAGATATAATGATGAGGCATATAAAAACTGGTTGACGCATGACAAGAACATAAAACAACGTGGGTTAGAATCAGTATTAAACAATCCTTGTTGGAAAGAATTTATAGAAAACATACCTAAGTTGGATATATGTAATTTAAAATGTAAATCAACTGAGGTTAATAAAGAAACAGTAATGAGGTTTTAAATGACACTAAGAAAACCGGGTAGAGAGACCGATTTAGAGGTCAAAAAATGGCTAAATAATACTATAAGTCCATCTTTTTGTATGGCAAAATGGAGGAACGCTACAATATGGTTAGGAAGTGGAATGACAACAAGTTGTCATCACCCGCCTGCCCACGAAATAGATGTAACAGAACTTCAATCCAATCCAGCCGCTATCCATAACACATTCCAAAAAAAGAAAGATCGACACAATATGCTAATGGGACAACGTCCTGCTGGCTGTGAGTATTGTTGGAAGATTGAAGATATTGGGCCCGATGCTATTTCGGATCGTGTCCATAAATCAGTCATTTATGACGAGGAGGATGTTAATTATGTCAAAGACAAATTACCGACAGAAAATTTTGCACTTCGCACTCTTGAGACCGCCTTTGATCGGACTTGCAACTTTAGCTGTTCTTACTGTAATCCTGCTTTTAGTAGTTCCTGGGTAAAGGATATCAAAAAAGATGGACCGTACGAAAATCTAATTAGCGACGGTCGTAATCATTTTACTCATACCCACCCTTCTGCTCAATTATACAAAAAGGATGAAACTAATCCTTATGTTGAAGCGTTCTGGAAGTGGTGGGATGAGGAATTACACGAAACACTTGATGAACTTCGTATTACTGGTGGCGAACCATTGATGTCTGACGACATATGGAAACTATTTGAATGGTTTAAAAATAGTGACAGGCAAACAAATATGCGTTTTGCTATTAACAGTAATCTGGGTGCCAAAGACGAACTATTAGATAGATTTATTGAAAATGCACAGCATGTTCCGCACTTGCATTTATATACAAGTTGTGAAGCGATGGGCGTACAAGCAGAATATATACGTGATGGATTAGAGTGGAATAGATGGGTGAGTAATTGCCACAGAGCCTGTACCGAAGGAAACCTTGAAGGTTTTCATATGATGTGTACAATTAACGCATTGTGTTTAAACTCTCTTCCACAATTTTTACAGCAACAATTGGAATTTAAAGAAGAGTACGGATCGAGCTTTCCAACATTTACATTAAATATTTTACGTTTTCCAAGTTTCCAATCTCCGTTGGTATTGCCGAAAGAAATACTTGCGGAGTTTAGAGGGGATATACAAGGTTGGTATAGAAAAGCAAAGAAAAATAAGTTGATGCATGAAATGGAACGCAATCACGTAGAGCGTTTAATAGATTATTTAGATGTGGTAGAAACACCGCACAGCGATACATTTGAAAAACCAGCATTGCATAATGATTTTTATCATTTCTACAAACAATATGATGAGCGTAGAAGAAAGAATTTTGTAGAAACGTTTCCACGCCTAGCAGATTGGTATAATAGTTTAAATGGATAAAGGATTTTTAGACGAAGATAATCCGTTTGATAGTAAGACGTTGTTACTTGATAGAAACAAACAACGATTACAAAAGAGTGATTTTACGCAATTACAGTATGAACTGTTAGCACATAGTAAACACTTCTGTATGCTGCCGTGGATACATTTACACGGTTGGTCACAAGGCGAAGCATATCCTTGCTGTATGGCAGAGATGAATGAAACAGTAGGAAATTTACGCGACAATACTTTAGAAGAAGTATGGAACGGTGAAAGCATGAGACAAATGCGTCTTAATATGCTACAAGATAAACCTAGCGAGCAATGCGTAAAATGTTATGAGAAAGAGGACAATGGCTTTTTTAGTTTGCGTAATGAAAGCAATAGAAACTTTGCGTATGCTGTAGATTATATAGATAGCACACAAACAGATGGCAGTGCTGATCCGAATATTATATATTGGGATATGCGGTTTAATAATTTATGTAATTTTAGTTGTAGAATGTGTGGCCCGCAGTTTAGTAGTAATTGGGTTAAAGAGTTTAATCGCATATATGGGCAAGACTTAAAGATTGAATATACACGTGGCAATAAAGAATTAAATTGGGAAATGGTAGAACCATATATAGATAACTTACATAAAATATACTTTGCTGGCGGAGAACCGCTAATGATGGAAGAACACTGGCGCTTAATAGATGAACTATTAAAACGCGGCAAAACAAATGTAGAGTTAATGTATAACACAAACTTTAGTGAAACGAAGTATAAAAGCAGAAACGTATTTGAAATATGGAAAGAGTTTGAAACAGTATCAGTAGGTGCAAGTTTAGACGCGATAGGTGCAAGAGCAGAGTATATACGCAAAGGAACTAATTGGGATAAAATAGTTCGCAACAGAGAAGAAATGTTGGATATATGTCCTACAGTAGACTTTTTTCCAAGTGCTACACTGCAGGTATTAAATGCATATCATATTGTAGATTTCCATAATGATTGGATGCATCGTGGCCTTATTAAGGCGTATGACTTTCATATTAATATATTACAAGGACCAGACTATTATAGACTAACTATCTTGCCACAACATATGAGAGAAGAAGTAATAAAATTATATAAAGAGCATTTAGTAAACATTGCCGAAGCAGATGATATCAAACGTGCTACAAATGGATTTGAAGGCGCCATACACTTTTTAGAGAACGAAGATAGAACAGACTTATTACCAAAGTTTAGAGAGGAAATACATAAGTTTGATAGATTTAGAAATGAAGATATGGTAGAAGTATTTCCAGAATTAAAGGAGTTAATGGATGGATTATAATGAAAAAAAGCCGTTGAAAGTTCAACTTGAGGATCTATCACCACAAGAACAATTCAATCTCTTAGAAAATCCTACGTTTTGTATCTATCCCTGGACTCATATACATGCTTATCCTGATTCCTCTGTGCATCTTTGCTGTATGTCAGATATGAATATGCCAGTTGGTGATTTAAAAGATAATACTTTGGAAGAGATTTGGCACGGCGAGAAAATGCAAAATATACGTGATAGAATGTTTAAAGGATTGCACCTTAAAGAATGTAGTAAATGCTATGAACAAGATAAAAACGGATTCATGAGTGGTAGAGTAAGTGCAAATAAACATTTTGGACATCATATTAATAAAACAAAATCACATAACGTTGATCCAAATTTTGAAATTGTGTATTGGGACGTTCGCTTTAGTAATATGTGTAACTTCCGTTGTCGCACTTGCGGACCACTGTTTAGTTCTAATTGGTATAGTGATGCCGTTAAGTTAGGACAAACGCCAAATCATCCCAAAGTAATACGATGTGGTGATGACAAAGACTTTTATGAAGAAGCAAAGCGACATATGCCATACATTGAGCAATTTTATTTTGCGGGTGGTGAACCACTTACAATGGTTGAGCATTGGAAAATTTTAGAAGAACTTATACGACAAGAGCGTTTTGATGTAAAACTTATTTACAACACTAATATGAGCGAAATGAAGTTTAAAGGAAAAAGTATTTTTGAAATGTGGAAACATTTTGATAGTGTTAGTGTCGGCGCAAGTTTGGATGGCATGGGCAAACGTGCCGAGTATATACGTAAAGGAACTATTTGGAAAGAGACTGAACAAAATAGATTTGAAATGTTAGAAATTTGTCCTAACGTGGATTTTTATATTAGTTGCACGTTAAGCATAATGAACAGTTTCCATATGCCAGACTTTCATCGTGATTGGATGGATAGAGGTTTAATACAAGCACAAGACTTTAACATAAACATATTAATGAATCCACCACACTATCGCATAGACAATCTACCAAATAATCTTAAAGAAAAACTAATCGCTAAATACAAAGAGCATATTGAATATATTAGACCGTTGGACGGCTTGCAACGAGCAACAAACGGTTATGAAAGTGCTATTAACTTTATTAATCAACCTGCCAACGAACAATTGCTACAAGACTTTTTAAAACTAACCAACCAAGTAGACGATGTAAGAAATGAAAACTTTAAAGAAACATTTCCAGAGTTGAGTGAACTATGAATGAAAAACTAAAAACTGTTATACATAAAGTAGACTCTTTTAAGGAAACACCTACACTATGCTACTTGCCCTTTATGCATATGGAAGCAGATGCTAAAGGATGGCTTAAACCTTGTTGTATGACAGAAGGGCCTGTGCGTAAAGAAGGAACAAATGAGCCGTATAATTTAAACAATGGCGACAATATTACAAATGCGTTTAATAGTCCTGATATGCAAAAGTTACGACAAGACTTCTTAGACGGCAAAAAGCCTGAGATTTGCAAAAAGTGTTGGGATGAGGAAGACGCTGGATTGGAAAGTAAACGTATAAATTGGGCACACTACTTTACACATCACTTGCCTGAAATGCGTGATATTTTTAGTAAAGATATTACAGAAAATGATATTGCATATTTAGACTTAAAGTTAGGAACTATTTGTAATTTAAAATGTAGAATATGCGGATCATGGAGTAGTAGCAAATGGGCGCAAGAAGAAATAGAATTAGATATAAAGTTCCATGGACTTAAAAAAGAAGATGCAAAAAAATCATCAGCATATTACTATCTAAAGCAAGGCGAATGGCCACGCAAAAGTCCGCAATTTTGGGAAGACCTAAAGGAAATATTGCCTAACGTAAAGCATTTAGAGTTTACAGGCGGTGAACCCTGGATGATTAAAGAACACTTTACAGTATTAGAAACATTAATTGAATCCGGACACGCAAAAAATATAAATATTCATTATAATACAAATGGCACTCAGTTGCCAAAAGATGAATTTCATGATATTTTACCACATTTTAAACATTGTAGAATATCTTTTAGTGTAGATGATATTGGCGATAAATTTGAATACCAACGTTATGGTGCAAAATGGGATGAAGTAAACAGTAATATACTGTATATTTCTGAGAACAAAACCAGTAACATGGAAACAGAAATATGCACTACATTTAACTTGTTTAATTTCCATAACATAACAGATGTTGCAGACTGGGTTAAAGAAATTAAAGACTTAGATTCTTGGTATCTAAATTTAATGCATTATCCCAAACATTTTAATATACAAATGCATTCACCTGAAGTAAAAGATATTATTGCAAATAAGTTAAGAGCATATAATTGGCAAGAGTTAATAGATAAAAACTTTGATAACGTAAAAGAAGTAGAGTCTTTAATTTCTTATATGTATAGTGAAGATCTTAGAAAGGAAAAAGATGGTGAAGAATATCTAGACACCATGTTACATACCATTATCTGTAAAGTAGATAGTGTAAGAAGCAAAACTTTAAATGATGTTGATTCTGTGTTAGCAGAATTCATAAATTATGACTATAAAAAATGGATACAAAATATTTAACCCTTGTTCGAAAAACCGGCGGTAATTTCTCCTTAAAAAATAAGTATAGAAATAAAGTCGACTTATCTGCTAAAAATTTTACATGTATTCTTCCTGAAACCAACATGACGATGGATAAAGATGGATATATTTTTATATGTAGTTGTGAAGGATTCTTACCTTATCCTGTTGGCCATATTTTTGATTTTTATAGATTGCATGATATATGGAACAACCCAGTTGCTAAAAAACTACAAGAAAACACAAAAGCAGGATCAACATTTAAATTTTGTGATCTAAAACATTGTCATGGCCCTTTTGAGGAGGAGGATCCATTTCATGATTTTACAATTAATATAACAACGGATGATAGTTGCAATTTACAGTGCCCTAGTTGCAGAAATGAACTGATGTATTATAAATCTGGAAAACAGTTTGAAAAGAAAAAAAGTTATGTAAAAAAATTCTTAGAACTTTTGGACAAATATAAAGGATCAGTACTTATAGAATTCGCCGGCGGTGAACCTTTTGCTAGTAAAATATATAGTGAAATTATATATAATTATAAACCAAATCCAAAACATCGTTTTACAATTAGATCAAATGCAACATTAATAGATCAATCCAAGTTTGAAACATCTACTATGTTAAAAAATAATATACAAGAATTTTCAATAAGCATTGATGCAGGCACTAAGGACGTATATAACATTGTTAGACCTCCTGGCAAATGGGAAACTGTTCTAGATAATTTACAATTTTTGAAAGATAATAATTATGTATTTCATATGACTTTTGTTGTGCAAAAAAATAATTTTAAAGATATTATAAATTTTATAAATCTTTGCGAAAAGTTTGAAGTTAAAGGATTTCTTAACCCTGTACACGATTGGGGCACGGCGTGGGGCATAACATGGCCAGTGGTAGATCAGAATAACGGCTTGACGGAAGCAGACCGCTACACAAATTTTAAAAGACAACAAGTATTCATGCCTGACCACGAATTATATGATGAATGGGTTAAAATCTATAATAATATCATAACACATCCGTGGTTTCACGCTCCGGAAGTACCTCCGATCACTTTCAACAGAAATATAAGCATTAGTAAAGATTCATTATTAATACCCAAAAAATAAAATGAAAAAAATACAAAAACCAGAAACAATGTGTATGGCACCGTGGGTGCATACTTACCTAAGTCCACAAACAGAACGTAGATTGTGTTGCGCTTCACGCGAGCCTGCACAAAGCTTTAAGCAATATATAGACACTGAAGCCGGCACAGGTGAATATAATCCAATATCATTAGAAGAACATTGGAATAGTGAATATATGAAAAGTGTACGTAGAGCACACATGGCGGGAGAAGAAATAGATGCTTGCCAAGTATGTAATAAAAAATTACTAAACACTGACGTATATAGAGATTATTTTTGGAATTTATTTAAACACAAATACGACGAAGTGATAGCAAGTACAGACGAAACAGGCTACACTACAATGAAGCCAGTAAGTTGGGATTATCGCTTTAGTAATTTATGTAATTTTAAATGTCGTATGTGTGGCGATATGTTAAGTAGTAGTTGGGAAACAGAACAACGTAACAACAACATGATTGATTACAGTAATCCAAAAAATAATTGGATGGACCCAACTGTAAGAAAACAAATAAGCGAGGTTCAATCGCAAGTAGTAGAAAAAGAATTTGCTGATGCAGTAGCAAATGGCAAAGTAGAAGAGATATACTGGGTAGGTGGCGAACCTCTAATGTTTGAAGAACATTGGAAGTATATGAAACAAATTATAGAACAAGGACACGGAAGTAAAGTATACGCAAGATATAATACAAACTTATCTCGTATAGAGTATAAAGGAACGCATTTGTTTAGAAATATACTAGACAATATACGCGACTGGCAAATATGTGCATCAATTGATGGTACAGGTGCTATAGGAGAATACATACGCGATGGTTTAGATTGGAGTAAGTTTTTACACTATTATAAACAAGGTATGGCGGCACAAAAGCATCCAAACCAAATGCGTTTAGACTTTACTTTAACCTTACCTGGATTATATGAAGTAAAAAATATGTTTGAATTAAGTAAGGAGTTAGATACGATGTTATTAGCAAAAGTTACTTTTGCTTTTACACCGGACATTATAATGAGTCCATTGTGTTTACCACGTAACTTATTAAACGACAAAGTAGATCAATTATTAGAAGAATGTAAGGAGGCAACATGGAAACAACAACCGCTAATAGATGTATTAAAAAATCTAAAAGAAAGACCAACTTTCCAAGAAGAGTGGTCCGACGAGTACGAACAAGGCATCTTGAAAGGCAAACAACGCATGGCAAAAATTGACAATCTGCGTAAAACCAGTTATACTATAGATAATATTTTGAATGGCGAGATTTTAGAATGGTGGAAGACGATAAAAGTTTAGAAACAAATTTTACTACAGTAGACGCAATACATATTGTTGAAAATTTAATAACTGCTGATAGTGGTTTTATGTATATGGCCACTTCATTAGGAAATGGTCATGATGCATTACAAACTCATCCATATGTAAGTTTGGTTCAGTCATGCTTTATTAGAAAAGTTCCTTATATTTTTATATCAGATTTGTCAGACCATAGTAAAAATATTCAAACATACAAAAAGATATCTTTATTATTAGATGGCACAATTGACGGTAGTTTACATGGACGTATGAGAATGAATAGTCCCAGAGCCACTTTTATAGGCAGAGTAGAATTAGTAGACAAGAATGAACACAAATCAAAGTTTTTAGAAAAGCATAAGAAAGCAAGAGGATTTTTTGACTTTTTAGACTTTAATATGTATAGACTCAATGTCGAGTCTATTAGGTTAAATGGAGGATTTGCTAAGGCAGCTTGGATACGCACCAGTATTGATGAACAAGAATTTCTAAAGTTTGATACTACAACAATAGGAGGAATATAAAATGGATAAGATATTAGACAAATCTGAACCATGGGTTGGTTCACAACACATTGATTTTAACGACAAATATGACATGTTTGATATTGCTAAGTTAAGAGAAGTTTTTTCTATACTTAGAAAATATAGAGAAACATATTATTCAGTTGAGGAAAAAGATAAATCTAAAGCACTGAAAAAAGTCTTAGATCTAATAGTAAAAAACAAAGATTATTATGATTCTATAGATATGGAAAAAATTCGCCCACTAGTTACTGACAAAAAAGGAACAGAAGGAGTTATATTAGTAGGGCAAGCAGATAATCCGTTGTACTCTCGTTTTAATGTTCTTGAGGACCAACACAGTATTAAAGAGTTTACTGATAATAAAAAATACATGCAAGAAATAGGAAAACAATTAATTGAACATTTAAATTTGCAAGACTTTATTTTAGATTATGATGTAAATTACGTATGGTCAGCAAAAAATACTAGCATCGACTGGCATGTGGATAATGTTATAACAGTTCCGGATAGATTGTTAAAGTCTAATAACACTACTTTTACACCTATTGTTATAGCTATTAACTTAGATAGCGAAACTAGTAAACGTGGAGCAACAGAGTTTAGAGAAGGTGACAATTATTATAAAGTAGATACCTACAAGGTAGCGTTAATTAATAGTGGTATAGAACATCGTGTAGAAGCAACACCAAATGAAAGACTTACGCTTAGAGTATGCCTATATGGTAAAACATTTGAAGAAGTAAAGGAGAAACTAATCAATGAAAAAATTAGATGAAATTGTAATGACGTTAAGAACAAGATATCATAGTACTATGGATGTCTATATTGACGTATATGATACAGGGTTAAGTCGCAAATGGCTTACAGCGTTAAACGGAATACTTAACGACAATTTAATACTTGAAAAAAACTATTGCTTTTTGGGTTTTGTAAACGGAAAACGATCAGGGCAATTGATTCTTGATGAAATCAACGATACGATAGACTTTATTAACAGTAGTTCATTAAACTATAATATAGAAACAGCGCCATATACATTAGAAAATTGTATTAATTATGGTGAAGTAGGGTTTGGCCATCCAGGACTATCCATTAAACATGAAAAGTTTAATTGGTTACATAGATGGTTTGAAGAATTACAAGGCATTGATACAGGTGATACGTCAACGTCAATGTCTCGGCATTTTAAAAACGCCACACCTGAAGAAAAGTATCATATAAGGCAACTTAATTTGTTATGTCACGAGTTTGAAACATGGGCATTAACTAATCGTAAGTTAGTACAGGCGCCTGAGTGGATGCAGAAGTCACAATTAATGTGTTGGTTAAATGCACCACGCTTTGATTTAGTAGATGAATCAGACTTCGAAGGGTTTGGAATTGGTAGCTTAGACAAAGTGTTTGGCGGTGTTTATGTAGGTGTTAATAAAGCAGTTGGTAAAACGCATTGGGAAGTTTTTATAGATGAAGGTGGTGCATTAGATATCAGTGGTGGCAATACAATGACATTGGGTGAAATTACTATTGCATGCCGATCACAAACAAAAGCCGCAGGTGATTTTGATATTAGTTGGTCAAGGAAGTCAGATTTCCCACATCATAATGAACGAATTAATGAATTTATAAATTGGTTAAGGCAAAACGGATTAGATCCTGATGATCCAACATTAACATTGGGGCATCCACAGGTAGGACAAGTTAACTTACAAAAGTCTTTTAATACTGACATACCTTATCTAACTTGGTATATTATGAATGACTATTTAGATGTTTATAAGTTACAAACATCTGACGCAAGTGCTACATTCGATTATTTTTGGCACGATAGTAACTTTAAACAATTACAAATAGATCAAATACGTTAAATAAGAATATGAAAATATGCATCTCATCCGGAGATAGTTTTACTTATGGTGCTGAATTACCAAATGATAGTATTGGACCTAGTAAATATGCTTGGAGTAATTTAGTATCTAATAAACTAGGAGCCAAGCACATAAACACGGCAGCTAGTGGAAGAGGCAATGCATTTATGGCACGGCGAGTGTTATATTATACTATTGAATTCTTAAAGAAGTATGATCCTGAAGATGTTTTTGTACAAGTCATGTATACATTTATTGCAAGGCGCGAGTTCAAATTAATAAATGGAACATTGAATGACCAAATGTATAAAGTAGATTCAGAGTGGTTATCGTTAGATCCTTATGCCGCAACCAATGAAGTAAAATCTGAATGGTTTAAAAAGGTTAGTTCTGATGCTCCCAATTACGAAAGTACTAAAGCCACTTTAGAAAGAAAATATAATATATATAAAGAAGCAGGCATTGTAGACTTAGCAAAAGCATGGTATTATACTGTAAGCGATGAAGACGATGTATATACCAGTTTAAAAGAAATATTATTACTTCAAGAATTTTTGAATAGTAAAAATATTAAATACTTATTCACATACGTAGGACATCATACGCCTTCGCAATTATTTGAAGATCATACTAATCAATATACTATTAATTTAAGAACATTAATTGATAAAGATGTATGGTTTCATTTTCCCGGAGCATGGCCAACAAGTAAGTATTTGGGATTCAATGACTGGGCACTTATAAATAATTATGAATTTGCAACTTCGCATCCTTTAGAGAAAGCACACGAAGACGCGGCAGAGATAATTTATGAACACATTAAAAAAATACTATAAAAAAGCAAAGTATCAAGCTATGCGTCCTATTAACGCAATTAAGCGTGAGATACGATATAGAAAGCGTTTAAAAGAACTTAAAAAGAGAGATCCATTTATATACAAATAAATATTTAAATATTTATTAATAAATATTTAAATGAAAGTTGATTACTTACGTTATATAAGAAGCACACCTTCAATAAGTTCTATTAGACACAAGTATAAATTGGGAGATAACCAATTACATCCTTTTAAAGAAGATGTTTATTGTATAATGCCAAGCAGTTCAATTCTTGTTAACAAACTTGGCCACGTATTCATCTGTTCATGCCATGGTCATTTACCTTATCTAATTGGTAATATAAAAGATTTTAACACTATAGAAGAAATATGGAACAATTCAATTGCTAAAAAACTACAAGAACATACTTCAGCAGGAAGCAGTTTTAAGTTTTGTAATACAGCAAAATGCACCGGGCCTATACGATTCGGTGATTTCCCTCAAAGGTATTCATTTATATTTGCTATTGATGATAGTTGCAATTTACAATGTCCAAGTTGCCGGCCAGAATTTAGGTTTATTAATAAGGGTCCTGAATTTGAGTTAAGAAAAAGTTATGCAATGCATTTTTTAGATTTGGTGTCAAACTTTGAACACGCGTCTTTAATAGAATTGGGAGGCGACGGAGAACCATTTGCTAGTGGAATTTATGGTGATATAATCTATAATTATATTCCTAGAAAAAATCATAAATTTACAATTCGGTCAAACGCCACACGCATAAATTATAAAAAGCTTTTAAATTCAAAAGTTATGGATCAAGTAACATCTTTTGCAGTTAGTATTGATGCAGGAAGTGAAGAAGTATATAGAAAAGTGCGTTACCCAGGTAACTGGAGTACTGTTATTGATAGTCTAGACTTTTTGAAAGAGAACAATCGTTATTTTCATTTATCATTCGTATTACAAAAAAATAATTATAGGGATGTTATAAATTTTGCAAACCTATGTCAAAAGTACAATGTTGGTGCCACTATTAGTAGTATAGAAGATTGGGGTTCTTGGTGGGTTAACAATTACAATACCAACTTATTTTTAGAGCAAGCAGTTTTTTTGCCAAACAATTCATTGTACAGTGATTGCATAAACATGTTAAACAAACTTAAAAATCACCAACATTATAAAAATGGATATATAACATTAAAGGGTTCATTAATTAATATATGATAGTAATCGACTACCACGGCTATTCCATACAAGAAGCATATGATGACATTATTGCTACTATTAAAGAATGCCATGAAGAAAGAATTAAAAAAATAAAAATAATTACAGGCAAAGGAAGTATTTGCCAAGAATTCCCACTGTGGATCGAATGTAGCCCACTAGTAAGAAAAATAGAACAAAGCGACGACGGCGGGTGCTTTTACCTATGGATATTAGTCAAGAAAAAATAATATTCACAAACGGTGATAGTTTTACGTTTGGGGATGAGTTAGAACATCCGTTTTCTGAATGTTGGCCAGCCAAGTTGGGTGAAATAACTAGACTTCAAGTAGTTAATTTTGCACGTTCCGGTGCCGCAAATAATCGTATAGTAGAAACTACCAAAAACTTTTTTAACGATTTGGCCAGACTATCTGTTTTTAATACTGGTAAAAGGAAATCATTGAATTCAGTAACTGAAATAGAATGTGCTGTAATACAATGGACTTCGTATATTCGATTGGGGCCAAACGAAACTATACCAAAGAATATTGTGTTAGGAGAGAATGAAAAAAATTATCTATTAGATAATTTTTTTGTACAAATAAGAGAATTACAGGATTTTTTCGAGTCTAGACGTATACCTTATTTGATGCTTAATGCTTTTGATAATGAAAAAGTAATACCACAATGTAATTCTGAGTTTAAAGACCTAGTTGACGATAAGTATTTTATAGGGTGGCCAAACCAAGCAATAGTTAATTGGGTGTATGGTATGGATCACGGTCCTAAAGGCCATCCAGGAAAATTGGCACATGCTGAAATAGCAGAGATTATCTATGAAAATATTAGGAATAAGTTGCGGGTTTCATGACGCTGCCGCCAGTTTAATAGACGATTCTGGAAATATACTTTTTGCTGGACACGCGGAAAGATATAGTAAGCAAAAACACGACAATAACTTAAATTATGAATTAATAATTGACGCACTTAAACATGGATTTCCCGAAGTTGTTTCGTATTACGAAAATCCATGGATTAAAAAAACTCGCCAAGCATATTCCGGACAATGGAAAGATGCATTAAGTTTAAAAAATCTTTCCATTAAAAAAATGCTTGTTAAGCAAACTGAATTAAGTTGGAATTTTACCAAACATTTTAATTATCATAATCACCATTTATCCCATGCCGCCGCGGGCTTTCAAACAAGTCCATTTAATGATGCAACTATAGTAGTTATTGACGCGATAGGAGAATGGGATACTATTACAATATGGAATGCACAATACAATCACAATGGTTATGCAAAATACGAAAAAGTTTGGGGTGCAAAATATCCAAATAGTATTGGTTTGTTTTATAGTGCTATGACTGATCGCGTAGGCCTACGCCCACTAGATGAAGAATACATTTTAATGGGAATGGCCGCATATGGATTTCCAATATATTCGCGAGACTTAATTGATACCTTTTGGGAAACAAATAACTTAAATAAAATAGTTTTTAAACTAAAAGAGAACTTACACGCTGGTACAAATTGGCGAAGTAATGAACTTCGGTACGGCGCACGGCTCGCGGCCAATTACTTGGCAGAAATGGAAGATCAAGATAATTATGACATTGCGGCATCTTCGCAACAAGTTTTAGAGTTTATGGTAGGCCATATTATGACTCACGCTAAAAAACATTGCAAATCTACAAATTTAGTTTATATGGGCGGCGTTGCATTAAATTGCGTTGCAAATACAAAAGTAGCAAATAACTGGAATAATATTTGGATTATGCCTAATCCAGGAGATGCTGGTAGCAGTTTAGGTGCCGCCGCATTAACATATGGTAAAAAATTAAATTGGGAGCATCCATATCTCGGCTATGATATTAGTGGCCAATATCCAGAAGCAGAGATTATAAAAGAGTTGTTAGAAGGAAACATCGTGGGTGTTGCTAACGGTAAAGCAGAGTTTGGTCCAAGAGCATTAGGCAATAGAAGTTTATTAGCAGATCCACGCGGTGATGATATTAAAGATAAAGTAAATGAAATAAAACGCAGACAAAAGTTTCGTCCATTTGCGCCAATGATATTAGAAGAAAGAGCACATGAGTATTTTGATATGCCAGATACTTTATTGTTTGAAACAGCAACTAGAGCAGATTATGCAAACAAACATGGCGTAATACTACATCGCAATAAAAGGAAATTAGCATCTCCTTATATGCAGTTTGTAGCCAAATGTAAGAAGCCAAAAGAGTTCCCGGCTATTGTACATGCAGACGGAACAAGTAGAGTGCAAACAGTAGGCCCAAATGATAATCCAAATGTAAGAAATTTACTTAAAATGTGGGAATACTATACAGGTTGTCCAATGTTATTAAATACCAGTTTAAATATTAGAGGTGAGCCAATGGTAAATGATGTTGCCGATGCTATAAGATTTACTAAAAAATATGGCATTCCTGTATATACTGCCGCCGGTGCAGTTACCATGGGTAGGCATGTGAGGTTTTAATATAATGGATAAAAATACAATAGTAATATATGGCGCAAAAAGGAGTGGTAATCATTATTTGCAAAGTTATTTTAAAAACCAAGGGCATGAGTGCGAATTTAGACATGAAGCAGATTACGCTAAAAAATTATATGATGAAAAAGGAAAACATCTAATAGTTTTAGTGCGTAATCCTAGAGACCAAATTATATCTAACTCTTATAGTATGTTTAATGCTGATAAAGATGGGTATAGCGTGGGCACAAAAAATCGACCATTAACAGATTTATCTCCGCAAGAAATACCATATCAAGTTGTTGGTTCAGCATGCCAATACCTTAAAGATTTTACAGATACCATGGTACCGCTTATAGCAACTCGCCCATACCAGTTCATATTATATGATACCATAGCACAGAAAAATTTAAACAGTATATACACAAAACGCGATCTAGAATATTATAAAAAAGCAATCTTAAATTATGATGGTATTTTAGATGTGCTTAATAGAAGCGACATAGAAGAATATTGTTTAAAAATATGGCGAGCGTTTAATCTTCAACAAACAGTTTTTTATCCTGAATTAGCAAATGTATGACATAATATAAATATAATTAATACTATAAAAATTTCTATAAAATTAATATAAACAAGTTCAATCAAATAATATTTTCAATTAATTAATAATTAAATTCGATCAAATAGTTTTTCGATTAGGAAAACATTTGATGAACAGGATTGAACTAGTTAGCCAAGGGCGTTCTTTGGCAGTTATTGAGTTTCGGAATCATCCATTTGTTAACAAATGGTTCGAACATTGGAAATATATAAACTCTAATTTCCAAGCATATACGCTAAATTATCTATATCCAACAAATTCGTGGAAGCCAGCACCGTCTATAGACATAGTTAAAAAATCAATTGATTCTATTAGAGACGCGGGGTTATACCTAAACTCTATTACAAATACACATATATTCCCATATGATTCAGATAATTTTCCAAGTTATGATATTTTCTTAGAAAATGGATTAGAAGCACAGCAATATTTAAACACATTCCATAGGCATTTTACTAATGGTATTCGCGAACCTCATGGAAGAGATTTATTAAAAAATGGAATGATTAAAAAAGAAGAGGATACATCCAATTGGATTAACAGAATACAAGAAATCAACCAAGCAGTTCATGACTTAGATAGTTATACAAGAACTCCCCATTTGCAAAGTATTCCTATTTTAGATTATTTCAGTATACAGTATCATTTATATAATGAAAACATGTATCTGTCAGAAAGTGTTCATTGTCCTATTACACCCGAAGAATGTTTAAGTGCGGCAGATGATAGTAATAATTGGAATGTGTGGCTAAAAGTAGATTTACTAGGCAAAGATTACATAACAGGATTTATAAATCATGATAATCCTACTGAATGGGATATACAATATTTAAATAATTATACTGGTATGTTTGTACTTTATCCTAACAAAACGCCAGTAGATTTTTGCAAAAACAAAATATTTTACAAATGGTTGCAACAATATAACTTAGAATATGATCCTAGAATGTGTGGCATTCCGCTTGGTAAAATAAACTATATTGTAGATGATTATCATAATTATCATAATTCAGATTTATTGATTCAAGAATTGTAGTAAATTCTATTAACAAAATTAAATATTATATACAGTAAGATTTCCCACATGTATGACATAATAAGCAGGGATGACATCGATGACATTCACGAGGCGGCCGCCAAATGCAAAACGAGATATTTTTGGTACGTTGATCATGGTGTTGATTGTACTGGGTTTGATTTCAATTGGGTTCCTGTACCATGGGAATCCGAGTTTGTACATATCTTCCCAAGCAAATGGCAACGTGACGGCGGAATAAGATTAGTCAATAAGCAACATCCCGAAGAACAAATAAAATTACATAATAGTAATGTTGTTCCACGAGAATCTACGAAAAGAAATTGGATTCTCAATGACGATACTGATTACAGTAACTTCGACTTCAGTTGGCATCCTGACAATTTGGATGACGATTTTACATACGTCTTTCCTTCGCAGTGGCAAAGAGATGGTGGCACGTACTATGTTACAGAGCCTGGCGCGCCTAAGAAGTATGTTAGTGATCAGGTAACAAAACGCACAAACTGTTTGGATAACTGGAAACTACCGAATGTAGACACAACTGAGTTCGACTTTAGTTGGCACCCCGATCCTGCTGAAAAACCTTACACGTATGTTTTCGCTTCGCAATGGCAACGTGATAGTGGAACACACTATATTACAGAACCCGGCGCACCGCGTAAGTACGCTAATGACCAAACAACAATAAGAGATGTTCCTGTTAGTTCCGATACTAGTGTTGTGTCTGCAGATAATATTAAACATACTAGCGATATTAAACACGGTTGGAAACTACATGAAGATACAGACTACAGTAACTTTGACTTTAGTTGGCATCCTGATCCATCACACGGAGATTTTACTTATGTGTTTCCTTCACAATGGCAAAGAGATGGCGGTACATACTATGTTACAAGTCCTAATGCACCGCGTAAGTATGTTAGTGATCAGGTAACAAAAAGAATACCAAATAAAGATAATTGGAGTCTCAACAAATATACTGACTATACTAATTTCGATTTTAGCTGGCATCCTGACCCATCATATGGTAACTACACGTATGTTTTCCCTTCGCAATGGCAACGTGATGGCGGCACATATTATGTAACTGCCCTCGATTCGCCTAAAAAGTATATTAGCGACCAAGTAACAAAACGTACCAACTGTCTAGATAATTGGGAATTGCCAGACAATATAGACACAAGTGAGTTTGACTTTAGTTGGCATCCTGATCCCTCGCACGGCGACTACACATATGTATTTCCTTCATTATGGCAACGTAATAGCAATGTTTGTTATACTACAAAAGAAGGTGCACCAAAGAAATACGTAAGCGACCAGGTTATTAGACCACTACCTAAAAAAGAAGATTGGATTATTCCTAGTAATATAGACGAAGATAGTTTTGATTTTAGTTGGATGCCTGATCCAGATGATCCCCCATACATATATGTTTTTGGTACACAATGGCAGGAAGATGGTGGACCTATATATGAAGTAGAAGGTGCGACTAAAATAAATTATATTGATGAACCAAGAGCAAAAGCATTGCCCACTACAGAACATTGGCATACAGATAGTGAAACAGACTATAGCACATTTGATTTTAGCTGGCATCCAGAAGAGTCACAAAAAGACTTTAAACATGTGTTTGGATCACAATGGCAAAAGACTAGTAAGACGTTTTACTACAATGGCAATAATTCTAATCCAAAAATAAACTATGTAACAGACCAACGTGTAACAAGTAAAAGCGACACATTGCCTCGTTATAATATTGAAACAACACTAGAGGATTTAATAAACGATCATCCTACTGAACGCTTTTGGGCGTTGAATTCAGAAATGGATTATGAAGAGTTTGACTTTAGTTGGCACCCAGACGCAAGCCAAATGGATTATGTTCACGTGTTTGGGTCTCAATGGCAAAAGCATAGCCAAACATTCTACGTAAATGCTCCTGCCTACTTAAAAGGCAATACCCACTTAAATTTTGTGGGAGATCAGAAGGTAGTAGCGAATAGCACCCTGGATATCTTCTATATCGACAAGGGAGGAGAAAATAGCGCAGAACGCTTTAAATCACTGCTTCTAAGACACCCACAGATGGTCAAGACACGGTTCTTTGGGAATATACGTGATACACTACTACGGTGTGCTAAAAAATCCAATACAGGGCGATTCTGGGCGATTTCGAGCGAGAACAATTATGACAGTTTTAACTTTGATTGGCATTGCGAACCATGGCAAAATGGAATGCTACATGTATTTGGCAGTAAGTGGAACAAGTGGAGTAACACGTTTTTAGTAAATGCTGATGATTTTATTCGCACCTTTGACTGGGCAGAAAATATTGAAGATGTTTATAATTTAAATTTTGTAGAAGATCAACAGGTACAATTGTACGACGACAATAGAGAAATATGGTATGTTGATTTTGGTAACAACGTAGATTTTGCGCCATTACTAGAATATAATAAAGCAAGATTCTTTGGTAATTGGTTAGAAACATTAACACGTATTGTAGAAAGAACAGACGAAGATTATATATGGGTATGCGGGAGTATATGTGATTATTCATCATTTGACTTCGGCTGGGAACCTGAGCCATGGCAACAAGACATGCTTCATGTATTTCCTAGTAATAAGCAACTTGAAGGCGACACTTTTTATGTACCTGTTAAAAAGTTTAAAGAACAATCTAGTAATTTAAAAGTATTGGGTTGGTTTGATACAGTTAACTATGTTAAAGATATTAATGTTTCGCGTTGTAGTTGGCCTATAGTTAATAATATACATGAACTAGATACATTATATGGATGGATTTTACACAACAATCAAAAGACTATAGATTATGATCCTCCTTTCTGGAAAACGCCAGAACTTCACGTTTTTAACAGGAGTGGTAGCGTGTCCTTAGTACCCCGTGACTGTAAAAGGGAATTTCGAACACAATTATATGACTACCCGCATATATTGCGCCATTCGGGGTTCAAATGCGAAGATAAACCACTAGATATTGTGTTTATTTCCAATGGAGAAAAAAACGCCAATAAAAATTGGGATCACTTAGTAGAAGTATATAAGAATAACAACTGTACAAATACACTATTAAGAAGTAGCGGCGTGAATGGTAGAACACAGGCATATCAAGCGGCCGCGAATCTTAGCAGAACAGAATGGTTTTATGCTGTATTTGCAAAAACAGAAGTGATGCCAGATTTTAAATTTGACCTAGTTCCTAATTATTTAGAAGAAACAAAACATTATATGTTACACAGTCGTAATCCTCTTAACGGATTAGAATATGGTGCTATGAATATTAACATGTATAATAGACAGTTAACTTTAGATACTAAGCCCGGATTAGACTTTACTTTAAGTAGCAATCACGACACTATTCCTATTGTTGCTAGTATTAGTAGATTCAATGAAGATCCATGGGTAACTTGGAGAAGTGCATTTAGAGAAGTATTAAAACTTAAACGTGAAGTAGATTTAGGTGATCCTAGACCAGAAATTGCATATAGACTTAAAGTATGGTGTACTATTGCAGAAGGGCAGAACGCGGAATGGTGCTTGGCAGGAGCAAATGATGCATTAGAGTATTACGAACAAGAAAATGGTGATTATAACGCATTGTTAAACAGTTATGATTGGCCATGGTTAAAAGCCTTTTTCGAAGAACGTTATTCTAATATTAGCAACCCATTACCTCTTGATACCGAGGAAGAGTTTTAACAAATGGTTGTTCTAAAAACCAATTTAAATAAGTAGGAATTCCTATCTCAATATCCATTGTAGGATTCCAGTCTGTATATTCTTTTAGTTTGTTGCTGTTTAATGTGTCTCTATTAGGATAAAAACTGTCATGTGGCAATATTTCCATATCTCCACCTAATCTTTCTTGTACCCGCATGGCTGCTTCTAAAATAGTTTTTCCATTACCACGGGTGCAATTAAAAATTTCGTTAGTGGTGTTTTCATTTATAGCACAGACAGCAAATGCACTAGCGACATCTTCTACCCAACTAAAATCTAATTTATTTTCTGCGCCGTGGACATGTATTTTTCCTGTAGTTAACGCAGATTCTGCCATTTTACTAATTACTCTAACTATCATATCTCTTGTGCCATACAAAGCACTAGGTCGAAGTATAGCATAGTTTAATCTTTTTTCTCTATGCCATATTTCGCACATACGTTCGCCTTGTAGTTTATAACTCCCGTACAATGTTTTAGGATCTGTCTTGCTTGTTTCATCTGGCGCTTCACTTTCAAAATTACCATAAACCATACTACTGCTAGAAAACACAATCTTTTCTACGTTATATTCTGTACATAAATCTAGTGTTGTTGCTGTTGCTGTAATCATATTGTTGGTAGCATCAACAACATTGCGTTTTACCATGTAAGCGTTTGGATATGTTGCTAGATGTATTACTATATTTGGTTTAAAAGTAGAAAAAACACCGGACATAAACTCTGTATCTTCTATTTTTCCTTGAAACATATGATCAGCACAAGCAAGTTCTTGTCGTTGTTGCAATATACAAAAGTATTCATCGTCTGGAAAAATATAATACTGGTGGTAACAGTCTACTACCGCTATTTCGTGACCTTGTTTACGTAGTATGTCGCTAGTATGCGATCCAATAAAACCGTGGCCACCTAATATTAAAATTCTTTTAGACATTGTATAACTCTTTCTATTTCATTATTTGTCATATAAGGACAATTGGGTATTGTTAGACTAGTTTGTTGTAAACTTAAACTATTATTATATTCTTTTATATTAATATTGAACAGTTTTTCTTGTATAGGTAAAATACTATAATGTATTTGTGTTAATATACCATTAGATTTAAGATGTTTTATTAATTTATCTCTGCTTTCGCACTTAATTACAAATTTACTATAGGTACAATCTTCTTTATATACAGGAAGTTCATACTTGTTGCCTATTTCTGTGGTATATAGTTTAGCAATATATCGTCTTTTATTTTTATGTTCTGTTAATAAATCTAACGTGTTATTTAATACCACAGATTCTGTGGTACTAATCATGCTATTCATTCCTAAAACTTCACTAGGAGTAGAATTGTTTATTTTTCCGTGTAATCTTCCTAGAGTTGCTAACTTAGCAAAGTTATCGCTATTAGTAACTAATGCGCCGCCGCTTCCTAATGTAGTACAGGGCTTGGTAGGACTAAAACTTAGCACACTAAACGCAGAATTACTTAATGGTGCTCCTAGACTTTGCGCCGCGTCTTCGACTAGTAATAAGTTATTATCATTACAAAACGTTTCAACTAGTTTATTTGCGGGGCTTCCCCATAATGTAACATATAATAATACCTTTGTGTTGTTAGTGATTTTTTCTTTTGCTTTAGTTAAATCTAGATGATAATCATCCCCAACATCTACAAACACGGGTTTTAGTCCCGCAAGTAAAATGCTAGATGCTGTTGCAATAAACGTATAAGCAGGAACAATTACTTCGCTATTGCTAGGTAAATTTAGATTGCGTAAACCTTGTACAAGGGCGTCTGTACAACTATGGAACAATGTTGTATTTTTTGTATTAATTAAAAAAGATATTTTATTTTCGACTTGTTTAGTTATATCTCCACCCTGACATACTCCGGTAGACAAAACTGAATCTATATCTTGCTTAACATTAGACCCTATTTCATTCCAAAGTCTATCAAGATTAAATACTTTTACATCGTCCATTTAACTAGTTCAAAACTCTCCGCATAAGGATTTTTCGTAGATGTCCCCCGTAATATAGCAAGAGCACGAGTTTGTTCTAATAATTCATCACTTACATCAATAAATGATGAGCACCAATCTAACTTATCTTGTATAGTATTCATTCCAAAAAACACATTTGGATTAAATGATTTATTATTGTTTACATAAGCAGTAACTTCATATTGCAATATAATGCCAGAAAATTTTCTACTACTTGCTAATGCTAGTTGATTTACAGTTTGATGGTCTTGATGGCTGTCGCCGTAATGAGGTATTAACAAATAATCGTAATTATTATTGTATAATATATCGTCTAGTCTAGAAATACTATCACTACTAAAGAAGGGTCTTTGGACATCGTCAAAAAATTCATATTCATATTTTAAATTAAAAGAATTAATGTCAACCGATTCTTCTTTTTCCTTATAAAAATAAACAATTTTAACAAAACTATTATTGCTAAGTTCGCTTAACAAAAATCCGCCGGCTCCTAACTCTACATCATCTGGGTGCGGACTAAGAGCTAAGATAGTTTTCATAATTCCCACTTGTCTTTAAATTCAGAAAGTTCACGCTTGCTCATATCAAAGTGTTTCGCGAGAAGTTCTTCAGATCTATAATCTTCTAAAATATCAAACCAGCGTTTACCTGACATAATACGTTTAATAAGACTTTTTTCCATGCGACTCACAGTAGTTGCGTTTTCAATATAATCTTCATATGCCTCACACGCCAATGGAAACTTATTTACAATTAAACCATACATTGCTTTTGCTAGTTCTTGTATCTCCCATTGTGCATGGTAGTCTGCTCTTAGTTTTACATAATGAAAAAAGTTGTTTAAATCTATTTTCCAATATAATTCTGTATAGTTGTTGAGAGGCAACACCGCACGGGCCAACTCTCTTGATAATCCTTGCCTAAGATCACTATCAATATTATAATTGTCATTGGGATTCTCCCCTAATAGAGACAAATAATCTTTATAGTTCTCTCTTCCAATTCGCTTAATAGTGTTATGGCACATAGTTTCTTCAATGGGAATTAACGTACCGTCCCTACCTTGCTTATTGATGACACTTTGTGGTTTAAGGTTTGCTTTATCAGGAACATAAAACTCATCTGACATAATACTATATCTGCCAGAATATTCATTCAAGTTTGCCGTTCTGTGTCTTACGTGTTGCCTCATAACAAAAATGGGCATTTTCAAATGGAATTTAACCTCACACATCTCGAGCGGTGATGTGTGTCGGTGCTTAACTAGATATCTGATAAGTGCCCTGTCGTTACGAGTACCTTTGGTACCATTACCATATGATACTCTTGCAGCTTGGACAATTGCTTCGTCTGAACCCATAGTGTCAACGAGTCCTACAAAACCATAGTCCAAATACTTTACATAGTTTTCATCTTTTTCAAAATTAATGTCTGAAATTTTTGTCATATTAATATTATATGATTATAATTGATTTTTGTCAATGCAATATTATAAGTTTTTTAAAACTTTATTTGTTGATGATTGTATATCTGTAGTAACTTTTTCAATGTTTAAAACATAGTCAATTGAAAGTACACCATCATAACTTTCTATGCGGTGTGTAAGTTCTTCTTCTAAATCACGCGGATCTACTCCTTCTGCTAGGAGATCTATCACACTAACCACAAATTCCTTGCCTTTTTCGTCGTGTAATATTAAGTGATCAATATATTCGATGGGAACATTAGTGATATTAATGTTTTCAATAATGTTTTCCCATCGCTTTTTGAAAGATTCGGTTAAGAAAACTTCGTTATGCTGAGACACGGGCCTTGGTAGCCTTCTTCTTGGAAGTTTTCTTTTTAGTTGTCTTTTTTGCTTTCTTAGTAGGTGAAAGTTCTTCTGCTTTAGTAAGTAATCTTTCTGCTTCTGCTTGTAGTCCTGCGGCTTGCCTACGCAAATCAGACGCAATATTTTCGTCTGTTAAGGCGCCGTCCGTATCTTCTGAAGTTGTGGCTTCCTGTCCGCGTATTGCGGCATTAACTTCATTTAAAGCAATACTAGTTTTTGTGTCTGGCGTAAGTGCAACATCAGATGCTGGAAGTTTCATAATTCGTCCGCTTGTATGCAAACTTTCTAAAATTGGTCTCCCTGCACCATTCATTCTAGTATGTAATACTTCTGCTAGTGTGTTGGCTTGTTGACCTTCATCACTTTCTAAAACTGTTATTAAAGAATCGTGATCATCTTGAGATAATGATGCTGTTCGCGCTACCAAACAATTATCTGGCTCGCCGGGTACTTCCCTAAAAAGTAATACGATTTTATCGTTAGTTGAAATTTGCTTGCCAACGTGTTTCATATATTTCTCCGTTTATATTATTGATTATTCAGCAGTCGCGTCTGGTGCGTCTGCTTGTACTTCTTGTTCTGCTGGTTCTGTTGTAGGAATATGATGTCTTAAAAATAGTACTAGTCTATCATAAGTTACACCCACAGCAGTCATTTCTGCGGCATTCCATGCGCCACGGCGTGCTCCGACTTCAATGATTTGCTTTACAGCGGCCAAATCTTTAAGATTAAATTCTGGTGCTTGTCCTGCATCAGGGGATGCTTGTGACGTGCCATCAAGAACATCTACTGGGGTTTCTGTTGCATTTTCAGTATTGTCCGACATTAGTTTTTCTCCTGATAATTAATTGTATGAAAAGAACCATATTAACTATAATCCTTTCACTAGTATTTATTACTATATCATCAGCACAAGAAAATTCTGAACCAGAGCAACCATCGACAGAAACAGTACTAAAATTCTTTACATATGCTCAAGAAGGTTTAGAATGTTTATACGCTAACGAAGAACTTATACGATTAATGGATACATATAAGTCATTTAACGAAATATTTCAAGTAATGGCGCCAGATAGAATAAATGATGTTGATGTAAGGCTAGGTAAAAATATAGAATTGTTTGAACAATTTGTTTATAGTACAATTGGATATCTAGATAGTATTCCAGATGTTACTGAAGAACAATTAACAGAGTTTATTAATGAAAACAGAGATAAAACTTATGAAAAGTTATATTATCGCCGCGACGTTACGGATCCAATACAAATTCGAAAACAAATAATAGAAACGTTTGAATATGTAAGATGGTGCAGAAACTGGATTAAAGAAGGTTTGGGCGAAACTGCTATTAATTAATTTCATTTAAAAGTGGGCATGTTAAAACAAAATAACTTGCTTCACTGGGTTCTTCAAACCCCACTACCCATTCCAATGACCAAAGCATATCAAATGTACTAGTTTGATTCTTAATTGGTGAGGTTATTTCTATTGTTTTATTAAGTGATATTTTAGTATCAAAGCCCAATAAAACCTTTTTTGTAATACAGTAGCGTCCATTGAGTGTAAGATAAATCCATCTATCTATGTCTTGTACTAGGTCTAATTTTGTGGCAAATGATTTAGATCTAATAGGAATTGTTACAGGTGTGAAATAAGGTGGAATGTTTTCACACTTTCTAGTGTTTAAAACATTGTGTGGATTAACCGTTCTTGTATTATATAGACCCATATATAATATATAGCAAAAATAGTACAGAACCTGTCAATAAACATATTGCAAGAGAGAAAATAATCCTTTCAATATTGCTAAAAAGTTTCCAGATCTGTTTTATTTTATCTACCATAACATTCCAATAACGTATATCAGCGTAAGACCTGCGTTAAGAACTACAAGGCTGGTTTCCTTCCATAATATACCTGTGAGCGTCCACATACTATTAGCAACAATAAACATCCAAACATACTGCGGATGTATATTAAAGGCCGCTAATGTAGCCGCCAGTATTAATATCGCAGTACTCATCCATGCAAGTGTTTGATAAGGTTTTTTAGTACTCATGTTTATTCGAATAATCTCTCAAATTGTGTTAAAGTATTGTCATTGGAAGAACTGTAAACCCAAATTGGCTCAATAAAACAATCTTTCATATGCTCTTTATTGCCGCCTTCTTCATTTTTTGGTCTCTGTTTCATTCGCATACCAATAACTTCTTGTAACGGCATCCCAACACTAGCCATAAAGTCTGTCATTGGATCACAAACATAATGTCTTTTGTTTTTAATATTGGCATCTATTATATTTACTGCTATAACACCTGTTTGCGGATTAATTAGATTACTAACATTTTCTAATGTCACAAATAAAAAGTCTTTAAGCCAACTGTCAAACTCTTTATACTTAAACCAACTTTGTGTTTCCTCTTTAATGCCCTCTGCGTAACGCTCTGTATTATAATATGGCGGACTAGTAAATGCTAAATCATAGTTTAGTTTGGGGAAGTCTTTTATATCTTCAGCAGGCGCATTGAAAATGGTTACTGTTTTTGCACCTGTGTAGGTAAACCATTCTAATCCATTACAGGCATTAAACTGCATCAACTGTCCATCGTTGTTAAAAATATGCTTGTCATAAAACTTACATTGTTCCATATATGCTTTATAAACATCAGGATTTGGATCACACCCTACATAAACTTCCGCATTACTTGCCCAAAAGCCTGCTAATCTATCTCCCCACCCACAACTAGTATCCAAAACTGTTTTAGCATTAAATCTGTTATAAATGTATTTTGCTACAGTTGGTTTAAATTGGGTAGCAACATAAGCACCGAGTCTGAATGCTTCTCTGTATTTGCTTTCATCTACAAACTTTACAACACCATCACGCCAAAATGTCCAGTTAAGGGATTTTAATGCTTCTTTACTGCTCCATATATCTAATGGACTATTGTGTGACCAGCCACCACATTTTAGTCTGTTCTGTTGCTGAAAATAATTGCTAATGTCATTATAATAATGATTAATGTCTATAACGTCTTTACAATAGTCTTGGCAGGAATATTTGTAATCATTAAATTTATCTGTGATGCTTGTAGTGTAACCATATAATAGTTTGTTATGGTCCATTCCTTTAAGTTTTTTAAACTTTTCTATTACATCGTTTTCAGTTATATCTTGAAATGGAAATGGAATGTTATTTTCTGTGATATAATGAGCGAGTGCTTCTATTGCTTCTTTCTTTTCGTAGTGCTCTTTAAACTCCTGCCATTCACTCGTAGAAAAAACAGGCAACCCCGAAGAAGTTGCCTGATTCTCCAGGGCTTTTAGTATCTCCAGATTTACCATATACCCTTAACCGCCGCCATTAGACGAGCGTTATTATCGCCTTGCACATGGTTAACATCGTCCGTATACTTAAGGCTCAACT